TCTTCCCAATACCACAGTTGGCACGGTGGCAGCGGCGGCAGTTGCGATTGGATTACTTGGGCAGTTGCGTTGGCGTTCATGGTTGCGATTCCTCTCTCGCTTTGAGCATGGCGTCGGCGATTTCGTACGCTTGTCTGGCGACTCCCATCGGGTCGATCCACTTGCCACCGCCTTGCTGGTATTCGGTGCTCGTGTCCCTGCCAGTCCATCGCGGGTCGTTTCCGTCAGCGCTCAGCATTCCCGCCAACGCCTGCCCAGCGAACCAATCGCGAAGCGACATGCCGGGAATGGTCGGGTAAATGCCGTTCATCTTGACAACCGGGAACGCTGGTCCACCGTCTTTCATGGTTGTTCCTTGGTTGTCGGTTGCGACTGCGCAACGTGCCTCGGATTGCGAGCACTGTAAATGACTGCGGTTGTCATAATCACAAGTATAATTGCACAAGTAACAGCGTATACGATAAATCCATATCGTTCTGCCACATAGAATAACGCAAACCCACACCCGGCCAGCACTGCGAGTACCGCCGTCGCGATCGTCAGGCAGACTAAAGTCTCAATCATGTACGATCCTCATTCAGCCGCTTGGCTTCTTCCTCGGCTCGCTTCTCGGCATCAGGGTAGTAGCTTAAACTCCATAGTGCTACATGTTTCATCTCTTCGGAATCCCAAACACCCCAATCTGAACTTGTTTGAATTAGTTTATACCTCAGCGGCTTCTCCAGCGCCAACGGCACAAACTCGCCGTTTCGGCCGCACGTTCCAAGCTGGCTAACGCGTACGGCTTTGTAGGGCTGCTCCGGTACGCGCGTATTAGCTCCTCCAGATACGCCAAGCGGGCCGTTGTATTCGTCCGATCGAATTTCTCCTTTTGCCCACGCCGTTCGCGGCGCACCGTCGGGTAGGTACGCCATTGCGTCACGTGGGGTATCAGAAGCTAACTTAATAGCAGGCTCTTCTTTCGGTATGTCAAGAATCTTTTCCAATTTGTTCAGCCTGTTAGATAGAAGACATATGTAATCCCAGCAGTGCGTATCTCCGGCGTTTGGATATCCATGCGCCTTACACAGATCACGCAGGCCCGTTCGAATTTGTTCTACATCTTGCGTTCGATCAAGTTTTTCACTCACGTTTGTTGTCCTTTGGTTGATGGCATAGACAATTGGTGCCGTAATCTGCGCGTGTAATGTTTGGATCAGCGTTGTTGGACAGTGACTTTATGCGCTCTGTAAGCCAAATTGGAACTGGAAAACGACAATGCCCCCACTGATGGCGGGATTCTTCAAAATGGCTACATGTCCCACAGCGCTTATCGTTCATCGCGCCGGTTCATAATTACATAGCGCAATGTCAGGGGCTGTTGGATAATATTTTCGAATAATGTTGGCACACTGCAATTGTAGCGCGTCAACATCTAACCTATCCGTTATACACACTAAGCTCCATACCACAGTATGCGCAATGGTTGTGTTTGACCAGTAAGCCGTGGCAATAGCACAAGACACCGCGTTATTTATACACGCTAATACTCGCGAGCGTGCTGTTCCGTATGCCATACATGTATCATTTGCTGCAGCGCGCAACATATCAAATGACACATTTGTATCGCCGCGCGCCCAGCGTTCAGCCGTCTCAATAGCAATTAGTAATTGTATCTCTGGTATAGGTATGAGTTCGAATTTTAGCTTAATACACTCACACAAGGCTAGAACTAGTGAACGCCTGATATCACTAAACGGTTCACTGGATACTCTTCCAGCTAGCCACAGCATCCAGCCGCCGTTACTACACGATTGCCATGCATCTTCTAACGAATTGTATTTTTTCGCCCACGCAATAGCTTCGGCACATGCACCTAGGCGTAGTAACTCATCTATCCAGTATACTTTCACGTTGATTCACCATTCCACAGCTTTGCCGTGGCTACGGCGATAGCTTCATCTAGCGGCGGTCCCCATATACTTTTATCAGCAGTATTCGTCAGCCTCCACTTTCCAGGTTCATGCGAGTCTGGCACTGGTTGATATTTTGGTGATTCTATAGGCTGTTTATCTTGTTCAGATTCATTCGCTGGCTTATCCCATACTAGCGGTGTAAGTCCAATCTCTGGGACTCTAGGAAAGTACTCTCGAATTAGATTTGCAGCTTGTTTATTATATTCCTGCACTAAACTTTCAACTTCAGACTTGTCTAGCTGTTTACTATGATTGGCGATAGCAGTGTAGACTAGATCCGACGCGGCGGCTGCAATGCCCCACGTTACATCTTTTTTGCGATCTATCCAACACTTCATTGTTTCAATAGCTACACGTAAACTATCGGTAAATGGTACTTCTAATACTTGAATTATTAGTTGTGTAATTTTACAGTCGATATGTGCTACTTTACGGCTATATGAGGTGTCCAGGTTAGCCATAGAATAGTTGGATATTGGCCACGTAAGCAACCACAACATTGCGCTAGCGTCAGTACATTCTTGCCACATAGCCTGTAGAGAATCATATCTACGCGCGTTTTCATAAAAATTTTCTTTTATGTGCTCTACACTAACTTTGTACTTACCAATTTCTCTTAGCTGATCTACCCAGTGTTGTTGCATTCGGCTTCAGCTACTCCTTTTGGCTTGTACCCAACACAATCTGCTCCTTCACTTTCGTGTGTCCAGCGTCTTTCAAAATTAGGCTCTATTGAATTTGGAACAGGAGCTCCGCAAGAGCCATAGACTACACCGTATTGAAGATGTTGTTCGCGCTGCCACCAGTCACATGTCGCGCACCGCTTATCGGTAACTTGTACGTTAAGCTTTACGCGGTGATTCCATCTTTTACCGTGATCCCGCTCCTCGCCGGTCTCTAGCCGACATCCGCAATAAGTGCAGGTGTAGATCGTGCTGTGTTTGCCGTTACCGTAGCGTTCAATTTTAGCTTTATTGCCGCAAAACGGGCATGGGTCTAGCTGCTCATTTGACATTGGCGATGAGATCTTTGCGGGCTTTGTCCAGCAGTTCTTGTAGCTTATTTTGGATCGCAGCAAATGTCTCGGCATCCTCGCGCGAGTTAAACCCACCACTAAACCGACGCGGTTCTTTTGTGTCGATTACTCGCCAGTGGAACTCTCGTCGCCAAAACAGATAGTTGCCACGATACTCCACAACGAACTGTTGCGGTTTGTCATTATTCGTAATCCCGTAAAACTCAACGGTTCCCATCACCCGTCTCCATACACGTATTTACCAACTCTACAAAATGTGCTTGTGCGGCAACAATAACTTCAGCTTCAGTTGCGCCATACCATTCTGGCCGTATGGTCGATGTGAGTAGTAGCCACGGTGTAAATTTGCACTTCCAAAGATTCTGCTTGACTTCATGAGTGGTGTAGCGCCCAAACAACGTACTACACTCACCGCAGTCAAATGCTAACTGTTTAACTTTAGGTATATGCTTCTCAATAATGTTAGCCATTTTGTCTGCAGATATTTCGGGGTCGCCCAAATGCTCGCCTGATATCTCATCTGCGGCTCTAACTGCGTAATCTGATGGTTTGTTAGTCATCTTGCTTCGCACAAAAGGGACACCCATGTTTATGTCTTGAACACCGTACGCTTTTACAATCACTACAAGTTATTGCAACAGCCTTAGATAGTTTTATATGACAAGCCTGGCATTCAATTATGATATCATGATCTTTGTTTTTTTCCTGTTGTGGTTTGTCCATGTTCTCACGCTTTTGCTAGGAGACAATGTTATTAGACTTGGTATCTGGGAACGGACACCACTTAGTCAGCGGGTACGGATATGTAGCTTCACTACTGTACCACCCGTCAGTAGCGATGTCATATACTTCTGACGAGCGCCATTGAACTACTACAGGAATTGTTGCACGGTCCCAAGTTCCAAGAATCCACGTTCCGTCTTTTGGCGCTGTATCTATAGGCTGCCAGCGATATGGGTAATGCTTATTAATTATCGCTCTGAGCCAATCTGGATCTAGGTAATCTACATCATTTGTTATTTTTGTAATCCAATCACTCATGCCTTGCCCTCCAGTGCAGCGTCTAAGCCACACGAACAAAGTACGTTTGATCCAGCGTTTGCCTTTGCAGTTGCTTGTTTTTGCTCGCAGGTATCGCTATGCCGCCCATATTTCTGCAACGCCTCCCGCAACCGCTCGTTGTCGGCCCACCGCTTAATTACGATCTCCGCCGCATCGAGACACGCCTGCTTCCAGCCGTAATTGGCGATGTAGTGCCCACCGTCACCATGAATGACTGCCAAGAGGTTTCCTGCGTCCTGCTGCAACCGCCCCGCTTCCTCGGCGGCGGTGAGGAGTTCGTCTAGATCATTGACGACGGCAGCAATTAGGGCAGCGTTGGGACGGCACAAAGAACCTTGGCCCCGAGCAACAACTTCAACGTCCGTGTAGATGTTCTTGTACGGTCCATTACCATTTCCATCGTACGACTCGGTATCCATCCGTCCGGGCTGCCATTCGCCCTGATCTGCCGCCGCGCGCAACTCTCGCAATTTCTTCAACCGTTCCGCCGTCATTACGCGCCCGCCTTTTGTGTTGTTCGAAGCATTCGCGCCTGATTCAACATGGTCTCGGCATCCTTTCGAGACTCGGCCATTGCCGCGACGGATTGCAGCAGGCGAAGCTCGGAATCCGCATTGACCCACGCGCGAATCGCCGTGCCGATTACGTCGCCGATTGTGGTGATTTCGTCGAGCGTGATGTTGTGCCCTGCCAACCAAGTGCTGTCGTCTAGCTTGCAGCACCCGTTCTCGAATCCTTCGGCAAGCTCCCGAAGGATTTGCTGGTTGCGTGAGTATTCAGCCATCACGCACCGCCTTTCGCCGCAAGCTCGCAGTGCAGGCGGTTGAGTTCGGCGGCGAACCACTCGGCGCTTAGAGGGTTGAGGCCGTGAACACTCGTACCGTTCGGGAATCGCACTGCGGCTCCGACCACCTTGTACGCCTCCGGCTCCGGCGCTACCGTCACGCGGGCGGGATCGACGGGGCGCACGATGTCGTGTATTCCGCCAGACTGGCGATGGTAATCATCCCAAGAAACGACGTTTCCATTTTTGTCGATGTATCGCTCACCGTACCGAACTTGCCGCCGGTCGATGATCTCGTACGTTATGTACCTGCTCTCAGACACCGCTAGACTCCTTGTAAGTTTTAATTGCCAGTGCTAGCACTTCGGCGTGTTTGTGTACCGGTGCTGTTACAAACGCCTTTATCCAGTTGGGGTGTTTTGACATCCATTCGCCGTCACCCTCAGCTTGAATGGAAACAAGATCACGAGCCGCGTTGTCACCGATTGGCGCAAGACCCATTAGCTTACACCATACCCGCATTACATCAGCGTGACTTGTGAGGTACGATGGTAGTAGTGGGTGCAGGCTACCGCCACCGCCCTGCGGGCCTGGCAGATCGCCAAGAAGCTGCCCACGACAATGACAATCTTGGTGACACTGTCGAATATTCCGATATCCTTCAAATATCGCCAGTTCCTTGACGATCTCGTCAGCAGTCATTATGTTTTCTACCGGCTGTAATTTAATCTGCTTAGGCATTTTCTAGGTTATCCCAGTAAAGCCTGTTTAATTCTTCAGCCACCGCTTTTGCTGTATGAGTATCGGGCATAAGCCACCACTTATTGTCGCTACGCCGATATATAGTACCACCAATAACGTAGTACGCGTCTGGTACCACGCTGATACGCGCAGGATTGATTCGAACCAGAGCAAGTTGTTCCGTAACCGATTCTGCATTCGTCCACACAGCAACTTTACCGTTACCATCAAGATACTGACCACCATACCCAATATGTTTAATTCCATCTTGTCGAAACACAATGATTTTGTCGTCTTTTGACATGGCTTTCCTAACCGGGTTTCCCTTCTTTTGCTGCGTCAAAACCGCATTCGCACGCAGAGTCATCATCTTCAAAATGACACGGACAATCTATTCCGTGATCGCCGTACTTACTCAGCGCAGCTTCCAGCCGAGCAATTTCGGCGCGCAGGAACTCAACTTCGCTTTTCGCGATAGATTCAGCTTCAAGAATCAACAACTCAATAGCAACACCGGGGCTGCTAGGTTCTTTAAGCTCAGGATTACTAGCACGCATATCTTCGTCGTACCCGTTGTGCCGTGACTTAATTGCAACTTCATATTTACGTAGTCTATCAATCTCTCTGCGCATGGCACTTACGGTTGGATAGTCGCTGTAGTCTTCTGTATCGACGAATTTCCGTAATAGTTTTTGATCTTCATACGCAGCCAATAACTCATCTAGTTCATCTTTAGGAATTCCAATATATCCAGGTGGAGATAATGGGCACTGCATCATTACTAGTTGCGGCTGTTTAGCCTGTAATTCTTTGATGCGTTCTGGTGTAAGCTCAGTAGCCACTGCTGGTATCTCCTGGTTCGTTGTTGCGCGTATACGCTAACCTATCAATTTGAACAACGTATTTACGTTTTGTTTTTGGTGTTATCAACGTAGCTAATCCGTTTTCTACTTTAGCTAGCCGAAACACAGCGCCGGTTTCCCAGCCTAGTACGTGCACCATATTGTTTACCATTGCACTTACTTTTTCAGCCGGTATAGGTACTAGTGGTCGCTGGGGCATGACTTTTCAAATCTCTCCAAATCTGAATGCTGTTTTTTGGCGACCACACACCTGTATCGCGGTATTCCATATCGCACTTCGCCCACGGAATACGTTGAGGTACGCAGCATTCCATAGCCAGTACGCCCATACGGCTATAGTTTGTTGGAACACCAACCGCGTGAACAAGCTTAGCGTGAGAATGTACCGCGACGACTACGACTGGACCACCGAGACAGTCGATAAATTCAGGCATATCTTCTGCCTTGGCTTTGATAGCCGTTACTCGTCGACACCCTTCTGGCGTACCGCGTGTCAGAGGATCGACTGAGTAACAGTCCCACTTAGAGCGTACTGCAAAAGTAGCTGCTGTTCTTGGTGTCACACCGTCACCAACTACTACTAACTTAACGGCTGGATCATTACGGTGGTAGGCCTCCATATAGCGTACAACACCCCAGTATGCGGCAAATGACTCAGTAACTTCTTTAGCGTTTGGAAACACACGCCAGGCGAGAAGATCTGCGGCACATGCAGTTGACATGAAATCGTTCAAATAGCGTCGGCTTGCTTCGTTAAATTCACGTCTATGGCGTTCGTATGCGGCGCTGAACGCATCAAATTCAGATACGGCACGTTTGCAGTTATGTGCCTTCACGATTTTACATCTAGCGTTGTGGACATGGAAGAAGTTGGTTGCTTATGTCTAGGATGTTCTCGCTCATAGTTATACTGTACACTAGCAAAAAACGCAGTTACCCATACAAACGCAAATATTACAAACATCACTAAATTAGATGTAGCAGGCCGCTCACTAGCTTCTATCACATATATGAGCCACAGAAATAGTATTATTCCGCCAAGAATAAGTCCCGATATCAGAGCACCCGTAAGTAATGAAGACGTTACAAGGTCCAAAGGATTCTCCTTCTGGGTGTGCGGTTGTCGCCAATACCTAAAAATTAATACGTTACAAGCATGTCAACGTACGGCAGGGTTTCCCCCACCGTACGTCGATATGCAGAAGCTTTGACCAGCACAATTCAATTTGGTATAGCACTCGAATGAGTTCTATTTTTCCAGATTGAAATTGTTTTCTGATCGTATGGCCGAGCCGTGGTCGATTGGTGTCAGTCTCTTAATGGGTGTTGCCACGCGCGACTCTGCGGTGCGGTTGGATAGTACTTGTGCACGATGGCAGCTGATTTTTTCAGTGATGCCAAAAACGCCACAGACTTCATAACGGCCATCTGACGCTCCGCGTACGCCTCCGCCGCCCACGCCGCTGCAGAGTATGCCTGGTCCGCCGGGCATAACAGATGCGCCGAGTGAGCTGCATTTGCCGCAGCCGCAGCAGCCCACTTAATAACATTATCCTCCGCCATATGTGCGGCATCCACCGCAAACTCTGCCGCCCTCGCGACGTCGCCGAGTGAGACGCTTTTGTCTTGCCTCGCCCACCGCTCTGCTAATTCGACCGCAATTCGTGGACGGTCTTCGCTTGGCGGAACAAAGCCTAGCGAAAGCCGAGCACATTCGCACGACGCCAGTACGATGGTTTTCCTTTCAGGGCCGATTGCACAACGACCAGCGAGCCACAGCATCCAATCGCCTCGCTCGCGCGCCTGCCATGCGTCCTCTAGAGAGTCGTAACCCTGTGCCCATTTCACAGTATCTTCGTCCATCTGCTGTTTCAAAGCGTCAGACCAGTGCCGCTTGGTAGCCATTGTTTCCCTTTCACGGCTATTACTTGTTGCTCGCTTTGACGGCGTCCAGTTCACACAGCGTAAGCTCGTACTTCTCGCGCAGATTAGACAGCGCAATTTCCAGCGAGCAGATCTCAGTATTCTTGGCCTGCAATCGTTCGATCTGCTTGCACATTGATCCAAAGAACCAATAAACAGCAGCGTCGTCAGGCGTGCGGTACCCGGTGTAATTGCGGCGCACCATGATGGACGGACGGTACCCAGTACTATAGCTGGGCACTGAGGTATAAGGCGCAGTGTTGACAGTTGGAGCTGGAGTTGGCGCAGGCGCAGGTCTGGAAGCAGCAGCTGGAGCATAAGTCGGCTGTGACGTCGGTGACGCGTAGTACTTATGACGCCAAAACGCAGCGTCCTCCTTGGCTGCCTTCAGATCTACCATCGCTTGCGCAAGTTGCCGGTCCGCGCGTTCAATTGTGTTGCTGGCAGTGACGAGCATGGTGTTGGCAGCAGCAAGGCTGTCAATAGCGTAAAACTTCTCGCTGTAGGCGGCGAAAGCAAAGCACGCCAGCGCGACGATCGCCGCCGCAACGCAGTAGTCGCTCCAGTGAAGTGAAGTTACATTGTTGATCGTCTTTTTCAGGAATGCCGACATGGTGATCTCCTTTGGAGATAGTTGTTTTAGCGTCCGCTACATAGCGGAAGCGTGGATAGGTAAGAAAAGGGTGGCGGGTTTTACCCCGCCACCAACGAGCGCCGTTTAGACGCACGCCACAGCTGTCGCATATGCCAACCGCTGTGCGCGAGTCGGCGGGATGCAGCGTTTGAGGCGACGTGTACCATTGGCGCATTCGACGGCGAACAAACCATCAGAATCGATTGCGATGATTTCACCGCAGAAGTCTCTGTTGACGGAAGAGACCACAGAGCCGACGCTGGGTTCAACCAGCCCAAGACCGTCCAGACTGAACTCTGCAAACATAGAGAAACCCCTGTGAAGGTTTGCTTACTAGCGCGCGAGGGAAACCCCTCTAATACGCCTAGCCGCTACGTTAGCCGACAATCGTACGGACATGTAAGACAATATAGCTATCAAAATGATAGCTATATATCTACAGGTTATAATAACACAAAAACAGGGCTAATTAAGGTACGGATAGGTCGCTGTCTGGGCTTAGTTTTTCACCTAGATCAGGTATAGATTTGATTACAGCTGTAACGTACTTTTCCCAGCTTTTATCGTTTCGATGGTTTAGGGGGACTTCGTTTAGCTCGGCCAGAAGAGCCTTTAGCTGGCTGTATAGATATGCTTTTAGGTCATAGCTGTCTGCGTCAGTTTTGTAGCGGATAGCGCTAAATAGCTCTGGATCATCTGCCCATTGCTGGATGCCTGGATTATCGTCTGTAATGGCTACACGCAACGCGTCAGGCGGATTGGTAATACCGTCGTGCTTTAGCACAATGCCAAGATACCTTTGGATCTCGTCTGAAAACTCATCGCTATCGCCGTCTTGGGTATTTATGGCTACTTCATAAATACCCCAGAGGGCTTCTTCTGCTGTAACCGGATCTAGCGTTGTAAATGACGCCTCTGCGCCATTAAGGACATTGCATATGTGTGAAAACATCTCCCAGCTATGGTAAAACAAGTTTGTTGTATAACAGACTATTAAAGCCTGTAGCTTGTCTTTGTTAATAGCTGGCAAAATTACGTTGAAGTCTTCAAACAAGTAATTCCATAGTGTTTCCGGTTCCCACTCAAATATGTCAGTGCCGTAGTTGTCAATACAAATAGCCAGTAACGAAGTAGCAAAGGTGTCTTCGTTTAGTAGCAGCTGTTGTATTTTAGTTTGTTGCGCTTCTGTCAACATTTAGCACCGACATAACAAGTGGTAACAAGCAAATTCCAACCGATACAGTTACCAGTGGGTTTGTATTCCAAAACTCATTTTTATCAATCTCAGTTAAGGTACTGAGATCAAGCAGAGTCTCTCCGCTGCCCAATCTTATCCACCGGCTGTCCATTATCTCAAAAACAGCTACGGGGACTGAGTCACGGCTAGACGAGTTAAACGATTTTACGTAACTTTTCAGCCTGTCCTCGAAAAACAGTACAGCCGCAACAGCCAAACTGCTTGTAAGAAATCTATACTCTTTTATCTTACTAAATAGCTTAATCGCCAAAAGCATATGCGCCGGTATTTGACTAGTATCTGTCAACCTAATCCACAGGGAACTATTAGCGGACGGGTATAGCTGCATACCCATCCGCTTTAGCTGACCGATAGACAACCCGGCATTAGCAGCAGTAATCAGACATTCATTGGGGTCAATCGCCACGTCTGTCTCACAAAATTGTAGCCGTCTTCTGATTCAACCCGCTTATCTGTGTTAGCGACCTTCTCCATCAACGGGCCAGTTACAGCGTCAATACCACAGTCGCCAATATTTAAAAAAAGGCGTGCGTTATAAGCTGCACGTTTAGCATCATGCTCGACAGCAGTTCCAACATCCTTAGTACGGGTAGTAATAAGAATGCCGTTTGTAGGCGATCCGCGAATCTCAACTACTTCTACATTTTCGTTGCCTAGTGCAGATAGGTCAATGTGCTCAAAAGGATTTTTTGTCATTTCTACATTTCCAATTGTCATGATACTTAAAACTCCAAAAGTGTTTTACCGACGTACATCTTAACTACGTCCGCCTTCAAGAATACTTTAACCGCCTCTTGAACGTCTGTCGAGGCGGCTATAACAGATTTTACTCCACTTACTATGTCTCTGCGCTTAGCTGCATTTTTACTGTTGCAGTTACAACCTTTAATTGATTTAGCCTGCGCGGCGTATGTCTCTAGCGCGCTAGACTTAGCCACTATACCAGCATTTTTAAGCAACGCCATCGCTGTCTGTTCTGTTAATGACACAACGCGCTTGCTGCTCATACTGTCTCCTCCGTAATGCTGGTCGGGCCGTTGGCATAGGCTTTAAGAGAAGTTGTGTACTGTAAGAAGTCTGCTTTTAGGTTTACCCAGCCAGTATACAACTCTTCAAGATTAACTGATTTAACTTCAAACAAATCAGCTCTAAAGAACTTTGGAAATGAAACAACGTTAGCCGCGCCAACTGGATAGCTTTCCATATCCGCCAAGCTACAAACACCAATGGGTCTATACATAGCTTTCGGCTCTATACGGTGATAAAAGATGTCAGTGTCTACGCCAGCACCACCAGCACTAACGCTTAGTACAAAAGAACCACCAGTCATAGTAATAGCCTGGCGCGTAATGCTGATGTATTTACTATTCGAAGACGAGCTACCGGCTTCACTGTCTAAGTTAACACTAAGTGTTTCTGGTGATTGTAATTCTTCATAATACGTTAGTGACTGTTGTAATTTGTTTACATCATCTACAAGTAACTGCTGCGCCCGCGCCAGAACGATAGTTGAGCGAAACGACAATGTAGCAGTGTTACTTCTGTATAGGCCATTTTGGCTACTTGGCGAGGCTGGATACGTCAACATATCCTGCACACTACACACACCTATAAAGCCAGTACTGTCAAAAAGTAGAATGTTAGCGTCAGGTAGCGCGCTAGCACTACTGCTGCTACTAGCAGCGTTGTCGGTGTTTATTTCTATTTTGAGCTCTGGCCCCATGCTAGACAAGAGATTAGGGTCAGACACCTCAAACCTAATAATGTACATACTCTACCTCGTTAGTGGCTCGACGAGCAGTGACTGTCGGTACGATAACTGATAAACAATCTAGGCTCAGCACCTTCTAGCTTTGTAGCGTCACGGCGTGCGCCAGCGTCAGACACGTACTCGCGTAGCCACAGACCAAAGTATTGGCCAGAATCGTAGTTAGACCGATTAACGTAGTATTGCAGCAGATCTGTAACATCAAACTCAAACGGCGTCGATGTACCACTTGAAGCGGCTAAACGATCCCAGTTTCTGTTAAGAGTATAAGTCGGGTCACTGGTTCCAGAGAACGCGCTCATAGTAATTAGCGAGCCGTCGTCATATATGTTACGAACTTGTAGAACAACGTCATCGCCAGTTTCTGCTGTGTGCCCGCGTAGCTGTAACGACGCTCCAACAATTTCAGCGCAGCGTGGTAGGTCTATTGGGAAACGTAAGAAAGCATCCCAAGTAGTAGTTGCCAACTCGTCTCTACCAAACCGTATAAAATCTAGGTCAGTAAATAACGTCAAAACACCATTAGCGTTACGCCTTGTAGCTGCGTCACTGGAATCTGCTAGCAGTACGGTTGTGGTAAACGCGTACGGATCAACATATGCAGATGACGATGAGCCTTGCGCCACATAATGAGAACTGGAATATTCAACAGGAATAGCGTACGAGCTGGATTGTTCAAGTACGCTATACGAGCTCGAAGACGACCCAGTAGTTACTGTAGTATTATTAGTTCCAATGACGCTAAACGTAGCACTGCCGCGAGTTATCAAACCCTGCCCACCGCCCAAATAGCTTAGTTGATTCCCCTCCAGAACAGGCAATCCATATGCTTGCATATCATTAGCAAACACAGCACATTGTCTCTGAACTTCTTGCCAGACACGGTCTAAGTCGCTCGGCGTACTCGCAGTTATTTCCGCTCTGTTAGTTCTATAGGCGTATGGAAATACGCTACCAGGCGCATCGACTGGTACGTTCACTAAATCAACTAATCTAGCAACGCGACGAAACGCGTGGTTACGCAGCGTAGATCCAATCACAGGCCTAGCTATCTCGTGCACAAATATTTTGTTATCGACGCCTGGGCTAGATACACACTCAACAATCATGCGGTGCAAGCCGCCTTGTAGCCCGGTGACAGCTAGCAAATTACCCTGATCTTGCCTCGTTATGGTAAGGAAGTTTTCAGGCGTAGGAATAACCAAAGACGACAACAATTCGATACACGTATTGCTACCTGGAACAGGCTGACTTACGTTAGCGCCGCCCCAGTAAAAATCTTGTAATGACGTAACTATTGTTATTGTGCCATGTCGGCCATTACCAGATACGTCTTGTACTAGTGCTGTTGGTGTATACGTACCAGGTAATTCAGTACTACCGTCACCTATACGCCACCAACCTTGCAAAGCTCCACTACTGGTATACAGACCAGCGTCTTCGCCGTACAGCAATCCGTGCCCGCTAGCCCACAACTCTGTCACTTCATCAGAAGATAGTGCGCTATTCCAAATACCTACTTCGTCTAGCTGGCCATCCCACGATAACGTAGCACCTGTGTTGCCGCTATTTCGTATGCCACCTATGAGCAGGTCTGCAGCTACTAGCGATGTACCACTGTAGTTGTGCTGCGCCAACAGTACGCCGTCTACGTATGTAGTAACCTGCATTGGCGACAGCTTTACAGACATAACAGCAAAGTGCCAATCGTCGTCGTCTATAAGGACAGCTGCTAGCGTTTCAGCGTTATCTGAAAACTGTTGATTACCGATATACGATTTGATATATCTACCGACCGTACCAAGTCCATATTGAAGAATTGAATCTGTTCCACGACCTACGGCTATCTGCGTGCCGCTAGCTGTAGTTTTAAACCAGACGGCAATAGAGAACTCATTAAACGTTGGAGCAAAGTTAAACGCCGCATGGCTTCCACAAGTTATGTAGTCATGGTTGCTGCTGCTAAATGAGCCTGCCCAACAATTAGTTAATAGTGCCATCTATGTTTACCACAACAGTTCGTTTTTGGTTATTAGCCGCTTTGCCTGCGTACACAAGTAACAATCTATTATACTGAATTTCGTAAATTTCTGTCACTGCCTTCAGTATAGCGGCTAATTCGTCAGTTTTGTTATTATCAGCGAGCCAAAACACTACGCGCGCAAAGTTGTCTATTATTTGGCGTTTAGCGTTTTGTACTTTCGCGTACGTGCAGCCAGAGCACTTAGTCTGTGTTTTAACGAATTCTGCCACTTGGGCTAACTGTGCTTTTAGCGGATTAAACTTAGGGCACTTAGTGTAGAACACGTCCCGACCCAGTAAATCAAACACAGACTCCAGTGTGCACAGGAAGTCGTTACTTTCTACCTGGATGGTTTTCTGCGAATCCACGTCTTGGTGCCTTGCTTATTTCTACGCCGTAGTAATGTTGTACCAAACCAAATCCGCCCTGATGCATAGCAGCGCCCAGCATTATGTCGCCACCGTTGTGTCTTAGCCGTACGTCTGGCCAATTCAACGCCTGGATAGCCTCTTTTGTAATCAGCCAGAATCCACCAGTACAAAAATCACTTTTGGTCATCGGCGGCTTTTTACGGTAATCCAATGGAAACGGTACGCCTTTGTACCACGAAGCGGCTTTAACCCAGTCTTCCTGATTGTCTTTAAAGTGACTGTACCAAATATGCCCGTACATATGATTGCCGTTAGGCGCTACGGGCGTAGTTTGTTTGTGCGTTTTGGTTACTACAGCCTCCAACTTATCCATCCAGTCTGGCTTAGTCACGTAGGAATCGTCATCAAACCACATAATCCAATCTGTAGTAATCGGCTTTTCTGCGTCATAGAACATTTCACGCATCATCGGATACTTAAACCGCTGTGGGGTAGCCGTGTACAACTTCTCAAAATTTGGCCTACCAGTAAACCGCTCTGCCATCTTCAGCGTAGCCTGCGATGGCTCGTTAAGCGCTATTCTAAGCTTAAATTTAGACTCGTCTGTATTTGCGTATATACTCTCAACACAGCGATTAAGCAAAGAGGCGTGATCGCCGTAACCTAATACGCAGACAGTAACAGGATATTTGAGCTCACTGCTAGACATAGTAATGACTTCTTTTTTTGGTAACTCTGGTATGACTAGTTTAGCTGTTTGTGGGGTTTCACGCTTTGTATCGAGGTAGTAGTTAACGGCGTTTACAACGTCATCTACCTTAATAACATCCATACACTTTGGTATTGGCTGTTTGGCAGGATGCTGGATAACGTTTAAACAATTACTACGCTGGTCTTTGGGGTCATTTACTTTTGTTTTCCAGCAACCGCCGTGTCGACAGCAGTCTAGTCCGCCGATAGTGTGTAGATACGCATGTGGAGTAAATGGATGAGGTACGTACGCTGGATCTTTGTCTGCAGACCAGCTATTCCAATCTTTTAATCCCGCAGCGTACCCCATGTTACGTTTAAACGTTTCTTCAGTGTATGCTTCCCATGTGTAATGCTCCCGCCCGCCAGCTATAACAACCGCAGGCTTGTTTACGGCTGCGGCTAAATGCATAAAACACGTAACTGGAACTATTAAACCTTCGGCGTGGAGACACAAGTGCATGGCTTCGCGAAATGACGTTTGTCCTACTAGATTTTTAACGCCGGATAAACTTGTATGTACGTGCTTAGCTCCACCTGCGTTTGTACCGCCACCAATCTGCACAAAGTTAATCTTATCTGACAGCCGATCAACAACTTCCTGGTAGCGCGCTACGTCCCACCATTTAGTGACAAAATCAGTTTTACCACCGGATACAATAATCCAGTAAGGATCACTTATAGGCCGTTTTTGTATTTCGTCTTTAGACCAATGAATATCGGCTCGAAATTCAGTTAATCGTACCTTCAAGTCTAGACGCTTGTTTAGATCATCTATAAAACCTTGTACAAAATGCAAGCCAGACTGGTTGGACGACTTTATTAGTGGATAGCCTAACCTAACGTATTTAGATTTTTTCTGTGGGTTGAACTTAGTTACATATGGGTTGTAGTCCCATATAGAAGTAGCTGTCGTTTGTACATTTGTAACAAACCTATTTGGGTAACAGCGATGTAAATCGCGCAATGCGACTGACATCATCATAATGTCACCGGGAGCCTGATTATTAGACAGCGTTATGTATTCCAAAGTGCACCGCGTTATTTTTTACCACAAGAGCAGCTAGACGCATGATTACTCGGTGTTGACAGCACAGTGTTGGCGATTATCAGGTTGTTCAGCCACCAAGCCGACGTGGAGTACGCCAAAGCACTTAGCAGAATAGTTGCAATACTCGTTCCTGTTGGAGCAAAGATAGCCAGCAGTAAAATAGCAGACCAAAAACACTGACACCGGACACACGCAGAAAAATAATTGATAATGCGCGTAAGCCTAGTTGTGTCTGTCAGCTCTAAAAACTCAACTCGTTTATCTTCTAATACAGCTGGCTCTATAGCTCTGGCTGCCGCCGTTGGCACTTTATTGATTACGTCTTCGTCGTAATATACTTTGTGTTTGAGCTCCCAACTTAGTTCGTGCAGCTTGCGCTCGCGTCTAGCAGTTTCTTTGGGGTTACTATTGAAATAGTAATGGCGCAATTCCTGCATTAGAAATGAGCCGACTAGTGCGTACGCAAAAGTCATTACTGCTAACGTCCACGCAAAAAAGGAAATCAGTCCACTAACACTGTTAACCATGTCAATCGTTATCATTCTATTTTCTCATGTAAGATGCTATTGCTAAGTCTTGTTCCGCGTTAGCTGGCTCAATATACCACTTTTGTAGTTTTGGTAAAGTGCCGCCGCTGTCTAGCACATCGAATACTTGCTTGGCAGCTGTTGGGTTTTTGTTGAACATCCACGCGCGGACTTCATCTTCTGATACAGAGCCTATAAGTGACTGTATTTTTTCCAGTAAAAATTGTTCTGTAGCAAATCCTAACGCATCGTCTGGGCAATACGTACAAACTCCGACGCGCTTTCTACCTATATCGAACGTTGTAACTTGACTCATTTAGCACCTGGCTGCGCCTGTTAAAGTCTCGCACGGACAATCGTGCATGTATATCGTTGGGTCTTTAGTCATATCGTAATCAACCAGCACGGGAATACCTTTCCCGTTGTAAACTGCATCTGTAAGCGTTCTACCACGGTACTCTGCATACGGCTTTCCAGTATTATCCAAGTTCAGATCAATAGCAAGCCAGCCGGAATTGCCGTTACACGGACCAAAATCTGATAGCGTACAGCTACACGTTGTTTGCTCTACGCCGCTTGGGTTTGCCACCTTTATCTGACTACATAGCGAGCCGCCTTCTGTGTCATGTAATCCAATACCGGGTAAACCTGGTGGTAACTGAGTAGCCGGTACAGTTGGGCACGACAGTGGCGACGCGCTACAGTCACAACCACTAGCCCACGGCGAGGCTTGCCCACTAAATGATACACGTCTAACTTCTTGAAACCATGACGTTGGATACGTACCAATCTCTAAATTACCACATACCACAATATCGCCGTAGCAATTACCGGCTGCTTCACCTGTCAGCGGGCCAGTGGCTACTTCATAAAAATCTGGATTATGCCATACATGATCAAACCTGTGTTTCTTAATTTTTGTGCCGTGGTTGGCGTCCCAGCCGCCGGTGCAACGTGGGCCAGTACAGTATCTGTACTCAAACCCAGCCACTGTGTAACTAGCAGATGCGCCACACCCCGGCGACGGGCTACCTAAAGAATTTCTACTAGTACATGGTATCATTGTGTTAGTGAACACGTCGCGCCAGTAACAACTTTGTTGGCATACATAGATTCCGCAGTCTGTATCCGGCACACCAAACAATCCGCACGATCCTGGAGGAGTCCCACATGCTACTTGTACGTTTTCTTCATAAGATGCGCATGGAGCTCTGTTTGTAGGTAGTACGCCGTCTGCCGTGCAGGTTTTTGTTTTGTTATACACGGTTGGACATTTTCCAGCGTCGCACGGCGATTCGCTATTCCAGCACTGCTCCCACGAAGGTGTTTCCCAATCATCACAGTGAATGCCTTCTGTGTAATCGTAACTTGTTATCACGGTTTCTGGTTGGCAAGTATCTGGATTAATCCTGACCTGCGAATCGTTGTACGCTACCCACTGGCAAATAGGATACGGGCAATTAGACGTAGGCGCACAGCAATTAGCGCATGGTGCACTTTGCGTTGTAGATCTTTGATTAACACAATCCCAGCGGCAATCAAAATTGTTGTTTCGTACGGGCTCTGTTCCGCCAATAGTTCTTTGCCACGAGCCACAACTACTGCCCATCAATCCTGTAGCTTTTACTTTACAACTTTTAATAGTGTCGTCTGTCCACAGTCCATATCGAACGAGATAATTCATTGCGTCGATTATCTCTTGGATGTGAACTGCATCGATCACCATTTGAGACTTTAAACCTACATGTTCATATTTCGCATATACTTGTGCGTCTTCACTACCAGTGTATTGCAACTTTTGTGCAAACGGCACCACGCCCCAAGAAGCTGTACCGCCGTACTTTTTGTTGTTTAACGGATCACCGTCAAACGCGTACTCTACACCACCCCACGTTTTTCTAGCGGCTGCCGAGCCAAGACTTAATTCGGCTTGTCCGTTATGGAGCGGATATGTGTTGATACTAAACGCGCTGTCGCCCTTACCACCGCTAATATAGTGCGGGTAATAGTTAGATCCACTCCAGTAGAATTTAATAGGCCAGTACGCGCAACACGCACCATCCGTTGTACTGCGCAATCTAGGATTATGGAAAAATCTACCAGGATGTCCTAGCCCAATTAAATCGTCGCAAGGACTGTCATCCCATGTACACGTTGTACCTACTAAATTACTTATCACGTTTCTTACAAACGTAATAAGGTTTGGCTGTATGGTTTCACTCTCGTCAAAGCTATAAAAGTCTGTACCGTGGCGTATATCCACCCCGTTGTAATTATCCAATACTTCTGGTAAGCCGCTACCGTACGGGTTGTAGTGCGTGAACCATGTAAATGTGTACTGCGCCGACGCGTCAGGAACACTAGCTCCACCAGGGCTGTAGCGCGCTACGTCGTTGTTAAGCGGCGTAGTATCATCAAAGAAATACTTTAAATACCATCTGCATTGCGTGCCATGATCTTGTTCTGGGATTGTAGCTGTATACGTACTGCCGCTTCTGTCCATGTCCACTGTGGTATAGCCGCCCCATCCACCGCCTGGCGATTTAAGAGCATATTTTAGTTGCACGTAAGTCGGTGTGGTAACACCACTTGGTTTAACGTACGTAATAGTAACGTTTTGCCCGTCTTTTTTTATGTATCCGTTAGCTTCAGTCAGCCAAGGCTGTACGTCATTGCGGCCAGGATTTGTTGCGCCAAACCACCCACGGCCTTCTGGAGAAAAAGGATAGTCGGCTCTATCTCGTGAGATACTGCCATCTGGAAAAATAGTATCTGCTGGTTGCTTAGAGAATTGTGCCGCTGGATCTTCACTACGTGGTCGAATAGGCACGGCTGGCGCTGAATAACCTAACCCACCAGAATCACCGAACGCGGCGTACTCGCCATACTTTATGTACTCTACGCAACTACCATTACAAAATCCTGTTGTACCATCGACGCAACCAAACCCGCCTGCAAAGCACTGTGGCTTCCAGGATTCCGGCCCCCACAAACAGCGAGGATTTACTCTATCCCACCAATGGCATTTGTTAAACCCGCCGCCGCCCACAGGATACGCTGCAGGTCTCGATCCGTAGACTGCGTACAACATTCCCTCTAGGCGCTGAATAGCCAGCTTAAATTTGCCGCCCAGCGTATCTTCAAAGTTAATGTATCCAGCTCCAGCTGGAGCAGAACCTTCTGGCAAAACTATTAAACCGGCCGGATGAATATCACGCCAGCGCATCTGGCTAGGTACAGTAGTAGACCTCGCAGCTAACGTCTCGTCGTAGTGAGAGCCTGCAGAATACAGCGCGGTATCCGTCATCTCCACGTTTACTTGATTACGCGATATGATCGTATCAACAAGATTTAATAGCCAACTAGCAAAGCCCATTATCCACCTATGTATCGTCCGCGAGGAATAACTCTCGACTCTATCAGCGCAATCGCAGGACTAACAGCTTTGTCGTCAGTCCACGTGTTAGACCCGCTATCAATCGTAGAATAGCACACATCAGTACCGCCGTAAAACTGATCAAATATAGATGAATAGGCTGAGTAGTTTTCTATTTGGATTACTTGCGGTACTTGCACGTTACCTGAAAAAGTCTGAACAAATCTGTACGCCTGACCTTCCTGTAGCACAACAGGCGTATCAAATTGTTTATACCCCATTACACCGTCCATAGTTTCTTTAGCGTCTGTACCACAAGCCCAAGATTGCAGCGGCGTATCATTGGGCACTTGAGACGCCGTAAACAACTGTAAACCGTTGCAGCTAGCAGTAGCTGCTATAGCGGCACCAACTATCTCTCGCGTCGCAAGCATAGGAGGAATATAAATACCACGTTTACGTGTATTGTTTGTGTAATACGTCGACGATGTAGTTGAGAATGGATTACCGTAGACTGAGCCGTCGGCGTGCTCTACAACTACTATTGGAGTTAAAATTGCTGTACCGTTTGCGCTAAACCCAGCCGCACTCGTATATCCGGCCAGCGCTTTTAACGATGCGCCATAAATACCTTGCGCATACGCACCGTGAGTTAGCACGTTGGCATAGTCAGTAGCCGGAGCGCCTGCTGTGTTGTGCAAGCATAGCCACAATATTTCACCTACATTCGGCGTATAAGTACCAGCAAACGTTACTTTATTCCACTGATCAACCGCTGACGCTTTAGTCCAGCCGGTAGACGATTCTCTCGTAGTAGTTCCAGCTCTACTGGCACTAGCCGTACTTTCGTTTTGTATTTTCATAGCAAACGTTAAGTTTGCGTATGTACCCGCAGACGTATCAAATATAAAGTAGACGTTTACTATAGGCGACGCTACTGGGCAAAAGTACCGCCACCCCATAACAGCGCCAGACGTATTAACAACAAACGCACTGTTAATAGCAAAATTGCTTCTGGAGCCAGAGCTACGCCAGCCGCCGTTAACTCCACCGTTTTGTTCCCACAACCAAGTATTAGAATTGTTAGCCATTAAACGTATCCCAGATTAAGAACTACGTCACCGGCAGTACACACAGCGGTACTGTTGTCTGCTTGACCAGTTACAATGACAAAGCCTAACCCAGTACCGAGAGTAATCGGCTCAGGAAATGGAATACTGATACCGCTTGAGTTAGGTGGAATAGGTATACGCAAAACTGGCGTATCCGTACTAGGGTCAGGCGCTGACGCTTTGTTGTATATCTTTACATAACGCAATGTAGTAGCAGTATTAAACGCCATTATCCAATGTAATCTAGCTGCTGCATTTTTTACATTAGTAGCATTAGACGACGACGCGCATATCAATGAATATGCTGTTATACCGTCGTTACTGGCTGTTATAGATTTAGCTGTCCATACCGCGCCAACAGAATTTGTTCGTAATTGGACATTATCGCCATTAGCCGGTGTAAGTGTAGCTAACGTATCTGTACGTGTGGCTAAAGCTAATACACCTGTGTCTGTTGAACCAGTAGCTGTATCTATAGCTTTACCTAGATTTGTAGCGCCAGTACCGGGGATTACAGAATCTGCTTGTACAGCAAAAGTGCCAGCGTTTGTAACTGCGTGAGACGGCACAGACGCTAAAGATACTGGTAGTGTAGTGATTGCAGAAGATCCGTCAGATAATCTGACAAACACCGGCGTGCCTACTGGAGCGTCTACAGTGAGAGATCCTGAATTATCAGTTACAGCTACAGCGGCCGCAATACTAACTGGCTGCGTAGCTTGCCAGAACGTACCAGTAACAGCTACAGAGCCTGTAATACCTACCGAGCCGTCTATAGTAAATGTTCCGCCGTCGGCCCTAACTGTAAAAACAGTGTCAGCTCCTGGCTGCACAGGAAGAGCATATGAGGCACTAACAGGTCTAAGCGTATCACTGACGTCTTCCCACAATACGGCAACGCCAGTAATAGAAGAATCAGTATCACCTTCTGTGTATTGCGTGCCGCCACCAAATGAAGTTATTTGATTTCCAGAGCCATCACAAATAGCAACGTTTAGTGCGTCATTAGACGATAGGTCTCTAACTGTAGCTTTAGTAGTACCGTCGTGAATAGAGGTTAGCCAAGGTGTTGTATTGGCTGTGTTGCCAGGCTGTATTGTCCACGTACCAGACTGGGCTGCCTGCGTCGCAAACGTACCGGCATTCGTAACTGCTACAGAGCCTGTAATACCTACCGACCCGTCTACAGTCAGTGATCCACCACTGTCCGATATTGGTAGTGGGTTTGATGTATTAACGTCGCCATAAGCGCCGTCAGCGCCTATACCTATTTTTACTCGCTGATGCTGCACGCCGCCTATGTCATCGGTTGCTAATATAGCACCACCTGAGCCGTCATTAAGTTCAATATTGTCAGCCATTATTCGGTCTCCAGGTAAAACCGTATACCGCCGGTTACCTTTATAGAATCAGTATCGTCTAGTGCTATTAACTCGTCAAAAGTATGTACCCACATTAATTCATTAGTAGAACCTGATACACCATAAATAGCTATATGCTTTATGCCACTAATAGGTTGCCCAGATGTATTGGTTAACTTTGGCTCACCGGCGGTACGAATATACGGTAGCACTTCCATAGGCGGCGGATTATATGGCACGTATGTCCAGTTATTTAACGATATGGGCGTTACGCCAGATAAGTGTGGAACTATATCTGAATACTCCATTTCTCTTGTAGGCACAAACGTATCTTTTAGCGGCACAGCTTTAATTGTCGTGTAGTCTGAGGATGCGCCAGAAAAACAATTATCAGCAAACCTCTTTAAAAACTTCTGTGCCATACCTATTTTGATAGAGTTAAACCTAGCGCGGTACGTTATGTGTATACTTAAACCTGGCCAAATTACTATTGGTGCTCTGAAAAACGATATAGCTACGAGCTTAGGTGACGGCTCACTAGTAGCTAGCCAAACACACGTAACTGGAAAGCCACCCATCTTTCTAAAGTCACCAAGCCAGTTTAATGATCCAGTAACGTCCCACGTCTCCATATAAGCTGGAGCACCGTCACTAATGTGAGTTAATACTTTGCGAGGCCATTGCCACGGAAATCCAACTACGGCTTCTGGGTCTCTAAGTCCGTACCAAGGCGGTGGAGCTTGCTCAACGTCTGCGGGTGTATCTGGATTATCCCACGCCTCGGCTGGCTGCGGCGTCCATACATGGTTATTTGGAAATATACATTCCTGCGTTTCGACAGTGCCGCCGTAGACTAAATCGTACGTGTTAAATTCAGCAGATATGCGCGCATACCCATAACTGTTGCGCATTTGCCAATCTATACAACCACCCTCGACTGCTGAATCTGCTGTTATCTGATCGTACGTAATCGTCTTGTCAATTAGAACAGGATCATTCGTCAAAGCATTTGGTATCTCGGGTGCGGATATGCCAAGGAACATAGCTTTTCGGCTATTTCTAGTGGGAAACATTCTACGCAACATATACTCCAATCCTTCGTACGGAACGAAGTTTGGAGACACGAAAGAGTAGAGCTCGCGATTAGTGCTATCGCGAACAGATAGTATAAATTCACCCATACTAGAAAGTTCCACGGTAATGCGAGCGTTCACCGACATACGCGTCAGCGCCACCTGGTGCGCGTTTAACGCTTATGACGTCACCTACATTAAGTGGGTTAACGTATTGTCCGCCAGTGCCCTGCTCTTCTTTATTATAGACAGGCTCGTACAGCTTGCTCGACACAGCCGACCATACGCCATTGATATCCATCACAGCGCCCCATGCAGCATATCTGTACGGCGGCGTAGTACCGGCTCTAGCTTTAATCATACCAAAATCACCGCCGCCACTACCGTTAGGATTTACGTATAGTTTTAGCGTCTCATCAAACGCGCAGTCTCCGGCGTCTGGGCCGTCTGTCCAGTCCTGTATAGCTTCAGCTCTATACTCTGTTGACGGCAGTGGATCAGCTAGCGCGTTACCAAAATCAGCAATATCAAAGAACTCTACTTTGGGCGACCGCTTACCGCACGGTATGTACAAACTCATCTGCAAATCTAATTGACAACTTTCGTCAAACTCAGATTTAGTAACACGCCCAGCCGCATATTTTGCAAAGTCCTCTTTACCAGGAGTAGCAAAGTATCCCAGGTTTTGATTTACAACTATAGTGCCAGTTGGTAACTGGTCGTAGTAAGGATGTAGCGACGCGTCTTCAGTGCCATACTTGTCTTTGTACTGTTGGTTTCTATCTTTTAGTACCAAGCTATCTTGTTCGTATAGAAACAAGCTACGTCCAGTAAACGCTGGATCAAACGACAGTGAGCTATGTGCGCCACCAGTAGGACACGGTAGGTTCAGCGCTAAATCCAAAATAGGCACGCACGGCGTAGCGTTTCCACGATCATTTTTACCGTATTCCAATACTATTTGTGCTGTCGGCTGGCCAAATGCCCACTGCCTGACTGGCGTCGAAGTTACGCTTAGCGATCCCTTAAAGAAATTGTTATCCACAAACGTTACGTTTGCATCATCAGAGCTAGATCCTTGTACGCCGATACGTATCTGAATAGGACACGGCAAGTCTAAACTAATATCCAGGTTAGGCGCGCACGTATCTATATTAGACGACGAGTCGCGCTTGTAGGTAACAGCTAATCCGGCAGTCGGCGTAATAGCCCACTCATATCTGTTCGACGCGCCGTATGTAATGTTGTCGTTACTGGAATCCGTGCCCGATGTAATATTGAGTGGGCATCCAGTCTGTAACTCTAGTACTAACTCGGGATTACAATCCAAAGCACACGAAGACGACGTTGTATTAACGCCAAACGTACCTGTTACAGTTTGTCTGTATTCTGGTATGTACTTTGTCTTTAATACTGGCTGCCGCCATACAACAGGACAAGGAATATCAAGATTGAGTTTTATGTTGGTTTGGCAGCCAGCGCCGCTAGAGCTTCCTTCACTGGAGGTAATAGCAAACGCTAACTTTGGTAGTCGCGAGTCTGGTATAGCGGCATTACAAGCTATACCGTTACTGCTGCTACTCCCTAGCGGCTGATTAACTGTAGCTTTAGCAGTAACGACCGTTGGACACGGTAATTCAAGATCAAACGACAAAGCCAAGTCACACGAATCTGGCACCTTTGACGCTTGTACGCCCAGCGATCCGGACGTGCCTGGAGAAAATTTAACGCGACCGCCAGACCCTACAATATCCGTAGGACATGGAATACCAATACTTAGGCTAAGCCCAAGATCGCACGAGTTATTTGTAGCCGCTATATTCGCCGTCGTACTAGTCAGTAATGGGTCAAAATTAACGTCGGCATGGGCCGTAGTAAACGACACAAAGCAAGGCACAAATATATCAAGTTGAATGTCTGGTTCACACGGATCGCCCGACGGGTAAGTTACAGAAACGCCGACAGAGCCGTCTACTGGAGTTTCTGGATCATCTGGACCGTGGAATGAGCCAGTAACATTTAGCGGATAACAGCCCTGATCTACGGGCGGTATAGGTATAGGAATATCTAGCGGCGTAACAATAGGGCTTGGCGGTTGTGGTATCTCACAATCGTCAACGAAGTTATACGAGCCTATAGCCGCTACGCTTGGCGCACATGATTTTTCAAATGCTCTACTCATGCGCGTATTTTACCAAGTAAGGGCCAATTTATGAACTTGAACTTGACTGCTGCTGAACTGTATTACACGCGTCTAGCTCTGGTCGACTACGTATAGTTATGGTGTTCAATCCACTAACAATCTCTACACCACGCCCTGCGATTAGATTAAACACACCAGTTGTAGTCGGCTCAACGCCGTTTATGTTTGATATGACTTCGTTACATCTGACCGCGCAGTCCAAAGGTTCACCGTTTGCCAGCTTGGCGACTTCAGCAGCGGTACGCGGTATCTCGGTGCACGCTTCACCGGCACCAGATCCTTTTATTGCTGAAAACCGTAAAGCGTTGCTACCTACTAGCGTAGCAATAGTACAGTTGTAACCTTCGCTAAATGCTATATCGCCTATTATGTTTTCGCCGTGTGGGGCTATGATATAGCTACCGTCATTGCTCACGCCGACGCCGCTGCTACTAGTTTGGCACGCCGTTGATAGCGTTCGCGGCTCGTTGGCTATAGTCACGTTTTCTACGTAGTGGCCTTTTAGTACCTGCACACATCGCCGTTCAATCCAAGGATAATTATCCGGCGTAGAATCAATGCTTGATTTATTAGAAACTAGATTACTGTTCAGCGCGTAATTTGAACTTAAGCCAAATACAACAAACCCATAACCAAGAACTTTACCGGCTTTAATCAATTGGAATGATTTTATAGAGAAGTCTGCGGTTGAATCTGCGCGCACTACATACGTCCCATCTACTAGAGACCCAGGCGCTTTGACGTACAACTCAATGTTTGGCACGTTTGTATCGTACCCAAATCCGCTTATGTAAACTCTATGAGTGTTATTGTCTGGGTCATATCCAGATTTGGCCAATAGAACAACAGTAATATCAACTAGCATATCAGTGTACGGCAGTACACTAGAAGAAAACGTGTACCGCTCATCCAGTAAAGGATAGCGCCGGTACAGATTTAGATTGTAAAAATCAGTATCAGCCATTGATAAACCCAACAATCAAGCCGTTGTCTGTAACAGTAATACGTAACGCCGGGCGCGCAGGTGAGTCAGCGTCTTTTTTCACTGACAACTTTATACCGCCAACAGCGTTAGGTCTAACAATATCGCCATCAAATTTTAAGCCAAGCAGCTGGTTATTGGCGTAACTTAGTACGCCCTCAGCTTCACACGCTCTTCTTACAAACAGTGGATCGCCGACTATATCTACACGTATTGTTGTTGTGCCTATTTCGTTACTAGACGAGCTCTCTGTGTCGACGACAGTCAACTGTACTCCACGCTCACCTACCAGCACAACCTCGTCATTAACGCCTGTACCGTCACTTAGTATAAATTTTCTTACGCCGCTTTGTGGCTGTGGTACTACAACAGTTGCAGCCAATCGTGTCTGTGTTGGTAAAAAGCTGTAAGTCCCATCTGGCCATGAACATAGCTTAGCCAGTCCTATATTGTCACTGACGCTTTCGCCACTTGTCAAACTTGTTCCAGCTGTACCTGGGTTGGCTTGCATCAAACCTAAATACGTATTAGACTGCCAAAAATGAATGGTGTCAGGTGGGTTAGAGCGTTCGAAAGTTGCATATCCTAGATCGCCGCGACTGCTGGCAAGCACTATCTGAACAGTCGCGGCGATCGTTATTTTACTGATGTAAACATCTAGTGTCCCATTTGGAACAAACACCCTAGCGTCAACAAATACGTCATTATCAATAGTTACCGTATTGTTTGTACGCGCCACGCTGGCGTCAAACGGATACGCCTGATTAATAGCGTCATCATAATAGCTAGGGTGAATTACAAGCATTACTTATTACCTGTTGCGCTGCTAGTTTGAGTTTCGATAACTGTACTCGCCTTAACGTACTTGCGTCCAACTACATACGCAGACTGCATAGCTAATGCGCCAAGTATTAGATTTTTAGTAGAGTCTGATAGCTGCAGATTGTATGCACTGTCTGCCACTGTCAAACCTACCACACCAATCACAGTTACAAGAACACTGATAAATTCAGTAGACTTCCAGTTTGAGATAGGATTCATACCGCCCAACTTAGCCTGTAGCCAAGTATGCGCACTCACGTATACAGCCTGTAAGCCTACAGCGCCAAGCAGCGCCGTTTTGGTGTTGTCGTCAATGTGAATGCCAAAACCAAGTTCAGCCACAAGCAGACCTGCTACGAGCAGCCCGCCAAGCACCATTTGAAGAAACGCAGTTGTCTTTACGCCAGGAATCATTGGTTACATTCTCCTAATAATAAGTCGTGTACAGACAAACAACCAGAACTATGACAGTAAGTGTTACGTAGAATATGTTGCTTTCAAATATATCAAACTTCTGTTTATCCATGTTTTGCACCTATACGTCGAGCCAGTGACACTTGTCAGGTACAACTATATCACTGTCTACAGGCGAGACAGTTAGTTCTGCTGCCAGTGCTTCACCTCCATATACGTATAGTCCAGGCGGTCCATCGGCAAACTGAGACGTAGATACTGATACACCATTCCACTCACTCTTGCCGACAACAGTATAGTCTGGCGACATAGCGTCTACATAAATGCGTTTGTGAGCTGTCTGCGACGACGAAGACAATTCAACAGCCGTAGGATCAATCCACGATTTTACTGAATACGGCGCTGGTCCACTTACCTGTACAACTAGCCTGTGCCAGTTGTATGACCAGTCCGGATCTGTAATACCAGATATAGGTATCCAACTCTGGATTTGAAAGTTATGCCCTATATAGTGCATACCGTAAGAAATACGGCGGTTCAGTAAGTCAATCATTATAGCCCAGAACTTGTCTCCAGAATCTTCCTGCCAGCCTAGCATTAATCCAACTTTAGGGCTGCCACTGACATACCTAAACGCAGCAGATATCAAATAGTTGTTTACAACACTGTTCTCACATTTCAGTATTGCGTACTTGTGATCAACCGTGTTCAGAAATTGTAGATACTGGTGGGTATATACTAGTGAGCCGTTAACGTCAGCAGATACTTGTTTAGGTACTATTGCGTCTACACTACCAGCATATCTAAGTTGGTTAATCGCCCGCGTTACACCAAAATCATTAGACCACCCGTCGGCTGGTACGTAGTCTAATTTGTACGGTGCGCGGTTGTCAGTTGTAAAGTTATCGTCATTGCACTCCTGCTCTACTAAATCTCCAGTTAAGGCAACGGACTTAAAGTACGCTGTAACAACTGGCATCGCAGCCACTGGTGCCGCAGTATTGTCTGTACGTACGCCAAAGCCAATAAACGTTATGTTGGCAAAGTCAACCGGCTGGCCCGTGTACGCGCTGGTATCAAAACTAACCGTAGCCGTTGTACCATTGTAGCGCGCTACGATGTCATATAGGTCTGGGCCAGTTCCCGTTTTAGTTATTGTAATGCCTAATTGCTCTTGCAACTCAACAGCGCCGCTTGACGAGTGGTGCGTAGTAACTGAAGACGATTGCAACGTAAGCACATCGCCAAAGTAGCTGGTACTAATTGGGAAAGACGACCACGCACTTCCATATAGCACGTCAAACGACAACACAACTTTAAATTGCCCGCTCTCTTCACGCGAGTAATTGGCACGTATACGCCATTTAGTTGTGTCTGCGTCTTCTGATTCTTTTGCAGATGCTTCCAGTATTACGTTGTAACTAGCCGAATCACCATACTCTAATTGTTCTAAGTCTGTAATAAGTAAGTCGTAATACGTGTCCATACTTACAGAGTTACCAACTGCGGACAAATCTGCTCTGTACTTATTGGACTTAAACAATCTAATGTTATCCGTTACGCTATTACGCGGAAACGGCACTTCAAACTGGCTGTTACGTAATTTCAGCGCTGTTGTACTATTGAATGCGTCTAGCGCCGTAACATTCCAGTTTTGTATGTACGTGCTGCCTGTACCGGCAAATGCAACCCAGTCATTTAACTCAAGAGCATCGTCGAACATGTAAGTTTTACTTACAGGTACGCTTGACGACATACCAACCGCAGACGAGCTATACCCAACAGCAGATGAACTTGTGTGCGGCTGGGGTTCAGGGTGAGTTTGCGGATAACACAAATCGTCATACGTAGTTGGGAACGCGGCTGTCTTAGTACATATGTCATCAAAACTTACAGGCGTATCCAGCTGAACACCAACCAACTCCGACGATACAATTTCAGTACTGCCTGTAATGATGCCAGAAGAGTCATCTACAATTAGTGTAATAATGCCATACAGGTCTGGATCTACGTCATTTATTCTTCTTATTGGTTGGCGGTCACAAGTATTACTTTCAGGTCTATTACCGCATGGACCAGCAAACGTAGCGTACAGATCTGGCAAATTACTTTTAGCTAATCCAAACACTATACAGTCTTTTACAGTGCCCTCTATATTACGCTTCTCGTATGTGATTTCTATATTCTGACCACCCAGCAGCCCAACGTTGTTCACTAGCTTAGTTACTGCATTTGCTTTGCTTATAGATGAAACAGGCAATGACTCGTACGCTTGAGCTACTCGCGGTAATAGAGTGCTATTGCTTGCAGTACTAAACAGCCACGTACTTACTGGTTGTGCAACGTTTGTTACATCGCCAAAGGCTACCCAGCCACTCGCACCAGGAACTATGGGAATAAGCGGATAGCTGGCATATTTAGTATACGGCCTAGTTACAGTGAACACGCCAATGGGCGTTACGTCATTTGTGTCCGAGACAGCGCATACGGTCAATGTTATGTAGTACTGACTAATAGTCAGCGCGGATAGATAAGCCTTTTTTCCGTAATGATCTGGCCACCATATATGTATATCGTTAATTACAAACTCAGGCAATCTGTTTCCAGAGTCTGCAATTAAAGACGCTGTATCCACAAACGGATAAGCTCTTGTTTCGTTTAAGTTACCTGGCGTATTGTTTAAACTCATGGTTTGACCGTGTTAGATTTAAGCTGAGCGCTACTCACTATAGTGTGCGACGTGTCACCACAGCCAGTCACTGTAACAGTAATAGGCACCGTAGCGCCATCTACTCTAGCGTCGCTGGGGTGCATTCTAACAGCCATAACAAATAATTTGTAACTACCAGCGCTGGTACCAGAGTTATCACTCATCAAAAACACTCTTGACGATATCTGGTTTGGGTTTAATTGCTGGTAATTGTCTTGCTCATTATATAACATGCCAGAGCCAGGTACGTACATAGGATTAAATCCAGTACCAAACTCTACACGTACTGACGCCCCAGTGTTCGCACAGTTAGCTGCATTACCTACCCACACCTGTACACTTACAAGCCAACCAGTAAAAGAATACACAAAAGCCTGGGCTTGGCATCCGTCACCAATGCACGCTAACCGCTCTTGCCATATAGCGTTAATTTCGTTGTATATGGATATGACGCTATTAAGTAGTCCTTTAGTAGATAGCCCCTCATCTTTTAAAGCGCGTATACCGTTTAGGATACTTACGTGCTCATCGCAAGAACAGCACGCTTCACAGTCATTACCTAGCTGCAAAGCATTGTCTACGGGCACATTAGAGTTATCAACAGGCGTTGTGACTCTGTAGCATGAATCACCAGCTAGTACAAATCTACCTCGTGTTGTTTCTACTTTGTTAATACGCACTATTTCGTCAGTTGTATTAGCACAACCACCTGTATCGGCTTTGCCAGCACCAAGCCCAGGACTAGCTGTAATAACAATTTGTTTTGCCTGCGGTCGCACTTTGCTACGTTTAAGATTTAAAGCGCGCGTAAACGCCGTGTCGGGGTTAACCGCCAATCCCACGTTAAACCCTTCTTCTAATCCAAACGCTTGATCTGTTGTGGCGACTGTTACATTGCCCGGCGTTTTTACTTTGGTTACCCGCTTAGGTTGTCTATCCAACACTCTAGGTGAAAACAAAGCCGGTCGGTCAAACACAAGAGTGGATGTAGAGCCATATAGTGGATGGTCTGCCCATCGTAACATTACAACCAGAACTAAATCATAAGTTGTATTAACCCACTTTATAGTTCTGTAATTACCTGTTGATGTATCTTGCGTGGGCGTTACTACTATTTCCTGTGCAGAGTAAACGTTCTTCAGTGTTACGGCTACTGTGCTTAAATTCAACTGCTTTATATACCACGAATCATTAACATCGTTTGAAGCTAGCAACGCGGCATATGTCAGATACGCGTCTACAAAAAAATTCTTAGCTAAGTGCTCAGTAGTATCACCTGTAATTAACAAATCACTATCCATGAATGGATATGAGTTGTTTCTATTTGCTTCAAGCCAATCTATTCCAATTGCCATATGGAGCTCATTAGTTACATGGAACGATAGTACCAATCTTAGAAGTAAGGATAACGTCTCTAAGCTGCTGAACAGTACCTAGCAGAGCCTCAGCTTGCGCACGCTGTGTAGCGGATTGCGCACCAAGCCTATTGAGCTCTTGGCGTAGTACGTCTGTCTCAGCGCAGCCACAGCACGGTTCAGCACAAGTGTCAGTTAGTTTCAGACCATTAGTAATGGCCTCTATAGTTAAACAACCTTCGTCGGCAAGAGTAAAGTTGCCCGCATTATCAGGCGGTACGTTATTTATGGTTTTGATACACGGTGCCGGAGAAGCATCTGGACAATTACACCCAACTTCAAAATCAGGATTACTAACAGCGGATATCTTAATCTTGTTTGGCGATCCGCTTATTACTTCAAACTGTATATTAGCGCCAGGTATGAGCTCTATATCGCCTTGTAGATAATCACTGAATTCGCCATCTGCGTTGACTACTCTAACCGACGTTACACCACGTAGACTAGGGCGCATGACTGTTGGGAGCAATCTTGCGTTAGCTGTAGAGAACGTATAAGCGCCGCCGTACTTTTTGATATTGGCTAGATTGCCGATTGATATACGCCCCACACTATCAGCAAAATCACCGCGCCCTTCAATATAGTAAGTAGCGTATGGCGTATGTTCTGCATCTGTAATTGTCCTAGTTGCTATGGCCGTTCCGTTATACCCTATAGTAATAATAACGCCGCTATTGAACACTGTGATTTGCTGTACGTGAAACAGCGTAACATCGTACGACAAAGCGTGCACGGGAAATATCAAATCAACAATTAGGTCGTTAGGTATTGTCATAGTACCAGAAGCATCCACCAATGACGCTTCGTCAAAGAATGGATACTTTCTGTTACTATTTTCATTTAGCCAGTCATCGTGGATGATTGTGTTGGCCATGTTAGCTCGCTCGTATTGTTCCGTATATGTTCACAATAGCCAACTCGCCAGCGTAGGAGTCTGAAGCACTTCTACCAATCTTAGCTAATACAATCTGGTTGCTATCAATACTTATGGTACTAGCCAGCACAGAGAAGTATGCTCCAGCGTCTTTTGCACCTAGCGTTTCCAAAGACAGATTTTCGTTGGAGCTCCAAGACGTTGGTAGTATGCGATCACCACCGCTGGACGACGACAGCCCATCAGCCGAGTCAATAATCATGTTGGCTATATATGTGTTTGCTGGTGGCGTGCCTGCGCCTGGAGTTGCAACCCATAGAACTATATCCAGCACTGGGTTTGGAATCGATATATCAGGTATTCTAAATTTGACTGTGAAAGAAGTATTTCTTCCTTTTGGCAACCCGATATACGGCAGAGCATACGCATACAGACTTTCAGTAGCCCCATCCAGCGCTACAACTTCTGGACTGATTTTTCTTGTTACTGCTGTAGGATCAACGCCAGTAACAGTAACTCTTCCAGCTTTATAGCCGGACGTAAGACTACGCGTACCAGTTACTTCAATAAGTCCATCGCCTTTAATACCCTCTACAACATAGCCGCGCTGTAATGCGGAATTACCAGTCACGCTTTTTACTACAGCGTCGCCTTCATTGTTTTCAGCGTTAGTCCAGTTAAGGTCTAGATCAAGCGTAACACGTGATGCGCAATAGCCACTAACGTCAGGATCTGTACAACCAGTAACAACAATTGGAGAATCCGTCGCTGGACGAATACCAGTCACGGCCGCTTGACTAGTCTTGGCTACCATTTTGGTAAACCATATAGTCATTGTTCTTGCTATATCAGGGCAGTTAGCCACAGAGGACGAATCGTACGGTAGCGCGCTAGAGCTGCCACAAGACGTTCTCCACGGCGTGTGATCAATACAACTGGACAACCACCATATACCGTTTTCATCTACAAGCATTAGTTCTGGCGAGACGCCAACACCATTGAGCTCTACGTATGCTGAGCCAACCGGCTGTGGTGGCCACACAGAAGCCAACGTTGCGTCTTTAGTCCAGTTGTAGCCGAACACTGCACCTCTAGGAGCTAAGCTTTGGAATATGGAATCATTAGCAGGTAGCCAGCCAAGTTTAGTGTTGTCTGCGTTAGAAATAGTAACCGTATCGCCCACACAAGCAGTATCACCTGCAGGGTTGGTCGCTAGATCAAACTTGTAATGGATATGTTCTTCCAGTACTTCACGTGGCGTAGGGGATACAAAGACGTCTGTTCCCATAACGGCGCAGACGTATATACCTACGGCTGGTCTGCTCTTCGTTAGCTTACCCGCGTGCGTAGACGACAAGTAATAGTGGCCTGCTGTTAATGGGGTATTGGATTCGTCGTTAATCGTCAGGTTTCTAAAGAACCCATTAACCAATATATCTGCCGTGGATGTCGACAGTTTGCGTATGACAATACCACGTACGTACGCAGAATCTGCCGTACGCAGTTGACCCGTGTCGGAATCTACAGCCGACGCTATGGCTTGCTTGTACAGCTCTTTACTGAAATTCCAGTAAACCGCGTCACCAACATTGACAGCAGAGTCAATAGGTGCAGCGTAGACAACAACGCCCTCACCACGCGCATCGTTGTCTAGCCGTTCTTTCAGATACTCTGTACGTTCAGCCAACTCCTGTAGTGGCTTGTTAGTAACAATAGCATCTACGGAGTCTGTTACATTTTTGATTAACGTTATATGTTTTCGCCAGTTAGCGCTCATCATTCACCTAGTTGCTGAATTGTGTCTGCCACCGCATTGCGATTCCACTAGCTGAAACGTCTTGTGGAGATCCAGGCGCAAAGGACGCGTACAACATATCCTTTGTATGATCATCCCAGTCTGGCGCTACTACCAAACCAAGTTTTTCAACATACGACGAATCGGAGAATGCAAGGTCGGACACAACGCCCGTCAACCCAACAGTAGCTATACAGTCAAACGAAGCTTTGTTTGTCGTAAAGTTAGCGCCACTAGATCCTGTAGTGCCGCCACGCATCTTTACACGCAAAAAATCTACAGTTCCATTAAGCGACAGATAGTCAGCCGCTGTATCCGTCAGTGCCGCAGTTCTCGCTACGCCTGCGCCGTCATTATTGAATTGGAAGTAGACGCAATTAATGCCACCCGCCAATTCGCCTGCTAGAATTTTACCTAGCGCGTCATAGCCTTCATACGTAACAAGATTGTGGCCCACAAGAAACGGCATTAAATCTTCTGGGCGGTATAGCTCAACTGTTCCTATGATTTTACTCATTGCATCCTCTATGAGCAGTCGTTAATCGAGAATATGATTGCGCCACCATCCGTAGCCGCTACAGTTTCAAGTCTGTTCCCAGCAATAGGGAAAGTGGTTACGGTAGTTGTTGTAGCGAGCGGTAACGTCTCTTCTGCTTCCATATCAATAATAACCAGCAATAACTTATCAGGCTGGTAGACGCGGCGTACTACATCTAAGAACGTTAATCCCACAGCATCATGGCTAAATTTAGACGTACGCAAATGCAACACTACTGTATTGTTACGTAAAAACGCGTCTATTACAAATCCGGCCGGATTAATTTTAGATAGTCCAGTGCCGTATAACTCTAGCCATGTTTTAGTAAGTACACCGTTTGTATGCACGTTAGTCCAGAATTTGTCTATGTCTTCTTGAGCTCCGTACACCTCGGTTATGGTGCCTTTAAGCCGTCCACTGGCATCCATCGTAGAAGTAATATTGCCCTCTATGTTAGCGTATAGCAATGATCCAGTGTAACCATCGCCTAACAGGGACTTAGGTAAAACCATAGCACGTAACAGCGGACGCCCACTAGACTTAGGATACATCTTTGCCGTAGCGCGGTACGTAGCGTGTACGTTAGCAGCGCCAGCCGATGAGCTATCTTGTGTGATATCACTATCCAACAGCAAACTTGTTACCAGGCTCTCTGCGTCTTTGTTATTTGCCAAATCAAACACGCGCACAGTGTCTACCAATACATCGCCAGCAAATACTTCCTGCCCTACAACAACAGACGCTACAGCGTTCACAGGATAAATATAGCTATGTGAATTAGTAACTATGACTAGTCTGTCATTGTGTTTAAGAATTTTTTCTACTGTCTCTTTAGCGTCGACAACTACAGGAAGACCGGCAGCTGCAGCTGCAACCAGCAGTAAATCCCTATTGGACAAACCACCGACTATGCCGTTAAGCATAGCGTTGACCATACTTTTGTAGCTATCCGACGACCTTAGTCTTTTCCTGATAGCAAAAGCATAATGCTGGTATATGTACTCCCAGTCTTCCTGTGTGTTGTAGGCCCATAAAACGCATTCTCTATCAATTACTTTCCCGTTGCTGTCTACTACGTTTCTTAAAGGCACCCTCGTATCTGAAAACGGATTTAATCTCAGCGTTAGTAAATGGTCGCTGATACTGAAGTCTGTCCCCTGCACCAGGGTTAGGCTTGGTGCTAATATGTTGTTCATTAGCACGCTTACATTCTGTATCTCGTCTATCTTTACTGTGTGCAGCGAACTTTTTATCGGAACGCCATACCGATATCCTTCGCCGTATGTCGCGAACCCATCGTATTTCAGTATTGCCGGACCACTTGTGTTCATCGTACTTTCGCGGATTACAAGCGCGTACCAAACTCTTCGATGACTCACCGGAACTGAAAAACGATTTACGCACGATACTGCCTCCAAATAATCAAGGTACGTCTGGACAGATAGCAACGCGCTACCTTCTATAAACGCTTCCAAGATATCTTTAGATGAGAATTGCTGAGACCAGAAAGATCCTAGAGCGTAGACTACAGCTCTGGCAGTGTGGTCAGCCGGAGGACTTGTAAAATACAATTCATCATTAAGCTCCGTAAATCCATCAGGCACCACAACAGCGCCAGAGGCTGATTTATCCAACGGTATCAGAGTATCAGATGCAAAAGACAAATTACACCTCTGGCGTATTAGCTTTTGTTACAGCCACATCAATGTCAGACGGTCGAACAAAGAATGCTACGGTACGTGTAGACACAGACTCTTCCATAGTTTTAGGTATCTCTAGTTCATCAGTACCGCTGACTATTTTTGTAGCACCGCTTGGCAGCGTAATCTTTGCCAACATACTAATTGGCATATTGATAATAGCCTGCTTATCCAATTGGCCTTGAGCTGCGTCCACTATAACAGATGCCGGTAAGTTACCTGTTGTAAACCCCAGGCTGTTTACACGGTTAGCCACAGCATTCTTGATAGCAGCTACGTCCACATTGCCAATGTCTTTTGTCACTACTTCAATACCTATATTGCACATAGCAGGAATAGGCGCTTTAACCAAGTAGTCACCAGCTGGGTTGCGCACAGAGCGCTCATTAATAGAATCCTGGATAGCCGCTATGTCAGGCATACGCAGTACGTATATATCAAACTCAGCCGTATCATTAATAGTTGTAAGCGCTGTGCCTTCTTCGATCACTTGGATACTAACCGTGCTGTAACGTGTAAACGCGGCTTCTGCATTGTTAGTTATGTCTGGAACAAATTCACCATTACTAGCCACGTTGTTATACGACCACGTAACATTCTCTATGCCTAAAGAATCTACAAACGTCGGTTCACTATTAGTTGAATCAACAAACGGTGTTTCGCCGCTTTTGTAAACGCCGAGTATCACGTATACACCGGCGGCTTGATCACGCGTCAGATTAATAGTAAATATCTTGTTTACTGTATCCGTCAACGCGCCAGCAACAGTAATCATCTCTTTAACCGGCGCATATTCAGACCTAACATATATATCTACTTTGCCGCCCTGACTGACGTTAAAGATATTATGTGCGTCTCTACGCATCTCAGGATCGCCAAACCCAATAATCGATACAGCGCGTACATTAGGAAACTTGGACTTTATGAACGACTCAATGTGAACACGGCCACTCATTACTTTAGGCGCTAGCCCTAGCTGAGCCTTAGCAGCCAACGTAGCGTTATCGTCACCCGGTCTGCCATTGATAAAGTCACTGGCAGCCCATATATCTACTAGGCGCGGAATAGTCTCGTCTGTAGTAAATCGTGTGCCCTCTGCTACGTTGTACTCAGACCCTATAGCCTCAGCCTCAACATCGATAATAAACTCATATGTATTATCTGATCTGGCCACAATCAAACGTGAGCTGTCATTTACTACGTTGCCAGCACTGGTAACGCCAACAAAAGCACGCGTTGTTACAAACGTTAGTCCGTTGGCAAAGAACTTAGCTCCAGCATCAATAGGCGTTACTACGTTAGACGAGATAATGATACGAAGACTACCATCGGCCACGGAACCAGCATCTCGCTCTAGCAGCAAGTTAGACAGTACGCCAGATACTATTGTGTCGTCGGCAAGTGTTGGATCTTGGCTTATCTGTTGCAATGACATACTACGCCGCAGTCTATCCATGTTGTCAGACGCATAGGCGTAAAATAACGCAGCTGGACGTATCAATATATCGCGCAGAACGCGACCACGTGATAAATCCAAACTAGGATAAGAATCTTTTAGTAACTGCACCAAAAGATTCTCTGCCTGGTCTATTTCAGCTTTTGTTAAGTCTTTGATGCTAAGCATTAATTGGTACCTGTTTTACTTAATAGCCAGTGACACAGGAAGGATTATATCACGTGAATCGCCAGCTAGCGTTGTTAGCTTGACTGAAAGTTTTACGTTTGTCTTATCCACAACAGAAAAGTCAAGCAACTCAACGGTATCTATAGTTTCGTCATCCACAGCTGTGATATATAACCGCTGCTGGTCCAGTATGGTTTCAACGGCAACTCTGAACGAAATAGGTATAGCGCCACTTGTTATATTCGCCTGCCGAAGCTCAGTGAGAAACGTGGTACCAAAGTTACTGTCACCTTGGCGTGTTCCACTTTCCGTTAACAACAGCATAACAAACGTCTGAATAGCCTTCTGAATACCTGTTGTTAGTTGCCCTGCGTTATCGACAAACGACAGCGCTATATCTTGTTGGCCTTGGGGTTTAGCACCACCAAATATAAACAAGTCAACTGAGCGGCCTGTGTAATCAGTTTTAACTGCCATAGTTATTTCCCAGCTGACTCACGTTGAATTTGATACTGCATATACTGGAGTAACCCAGCGACAAAGATACCCACGTCAGACCCAGCATGTGACTTAGCTACGCTCTCATGTGCTAATCTGCGTATACGTGTTCTGTGCCGCATTCTGTAGTCGCGCTCGAACGAGCTCAACAGATCACTAGCCAGCTTAGCTATAGCAGTTGTTTGTCTTTTGCCACTTGGGTTTTTAGCGTTAGCGTATTGCGCGGCAGCTTCAGCCCTATCAAACAACTCTTTGATTTTGCTAAACTCAAACTTGCCAGGCGCGCCAGCTATTTCACTAAGTAGCCAGTGAAGCTGCACTTTACCTTTTAGATAGTCTCCCTGATTAGCACAATCTTTTTGTAGCTCGTCCAACAGTCTTTGTAGTTTTTCAGGGATAGCATTAGCCATATTTAAGCGCCATACCTTGTAGTAGTTTGTTTTGAAGCTTAGTAGCGCGCTGCGTCACAGCCGACGACGATATGCGTAGCGCGCTAGCGATTTCATTGTTGGATTTAACCGGCCTTCCACCCAAACCAAATTTCCACTCCATAATCTTTTTATCAGTTGGGTCTGCGTCGTGATATACGTACTCCATCCACATCTTTGATCTATCTTGTCCACCTACAGCCGGATCACTGGAGTCTTCATTATCTATGTCGTTGTACGCACCTACTATTGGTCTGCTGTACGCTCTGACTTTACCTATGGCTTTACGACTCCATCCCAACGTATCCGCCAGTTCTATGTCGCTTGGCTCTCTGCCGTATTTGTCATAAAAGTTACGCTCGGCTTCGTTGAGAAATTTAAGCTGCATCAGTTTACGCTCTGACATTTTTAAGGGCTGCGTAGACTGATTCGAATAGCGCATTAACGGCTGCAGCTGCAACATAACGTGTGATCTGAGAGACGCTTTATTATTCCTGTCATACGACTGAATAGCTTTAGCCGCAAGTACTTTAGCCCTGCCACGTATTATCGGTGAATCGCCCGTACCATATGTGTTAATAGCCGAGTTGATAGTGGGCTTCAGCTTGTCTACAACTTTGTATAAATATTGAGGCGTCTTAGCCTTAGACCACATGTCATACGTAGACATTAAGTCTTTGTCATCATCACTCTTTGTTGGGTCTGGTAATACATTACGTAACATATTAAATCCCAATATCTTGTAGAACAGTACCACGCCACACGTCGGTATACATAGGATGCTTCTCTGATCCGTTCTCCCTTTCGTGCTCTCTGCGTATGTGCGATAGAGAAAACATAGTAGAAGCCGTAGCTGTGCTTGTGTCTACAAAGAACTCAACAGCTGTTACAGTTCCATATAAGTAACTATACTGCGCGGGGCTATCATACAACTTACCGTCTAAATCTTCTAATGAAACAAATGATCCAGGGCCAATATCAAAGCGCAATTTGCCAGTCACGTTAGCTGTGTTGCCTTTGTACTGGTTCATCCAGTACAGCCATTCAGCGTATTTTTTACCTATCGAGGAAGCTGTAGCGTACGCTTGGCCGTAGCTGGGCTGTAAGTTTTTGTTATTTACAGTGCTTGCGGTCTGCATGGTGTTATTAGGCTTGTCCAGTATGTCTTTAACTCTTAGTGCCTCAATAAGCAGCGAGTAGTAAGCTTGTGAGGCATACGGCGGCGCTGGAGCAAATTGTATAACACCTTTACTAGCGAGATCTCTTATATCGGCATCTAGTCTCAAATCCTCAGATGGAAAATAGCACCCAGCTGAACCAACAAAAGCCTTAGAGTCGTCTTGCGCTTGTGGGTTTAAATCCAGAGTTGCGTAGTTAGTTTGCCACTCGCTAACTATAACCATACCACGCCACATTCTGAACAGCGACTCACCTACGCTTATAGAGAAGCAATCATTAGCTTCTATTATTTTGTGTGTATTACCACCATTACCAACAGGGCAAAACGCTATAGGTGCGCACGTGGCACTTTCGACGGTTGGGACAATGGCAAAGCCAAGTAGCCCACCTAGCTGCTTCAGTCTGTCCCAGTATGTATTGCCAACAGACGCTGCGCCATTAGACATATACGAGCCAATAGTCTGCTTTACTATGTCATTAAGCGTAACAGTAGCAGCCTTGGCATCATCTATGATTTTTAACTTACCGACTTCCACTTTCTTAGGTATATCAAACGCATTCTCTGTGCCGTTGAATCTCTTGAGAGCTAAGTCGTTCTTTACCTTACCAGCGCCAAATCCTTTAATACATTCAATAGACGTTCCAGAGAATGACTCATTACACAACTGGATAAACTTAGCCTTTATACCGCCTTGCCATATATCTTTGTCTATGTCTTTCATAGCTGGGTCATTGACAAAGCCAGCCAAAGTATCATACGCCAAGTTATATGGTAAAAACGCTGTTACAGGCGAGCCAGGCACTAATGATTCGCTAAAGGCTGAACTGCTGTCTAGGTCAATAAGCCAGTGTGTAGCCTGCACAACAAGGCCTATGCCACCTGCAGTTCTCTTTGTTGACGACGCTGTCACATAGCCAGAGAACACTTTGAATGGCTCTGTTGGCCAATCAGTATCTGCTTCAAATTTGCCTTCTAGCTGCAGCCACACATCTATTTGTCTATAGCGCCTAAACTCTTTGGCCAAATCTTTTATACGTAGCGTTTTTGTTTCAGTATCGCTATTAACGGGCGAACCTATTGGTATAACTATCTGGGCTGTGGGGATGGAGTTAAGAGCAAATGACGCGGCTATCGACGTAAGGGGCAATTTAGTATCGCCAATCATTACGTAGCCACGTACTTTAGTGTTTAGTATCGTCGCTGTTTTATTAACGGGCGTCATTTATGTAACTTTCGTGAAGCTTAAAGATCAAAGCCAAAACTAACCCAGCTGTCTTTTCTGGAAGTGTTTTCTTGCTCCATAGATCTGCAAACGTTCTATATGGCTCTTTGTTACCAGCGCCGAATAGCCGCATGTCGTGCCCGGAGCTATTACCTATTGCGTAGATAACAGTAGATATGTCATCCGTTGGTCTGCCAAGGCCAGTGAGATTTATTACACCATTCCAATCTCCAACATCTGTAGACGGCCCCTGTATGACAATCTCTGATAATTCTTTGGCTGGCAACTTAAACGGGTATGACACTGTACTAGCAGGATTACGTATAGTACCAGAATAACTGTTACCAGACACGAGCTCTTCTATAACTACATCTCCATTAGTTACTGTTATCTTCCACTGCCATTTCATACGGCCTTGCTTAGGATCTGCGTCTAGTTCACCAGCGCCAACAACGCGTAGCGCGCTAGAGGTGTTTTGTTCAAAGCCATATGTCTGCAGCGCAAAATCGCACGCCATGTTTGGAGCGTACGTTATGCGTTTATCGTGGTAGAACAAATACTTTTCATATGACGTAGCGTGAATTATTTGTAACAGACGCCGTGCTTGAAAGTTTAACCACGTGTTATCTGGCTTGCTGCCAAACAGCAAAGTCCAGTAATGCTTAAGGTTGTTATCAAGAACTTGCCCCGCAAATGTCTCCGGTATGTACTCTTCACCTAATTCTGTTAATGCCTGCCCACCACCACGGCGATTCAGTAATAGTGTTCTAGCGTGGTTAATCATGGGACTTTCCTTTATCTAAACGCTGCTGGAAGCGTTTTCAGTAATAGTGAAAAGCTATGTATACCCGCTGACGGATCAGATGTATTAAGCGTCATAGCTATCAAATAGCCGTTAATTACTTCATCAGCCAACGTAACAGTTATCTTATCAAAGTTATTGGATATACGCTTATCTTTGTAGAACTTAAGCAGATTAGATATACCATTACCAGAATCACACGTCCTAAAGAAAGCAAAGCCACTTATAGTTAAGTCGCCAGGCTGATCGCCAAAAGAATACGCGTAGATAATATTCTCAAGACTCTGTTGGAATTGCGTATTGGTTCTCTGGCTGTAGGCTATGTTAGTGATTAGCACGCCGTCTATAACAGTTCTACTTTTAGATCCTACATTGTTAAACACCAACAGTTTAGCAGACCCTCTAATAGGCGGTAGCGCTACCACCTTTAGCGCGCCAGCAGCAACACTGTCTTTGTAAAATATATCCATAGCGTATATCAACCTTTATACCGGCGGTACTGTGTTGTCGTTGTAGTTACGTGTAGCTGAGGTTGCAGCGGCTTTACCACCGTCACTCTTGCCAGACATAACCTTGATAATAACAGATCCAGATAACTTCTCACCTGTATCGCCATCAACAAATTCAACTTTCTGTTGCGACGCTTGTTCTTTAGCTTTATCACTCTCTGCCTTTTTAGCGTCTGCGTCTTTGAGCTTATCTGTTGTTTCTTCAAGTATCTTTGAATAATCAAAATCTTTAAGATCCATACCGGCTTTAGCCATCGTATCAAACAAGGCTTTGAGATCTGACGCGCCGTCCAAACTCTCATCGCCTTCAGTGGCCATGAATAGCTTGAGAGCGTCAGGATCAACGCGGTTATTCTTAAAGACGCCGCCTTTATCGTTTTGAATAATAGCTTTAAGGCTATTGATCAGCTCTGCTGTAGGCGCGTCTTTACGACTCTTGGATAACACAGCCTGTAGGCGCGTCATCGTGGTACGTACTTGCTGAGCACGTAGTCTAGGATCGTTAGCGCCTAAACCACCTGGCACAGTGCCGTTGCGGATATTTAGTTTCTCTTCGTCAGTAAAGCTATACGGATTAGTTAGCGCATCAGTATTAAGCAACGCATTAGTTGAGATGCTCTTTTGGGCGTCGTCTACTTGCTCAGCCTTGTCTTCGTCACTGATCATTACAGCGCCAATATCATCACGCTGATTGAGCAAACTTTTCTGGATAGCGCTATTCTGACTGAGTATCTCGTCAGTACTTACACCTGCTAACATTTGGCCGTGAGCTATATCTTTTAACAACTCTTTACGTGGAGTAAACACACCACCTGGCCCCTTTTCATACAGGAGTTCAGTGTTTTGAGCTATTAGGTCTTTGAGCTCAATCAGCTTGGCTTTCTTCTCTTCTGGCGTTTGGGCGTTGGCAAACTCTCTCTTCTTCATTTCTATAGCGTTAAATGCTTCTGCAGCACTCTTGTACGAATATTCTTTGCCAGCACGTATCGCTGTCATGTAACTACTACGAGCGCGCTTAGTGATAAACTCAAGGTTACTAAACTGTGTCTTATACGGCAGCTCATTAAACTCTTTGCGTATGCTTTCACGCTCTTCAGGCGTAGATGCCATGTTGAACTTAGCTTGTAGAGTTCTAAACTTTTCAGCCGTCTCTCTAGCTTCGCTCATGGCTACGTTGATAATTTCACCACTCTTACCCAATGGCTTAGTCGCCATATCAATGTCATGCTGAGACATACTGGTTAGTCTGCCAGCTATTCTGCCTGCTGCCTCTATTCCAGTATCTGTGCCAGGTATATCGCGCATTGTGGCGATGTCTTTAAACATATCTCCCTGGTACATCTTGTTGATCATTTCGCCAGTAGCACCCATACCGCCTATGTTTGGCATTTGGCTGGCAATCTTACCTACAGCTTCGACAGCATTACCTAATTGCTCTTGATACTCAGCGTGCAGCGCCGGATCACTGGTCGTGTTCAAGAGGTTCATTAAGTTGGATATGCGCTCAATCCCACCAGTACCAAAAGCTTTCTCTACGTCTGCCGTCATAACAAAACCAGCGCCAGACATTACAGACTGCAGTGTCGTGTTGCCTCGCCCAATAGACCCCATAATCCTGGATATGACGTCTCCACGTGTTTTGAGATTAAGGCCACTTAGAATGGTTTGGCCTTCAACGCCTATTGCCACATTCTTTTGCTGCTCATCAATAGCTTTTTGCCTACCAGACGAAAACAATTGCATAAAGCCAGCAGCGTCTTTTACGTTGGCGGAATTAAATACTCTGGATACACCTTGATTAGTGTCCACAGTCTGCAGCAAACTATTAAGCTGATTAGTGTTTAGATTAAGGCCATTATTCTGTAACCACTCAGCACGTCCACCAGGTGTATTAGCTTCACTGAAAGATCTGGCTACAAGCCCAGATACATCTTCAGCGCTCATTCCAGTATTGCGTAGCGCGCTACCGATAGCATCATTGGGGTCAGCCATGATAGACGACAGAACACCACGTGATACCTGGCCTAGACGCGCTATGGCTTCGCCAGAGCTGGCACGCTGGATAGCAGAGATCATGTTTGGGTTTTGGGATATAAACTGCTGCACACCTGTATCACTCATTAGAGCACTCATAGCTCTATTTTCACCAATACCAAGTGACGCTAGCTTTTGCTTTACTTCTGCCATACGGGCTGGTGTTATCTCTGCATTCTTACCAGCAGCCATTAGCTCGTTGTATGTATTACGCTGATCGCCAGATAGCGACGCTAAATCTACGTTAGACAACAGCATTTGTGTCTGCGCCGACATACGCATAGCCGGTGACATTACGTTACGTGCAAGAGTTTGGAATCTCAGATTACTTTCCTCGTCGGGGGACAGACGGCCAATGTATGCGCCAGGAAATGCTGTCTGGGATACAACTGTCGACATAGATGCTTGTTGGGCAATAGTAGATCCTATGTCCCCACGCATACCCATCTGCCTGGCCATGTTGGCACCAGACTTGGATATCTCCATCATCATTTCCATAGAGATGTTGGAGGCTTTAGCCATCTCCTTTACTTTGATAAGAGTGTTCTGCAGTGTGCTGGCACTAAACTCTTGGAATGCACCACCTGTAAACTTTTGTATCTCAGCAATAAGTTGATCCACAGGCGCATCAGGCGAGCCAACAATCTCGCGCATTGTGGCGATTACTTCAGAGTAGCTTTTTAGCTGTTTACCTATGTTGGATGTTTGTGCTGTTCTACGTAGACCGGGCAACTCAGCTTCTTCTATTTTTACATCACCAAACACACCGCGCGAGTATTCACGTGCGCCTGCATCTGATATAGGCCTAACGTCCAATAAGCCAGATGACGTTAGTCTAGACGCTAAACTACCTATATCTCCCAGCTTTAATCCACGTGTTAATTCCATGCTGGGCATACCAGACGGCGCAAAGTAGTCCAGCATTCTATTTGTCATGGACAACGCGTCGCGTGACTGCATGCCCAGTGAATATCTATCACTTGTATAGTCGCGTACGTTTTGTGTTGCCATATACATGTTGCGGGCAAAGTCTATAGCAGACCCACCTGGCAACGTCATCCCAGCCATACCACTCATCCAAAGCGGCATCATGGCGCTTTCAGCTGTTGCGCGTGATACGCCGCCAGATAAGCCAGTTAGATTATGTATTACACCTGCCAATCTATTTTGATCTGACGAGAAACCTATTGACATGGCTTGGCGTAAATTCTGCTCCATATTGCGGCCACGTAGAACATCAGCAACATTTACGCCAGCTGGAAAATACTGGTAGCCGTTATTAGCAGCAACCATTTCCATACCGTAGCCAAGTAGTCCACCTAATGGGCTGTTGCCAATAGAGAAGTGATATGGGCTATATAGCTGCGGTTGGAAGAAAGAGCCATTGGATAGAAAAGACGAACCAGGCTGCATAGCGTACATTTGTGGCAAATTGCCAAATGACGGGCCATATCCAGGAGTACCAAACGCGCTCGGAATACCTGACGCATTTAGCATTTGGTTGATTGCAGCCTGGTCCATTGGATTCATGTAGTTCTCTTTTGCTGACGTCGCTTCTTTTCTTCTTCGTAAGCGCGAACCATTTTAACTAAACCACTGGGCGTAATACCAGTATCGCCTATCTCTTCGCCCTTATCTGCTATAACGTTACGCAATTCATTAAGTTGTTTGATTATATTAGGACTGTCCCACGGCTCACGTAGCAATTTGAGTAGCTCTAAACTGTACTGCATACGAAGTTGACTAGCTTCAAACATCTTTGTTTGGACTGTTTCTCCCATACCTGTTGTAAATATCTGGGCAGCGGCTTCGTCCAACTTCATTTTGTCCAGTGTTGTTTTTTCATCGTCCTGTCGCATTAGCTCTTTTAGAACATACGCTTCACGTATCAAATATATGGCGTTGATTGGACAGCCTGCACTTGTATCAAGCAGCCCACTGGCGGCTGCCCGTACTAAGAGGTGTGCCCAGCGGCTGCTGCCCAAAAATTTGCGTCATGCGCCATTGACGTAAACCAATCATACAGCCTATCAAACTCAAGAAAGGCAGAAAACACGATACTATACATGGCACTAGCCGTGCCGTTGCCAAACACAGCTGCATGAACAGCGTCTGGGCTACTATCTGCTACTGCTATATATTTGGTAGTTGTGTTGTTAGTTTCTATGGAGTCAATAGCATTAGCACACATATACTTTTGGGCTAGAGCCGTAGCGTCAGCCGCACCAAGCTTATCTTTACCTGCTACCAACAATTCGCGTATGTGCTCAATAATCTTTGTCGTCTCGTCGATAGTTCTGGATCTGAGAGTTACTTTGACGGAACCATTGAACATTTCATACGTCTTGTAGAACCTACTACCTGGCGCGAATACATGGCGCACAAACGCCAACTTGTCATCTTCTGTATATGGCGGCTCTTTGAATTGGTTACGTATGTCATACTTACAATGGTCGCATACAACAGGAAAGCTGCATGACTTAATAACTGTTGTAACTTGGCTTGGATTAAGATTGGTTAAATCCGTGCCACTTACAGTGTTAGGAGGATCTAGCGGCTTACCTATTTGTAGGCTTGGGTCTACGTTGGTCTCGCTGCCGTGTACTTCTTGTTTAACAGCTTCCAGCTTACTGGCAATACCATCAGGATCATCCACCAACTCATCTATAGGAATAATGTTGGTTACTTTGTCTGGCGTAATCTTCTCTACGGCTTCATCTGTCAATTTGCCGTCAGGGCCAATTAATCCTTGGTAGCGCGCTACAGCGATCTCATACTCTGTTAGGCGTACGTCTTTATTAGCAAACTTACCCTTCATTGACGGGCAGCTCTTAATCTGTTCTTCTGTAAAACTCACTTGTTCACCTTTCTTTGCAACGTGACGTTATATCCGTCCTTCATATTCACAAACTTAGTCTTAGCCGGGCGAGTAACTGTCGTATCAAATGCTGTGCCTGTCACATGATCATAATTCTGCTGTTCCACAATAGTCATACTACTGGCGTTTACCCACGTGTCATAGCCAGGATACGGCATAGTTTTACGTATATCAGTTTCCTCCCACACAGCTGTAGACAAATCATATGCTTTATTAGTCTCTTGCCAACGTGACTCGTACCATACAAAATCTTTATTAGTCCCATACTCTGTTGGCACACGGAATGAGAATGACGCGTTCTTAACAATATCCGTGCTGGCGTATTGGCTGCCGTCGCCATATAGAGAGAAAATAATGTCTGTGACTATACTGTTATCTTCTAGTCTTTGCGACTGCAATGTAGATTTAACTCTAACTTTATCACTATCCAACTGATCTTTACCTTGTGGCGGCTGTGCGGGTGGCGTTTGGTCTTTAGCTCTAAAGTCATCAGCTGTCTTGCCAATAAACCCGTTGTTGTCATCAGACGCTATAGCTCGGCAAATAATAGAGCCAGCAAATATAGCCGAACCGCCTGTTTGCATATTGTGTTGAACAACCAAACTACCACCAGCTAAAACAGACTCATCAAATATACCGTTCTTTGTTGCCAACACAGATCCATCTACATACAGATCGCCAAGTACTTCAACAGCTGTATTAAAGTCTTCATGCCCAAACGCAATTACAGATGCCCCAATAGTGGCGTAGTTAAGAGACTTACCGCCCAACACAAACTCATTAGGCCTAAAGTCCAATGACGCCGTATTCTCATCATTATTACCCGACGACCCAGTTATCACTTGGAAACTTCTGCTACATCTATGTACAGCGTCACCACCGTGTAAGAATAGATCGCCACCGCCACCGCCAGCATCTATATGAAATTCACTATTTATCTCAGTGCCTTCTTTTACACCAGATCTAAGGTATGCATTTTTGGATAGCGTAACTATGTTGGAATCCTTAGCCGCGATTAAAACACCACGGCTTTGTACCTGCTCCCCAACATTACTCCAGTCTGGTTTAGTATCATTTGTGGATTGTGATTCTATTAGAACACCACGCTCAACAGCCACAGCCATTAGATTGCCTTGGGCTTTTATGCGTACATCACCAGTGCTGGCAGATAGATCCATAGAGCTACCAGCCTTTAGCACAATATCATTTGGTGCCCAAATATGCCCAGATCTACCAGGCTGCATAATCACATCCAACCTAGCTGCCAGGATTATATTTCCATTCTCCATACGTATCTGTGAGCCAAAAGCATCCTCGATAAGAATGCTGCCATTATCCGACATCTTTATACAAGAGCGCCCACAGTAATATTTAACTTCTTGTTGTCTGTGATCTACTTTGATAGAACTGTGTTTTGGCATAGGCATCCAAAACGACGTAGGATCAAACTTCTTCTCTGGCTCATACCGAGCTTTATCCAACTTAAGCGTATGCATGTTGGAATATTCACTGGGTATAAACCAATCTCTCGTATGTCGTATAAACGGCATGTTTCTATACACGCTATACATAGCTGCGTGCATTTCCCAAGCCAACATAGCTGTTGAGCCTGGTTCATTAATTTCATATTCAGTTACGTCGTGTGTATCGCCAGATCCAAAAGTTCCAGCTGCTTTGTAATTTTGGTCATTATCCCCTGTTGGGTCATCAGGCAGCTTACGCTCAACAGGCAACCGTATACCCACTGACTTTTCAAGTACTATTTCTTTAGCAGCCCTTACAAAATATCCACCCCTGGAATCATACCCAACATCCAACACGCCAGGTTGTTTAGCTGCTCCATATGTATTTACTGCGCCTGTAATAGTGTCGTCATTGACTAAACCAACAAACGTTCTATTTAGATTACCCAGATAGCCCTTAAACTCTTTTACTCTCCACAGACCATCCTGATCATCACGTACTGGCTCTCTAGCCGCTTTATCCGTATCCGTCGAGTTGCTAAATGTCTCTTTAGTAAAATCAGAAGACGACCTAACAACACCCCTCGTCTCCCACGGATAACAGCTCCACTTATACGTTTCGTTATATTCTCCCTCATCATCCACATATCTATCTTCCCTACCAGCCGTATCTATTTCCATGTTGTAGCCGGTAAGTCTTAATAAATTATCTGCCCAAAAAGCCTCCACGCCACAAAAATGACTGGCTCTAAGCCACGCCATCATTTTGCCTATACCATAAGAAACACCAAGCTCATTAATAACTCCATGATCACCAGGCAACTCATCACATGGTCTACCGTGTGTAAAAGCAGGTAATACATTCTTACCCCCTTTACTCTCAGTCATCATTTGGTGAACACGGTCAAAGAAATAGCCAGAATTACACCCAGGCACAATCCAATCAGGTTGTAGATTGAATTTAGGAGAGTGTGCTACTTCAGGAATACCATTAATAACAAAACAGAAATGGCTATTAGCAGGCTGATAGCACAACACTTTACTGTGTATAGGATAAGCAGCACCTATATTACGTGCACCAATAATCCCATTTCCTATATTCGAAATAGGAATACCCTGCATAACTCCTTTAAGTGTTCCACCCACATGCACAACACCTAAATGAGCAACATTATCTATCACTTCACCTATAAATAAAGAACCAGACGGTAATCCAATAACAGGATTTTGAACTCTATCTGCTGCTTCTGCTTTTACTAATTCTGGTATTCTGCCTAGCATGTTGTCTCCACAAAAAATGGGTGGCATAACTTTACGCTATACCACCCACCGATCGCAAGGTGTTGAGCAAGTTTATTTTACGAACCTGTAGTGTTTCCACCATAGCTCGCCGAAGCGAAGATAAATGCCATGTTGTTACTGACAAGATAATCAGCAACACTCATAGACACACTGGCAGATACCAAAACAGGTTGCGAAAAAGAGATAGACCCACCTTGCTTTTGGCACAGGCCTGTTTGGCCTTTACCTTCAATACTAACCGTAATGTTCTTACCAGTTTCGGCAGAACACACATCGCCGTATTGCTGGGTGAAATCTACCATACCACCCAAATCTGTAATAACATTGCTTATTGTCATCTGGCCCTGTGGACGAGCAGCCACATAAGCCTGATAATCAGCATTCTCCAAATCAAACAATCTGGATACTTGCTGGGCGTAGTTAAATCCAATTTGCTGGACCAACATAAACGTGTTATCACGTCCAGAGATAGCAATTTGGAAATTATCAGCGCTATAAGCTCTACGCACGCTTTGTGGTCTGCGTCCTAGAATATCATTAGCTGAACTTGGCATGTTTTATCCCCTTTTTAAACTTACGCCACAAGCGTTAGATCAATCACATTCAACGGATATGGGATCGTCAACGCTATGTTAATTACAACTTGATCAGGATTTACGCTGTGGGCGCGTAGTTCTGTAATCTCAGCTGAAATTAACTGTGGGCCTAAATTAGGCGTAACACCTTGTGATTTTAGATAATCGATCGATCCGAATATCTGACGTCTTAGCAGTACAAACAATCTTGGCTGAACATTAGCTCTACCAATATATGGCTTAAGCTGGTTGTAGAACGTATAGCTGATAGAGTCAACATTCTTCGTAACCATCAACTCGCGTGTATTAACATCTGTGCCCAGTGTGCTGAGCTCGTGACGCGAGTAGATAACACCAGTCGTCGGCTCTTGAGCAAGAATCCACACACCAGACTCTGCCATCGTATTCAGCTGATCAGACGAGAAGTATTGAGTGGTGCGGCTTACTTCGCTGAATCCACCAATCTCTACATTCGTCAAACCTTGCTGTGGTACAACGCCAGAAACCAAACCAGCCAACGCAGCACAGGCAAAGTAACCTGGGATCTGGATACCAGCGCCGTCTTCAATAACATCTGGCCACACATAGAAAACTCTTCGGCTGGCAAAGCTGGCAGCCTTGGTTCCATATAGAGCAGCCTCTTCGTCCTTAGTAAGGCTACGTTGGATAGAGAACTTACGAGCTACGTTAATAGCCGCTGATGGACCAGATAGCAGCTTAAGGCGTTGATTAGATACAACACTATCAACAACATACTCATCATACGACGAGTTACCAAAGCCATCGCCAGCGTAGTTGATTCTAAATATGTCACCAGCACGTACGCCTAGGTCATTAAAGCCACCACCAAATGGAGGCGTCCAGTCTACTAGTGTGTACTGCGTGCCAGAAGCATCTGGGTCATCAGTTACCGTGGCTACCAGATCATCTTCCGTATACTCTGTCGTACCGCCCAGTGGGTATACCTCACCAAGATCCAACAGAGGATCAACCGAGCTCGACAGACCATTCAGGAACGTAATACGCCACTTATTAACTTCTGGAGCTGACATATTAGCTACGTGGCCAGCTACAGTATTCTGAATAGTTGCATCGCGCGTAAGAGGCACAATCGTATATACATCATCTCTTAGACTCGCTTTATCCAAAGCTGTGCTATAACCAGCATTGTCATTAGTAGGCACAGCCATAAACAACACTTCTGCACCAGCAGAATTACGCAGGGCATACCACACACCAAGCGCCAGTGGGTTATCCGTGGTTACTGGACCTAGGGTGCTTTCAACGTCATCTATATTAGTAAGGCTGTGGATCGACGTAGCGTACGTCTGTAGCAAGCTTCTATACGTAACGTATACGATGCTCCACAGACCGCCTGAATCAGCACCAAGAGTAAGGACGCGCTTGTTGCCGCTGTTATCAAGGAATTCACTGTCATAAACAGTTACACCAGACTTCAGCGTAATCTGCGTAGTACCCTGGTCCCAATTAGTATTAGGCGGATTAGTAACTCTGTCGGACGGCAGGCTGATTGTCTTCTTAACGTATAGCTCCAGATTCAAATCTGCGCCGAAGAACGCCGAAGACGAATTCAAATTCTGCCCAACAGCCTGTAGCTCAGCAGGGAGGTTGTCAGCCAGGACCAAAGTTCTATACGCTTGCTCAGTCTTACCCGTGCAGGCAATATACCACTTTTCACCTTTAATGAGCTTAAGAGTTCCACCCGGCTCGTTGAAGTTGACAGTCACTCCCTTACTACCTATAGCTACGTCAGATAGCTCAGTAACTATATGTGGGCCGCTGATATCAATACCGTTCGTAGTGGAAATCGAAATTTCTGCAGACGTCGACGTACCGCCTTTTGTCACCTCAACAATATATGTAGTGTTGCTGTTACTAACAAAGCTACCACCGGCTGTAACCGTTGGCACAACGTAGTGAGTACGACAAGTTAGAACAAACTTGTCTCCCACATTCCACTCGCCGCTACCGCTCCAGTTAAACGTTGTACCGCGTGTGCCAATTGTTTGACCGCTGGCTGTCAGAGCTACATCTACGGCGTCATCAGTACCGCTAGCGCTCGTCACTTTCGCTAAGCCGCCCACGCCGCTAACAGAAGCTGTAGTCACTTCAATAGTGTACGTCTCTGTTACGTGGCCAGACGCCAAACCGTTGTATGTGCTGGCTGTCGTAGCACCAATAGCGTTTGACCCTATCGAACGTGAACCGCCGCCTGTACCAGTATTGGATACGGCAGGGTTACCGCCTGATACGCCACCACTGTTATCTACGTCAGAGGCTGGCGACGTATCAATCGACGTAGACGATAGATCAGGAACAAGGTCTACGATACGCGACCACAGGTGATACGTAGTGCCGTCTACGTTAGCGTACACGTGGGCAATATCACCCACCTTTACATCGCGGTCATAAAAACCAGCGCTGCGGTCATAGCCATTGGCTGTTTTGAACACAACGCTGTTGGCGCGAATACGGTTGGGCTTGTAGTGGACAGCAGAAATATCATCTGCGCCACCAGACGCATTGCTGTAATACTTAAGCAACGCATCTTTAACAGTAACACTGGTAAAGGTTTGGTCTACGACTCCACCAGCTGGACGGCCTGGCCAGTTGTAGGCAGCATCGCTAAGTGGGTTATACTGCCCAAGCTTACTTTGCGTTACAACATTGAAGTGTGGACCAACGACAAAAGCCCGCAGCGGATTAGCCACCGCAGCAGGTGTCGCAGCAAATTCTTGATGTACTTTAACTTGTGGGACAGTATATGCCATGACAAATCCTCATTTATATTTTAGTGCCAAAAGCAAACCGCTTTAAGAACGGCCCTTCCGACTCTACTAACCACGCTTCTGCATAGCGGTAGGCCAAGGTTATTGGAACGCCGAAATAGCCCGACGCTTCTTCCACCGAGAATATCTCGCCAATCGTAGTCAAGTTGAACTTTGAAAACCCAAGCTCCTGACGTATTGCCTGACCAAATTGTACAAGTTTTGTAGCTATCTCTCCCGCGAGTATCTCGGCCTCTCCCGGTATCATGGATAAAGCAAATATCGTATGACTGCCTGCACAACTTAATTGCATCTCCGTTTGGCCAGTCAAAGGTAACGTATCGTCGTCAAGATCCGTCACTGTGGCAGCTCCATCACCAATAGCTACAGATTCATAGTTCAGTGCGTTTCGTTTAACAAGTATGGCAGGCCGTTTCTCACCGGTTTGTATTTTCCATTGCCACACATGTTGCAACAAAATTTTACTTAGCTTGACGTCATTATTCCAAATATAGCCTTTTAATTGTGGATGCTGCACACTATCTGGATTGCTAAAATGAAACTGCAATATACCCATTACTGCGCCTGTTAGACCTAAAGCTTGCTTGTCTACAGAGCACAAAGTACTTAGCTGGTCATCTACGTCGAATGGTCCATCCACGATTTATCTCCGTGTCTTTACTAAGCATCTTATTGATGTCTTCTAGTGTAGGCGCAGGAAAATTAACCAAGCTTAAAGAAGGTATTAGCTTCTTTTTTTTAGGCGTCAGAGATTTCTTTGGTGCGCTTTCTTCTAGCACAGTTCGTCCTTTGTCACTTCTATAAACGCTGGAGCTACTTCGGTCGCTTCTACAGCTACAGACTCGTATGCCAGCAACCTACCAGTGATACGCACGGGACGGTTATTGTCTACTTCATTTAGATCAGTTGTAAACATCTTTAGATCAGTTATTTCCAGCTGCGTCTCTACGCCATCTGGAGCTACGATAATAACACTATAGATTTCTGGGCTGGTCTGGTCCATTGTAATTTCCTTAACTGCTAGACGACTCGTCCGTAAGAGGCACGTTATAAACAGAGTTATCCGGCTCTATGAGCTTTAGCTCTACCATCCATACAAGGGGTTTTCCTCTAACAGATGCCATCTCTTTCTTACCTTGTATAAACCACCGTTCGCCTGTCTCTGGAGCTACCCACACATCTCGTGATGTTAGATATGGGCAAGCTACGCCTTTCGCGTATATAGATCTGTCTGCAATAGTTCCTCTAGGCTCAACGACAGTTTCTTTATGCTCACGTGGGGCTAGCTCAAGTAACAAAGGCATCGCCGGATAATAACCACCGACAAAACCAGTACCGTAACACACAGTACAGTTACTGTTTGTCGGCTCGCCAGTACCAAAATCTATGCAGTTAGTACACTCCGTTCCCCACGTTTTTCTGATCAGCAATTTTCCTTGGCTACCTACATATCTATTCAATAGCATGAACTCTCTACGTACTATTTCTTTAGCTAGCAAATAGTCGTGTCTATTTAAGCTTCCAGTGCCTTCGACGTATGAGCTGTAGTACATGTTGGTATCTACTACAAGCTTAACTCTATACACGCTGTGCTTTGTTTTAGAGTAGATACGCCGCGCTGAATCCACTAATAAGTTTCCAGCAGTAGGGCCAGCAACTTGAATGAATGTAGCTGTGGGACTTTCAGCCCACTCTAAATAGAATTGAGGCGTAGTATTAAACTTCATGTAACGACGATCAATTTTCCAGGATACTACAGAACCTCCCAATATGTCTACGTCAACAAGAACACGTTCAAACACACGATCGTGTTCATTAACACCTATTGGTTGTTTTGTAAGCCCGCCTGATGCCATTGTTAAAGCCCTGGTTTTTGAACTTCCATTGTGTTAGTAGCAAGCTCTTTACTTTCCTGCCGCTGCTTTCGCTTTAACATAAAGCGTCTGTATTTTTCAGCGGCAGCTTGCTCTGGTGTCATTAGATCAGCTTTCTTCTCTTCGTGCGTAGCTATATAGCGACCATAATCAAACGGGTTCATTTACCACATCCTCCATCTATATGCGGATCTGCCAACAGACTTGAATCCGGCTTTCATATTCATACCGATTCTAGTTTGTTGCGCCCATAGTCTATACTGCTCTTCCAATCTGATACCAATTTCAGCGTACTCTCTTGCTTTCTCTTGATCAGCAATAGTAACGCCACCACTAGAGTATTGTAGCGCGTTACGTCTGTATCTAAAAGCTATCATCTGCAGAAGAATACCAACTGTACCATTTATCCAATTAGCTCTATACGGAAAATTGTTATACGCATATGCGCCAACAGGCGGTGGCATTTCATTGTACATATCAACAGCTTTTCGCATAGCGTGTACTATCTCATTGTCAGTAAACTCTAGTTCATCCAACAAGTAGTTGGCCCCTGGGCATACGTCCATGAGCTCCATTCTTACTTCTGGCACTGTCAACGTAGCGTTCGAGTCCAGTGCGCTGAAGTTGTTTGGCATTATTTCCAAATATACTAGCTGCTGGAATACTAACTTATCACCTCTGAATATACCGATAGATCCTGTAAACATCCCAGAGTTGGTTGTTTCTGCTGTAGTGAACTTTATTTCTACCGTGCCCTCAGTGCCGTCTATGATAGTGCAGTCAATTGTGAATATGTTCTGTGACCCTAGCGTATTAGCAACTGCAAATTTAACTGATACTGTGTTGTCTGCTGACGATGAAGACCCAAGCCCATCAACATCTGCACCTATTGAAGTTATGTCTATAGCTTCATTATCGTCATTTTTTATCTGATACTGGTACAGCACTGTTTGGCCCTGTGACAACCGTACAACAGGCGTGCCAGCATTACACGATGTTCTGTAGTATTGGCTATTGTCGAAAGGCATACGATTCTCCAATAAAAAAGGGGCGGCGGTATCAATATACCAACCGCCCCTCCCCCGGAACGAATAGCCCTTAGCTTACACGTAAGCAGACGACGATTCATCATACGTCTGGCCACACGTGGCATCCGGCGAATCAATGACTGCCAGATAGCCGTTGTCTACCAGCGCGTTAAAAGTATTGATAGCGCGAATGCCACCAATACCAGGATACTTCGCTGTCAGATAAGCGTAAACATTACCTGGAATATCGTAGGTCTCATTCTTATCGAGCGTGACACCAAACAACGCCAGAGTAAATTCGCTGTCCGACGCATTAGCGATGCGCGTAACATTACAGGCAGCAGCTGCCATATTAAATCCCCTTTATGACGAGTGCCTTTCGGCGATAATTACTTTTGAACCACTACCTAACCCAGTGTACACCGCAGCTTTATACCGACCGGCTGGTAGATCAGTAAACATATATGCTATGGACTTATTGTCCACCTTATACGACGCTCCAGTTACAACCGGCCCTTCTAACTTCAGCAATGCCCAAGTCGAAGCTTGTGGGTAGCTTAGCGTACTATCAGGATCGCTAGGGGAATTAAGACTATTGCTGGAGCTAGAGTCGGTAAAAGAATTTAATTCCCCACCTAGCGTAACTTCCAGCCACAATGCAATCTTTGCGTCACCAGCGAGTGTTCCAGACTGTAATATTGCCACAATCAAAAGATCTTGGCCTCTTCCAATCTCAGTTTCACTTTCACCGATACCAATAGTGGTGTCGAGAATAGCACCGTCGGCAACGCTACTGGCGTCAGTAATATTGCTGGTTTGTACATGAAGACCGCGTAGGCCGCTCATGTATCCCCAGTTATTAGGTGACTGCTTGCCATAACCCTTAACGATATTAGACATTACTGATTACTCATTGTTCCAATAAACTCAGCGGCAGCGAGAGCATCTGCATCCAGATTTAGTGTGCCAGCCAGCTTTACAATCTCATTAACGTTGCTAGCTTGGCTAGTACGCGTATTACCCAACGCAGCAGCGGCTACTTTATGAATACTCTTGGTAGCTTCATCCTTAGCTTGAGCTTGCTTCAAGACAGCTGCATTCTCAAGCGCGCTCCGCACATCTTCCTCAGAGCTAAACGTAATGCCATGCGCAGCGCACTTGTTAAGAAACGCAGGAACATATATATCCGCAAACAATTTATCTTGCGCTTGCTTAGCCAGAACCTGCAGATCGTTCGTTTCCATTTTATAGCTCCATAAACCACAGCGGTATTTATTACACCGCTGTGGTTTATATATTCAGTAAGTTAGATAAAGTTAGCCTTGCAGACCGCAGCGAGATTCGCGATCGCAGCGCCAACCGACTCCCAAGCGAAGAACTTGAGCATGAACGCCTTACGCTCGATGTACATCGTCACATCGGTGAGCGTGCAGAACTTGCCGAAGAACTTAGGCTCAGCAAACATATACATCGTGTTATCAGGCACCAGGCGACGCTTGATGGTGATAATCCAACGCATGTTCATCATGTTACGCTCGGTAAAGCCATCTCGCAGAATGTCTTCTGAAAGATCGCCACCGACCTCATCGCGGCCCCACTTCTCGATATCCTTAGCCGTAACAGCATTAATCAAGCAGGTAGCCGCCTCAAGGCTCGACGGCGTCGATGGAAGGATCTTACGAGCTTCGGCGATCGACGCACGCGAGATACCACCGGCAATACTCTTATTCTGAACTGTACCAGTCTCACTGACCGTCGAGTTCGCCGCGCCAAGCAGAGTATTGATCGTGGCAATAAACTTGCCATCCTCTTCTGCCTGAATATCCTTAATGGCATTATCGCTAGTTACCTGGCGAATGTCCATCTGATACGTACGCAGCTTATCAACGTCCTGCACGAACGCTGGCGACATAATACGATCGAAAGCAATCGAGTAGCGCGGACCTTCGATGATCTTCGCTGTCGGTGCAGTACCAAAACCGATGGATACCGCAGCCGGGATGTTGTTTTCCTTATCGAGGATGATTATCGGCAAATCATGATCGATAGCACGGGTCAGATCGCTGTTCTCAACCTGAATAGGAGGAAGAATCGAGCGAAGAAATCCGCGCTCGCGTAGACGCATACGCGTATACTCGGTAAGTGCGTCAGCAGCGTTTTTTTGCAGAACAGGATTGCCGCTTTCGATTTGCGACCAAAACTGCTCATTCGCTACTTTATCCATTGGGTTTTGTGTCAGCATTATTTTACCCTTTTGTTTAAGTTACTTAGTTAATTAGTGAACCTGGATCTTACTCGGCAAAAACCAAGTAACAAATCTAATAAGCTTCTGGCCGTGTTCACCTTCAAACGAACCGTTCGCCTGCTCACCCTTTTCAGAGATAATACCGACGATAGTATCCGTAGCTAGCGCGCCAGTTTTAATCACGCCGGTACCGCTCGAACCCGAGCCATCATCCGATGTCAGATACGATCCGCAATCGTAGGTACCGTTAGCGTCAAACTCAGTCGATTCAAGCTCAAACGTACCAATCGCAAGCAGCGCGTTCAATACGCCACCAGAGATGTTACCCAGGTTTGGGTTAACGTCTGGGTCATTCTCGTTGGCAAACGCAAACGCAGGAATGCGGCAACGCGATGTGCTGTTGGCGTTGTTTACGCCGAGCTTATAGGTGTTGCTGTCAATATGAACTACGCGACCGCGATAAACGCGATTGCTTAGACCACTAGCAATAGGCAGAGCTTTCTCAAGAGGCAGGTCAAGACCAAGCGCCCAGCCCTTACGAGCATTCAGCGTGTGGTCATACACTTGGCCATAGTCTGTACGTGTTCCTGGCATTTTATTTCCTCACTTAGTTTACACTGTTAAGTTTATTGTAGAAAGCGGTATCAGCTGCACTCGTATCGCTACGTTGGCTGCTGGCTTCCTTAGTAGCCGCCCGACCAAGACGAGGACGCGTGGCTAGTTGGTTAGAAAGCGAACTTACAAGCAACTGAAGATCAGCTACCGAAGCAAGCTTTTTCAGACTAGCGCCTTTGTCACTCGCATCACAATGACCATTCTTTTGTAGTGTTTCAAAAAGCATCTCCGCGCTGGCTTCGGCCGCAGCGGCCTCTTTGGCAATAGCTTCACCAAGTTTACCAGCTTTAGCGATGCAATCTGTGGCTTCGCGTAAAACATCATCTGGAATAACGACGTTCATATATCACCCTTTACATGGTTGGAGGAGCATCCGCGCCCGCGCCAGCCGGTAGTCCAGCGGGCATACCTGCGTCAGCTGGCATCGCAGGAGCACCGCCACCAGCGGCATCTGCGCCGCTAGGCATACCACCACCGCCGCCTTGCAGCAGCGGCAACAGTTGTTTCAGCAATTCCATAAGCTGCGCTTCATCAAGGCCACCCAAACTTACACCGGCGTTCTCATCGTCCTGTGTCGGCATACCGCCGCTTGGCTTGCCTTCATCGCCGTCGCCATCACCACCAGCTAACTTATCTGCGCTATCCTCAGTCTTTTCCGACGGCTTATCGTCGGGCATCTGTGGCATGTCTTCAGCTTTCTTACGGGTATTTTTAATTACCTCGCTGGCGATAGCTTTGGCAAGTTTGCTAATGCTGGTCTTTGGTTTAGCGGGAGCTGGCTTTGGAGCAGAAGCCTTTTTGGCTTCATCGGCTAGACCGGCATAAAAGCTGATAAGCCGGTCAGCATCGTCTGACGCTTCTTTAACGACTTGGAAAACTACACTGTTAATAGCGTCAACATTTGGCTGGCTATTGGCTTGAGAAATTACAGCTTCAGCCGCAGCTTTACCCATTTCTACATCCTTATTCGTGTCAGGAGTAGTCACAGGTTGAGGCGCAGGAGTAGGAGCTGCAGCCGCTTTAGCAGGAGTTGGCTGTTCAGCTTTGATAGTCAAAGCAGCAAGCTTAGTAAGTACCATGTTTGCCGACTTAACTACTTCGCTAGCCGCGCGAGCACGCGAATACTTTTCACCGAAAGCAGCACTAGCAGGATGCGACGTGTCGTCATCCTCCGGCTTGTCTTTAACCGAAGAAGTTTCAACCGACGGATCTTCACCAACAGCCGAAGCTGTTGTAAGAGGATTCACCGATTTGTTTTCCATATTCTCCGGCTTAGCGTTATCAGTGGAATTAGGACCAATCTGCGATTTCACATCCGACGTATTTTCAGCCGAACGCGCGCCTTCCGAAGCTGGCTGGGTACCGTCATCAACACTCTTAGATGGATGCGTTGTATCCGACGATCCCATATCATCTTCCGCACGCTTAGCGCTCGCTTGCTTAAGCAGTGCGTTAAGGCTTTCTAGTACAGTTTTAGCTCTTGTCTGACTCATTAGTAAACTCCAATTCACTGTGGTTCAGTGTTTGTAACGTAAAATTTACGCCAATGCTCGAAGCGATGTCAAATTTTGCACGAATTCACTACGGCTATTATTTGTTCGACTAGCACTTGTAGCGAAGGAAACAAGATACGCGGCATACTCTGCCGCTACACTATCAGCCTTATACTCGTCGAGTGCTGAGGCTGATTTCACTACTTGTTGAACTGGAGCAGGCGTAACTATAGCCTTACCTAGATCAACTCTATACAGACTACATCGTGCCGCTAACGAATCGATCGCGCTGGCCAGCTTAGGTGTTGGGATATCTTTGGATTTCCCATCGTAGCTACCATTGTTCATAACCTTACTGTCTTTGTTCTTTAGATACGCAACTATTTTTTTACGTATTGCAGATGTCTTTACATCTGCCTTTTTACCTAGACCAGCGATCTCTACAAAGTCACCAAGCGATAAACAGATACCAGCTTTATGTAACCGATCAAACAGACTATCTTTGTCATCACAGGCTTTTAACATTTCAAGTTCGTTATCTGTGGCGTCTAATCCGTGTAGCGCGCTACAGTAGCCAGCCAGGTCTAGAGCTTTACTAATCTTTTCCATAACTGGCGCTTTTAGATATACCACACTAGATATAGGCGTCGGGTATAGTGCAGCGCTTATAGCAAATGTTTCGGCTAGCTCAGCACCACTAATAACTTTACCAGCAGACGCAGCTTTATCCAATCGTCTGATAGTGTACGCTACTCTATCAGCAGGACGCCACACCTTAGATATGTCAAAGAAGTCTGGATCTGGGTTAGCTACATAAACCTGACGCCCGTCATCCAGGATACTACCTAGCATATCACTGGCATGTTTGCAGTAATCTTTTCTGGTCTTAGCTTTGTTGTCACAGATAGAGCATATATCATGACTAACCAAGCAAGACATAGATACTGGAAAACTTCCATTCTTTTCCAGTTCGGCTAAGTCCTTAGCGCACTTGTTGTTATCTAGTGCAACAATCAGCTCTACGCGACCCATTGGCCCGTTGTGGGCCGATGCCACTACTCTGCCTAAAGCTTTAGATTTATCTTTATTTTCATGATTGTGAAAATAGCCAGCCTTTAGAAACGTATTGTGCCGCGTTTGATTTACATTGCGGCTGAAGTAATCGCCGTTTCTATTAGCACCAGTAGTTTCACCGTCGCCCAAAGCCAGCAGGTGAATTAAAGTTTCTTTGTCGTCTGAAGCGTACTTGCTGAAATCAAATAAATGTGAGGCAGCCCGCTTAACTAGCCAAGATGAGTCTACGCCACGACGATGCATAGGCACGAGAGCAGCTTCTGCTTCGTTAAAGCCGAAAGACCCAGATAGAATACTCTTAAACATTACACACCTTAGCTGTTATTACTGATCCTGCCCTAGTCCATGTTCCAAAATACTACTGATGTACGGCCATACATGTGGACCAACAGTCGTTAGTGCCGCGCCGGTTGCAGCCGCTGGACCAATCCACTTCAACTTTGGAGCGCCAAATCTAGGCGGTGACATATGCGCATCCAGCGCCCTATCTATCATACCATTCCAGTTTACTTCTATTGGTGGTATTGGTTCGCCGACTGGAATCACACGACGTTGTGTTTTTGGTAACAGCGTTTCTGGTAACATGTCAACCATATGCTTGTGGGGGTTTACGTCAGCTTCACGCAACGTATTGTCTAAAATTTTACGAATACCGGCGGTCGGCGTACTAAATCCATCGCCCATTAGGCCAAGGCGGCTAAACCAATTAGCTCCCGGCGGTGCATTAACCTTTACTGGGGGGGTTTTGCCGCCAAGAAACCGACGAGCTATACGCGATGTATTGTCTAAAATCTTACGCATACCGGTGATCGGTGCGCTCAACTCATCGCCCATCAGGCCGTGGCGTCTGAACCAATTAGCTTCTGGCAGCGCTTTGCCGTCTATTGTGGTTGTACCGCCACGAAACCAGCGCGCGATAGAATCGTCGACGACATTATTTGCTAGGACGGGAGTATTAGCTCTTAACTTGGTCCGTAACGCGCCGAGTTGTTCATCTACCTTAGACAATTGGTTTGCAGCATTTTCGTTACCTGCATTCATTAAGGCACTTAGCCTCGAACGGGTAGTTGTCAAGTTTTCCAATGAATTTAGATCAGCTTTATGCTGAGCTAAACTAGTATATATTGCATTTGGATTTTTATGGAATTCAGCTGCAAGTTCTTGTAGTTTAGGTATACGACCCGCCGTCATGTTATGCATACCTTGCGCGGCATATCCCAACCCAGCGCCAGACAAGCCACCAACTGCACCTTGACCTAGCATGTCCTGTACGTAGTCTGGATTAGCAGCAGTAATAGCGTGCTGTATGTCATTTGGATCAACGTTGGCGTTAGGAGGAGCTATATCACCTTTATACTTGCGATACAAATTAGACCCGGCATAGCCACCAATACCACCTAGCGCGCTACCAAGTAAAGCATCTGCTAATGGACTAGCCCCACCAGTTAACAATGACGCCGCACCCATACCCGCGCCACCAGCCAGCGATGAAATAAGAGCAGCCTTGGCATCCGGCGATAGTTGGTTATACGCTGCAAGCAATCTAGCTTTTAGATCGCTGGCACCAGACATCATGCTATTTCCAACGTTACTAGCGCCAGATGCTAATTGATCTTTAAGTCCAGCTATAGTGGACATAAAGTCGGCTTTCTTAGTTAAAGCCAGTTTAGCTAATTCTTTTGCTAGTGGTTTGGTATCCACGTTTATTCTCCGGGCTGATCGAGCTTCTTAATCTTAGTTTCTGTATCAATTAACTGTCCAGCTTCAAACGGATCTATATGACCTAGCTCAAGTTGGCGTCGTAATACAGCTCGCATAAGTTCTGGTCGGTCATTGAGTCGTGGAGATAGGCTAGACAGTGAATTAAACACAGTAATAACATCACCAGGCTTATGCTTTGAAATAACAGGGTCGCTAGCTATCCACGAATTCAGCGACGATTTCATATTGATTGCGCGTATGCGCTTATCATAATCCGTGGCTTTGGAAAAATCCGAGTTAGTAAACTCGTCTTCGTCGTTATCGCTAGCGTTTGGATTTAGAAGCCCACCTAACTCCTTATACATAGGCATCTTAGGTAATACCTTGTCTTCGATAAATCCTGCAGCTTTTGTTATTGCATCAATATCAGCCTGGATACTATCAGCCTTATGTTTATTAGCTGCGTATACAGCGGCTTCATCCATAGCTTTCTTAATAAGAACGTATGGCTTAGCACTAACATCAAACGCTACAGATACCTTTGCACTGGCTCTCTTTACGTTGTTACTTATACCAGCAGCCACCATATCAAGTACTGGCTTAATGGCATCACCGTACGTAGCAACAGCGTTTGCTTCTACAACATCAAATGGAATTGCATTAAACCCGGCAAAATACTCTGTAGCCGATTTAACAAAATCCACAATTCTAGATTTAGCAGCCAGCGTATCTATATCTGCGCGTGCTTTAGCCTCTTTTAACGAACGCCGCTCGGTGTAAGCAGCTTCTAGTATCTTAGCTGGATCTAGCTTTACAAGTTTGGGCGGGATAAGAAACGCAGCTTTTGCCATAGGCTCAGCTATGTTATCCGTATCAAATGTTTGTGGAGTCTCAAACCCGACAGACTTAGTGGCCGTAGCGGCTTTTGTCACTTTTGGCCAAATAGTATCAATGGCTTTTTGCGCATCAGCTAATGGAAAAGAACTACCTTTCTCCATAGGATCTGCCGTTTGAAAATGCGATAGTACCTTGCTGGTGTTATATACTTCAGCCAAACGTCTAACAAACTCAGGCGACAAATTATTACTTACGGCAGCTTTGCATAGAGCGTCCGTAGGATCTGCGCCATTGTTTGTAGCCTCTATAACGCCTGTTACAGCGTTGACTACTTTAGCTTCATTAGTATTAGCCACGCGTCACCTACTTTATTAGTTTAAAATCCGCGAACGGAGTTATTGAACGCCTGCATCGCGGCCATGTTTTGCAGCCACGTTTGTACCGTTTTCTTAAGATATTCGTTATTAGCGGCACCTGGCGAATTCACGTAATGCATAAGCGACGACATTAATTGCGGGTTCTGCATCAATGAATCAGACGGTAGTGCTTGCAACATTTGCGCAAACTGATTGGCAGCTTGTTCAGCGCCAAGGTTTTGTTGGTTTTTACTGAAATCGTTGTACTGGTCGTAGCCCCATTTTCCACCAGCCAAAGCACCAGCTCCGGCTAAAGCAGATAGTCCGTGTCTTACGTATGGATTACCGCTTGCTTGCCCGGCAAATTGCCCTATCCGATTACCTACGCTTGGTGCGTTTCTAATTACACTACCAGTCATTGCATTTGTTGCGCCACGTAACTTTGAACCAATCTGACCCACGCCTTCTACCACACGACCAAATATATTGCCCAAAGGTGCTGCTCTTTTTGCCATGTTTATGCCAGCACTAAAAAGACTAGCCTTTTTAACGAGAGCATTACACAAAGCTTTATCTTCTGGGCTACCGTCATGAAGCTCATTCATAACGCCAAGCGCAACCTTGGCCAACTCAGCCTCTTTGGTAAATCTAGTCTTTAGTTCCGCTAGAGTATCAGACGCCGATTTAACGTTGGGCTTCTTAATCTTAGACAGCGCAAGTTTAACCAGGTCTTCAGTAGACAAGCCACTAAGCCGTTCAGTGGCACTCGCAAACTTAATAAGTTCGTCATTTACGCAATTTTGGCCAAACTTAGCCACGCACGTATCAATAAATCCCCGCACAAATGGCGAGTAATTATTATTCACTTGATTTTCGGATTTCACCGTGCTCATTAGTTTCTCGCTTTTGGGCATTTTGTAGCCGTTGTAGTAATTCTGGCGCATGTGCTAGTGCCGTAGTCACCTCAACTGACGACACTCCAGTATTATCAATCGGAGCAAGACAAAATTGTATCGAACTGAGTATCGAAGCTACAAATTGTTTAACGTCTGCATTTTCACCACTACCACCACTTGGCATGGATTTCTGAACTTCAAACTCAGTTCGCTTCGTCTCAAGATACTCTTCTATTACTTCATGAGCGTTGAATTGGTTGATATCCCTAACGTTCAACGCCTTAATAGCCTGTCGCCGTATCTGTGATGTGAAGATATCATCCAGCTTGTTTATGTCAGACTTTTCTAGGGCACCATCATTCCATAGTGCCATTACTGCATTAGTACCACAAGATAGGGCTACTTGCTTCCAAAACGGATCAGGGTCTAAATCTCTATTACCACGGTCTCTTATTTTAGAACCTATGTACGTTTTGATAGCGCCTGGCTTGTCCAAATGCTGTCGTACGTCGAAGAAGCACAACTCATACGTAGTTATTACTGAAGTCGGTAAGCCAAGATAATTGGCTATTTCTTCGGTTTCCATTCCCGCTATTACTAATGCTTCTATGTGAAATCTTGGACCTCTATACTCGCGCGTGAATATGTCATACGCCCAGTATATATCTTGAAATGTTGTTTCCAGTCGTTCTTGCTCAGCTTCAGTTGTTTCACGCCAAGCTTCTATAAACCTGGTTAACTCAACAACCAACGCGTCTTTCTCTGTAATAAAGAACTTGATACCTGAGTCTACTAGTTTCACGGCACGAGAATACCGCCATTGCGGATCTAATAAAGACCGCAGTGACGGTATTCTTGATTGGATAGCCGCTTTTTCCATTTACACTCGGGCACCTAGATTCAGCTCAAGTCCATCCAGCGACGACCCAGAGCTAATTCTACGTTGCTTCAAGAATAGGATCAGATCACCCAGCGCGCTAGATACGTTCTTTAGCTGATCTTCTAATTCTGGCAAGTTCTCATTACCATATCGCTCTTTGAACTTATCTCCGAACCAGTAGTAGATACACATGATACGGTTTACACGGTCAAGGCCAAGAATCAGATCGCCTAGATACTTACCAATTAAGTCATCGTTATCGATGGTCTTGATAAGCGAAGCGATGGCCGACGTATCGAAGACTTCTTTTTGACCAGTCTGTGCGGCCTGCATCATCTGTTCTTTTTCGGCTTTACCTAGATACGCTTCTGGATTAGCGTCCATCTGAGGTGACTGCATAAGTGCGTTCATCTCATATTGTTCTGGTACGCCAGCATACGAATCAAACCCCATACCAGGCTCTGGAATAGGAGGAGCGTAGTCAGCACTAAGTTTCATCAGATACTCAGCCGACTTACCAGGAGCAATATCTACAAGACTATCAGCATCTTTTGCCGAAGCTCCAGACTTCTTTATCGCAGCTAGAACAACGCGCTGCCGACTAAATGGACCTGTACCGTTAACAAAGTAGCTGTTACTATAGTCACGGCTTACCTTCACAACACTCATACCAGACTTCATTAGCCCCATCTCAAAAGAGATGAGTGAACCTGGGTCTATAGACGACCACGTATTAACGTTGTCTTTATTTGCAGACTTAGCGAGCTTTATGACCTTAGCCGAATTAGGCACAAACAGCGTATTACCCACACATTTGATAGCTATATCTCGGTCTACAATAACTATCTGAGTCACATTCCAGTTACCAACAGTTGGATATGAGCTATCACTACTTTCTGGTAGCGGACTGGATACGTGCATACCGTTTATACCACGTGTCCCTGTGTACTTGGTGTAATCGCTGGCTGGGTTTCTGGCAAAAGCTTTGCTATTGTCAGACTCAACCCATCCACGTCCTTCGTGGTTTTGCTCAAACGTGCGTAATGGGTTGGCTACACTAGGTTCAGCGGTCATGGGACAAACAATTACACGCGTAGTACCATCTTTATCCGTTAGCTTGTTTTCAACTTTGAACGCTACCGTAGCAGCCATTCTGTTAGTAGCGATCACGTAGTTGTTACCAGTTGTCATGGAAGTGACATCGTCAAGCTTGTCCATAGCTTCAAGATTTTCAGCTCTGTCACCTTCCATCGGCTTACACCACAATAGTGTAGGCCACTGATAGAAGAACTCGTTATCTTTGTCTAGGTTAACAACTAGTGCAGCTCTGGATACACCCTCGCCAATAGGATGCGGGGCTATAAACACCCACACATTGACAAATGTGTTCTTGTCCGTAAGCAGTTCATACTTACCACTGATAGTAGGATTTACCAGATTGTACGAACCACGTTTATAAATACCGTTATGCTCAGAGCGGTTATCGCGTACGATTATTTCACCGCGCATCAGTGCTTCACGGTCTTTATCGAAGATGGCATCCGCCGCAGCTTCCTTACCAAAGATTACTTTTACAGTATTGGTAGATCTGTCAATGGCTCTAGCTGCTTTAAAGACATTGAAATCTTTTTCAGCTGCGGTATTTGGATTAAACTTCTTTGAGTTATCTAACGCACGCTTAGTAATGAGCTTATCTAGCGAGTAGTAATTGGTTACGGCGGCATTGAACCGCTCATCCTTTTTCATAGCGTCCAGCATCATTACTACTGTGCCGCAGTTGGCTGTCTTCTCTAAGAATTCAGGCAACTGTAGCGCGCTACCGTTTCGTGTCGTAAATACTTTTGGTAGTTCACCAAGATCACTGGCCGATCGAACGTTGAACAACTCCAACCCAGGACGTCCAGCTCTACCCGTAATACCTCTAATGTCTGGTGACATGACACCTAGCTGTTGTTCAGTTCTAGGTTCTTTCTCGCCAAGCTTAAACGGTCTACGATTAAGTAGAAACGAAATCCAATTATCCGCCAGCGGAAGGAAAAGATCCTGTTCTTTCAAATACATGAAATTACATTTGAGCTCACCGTTCAAATAGAAGCACGGCACAAGTATCAGCTGCTCGCCAACTTTAAACCCAAATACACCAAGTGCGTGAGTTTGATCGTCGTTTGCGTCGACTATCTCAAACCCCAACATGTAATCCATTAATGACGGAGCTTTATCGCGCAACTGAGCGTGCGATAAATTTGCAAGTGTTAGTTCAAAATCACTATCTGGAGATTGTGCTATAGACGCCACAGGTTATTACCCCTTACATTATTTTGGTAGTTGATTGGTTTAACCCTTTTGCCGGATTAGTCATAGGCTTTATAGGCATACTGATCGGCTTAGTACCAGCCGGTTTATTACCAAGTCCTATACCACCCATTCCAGTTAAACCACGCATACCAACACCTTGCGTTGATTGCATTGGACCTATGCTGGGTATACCAGTGGCTAACGCCTGCTTATACAATTCAACGCCTAGGTTATATGCAAAATCATTCATGGCTTATGTTACCTTATAGTAGTGGCATCCGCCAAAAAGTTAATAGACACCTTTAGTTTCTAAATCTTTACCAAATGTAGTGCCTTCTGCCAGCGCGTGTCCAAAGTTAGGTCCGTGTATTTGTGAACTAGATCCACGTCGAGCAGCGTCCATAAATCCTTTGCCTACATAAAATCCTTGAAGGCGCTTGAACCAATCTTTGTCATATATGGTTGATTCAAGTGCTCTTGTCATGTACGGTTCAAATGGTGGTGGTTCTGTATGCGCAGTTATAGAATTTACACTGTGCTTATTAAGTGTCTTGGCAACACTAGGAGTTATACGCGTACCAATAGAGTAATGTAACACTGGCTGTTCTAAGAACTTACCTACAGACTTATCTGGCTTATCAGTAACACTACCGTGGCGCGGCTTCCATCGGCTAGCCAGGTCGTCATAGGAAATGATGTCGTCTGGTATTAGATTTTCTCCAGCGTCAAAGTCTGTCACTTTAACGTGGTTTAATAGACCGCGCGCCATAATCTCTATGTTACGACGGTTTACTTTTATACCACTGTTAGCCAACGTTTCTCTTAGTGTCTTCATAAAGTAACGTCGACCTTCGCCTACGTGCTTAAAGCGTACTACTTCAGCAGGATTAGCTATACCTGTAGATAAAGCGTCACCAGCCTCTACAGTATCACCGACCTTAACTTTTAATGTTGCCTCTGGTGGCACGTAATGCTTTTCACCGTCAACTAGTACATAGTTACCGCCCTGCGGCGCTGCCTCTACACTTTCCACTCTACCGTCTTGTGAAGCTAAAGTAGCAGCCCCAACGAAAGTACTTGGAACACTGACAAGCTGTTCTATAGCTCTAAACCCAGACAGCCCAGTCTCATGCGACGAACCTATAACGCCCGCGCCGTGCTTAGCGCTATTAGATACTATTAGACCATTGGCCAATACAAACAAATGGTCTTCATGATCTACTTCTATGTCCATCGTGTTAAGTTGGCCGACGTCATGTGCAAACCAAAATTTTAATGTGTAATCGGCGTGTTTCCCACTTTCATATACAACAACCCGCTGTTTATCTACATCGCCAACTGGCATTACAACGTGATCGTCTTCATTATTTGATACAAGGATTTTATGATCTTTGGTGGATACAACAGCAATCTCGTGGCCACTGTATTTAGCAAATACAGATTTAATACACGGACGAATCCCGTTGTTGTACTTGTTCAATACTCTAACTGGGAAAACGTTACCAAACTTGTTAGCTCCCAGCACTAACTCCTGTAACTCTATGTCTTTAAGTTTCTTTACAGACCCGTCAGCCATGCGAACTTCAGTATTCTCATCCAAGCATAACTGAGACTGGCTAAGTGGCTCACTTATAGCCTGCGCGGCAGATATACCTACGTTATCACCAATCGCACTACGACCTCTATCACGCATTCCTGCAGCTAGTCTAGGCACACCAATCCCACCAGCAGATATAGGAGAATGGATTAGTATCTCGTCGTTGTCTTTTCTCAACTCTTTAAGTATCGACGGTGTTATTGTCGTACCGGCTTTGAACTTGCCGTAATCTCTGGCTAGCGCAGCTCCAACACTATCGTCATCGTCTGTGTCTACTGGCAAACCAGTTCCAGCGCCTGGCTCTTCATCAGTTACTATCAGTCTGGCATTGGCGTTGGCCAAAAGTTTGCCTAGATAACCGGCATCGGCAGTCGAGTTTGAAACGATTAAACCGTTCTCCAACACGAATAGATGGTCCTCATTTGCCACTTCTATATCAAAAGTATCAACAGTGCCAACTGCTATTTTTTCAATGGCACGCGATGTTTTACGGTACGCTTTTGTATCACGTGTATTATCAAGTAGCTGCGCGACGCAAGCAGAAAAATTGTTCTTGTGTGGGTTTGCCCAGAATTTTGCACGGCTTAACGGCTGGATACTAAAAGATCTATCCCAGTGTACTGTTTTATTTGCGCGAGTAATACTACAAAGGATTTTATGATCCTCTGTGCAGATAAGCTCTAGTGTGTTATTTTCGTGTTCTAGCTTGAGCTTTCGTCCGTTTCTGAATTTAAACTTGTAGCACTCACGCGGCCCATTCGCGAATACTTTAGTAACCAGTGTTGGAAAAGTTTGACCGGCTTTATTTGCCCCTAGCACCCAGTCACCAGGTTGTATGGCTTCAATTGGCTTTACTGTAAAGTCCGCCATGCGTACTTTGGTACCTACTGAAACGCATCGCTTGGTGGATATGATGCCCTTTCGTGTTCCATAGCTCGTTGCAAAGTATTCAGCAGGAGATAGCCCCTCTGAATAGTTACTTAAAATAGGAATAGGTATAGGCTTATCGTTATGGTCGGCAACTAACAAATCAGCCGCTCTTAGAGTACTAAGGTTAGCCGCACTACCTCTAGCGCCAGATTTGATCGCCATAGCAAAGTTATTGCCTTCGTCGAGACTTTCTTTGTATGTAGCGTCGCGTAAAGGATCTATCTTACTCATCAGAAAACTGATTAGCTGTTGATTCCTGGTTTTCTCATCTAGCCGCTTGTCAGCAAACAACTTAGATACATGCTCTTTTATTTGCTGAATAATTGGTTCTTTAGCTTTTGCAGTTTCTAGGTCTTTCAGCGACAGCGATGTACCAGATGAAAACGCTACATCAGCGCCTACCTTAGAAAGATTATGTACTATCTCTTTATATTTGTCCGGATAACGCTGCTGCACTTCTCGTAGTACATTCATCATGGTCTTTTTGTCCATGACTCTATCGTAGTCCCGCATGTCTTCGGGAAGTGCTTCATTAACCATTAATTTGCCAAGAGTAGTTGTTAACATATTATTTCAATGATGTTACTTGCACGTTTTGCTTAATACCCATTTGCGCCGCAAGTCTATTAAAATCTTCTTCACCGGCCCTAGACACAGCGATGAAACCTTGATCGCTTTCCCACATTATAACAAGCAAATAGCCGTCGTTGTCGTAGACGGCTATTTGCTTTACTTTTTCAGTTTCTTCGACTGTGTGTAGCGCGCTACGCTCAAACACACATTTCATGACATCACTCTTTTTTAGTTATGGCCTTAGCATACTTCGCTGCTGCGCTGACAGTCATACCAGAACCTGGCATACCGGCTGGCATAGTTGTACCTTGCGCGCCAAACGGTTGAGTCATTTGGCTAGGAGATACACCAGGCGCTGGCGGTTGTCCGCCTGCCTGGCTTGGATCAGCTACGCCTAATTGCGTCGCAATACTCTGCAGCAATTGAAGTACCTTGTCTCCACCACCAGCAGCGGCTGCTCCACCGCCGCCACCACGTTTACTACCACCACCCCCAGCAGCTAAGAAACCATCAATCTTACCTATCAGCTGGTCCAGTTTAGAATTTAAAGCAGCTAGTGGATCTGGGCCAGCAGGCGCTGGTGCTGGTGCTGGTGGCATACCGCCACCCATAGACGGATCACCGCCAGGAGGCATACCACCCATAGATGGGTCACCGCCAGGCGGCATTGGAGCTCCACCCGGTGGCATGCCCGGAGGCATACCACCCATAGACGGATCACCGCCAGGAGGCGCACCACCTGGCGGCATTACGCCTGATGCGTCAGCTGGTACAAACGCTACTTTATGAGCTCTATCTAAATTAGCGTGTACCAAATCTGCCAATCTGTCATTAAACAGTTTCATAGTTTGTCCTACAGTCTTTATGGTCTTGGCGTAACAGTCTGCTTCGCCGCATCGCCACGGCCCATATACCCATTGTAGTCGGTCGTGTGTACCACTGTAACTTCAGCTGGCGCGCCTGGCAATCCACCTCTACGCATATCGGACGAGGTACTAGCTTTATCCACGCCGCCATTAGGATTACTGTCCTGATGCTGCACTGTACGACTGGCGAAATTTGGCAGCACATCTACTCTATCAGACATTGGATATCTCCTTTATCTATGATCATTCAAAGCTGGATCAAACGGAGCTCCAGCAGGGTTTGTTATATAGTTACTGCGCATAGTATCAGCAGACCGTTCCAAAATATTTGGATACGGATTGCCGATCACAGCATTCATTCTTAGATCTGTCAGACCTAATAGTTCCTTTGCCGTTGTCGGCACGTTGTGAGGAATACCGTACGCCGGTGGATAGTATTTACCGGCAAAATAAACACCAGCAAAATACTTATGTGAAAACATTAGTCACCGCCGTTCACAGTAACCGCCGTACGGTTACCGTTTGCATCAACTGTAGCTGTAATGCGCGTTACCGTATTGTTGATGTCCTTAAACGTAATCGAATTTCCTTCAGCGCCTGCAACGCGACCAGTTAGCGCAGCCAAAATAAGGCGCAAGCTCTGAATAACGTTGAAGTCGGTTTCTACGGTAGCATAATTGTGATTGTAGCGGTTTTCTAGTGAAAACGTACCAACTAGCATGCCGTCAGCAGTAACGCCGCCAATAAGACCTGCGTCCACAATTACAGCGTAGTCTTCTCCAGTAGAGAAGAATGCGTCACTAGTATCAATATAGGCTGTGTTAAACCCAGTGTAGCTTTCTGTGTTTTCATTGATAACCACACTGGTTGAGTTTCGTAGCAAGCCGGTAACAGCATCAATTCCAACCGCCGAACTTAGGTTGTTAATCTCATTAGCACCAACCTTGATAACAGCTAAAGTTGGCGTAGAATCAAACGCCGCTGCAGCTTTTGTAACAGGGTTAATGGAGTTAAACGGAATAGCTACTATAGAGTTAGCCTTAAAATCGCCTACGTACATTTGTTAGCTCCTGATTAAAACGCTATCAAGCAGACCAGCGTTCTGAATGTCTATTTGTGATATCATTGGAATAACTGGATAGATACGAGCGCCGGTAGCTGAGTAATCAGTCCACGTCAATCCGCTCGTAGCTGTAGTACCGCAGAAAGAACTATCGTAGCCCACCAGACTGGCAAGCCCCAGATTAGCCGTAGAATCTGCAATTAACCCGTTAGCAAACGAACTTGGGTTATTCACCGTAGTAGGTTCTAGGTACACGCGTACTGTATCGCCTTTATTAAAAGTGGCGTCTATAGGCAATATACCGATTGCTGGAGAAGGGTTGCCGGAATCGTAGTTAGGATCAGTCATAAGCTGGCTGACGTCAATTGCGTAGTTAGTATCGACAGAACTGTTATTTGGCGCAGTCACGCGTACATGTACTTTAAAATCCCAGTTTGTACCTGGATCTAATGTGCCGACGTATACGCCACCTATTTTACCACTAAACCCAGGTACCCATTTATTGCCACGGTGAAGCGCAGTGCTACCGCTGTTCCACGTAGAATTGGACGTTACAGCCGAGTACACAGTAGTACCGCGTGCCCATTTCAGAGGAAACGCGTGCGTACCATCAAACGCACCATCGCAGTAAGCTATGTTCGGTCGAATAGTATTACTGGTAGTCCACGAACTTGCAGTCATAGTGCCAGTTTTGGCAACCAATGAAACCACATTACTCGGCGACTTCTGTACTGCGGTATATCCGTACGAGATGGTGGCGTTGTTTGAGCCGTCGATTGTCCCAGACTGATACTTGATCACAATAGCAAATGGCTGACCAGCTGTAGGTGTAGCTGGCGCTGTAAAGTACGCATTATTCGTGCCAACTGCTACTTGCATATCAGCGAACGCATTAGCGGTTACAGGCGTAGCTGTAGGTAAGCCAGACGTATCGACTGTGTAGCATCCAACACGATAAGTAGGTGACGTACCAGTCTTAGAAGCATAAAATGATACGCCAGTTATACTTATATCGGCTGGGGCAACAAAAACAGCGCAAACAGCTTTAGTGCTAGCGTCTATGGCAAACGTAGAAAGAGCTACGTTTGTTGGTAAGCGGTTTATATCTATTAGGGGAACAAGTCCTATATCTAGCATAATAGCCTCCAAAAAAGATATTCACGCTATTGGACTCGAAACGTATAGTTTAGTCAAATTTCACTGATACCTAAAAAAAAGACCCCACACAACAAATAGTTGTGTAGGGTCTTGGTGTATCGTATAAAAACACGCAGCGAGTCACAATCCAATAGTCCGGTAGACTAAAGAACCATAACCCGCTGGTAGCTCAAAGCGCCGATACTGAGTTTAGCTCAGTATTTAGTCGCGAGCGCGACGCTGCTTCTCGTCCATGTCCACGGTACGCTGGAATCGAATCGCGTACACGCCAGGAGGCAACACGAACGCGCCGTGCTCGGGGTGATTCAGCGTGCGCTTCTTCTCCAGCGCCAGAATCGCCCCATCGTACTCGTTGGCCTCGGCCAGGGTGTACATGGTCACACCTTCTCCCGAGTCCAGGATGTGTCGCGAGCCGGGAGTGTTACCCGGAGCGAGCTGCAGATTGACGGTATCCATCTTGCGGATACCGACCTTTCCTTCCTTGCTGTCGCGGATGACGTGCTTCTTGCCTTCCATCTGAGCACGCAGGATCATCACATCACCCTGGCGAACGAAATCGCCAACGCTGGCAGCCTCGGGAAAGTTCTGCGGCTTACGGCGATCGATGACCTCGCCGGGGCGCACGGGAACCTTGCAGCTGGCCACTTCCTTGCCGCGATTGATCACGGTCTCGACAGCACGAGCGGCGGCAACAGCGGCGGGAGTCTTCAGAGTAGCAGTGGTCGACATTTGTCTTTTTCCTTGTCTTGGTTTCGGATTCAGAAACAGGTCACAGCGATACAATCGTTATATACAGCTTAGTAAAAGTCTACGGCCTACAGGCACAATACCCAAACAAAGTTTGTATTTTTATTATCTATATGCTCATACTAACGCGTACTTTTAGATTATCAACTGTAGATCACTAAATTACGAAGTTGCGAGGCACTTGCCCTGGGACGTAGCGCCGCCAGGCAAATTGGCCATCCAGGTCTGGGCGTCCACGCACTTGACGACTTCACGCCCAACACGAATGGGGTAAGTACGTCCAGTTGACGAGCAAGCGCAGATCATTACGGTACCGTCGCGGTCGCCGCAATCAAACAGCACTTCATGCGTTTTGTCAATCGGGTTCTCGCGCTCGTCGATGATCTTGGCTTCCACCAGCTGAACGTAGTTTGGCCAGCCGTACTGCTGGATCATGATACGGCGAACTTCTTCGTCGCTGGCGTCATTGAAGTCTTTGATCGTCAGCGTCTCTGGGCGCATAACGATCTGTTCGGTGACCGGATTGCCTTCGATGCAGTAGATCTTCCAGCCATCACGGAATGCCAGCGCAGGACCAGTTGTGTTGTGCAATTGGCCTTCAGCTGTAATGTGGATCTCGCTGGGGCGCTCACAGAGAATGATGAAATGCGTGTTCAGCCACGCATACCCGCCAAACTCAGACGCCTCTTCGAAATCGCGTGCGATCGGCGCGATTTCCATACCGAGGATGTCGCGGCAAAACGATGTGTACGCGGGCCAGGCATCCCACAACGGAATACCCTGACAAACGTGCCAGTTCTGCTTCTGCAGCGCTGTGACGGTAGCCGACACATCTTCTTTGTCGTTCTTGGTGGTTGTCGAGCCCTTTTTCAGGTCGCTCGGTACCAGCGGCGCGATCGCCTTGAACGAGAGCTCGACAATCGCCTTGATGGATTTGTCGATGAGATCTGTGCTGAGATCGATGTCGTTCTTGTGCATGCGGTCAGCGAGCAGCTTGGTGTACCACTCCTCGCCTCGCCGCCAGACAGCCGTCACTGCGTCTTCAGAGTTAATCAGAGCTTTTGTGAACGCCGCCGCCAGAGTACCGACGACAGGCGACTGCACATGAATGATTGCGTGTTCGGGCCACGGGAGCTCAACTTCCCAGAACGTATTACGATACGCCGTTGCGGTGCGCTCGAAGTCGACGGGTTCGGTCGACAGTGAGATGTCCTGCCAACGCTTCTCGTGCGCGTCGCGTAGTTTGTTTTGCTCGGGGGTCAGTGACTCGACGGACGGGGCGCTCACCGGCGAGTATGTAGAACTTTTTCGGCGCGGCTGGCCAGTCACAGGGTCGAGGGGGTGGTAGGCGGCTACCGCCGGTGCTGGCGTTTCAACGGTGGTTTTCTTGGACGCGGGCTTGGCTTTTTTGATTTGTTTGGCCACAGAGTGCTCCTTGAGCTGATGATTGGTTTCCAGGGAAGACAGAACAAGACACGACACTATAGACATAGTGTATAAAGATATGCCTAGACAAATGTGTAGCGCGCTACAGCCTAGTTATTACTTGTTGGAAGCTCTGTTATTTTCAGCAATAACGTAAGCCAGAAAATTGTTTAACGGCGCAGCAATGATTGCAGTGCCATCGTACGGCATTGATATTTTATGATTGCAATTGTGGCACTGCGCCAGATACTGGCCAGGATTGATTGGATCAACCAAATATCTGTGTGCCGTAGCCAGAATTAGACCGCCGCACGTGTGACACGAAGCCTGACCTATTGTGATGAACACATTGCCGTTTAACTTTACAGGAGCGTCACAAAGACCTCCATCGCCAAAGTAGATCGATTCTCCGCGATTTGCTGGAGTAAACGCGCCGCTATTGAGCACGCTTACCCACAGTCTCGAAATACAGTTCTGACAACCAAAAACTAGTTCTTTACCGATATAAATACCGCCAATAATAGGCCGGTTACACGTAATGCTTTTTGCTGGAATGCCAGTGCAGCGCTCATGCTGCAGGACATTCTGAATCGCCTCTTTGCCCAGCGCGTTATCTTCTGGCGCGGCAAATATCGTTTCAAGGTGGGCTATCGCGCTGGAAATAGCCAAAGGATTTGGTACTGGGAGTTCTGGCAACATACGCTTTCTCCTTTGTCTGTCTGCTTGTGCTCGGTATTATATCATAGCATATCTAAATCCTCATAGCTTGGTTTACGTGCCATAGCTATAACATTTACAATTTGTTGAATCTGATCTAAGTTGTTGTTGGCAACAGCCTGCGTGTACGCACCGAATAACTCTTCAAATATCTTGCTCTTCTGTTTATAGTTTACATGTAAACTTACACCGCACTTAAACAAGCCGCCTAGCTTGTTTTGGCGTTCTTTATCTGGTATTTCGCCTACGTCTATGTTACTGATCGTTTCAATCATCAAACGAGGCCAGTACAGACGTGAAGCACTGTGATCGTTTTGTGTATAAGCTCCTGAAATCTGCGGCAAGGATTTTATCAGTAGCGCATAAAGCCAAAAAGGATTAAAACCAATATAAGGACGTAAAACAACGTATTGCTTATAGCAGTGTTTGTGTTCACCGTCAGGCAAAGTATCGACTATGCCAACACCTAAATTTTTATAGTAAAATGGCATTGTTAACGAGAGCACGCCGTATACCAACACTGTATCGTTTAATTTGACATCTAATCTCCCACGCTCACGACTGTCCACAGGGTCATTAGTGTACTTAAATCCGTACTTATTAAAGTTTTTAAGGCTTATTGTACGCGAAGTGGGATCATCTACACCTGATCCTGATAATAAAAGTTGGTACAAATGGCCTAGTTTCATTTGTCATCAAAAAATAAGAGACGTACAATATTTAATTGTTTAAACACAGTCCAGTGTGTCACGCTACGCACATTAGTTGCAGGGTTGCGTAACTCCATTGCGTAGTGTAAAGGTCTGTAGAAACCCATTTGACTACAAATATCCTTTCTCAGTTCACTGACAGTGATGTGTCTAGGCATTTAATAGCAATCTTTTAACGTCTCAAAAATATATTGTATGTGTGATATGTTGCGTGTACAGCGGCTTAACAAAACAGTATGAATGATTCTGCTATAGGCAAACATACGTTTTAGCCGTATAATATGGATACTAAAATAAGAACGCGCAAACGACTTAGGATAAATTGAATAATGTAATATATGAGTGAATCGGTGGTGTATGTTAATATGCTTAGATTCATGCCATCTACGCGCCACGTTACCTCCTAAGATTAAACCTGGCTAGCTATATAGCATAAAGCGTTTTTGAAATCACTGATTTAATTACATCGGCGCTTCTGCTGTTAATAATCCCTTGTTGCGCAGAAAATTTTGTAATAACTGAATCAAATTCTTCTGCAAGAACATCAAAATCATAGCATACAGAATTGTTATATTGCTTTACCCAGTCTGAACAGCTAAATTGTATAGCGTAACTATTTGCCATATAGAATATGCCCTAACCGCATTCGTACAGCGTTGCCTTGCTCTTCTGCATGAACAAAGACCATAGCTTGTGCGGCTGAGTTGTTGAATGCTACGTAGTTATGCCGAAAATGATAGTGTACAAGTGAAATATTACACCAACATTTATATTTGGTATGCCAGACGATAAACACGCCACCAGATACGCGACAGTTAATCTCACAACTGCGATCAGTCTGTATTGCCATACATGACGTCATCCATTATGGTTAGTAAGGCGTCCTCCAATACGTCGTAAACATTGCGTACAGCACTGGAATTCCCCCAAAATCTAATACTAAACTTATCCATACGATGTTTATTAATTTTGGCAATTTCAGTGCTACTTATATCGTCTTCTAAATAATAGCTTATAGCTTTAAAGTTCACACTAAATACGACGCCGCGCGACAAATCAGTCTGCATTGCTATACACCACGTCACTGAATACGTTACGTAGCACTGAGTCTAAAGTAGTGCGAATACTACGCGCGGTGCTGTGGCTTGGCACAAGCTTACTGATAAACTTATTACAAAAATCATACATGCGGCGTCTGTGAATTTTGACAATTTCAGTGTTATTTATGTCGTCGTCTAGATAGTAGCCTATAGCTTTAAAGCATACGGCAAATACGATACTGCGGGATAGATCAGTCTGTATTGCCATACTAGGTGTCCTCTGTTGGGTCGTATAGTGAGCTACGTATTGTATAGCCTATACGCTGTATAACGTTACCAGTTATCTCCCTGCGAGATCTATTATTTTTTGTTTGCAGCTCTATAAAGGCTGACAACAATTTATTAGGGGTTAAAAGCGAGAATACGTGGCCGTGTTTGGGCGTATTCGGGAATATTGGAGCGAAAGTTATGAAACTGATATAAACCGCAACTTCAAAGCTAGTCATAATGAAATACAGCCGTACACAGTACTACGAAACACATGCAGAGTCTTATCTCTAACGACGTTACATAAATTTCTATTGCGGCTTTGTAAATCTACAAATCTACGCAATAGACTACTAGAAGATAAAGTAATGCTGTGGCAGCGACGCCGTGTTAATCCGACATTTATTACACCTATATGCGTAGTACCACAGACAAATTCTAATTCAACGCTAACTGTCACAACGGACCTCTAGCAGTATGGTTATTAGTTTGTCTAGCTGTATATAGCTAGCCGCAGACCGGTCTCTAATACCAAATACTCTATTTTCCAACTTACACGGCGGTGTAAATATTTGCCACGATAAAAGCAATTTCTTGTTATTTCTTTCGGCTGATTTAATGTATAGTCTAGTAGAGTATCCGCTAATGTAGATTGGTGTGGCCACGCTTTACTCAGTAAACCAATTAACCGCTAGCACGGCTAAAATATTCATAAGTCTATTTCTTAAACCCGTAGCTCGTATCGCGTACGTACCTAGTTTGGTACGCAGTAGGATATCTTCATCGGGCTTTGCGGTTTCTGTTAACCCAATAAAACGAGCTTTTACTCCGTCCCTGTCATCCACGAAAAAGCATAAAGCGTAAACGTTATTTTTACGCGTAGAATAACCCTCTTGCAAGATAATCGCGCTAGATCTGGTTAATGATTTGTTATTTAACAATGCTACCGCTTCGCGTGATCGCGTACGAGCAAACTTGCACTAGGTCATAGCCACGGACAGGTGCTGTGTATCTAAACAAGCGCTTATCCATACATGTAACGAGCCGTAAAATATGCCGAGTACAGCAGTTGTTACGCGCTATTAGAGCTATCTCATTATTGAATCTACGTTCTGGTAAAAAATCACATGACCTTGATTCGCTACTCACTTAGCGTGGTATCCCCATTGAAATGTCGAGCGGTGTACTGGTTCGTAGACACGCATAAGCTCTCTACGTAACGCCCGCAGCATTACTCCTGTCCTTGGGAATCTCATAGGCATACTGTAACTTTCTGGCGCAAATATATCGAAAACTTCGTTCTGTGAAAGATCATGTGGCGTTAAGTCTCTACTTTCTGCTTGCGTTTGCATACTCGGCGCGACAGGACTCGAACCTGCGACCCCCTGGGTGTAAACCAAGTGCTCTAGCCAGCTGAGCTACGCGCCATTAGTCTAGGTAACTGGATTCGAACCAGCGGCCTCCTGACCCCAAATCAGGCGCTCTAGCCAGACTGAGCTATACCTAGATATCGAAGCACAATACAGCACATGTTGTTAAGCGTATACCTTACGCGACTGTACAGCAGACAGTACAGCATCTTCTATCTCATCGCACAAGCTTATTATCATGTCATCCATTGTAGGGCTTATCTTCCAGGACAAGAGCCAATTCAACTTTGGCATTAACCTATTTAATGACGCAGTGTGCGCGGCATATACCATTACTATGTCATACGCTCTAACGGTTTCTCGAAGTTGTAAGCTTGCCTGAAACGGGCTAGCATCATACGCAAAGCGTACACCGAGACAGTTGTCAGCAGGCAATTACATATCTCCAGCAACCAAGTGAAACCACGTCTAAGATAAACCGCCGCACAGCCACCATATAAAAACAGCAATTGTAATTATCATTATAGCTATAAGTGCGTCAGCACATTTTGCCGCTAGACGATTATTACGCTCATCGTCTGTCACGGGATGTTATCCTTGTGATCCAAAAATATCAATTCCAAATATCCCCAACTGGACATTTATGATTTCTCTGATCAGATAGTACCAGAAATCCGGCATAGGGTGCGTTTGCATTTGTGTCTCCTTACGCGTAGCGCGCTACCGCTTTGGAAAACGGCGAATTCCAAAAACATGTGTATGCAATTTATCAACGACAGAGTCAATCTTAGTTTTGTCTTGAGTATCGTAGTTACCGTTAGCAATATCGCTCTGAATCTTAGCCACCATTGCTCGGCGAGTCACCAGTACGTCTGACATACGCACATCGCGTTTCATACTGACTCCTTTTTACAGATAACTGCTGTCTTGCCCGCGTTTGCGCTGCTGCAGTTTGACAATTTCAAGCATCAATTCTGCAATTTCATCGGCTGACAACTTATCAATAGCTTCCAAAATACCGGCAGCGGCAGTCTTGCATTCCGCAGACCTGCACGTCTCTTCAGTTGAGTTTAGCAAATTACTAACTACATTACCAAGTGTAGAAAAGCAAGTTTTGTACTCGCTGTCACCTTCAATAGTAAATGTCCACTCGATACCTTTGTTTGTTACTTTGCCTACAGCGGCCTTCAAGTCGATGCTGGATATGAACATTACTACTGCGCCACAAGGTAGCTCAACTGGCTTTCGCGTGTCCAGGAATCTACCTTCAAAGTCAAACCCTGTCTTTGCCGGAAGCTTAACGGCAGTGATATGCCGGTAGTAGTATTTATGAAGACCTTTACCCATGATATTTTGGGCATACGGACAAGGGTCAAGTTGGATTTTCGGCACAGGTTTAGCCTTTTGTCTTGGGCTTTGTGTGTTTTTTGCGTGGACGTACTGTCATATAGGTACTGACGTTAGGCGAGAACTGGCGTAGCTTGTCGTTCACAATATGATCCATTGATTGAGTATTCATACGCATATGAATAGACCTAGACATACCGCCAGCATACGAAAAATGCATTAGATCACTTATTTTTATGGCTATCGCAAACGATATATCCTTGGCAATAAAAATTGGTATAGAATAATAGTCGGCATAGCTACATCTACTTAGGGCAGAACGCAGATAGTGAGGGACGTTACTCACGACTGAATAGCCCAGGATATTCGAATTTACACCAAACCTTAAACAGTTGCCTGTGCATAGTACTAATTACATGTGCCCTACGGCGAGATGTTAATTGCTTATTTATATCCATCACCCGATAAACATTCAGTTGCACTTGAATCGATGTTTGTTTGGCAGCAGGACCGTCGATAGCTGCTTTAATGACATCCACTTCGTACGCTGTGTGCTGTAGATAATAGGGAACTATAGCGGAGCTCACTGGCCACTAGACTCTTCATACGTTTTTTTACGCTGCTGCAATTTTTGCATTAATAGTGGCCCAATAACTTCCCAATCTGCGCCAGGTCTAGCGCCGAGTCTGGGCAGTTCTCTCAAAGGACAACCTACGGCAGCATCGTCCACGTACAGGTTAGCAAATGCTTTAGGGCTGCTTGACCAGCTCTGTTGCGGGTTTTTGTTAACGCCCCACAGCTGGATACCGTTAGCCTCACACCATTTGACTGCGTCATCTAGTTCTTTACCAGAGCGCATAGTCCACAGGATTAACTTCGCACCGGCTGTTTGTAGCTTCACGCACCACTCAACAGCGCCCGGTATAGCTGCGCCGATATCTGGATAAACGTGGTCAACCAGCGTGCCGTCAAAATCAATAGCAACTATGAACTGCATTCGACATCTCCGTGTGGCGCGTTGTAGAAATTTACTAGACTAGAATACATTGTGTAGCCCGCCGTAAAATGCGACCTAACGTTATGTTTAAGGGAAGATAGGTAGTACTATATTGCGTATCCACAGGTTGCACGAATTCTTGATAGAGGGGTACACGGTGTATTGATGCGTGTGATGTGTAATACTTATGTAACACCTCGCCGCTTATCTCGGTCACGTAGATCGCTACTTCATAACTTTTGCTGGGCTTTGTCCTCATGAGTTACCTCTGGTGTACTCAACTTAGCAATGCTACGCCGTAAAACGTGACCTAACGTTCTGTTTAAAGGAAGATAGGTATTACTATACCGCGTCCCTGTAGGCGATGCTATGTTTGGGCAGACGCGTATATAGTAGATTATTATGTCCGATATCTCGTGTAGATACCATGTAATTTCGCCTACATTGGTCACGTAGATTGCTATTTCATAACTTTTGCTGGGCATTGTCCCCATGAGTTGCCTCTGGTGTACTCAACTTAGCAACGATACGCCGTGTAATAGTGAACATTAAAGGTGCGTATAACTGATCTATCCGCATACGAACAGCACTACGCCAATCCCACGACGTTATAATCCTACATGCAAATGATCGATTGGCAAATCGGCTCTTAACGACGGCTGCAGGTACGTGGCTTGAATCGTATATTACAAAAACGAGACTATCGCTTAGCACCTAGGTACCTTGCAACCTTAGTCCATAACCTGTATGTGGCGTTTGATAATCTACTGGCTATTGGTGTACCTGTCCTAACGTTGCCTATTGCACATAGGTGCTCGAATGATGTACCCAATACAATACCAATTAATATACAGTCATTATTAGTACTGCTAATGGTCGCTGAACCGCTAGAGTAGTAGAAGACATTAAACACTACCCCACGTGAGTTAGACGACTTAGTCAAGTTTACGTTTGAACCCCTTTTTTACACGCAGTTCGAGCCTGTATAGCGTTGGTAATAGCAAGTCGCGCGTAGAGCTGTTAAGTGAATTATGACGATACAACTTTGAAAAAGAGTATGCGGCAGCAACATGTACTGCGATTGACTTAGAGTTACTATACTTACGCATATATCTGTTAACCGGAGCAAATGCCAATACGTTGAACTCAACTCCTTTGGATTTCATCGAAATCTGGCTATAAGCAATTGGCAGCTATATAGTATAATAGTATTCGCTCTAAACGCCATACGCAACGTACGACCTATAACCCGTGAGTACATTGGTACCACAGCTGGCGTATCACAAAACGATACCCAATATTCTACGATTCGGCAAGCTGGATAGTCTTCTTTACCTGTGCTACGCTCTCCTGCAGCAGCGAAAAATTTAACACATAGACTAGCGTGAGGCACAGTGCAATATCCCCGCACATACGGATACAATACAAGCACTTGCGTTATTAACTATAGTTAATATATTCCACGCCGCTAAGCTATGGCCGTCGCCATCAAACCCATGAGCTAGCGAACACGATATAATCCACACATGTTTATTGCGGATTACTAATACAACACCAGTATTAGGCTCTTCAGTCCAGTTATCTCGTACCGCCGCTCGTATTTCTAAAGTATTAGCTGCGCAGCTCGTCAATAGCACTCCCGTTTCTAAACTCATACCTCAAATAGTCTATTAGTCGTATGACTAGCCGCCTGTAGCCGCTATATACATTTATCGAAACATCGCTAAATATAAAATTTGTTGGATAGTAGGCTATAGCGTACACGACGCCAGTAGTTTGCCAATACCAAGTATGTATTGGGCTAACACTATCACCGATTCTTTGATATCGTACGCGGAATTGAACTGTTAACGATTTACTATGCACGGCCACACTACGGTTGTATAGATAGCTTTTAGGACATTTAGCAACAATAAATATTGATTATGCCATTGCCGGTCAGCTGCGATCTGTATATTTGTTTGCCGGTACCAGTTAGATTTCAAAATCGGATTTACGTCTACCAAAATGTCATAATTTTTATTAACTGTTATAAACAATAACACGCGCATATACGGGCAAAAACCAAACACAACTACGCGCGACTTTCTCAATGTGACCAGCCCCGTCTCGTACCAGTATAGACGTCTTCCATAACCCGTAATTCTTGCCAACGCCACTCTTGCTTATCAATTGTAAACTGTACCCACCTGGACATATACAAAGTAAACACTTTAACTGGAGTTGCACGTGTCCTAACGGTACCATCCACATTAGTTACTTTAATCATATCAACAGCATAATTATATCCATTAAGTTCAAATACGATTGGCTGTGATTTTACCAATTTAACACTACGCTATCATGCGCACGAGTCATACAGTCATTAAGCAAATTTCTACTAGCTACGAACCATTGGAAACTAAGCACCCGGTAATATACTGATACGTCATCTACGACGAGTATTGGCTTAAAGCTCAGCTCACAGTATTCATCGCTTAGTTCGCTGTACTGACCAACTTTTAGGATAACTCTGTGTACAGGCTTAAAAACAACCAGCGGTACAAATATTACGCTGAGTGACTTATTCATTCCTTATCGTTTTCTATTAAACGATATACGATTTACACCACGCCGCACCAGGCGCTTAGCCAGCCAACGCATAGACGCAGCGCACATGTCCACAAAGAAAAATAGTGTGGCGCAGTTAAACACGAATGACGTAAAACCAGAGTAGGACAGCACGTACGACGCTAGAAAAAAACCAAGGCCTAGCACAACAAGCGCGGTTACATACTCACAGTCATGCATTTGCGGCTCCATAGACGGGGCAAGCTACGCCGGTTGCAATAGCTAAGGATAAACGATGAAACAAAGCCAAAGGAAACATAGGTAAATTGCAAAAACACGGCTTAAGTAGAGCGTATGTATAGTTAAAGCGAAATACGCGGGCATAGCTACAAGAATGACGTCCGGAGGCGTCACCCCAGCGTAAGCTAAACGTTACGTCGAGAGATTTATCTACCGGCATAACGAGATGCGCAATAGCCTAAGCCATGTTTTATTCTCTACAATGAAATAAGGCGATCCTCTTACGACAATCTTCATATCAAACATGCTAAGACTTACTGTATTAAGTAAACACACTAGGTATCTATGGTCACTCCCATGAAATGGGTAACCTGTTTTAGAAATTGTCGACGGGGAGGCGCGGTGCACATTAGGTATATCAAACTTAATCTCTTTACTGTGCATCTGACAGGCTGTCTGATTCAATAAAAGATCTACAAAGTTTTTTCACTGTAATAACAACTACATAATACACACGGCGCGTGACCAATGTAAAACTAGCAAAAAGCGAGCCCATAGACACTTTCTCCCAGAGTAAATGGTAACCACCGCTTACAACTGCACTACGGAATTTAGAATTAGACATCAAACACTCCGGCAGCCATGCATTTTTCACGAAGTATTTTATACTGACTATATATTGTGTTTTCAACGCGCGCTTGAACATGGTGTCTTGTGATGTAAACTCTGTCTGGCGCGTGTATATCGCACAGATTTAACGGTAAAATTCGCCAAGTGTTAGAAAAAACTAGACCGTCAGGTACTACTAGCATGGTTTGCAATTCGTGTAGTTTTAGATCAAACCGTAGAGAGAACCCAACACCACAGCACTTAGGCATTTATCCCATACCATTCGTCATGTGCCATAAAATATTATGACACTCGTCAAATAATGATATAAGGTTACGGGTCACAATGTTTAAGCGAATAGTGCTGTACGTAAGAACCTTTACATCAATCCAGAAGCTGCCAGTGCGTGGATCAGGATCACACGCTACTGCAGCGCCAACATATGAATACCCAAGGACGATGTATATCTCTTGATTACAAAACTTAGCCATTCGTCATGCGCCATAAAATATTATGACACTCGTCAAATAATGGTCTATAGTTACGGGTCACAATGTTTAAGCGAATAGCGTTGTACGGAAGAACCCTTACATCAATCCAAAGGACGCCAGTGCGTGGATCAGGACCGCATACTACTCCAGCACGGCCAACATATGAATACGCAAGGACGGCGTATATCTCTTGACTATAAAACCTAGCCATTCGTCATAAACCGTATAGCGGCGTTACACTTACGGACTACTAGACTATTGTTACGGTCCGCAATGTCTAAGCGGGCAGAGAAACAATAAGACTTAAATAAACGCACATCAATCCATAGGCAGCCAATGTCCGGCGTGCAGCCAAAGTCCACTGTAGCATCATTAGAGCCTATAACGGTAATGGCTATCTCTTGACTCTTAATGAGCTTCTCCTAACGACTTTGTCAATAGGCGAATATAGCGTCCAAGTGTCCTGGTAATAGGCGAAAATTCATTAAAAGCCCAATCCCAGTCAAACATATTATTTGCGCGTATACAGTTCCGTACAATATGAAATATGCCTAATGAACAGTCATCCCACGAATATACGCTACCATTAAACCCCAAACCACCACCATGCTGAGTATATGTGGCACCGCCAACGTTAAGCATAATTTCACAACTGGTAAATGATGGCAATCAGCCTCCTAGCTGCCATTCTAGCGAGTGGAATTACATCTCTATACGTGTGTGGAGTAATATTCATACCAAATCTAATATCTAACGTGCGAACTATAGGCCTTACGTCAATGATGTATAGACTATCGTCGTAAGAGGCTGTCGCTAATGACAATACGCGCGGCGCTGTAATCGTAGGGTACAGCGTACATGTAACCTCACACGACTTAAAATTTGTCACTAATCTGCTTCCACACGTCTATGAAAACACTACTACAAGTATCTACGTTATCCGGTCGTATGAATCTTGTTTGTAAATCACTCCAACAAACAAGCTCTAGCTGTACAAAGTAACTATCGATATAGTAACCGCGCCAGGTGTGTACTACTCGCACCCATCGTTCTGTAGAAGCATATAGCCGCCGTACGGCGATATCACGACTAGACCCGTCAGCCATATAGCTGTCCAGTATTACGGAATTGGATACGACAAGCGGCAGAAGACATATGTGCTGCTATTGCCCTACCATAAAAATCGGCAAACAAATTACTAAACGCTATACATTGTAACGAGACAAGTAGTGCCGGTGGCGCTGTACGGTAGATGTCAACAATCGGTGGCCGTATAGTACAATCATCCTCTGGCTCTGATACTAACATTTGTATTCGTAGCACAAGGCTACAAAATTTATTTCCAGCGTCTGGTTGCACCCACCAAGCCCCAAAAAAGGATTCGATCAAGAATACTACGAAAGCTTGCACTCAGTGGTGCGTTGTCAAACAAATCACTTCTAGTCATATACTCCATAGCTATATACATTCTTTCTTCGTTGTCGTGACTGCGATCACGCTTTACAAAAAAACTATTATTAGCGGCCCTAACAGCGTAACTGCGGCATTTATGCATAAAGTTTAAGCCACATAGCCTTTGTTACCCTGCCACACAACATAGTAACAGTAGGCGTTATCGCCTCGGGTAGATCTTCATCAAAGAAGACATCGACGACTGTGCGCCGTCCTATTAAAATGGTCTTTGTGGCAAAAGGATGTGCCTGCCAAAGAGCAACTGCGGGCTGATCAATACGGTGTACTTCCAGTATCAATGCAGTAACGTCACAACTAGGGTTAAAGCTCAAGGCTCCCCTCGTATATGCGTCTCAATATGATACATAGTGAGTTCTCGGTGCGGATAGGACGGTTGTTAATTAGAGATCTTGGGGATGGTACACAATAAACCACACAGAACACGCCTAGTATCAAGGTTTTGTGTTCGTATTTGTATACGCCTACAGTATCGTCAGAGGCGAAGCCTGATCTAGTATATATTGCGACGCCGTGTTAACATTCTTTTTAGTAAAATCTCTATCATATATTCTGTCATAGTCAGGAGGTGTGGGACTGGTCGCCACTTAGAATTTGAAACGCATATTTCAATTGCCACATACTTGAAATCCATATTCACGTAAAAATAGCACTGGCGTCTATTACGCTCTGCGCCGTCATTTTTGTATATGAGGTCGTGGTATACGTCTACACATAAACTAGTTTTACGAGCTCTGCGGCTGCGCAAATAGTCTTCCAGTGTTTTCGTCGCCGTATTGTTCTCCCGGCTGCAGCAGGTGCTTAGCGGTGAGGCCGTAAAGTCACGTACGCACAATCACATACTTTACTAGCTACACGTCCTACGGCAATCATAACATTTAATGAGGCGATGGGTTTCAAAAGAAAACCACCGCGTAGATGATTCATTTTAATTACTACATTATCTCTAGTTGCTTGTGCGTAAGTAAAATACGCACCACGAACCATCTCCCGCCACTCAGCTGTGCTAACAGTACGCCAATCGACTGGAAAAACAATATCAACGCCTACGCTACGTTCATAGCACAAAAGGGTTTAGTCCTTTGATAGGATACACCGCTTTACACTGTCTAGTACAGCACGCTCAGGCTGCAGCGACTCAATCAGATAGTTGCGTACAATTTCGCGAAATAGCGTAAAGCGATTGGGTATGTCTATAGCTGTTATTTCAATATAAAAAATAGCATTCAGTGGGGTGAGATGCACCGCTGTTGTAGTCACCGAGGTAACACAACGTACTCTATGTATATAGACAGGTGTTGCTTTTTCAAACGGTCGTTTAGATAAATATGCACGTAGTCTTTTTATACTAGTCATCGGCAACTAAGAAAATTGTTTAAACAATAGTCTGTGCTATCTAATACCGCGATACACCGCCTTCTTATCAAGTGGTTAATTTGCCGCAAATAACTAGGCCTTGTGCCGCCACCTACACAACAATGTAGTCTAATCGTTATTTCGCCAAACACGCTTACGTCTCCGATGCATGCTGTAGCCGGATATGGTAGCCACGCGCTGTATACCACGTCTATTGGACCAACTTTTCTAGGTGTAGATAAAAAATTTTTTAGTTGCGGTGTTTGCATCAATTTCTTTTTGGCTGTTTTAAGCACTGTAAAGCAGATTTTGCTACATCAGCACATACAGAGCGTAGCCTATTTGTAATCCGCCGCGCGACGCTAACCCTGACAAAGTTGACACCCGTCCAGCGTAGCTTGATTACGAACACTTGTCGAAGCATATATACGCGCGTAGAACTAGTGTCCGCATAAGTTATGGAATTGTTTAATTCTTGCGAAGCACTTATTTCGATAGACTCTCTGTGCACAGGCTGAAAAGATTTTAATGCTGGTGATTGCATCAATCGTGTCTGTAGTCCCGCAAACATCGATACATACTTTCTATTATGTCTCCGCATAAATTATGTATGTAACGTGTATATGAAACCGTCGACGAATAGTAGTAATCGTTTATGCAGTATAACGTAATTTCTATCCTGGTATTATACGGGTCTATAGTACCGACGCATCCATTATTTTTGCATTCTCGTAACGTCGGACGAACAGTATAGGCGATGTCTATCACTAACGATTTTTTCCACTGCGGATTAGACATATAGCGCTTTAATGCCAGCGTTTGCATTACTCTTCTTACAACTCGTAGAAGTCGGGGTCTATACGTTTTACTAAATTTCGGCACCAAGTGCGTAAAGTACTCATAGCCTGTCGATTCCTGGACCGTAAAATGTAACGATCCAAACAGTATAGCTTAATTATTAATCTACTGCTACGAAATCCGTCTATATCGCCAATACACGAAAACCGAATATCCCTACGCGCAGACTCGCAGATAACCTGTATATCCCAAGACTTTTTGCCATTAGCCCTGTAGTATTTTAATTCTGGTGTCTGCGTTTATTTCTCCACGTCTGAACGCCGCTATAGCGTCCGCTTTGGTAGCAAATGTTTTTGCTTCATGTGCGCTTTGATCGTGAGTAGCCCTAAATAGCCCGTGCAAAAATTCCTGGATAGGTGCATAGTGCACGTCAAAATTTCTAGCACTGAGTAAATTAGCGCTAGGCATAAGCTTACGCTTAGCTTCACTGACAGCTTCATCACTGACAGGCACGTGGAACTGCATTCTGTCACCGTCGAAATCAGCGCCGTAGCCACTGACGATTGTAGGGCTTAGCTGCATGGTTTGCGTTTTAGCCAACACAGGCCACGCAGCCATTATTCCGAACTTGTGTAGCGTAGGAGCTCGGTTGATGAGTACCGGACGCACTTTCATTTCTTCAATCAAAGCGTCCTTAGCAATTCTATCTTTGTTGGCAACCATATTAACAGCCTGTACGGCAGGAGTACCCCGTCTGACCAACGACCTAATGATAAATGGTCGGTATAGAGTCCATGCTTTCTCTTCTGGCAAACCTACTTGATCCATGTCTAGCGACGGGTTTGGCGTAATAACAGCGCTACCGACCATGTCAGTTGTGCTGCCTATGATCTTACGCTGAAACACTGAAAACTTTGGCGACGACCGCAGTCCTAGCGCATGCGACAAAATGCCTTTTATGTTCTTCTCTTGTAACTTTGGCTGCAGCGGATCTGACAATCCGACCAGTGCCTTGAACGAGCTGTACAACGCTAAACGCTCGTCACCTGCGGCTTCGTGGCCTAACGTATCTGTTACGTCCTTTACGTTGTTGTTAGCACGTATGATCTCTTTGTACAAGTAGTTAGGGTCACTAACTATTGTCATACCTTTAGGCCCAGTTGCGATAGGCCGATACTGAGGCGGCATAATAGGTACTTTAGTCAGCATCAGCTCTTCTGGCTTAATGCCTGTTTTCTTTAGCATTGTAAAAACGCGCAACCGCTTAATAGCGTCGTCGCGGTTTGTTTTTGATCCATTAGTGACTAGATCTTTTAGTCGATCAATCTCGCTGTGTACGTTGAGAGACTGTAGCGCGCTACGCAATGCTTCCGGCCCTGTCTTTTCTTTAAGCATGCGTTTACCGGCTATAACATCTTCCAACTGACCTTCAGTAAGCCCCAGCACTTTACGGATAGAATCTTCGAAAACAGGATTTGGTAATGGGTGATTAAGATTAACGTGCGTAAACCCTGTCCCTTCAGGACCACCAGTTAAACCTATATCAAACAACCCACCACTTATCGGCTTCATCGTATCGAAATCAAGAGTATCGTCGCTCTTGACTTCGCCTCTAGACATCTTGTCTATGTCTTTATCAGTCAAAGCCATGATGTTTACGAAGTTACCGGTCTTGCTAACATTGATGCCAGCAGACCTTAAATCGTCCATAAACTTCTTGTACACGAATGGTGCTTCTGGTGTTGGCGGCGGATACCCCAAACGAAACGCACGCCAGAAATCGTCATTTCGCTGCCCGCGTATGAGCTTAGCATCACGCAGTACTTCAGTAGCACCAGCAGACAATAATGACATTGTCTCTAGCCCACCTATACGCTTGGCAGAGCCTTCACCACCTTTAGCAGGAACTTTGTCAATAGTGTATGAACCGTCGTCTGCACGAGCGTCGGCTTTGTCTTCTGCAGTATGGTGTAGTTTCATCCAGTACTGCACGCCAGACAACACATTATTCACATTAGCGTTTCTATTTGGATCAAATAGAGTTTCAGTATCCTTTATGCCGTATTTCTTTAGCTCGTCCTGTACAGTCTTTAGATTACTTCCATCTTGGAAAGACGGTACAACATATTTTTTACCTAACTTAGCTGCTACCTTACCAAGCGCGAGCTCAAGTATGGCCGCAGGGTTAGATCGAGAGATAGTACCAAACGGATGGATTAGCAACTCTAGCGGATTTTTATCACTATCGTGCGGCATTTGATCATCAGGTACTATTGATGAAATAACACCTTTACCGCCGAAGCGCATCGTTAGCTTATCACCAACCACACATGGTCGGTACGCTTTTACGATAACGTTTACATCTTTTGGTCCGGCATGTACATCTGTAACTATTCCGTCGTCATCGTATTCCCACACGTGCGACGAATCCATAAATCTAGCTTTGCTACTGCGCGTTAATACGCCTTGACCCTTAGCAGATTTTTCAGAAATACTAAGAATCAGGGGATCACCCTTCTTCACAACAGTTCCTGGTTTGATTAAACCGTTGTCTGTAAAGTTCGCTAGCTGAGCTTTATTGTACGTTGTAGGAAACGCGCTGATAAATGCATTCCTACTAACTTTCTGCCCAGGCTCAATGTCCATTGAATGCTGGTACATATGCTCAGACGCCATTTTCTTAGCGGCGCTCTCGCTAACAACAATGGCATCTTCTACGGTAAGACCTTTGAACGGTAAGTAAGCAGTGCGTAAATTTTTGCCTAACGCCAACTCACCTTCGTCATTTGTGAAATTTGTTTTAGCCAGTAACTGGCCAGGTTTGACATAGTCACCTGGCTTTACCATAGGTGTATTGTTTACAAACCCACGTCGATTATACGGAAAATTATCGTACAGTTCGTAGCGTTTAATGCCGTTGGGAGTTTTGATACTGATGCTATCTTTATCCAACTTAGTAACTATTCCAGTTGCATCAGATCTGACTATGCCAGTTTTGCTGCCTAAGAATCTTTCAAAAGAATCATTAGGCTCACCAGATGGCCTGCTTGTCTGAACAAACGGTGCTTCGCCGTCTTTGATCGCTAGAGCTTGCGTTGCCATTCTGGCTACCATGTTAGTTCTGTGGCCCTTGATGGACGACAGAAACGGCACAAGGTGCGCCAACGTAGACATCATGTGCTCTGGATGCGGGAGCTCGTAGTCAACTTTGCTTGGATCTACGTACTTAATGCGACCGCGTACTAATGCTTGTGCCGGTCTATTCTCAGCTATAGCTTTTTTCAACTCACCTGGAAAAGCAATAACGGATCTAGTCGCATCCGTAGATGGTACAAAGATCTTTTTGCCGGTCTTATCCAAAAACTGTGAGTACAGTTTACCGTCACTACCACGGTGAACGTTGTACGCAGTTCTATTGTCTACACCGGCTTTCTCAGATTCTGCTGTACGAACTACGTCGATGAAACCCATATACGAAGGCTGCACGGCACGTGACTCGTCAGGAATAGCGTCTGTATCTGGAATACCACCATAGCCAAGTCGAGACACACGCTGCAACTGATCATAGATGTCTAGAGGATTTGATTCCTCCAGCGGCATACCAAGACCGGAACTAAGCAGAACAGATTCCAATTGTTTGTTACGTTGCTGGTGATTAAGTATAGGATTAAGTGACCTGGCGTATGTAGCTTTCCACAGAGCTCGTCTAGCCACACCACCAACGTCAGCTTTAATACGCTCAGCCAGCATCTCTGCCGGACCAATCACCTTCTGATACGAGATGTTGTCACGGTCATCTGTATCCATTTCACCTTTACGAATCTTCAGCAACTTATGTGTAGCGGCCAGTATTGCCTGCGGGCTAACCGTATCGAAGCGTGTACCAAGAGTTTCCTCTGTAATATTGGGGTCTAGCTTCATAGCAGCCATAGCTTTAGCTATAGCCGTAGGCTTGCTTTTCTCGTCGTCTAGCTTGTCACCAAATTCTTTTCTAATAGCATAATCAGTAAACTTCTCGTACGCTTTAGCGATAGCCGGTTTATTAGCTTGCGTAGCGTTTGCCGCTAATAGATCTCTACCCCATATAGCTGATAACTCTTTATCTGACACGCCAAGCCCACGTAATAGTGGGTATAACGCAAACTTAGACTGACCTACTTTAACGTCAAACACACCTGTCTCTGGTTCCATAAACACACGAAAGGACGGACCAGACCCAGGCATAATGTTGAAGTGCGATTCTAGTTCGCCGTTTTCTTTTTTGCGCGTATACACACCAGGTAACAGTCGTGCCTGGTGCGACAGCGTGTATTCATTACCACGGTAAATAAACGTACCGCGCTGTGTCATCTGCGGTATATCAGCAATCTTTGCACGCCGCTGTTCTACTACAGAATTGTCGGCTACGTTACTTAGCCGCCACGTACCATGTAACGGTCGCGTTAATGACTTACCTGTTAATATAGCCTTACGCTGTGCGGTAATAGGCGATACTTCTGTAGGATCGTCATATCCGACATCGGCTAACTCTAGTTTATATTGGCTGTTGGTTATTGGATACGCGCTAGCGTACGCATTTTTGACGTTGTCATAAATGCTACTGCGCAGATAATCCACATCATCAAAAGCATGAATAGACGGCTTACTGATATCCACAATAGTATCTCCGTAGCTATACAGAAATAGAAGTATACAATAAAAAACCGCCGCCAGCAATATGCCAATCGGCGGTTTGGCGACCAAACGCCAGTAAGCCCGAGTAATTTAGACTAAGTTACGGTTACTGTGCTTTTTGACTCGATAAGCAATGTCGCTACAACATCCCGGCTCAGTTCTTGACCCACAGTAGCCGTATTGTTTGGCAATTTTTTGATGATGCCGTCGCAAAAAGCGGCTACGTTTAGACTGCCTACGGCTGAGCGAACAAGATTTTGACGATGTGCGTGCAGGTCAACAGCGGTGCAATCTTTTAATAACTTACCGCCAACAGGCAAATTATGAATAGACAATACTTCGTTTAACTCTTCTGGCGTTAGTTTAGAAAGACTACTACCAGGACGAATAAAAAACTCTGGATCTTTAATAGAATTTTTGATGTTCGCAATGTGGTGTTCTCGCGCAAGGCTGGCGATTTTTTCAACCGCAGGAGCCATCAAAACACGCACAATAGCTACGACTTCGTCAACGGTTCTAGCGGCAGCTAGTTTTTTTGTGACCGCTGCCTGCAGGTCAGAACGCAGTGCCACTAAATTGTGCTGGCGTACTGCAAGATCATTTGCCATTTGGCTTAGCCAGTTCACTGGTCAGCTCACTCTTGGTGTGCCAAAAATTTTACTAACTGTCGACTGTGGTAAATCAGTATTATTGTGTAAGAGACTAGATAGAAACGCAGGACTAACTAGTCGCGCTAAAAATTCATAGTTAGGCGGATAGGCTATAAATGACTTGTCTATAACTACAGGAGTGAGATCAGATACATCAAGATTACCGGCGATATTTGAAAATGTTCTAGCGGTCATAAGTAGTGGCATAGGCATTTTGGCTCCTAAAGCTACTGTAAAACATTCAATCCAGTTGCTGCAACTTTTTTAACGTGGGCAAACATATCGTATAACGTACTGTTACCAATAGGAAATCTCGTGCCTACAGAATTTACGGCATACTCCCATTTAACGGCGTCTATGTACATACTGTGGGCACCGTCGTTGCCCATGTAGTGGGTTTCTATGGTATCAGAAGTTAAAAGTTCATTTAGCCGTAATTGTTTGCCAGCCAGATTATCAAACCCTACACTCCGACACCAAGCCACCAGTCTAGCTAGATAGAAGCGCCACTTGTCAATATTGTCCATATTTGGACCTTGGCCTCTACCATATGACTTAGCGCCTAACAACAAAATATTACCATTGATACTATGCGCATCTGCGCCACCGTAAAGCGACTGCGCAAAAGAAATTACATCATTTACGTCATCAATACCAACGATACAGTGTAATACTGAATTTTTACGCAGCGTGTCTGCCATTCGTTCCATCGCGTCTGACAACAGTGCCGTACCGCCAATTGCTTTATTGTACGATAAACCTAAGCCGTGAAATAGTCCCCAAAAGTCTAATTCAGCTAATTTGTCACTGTATCTGTTTAAGTGCACAGTGTTAACAGTCAGATTAGCTATACATTTTTTATGGTGCAGTACGCGTAAGAAATCTTCTAATCCTGGATAAGCTAACGGGTTACCGCCGCCTACCGCTAATTCTATTCCAGGCGGTATGCACTTAGTCGCAAAGTCTAAAAGCCGCGTTTCGTCAGCGTGCACGCCGTTTTTAGTAGAGTCTTCGTGACAATGTGGGCACCTGGCGTCGCAAAAATCAGTAACCTTTATGTCAATTGACTCTGGAAAATCAGGTACGCCTGTTACGTCATTCTCTACTCTGCGCTTACTACCGTCGATATATATGACAGCAGTGTATCCTGGACGAATGATACAACTAACTGGAGCGCTAAAACGATTTGGATTAGTTGTCATTGCCTGTCCGCAGCACAGAGCTAGGATTGAATATGAACTGTACCATAGCTTCAACTGACGCAAACGCCGGAGCACACGCGTCGCCTTCACCTTCGTACGACTGATGATCAATAGAACCAAATTCGTAATAGCTGTCGTCTAGCCGCATGATTTTTATCTTATGTCCTGGCTGTACTTTGCGAATAGCGCTCTTTAGTATAGTTAGCCTGCGCCGCATAGCGCCCGCTATACTCGTATTCAAAGCGTACGTCAGCGCGTAGCTTGCTTTGGTACACGCATCAGTATATTCCGCTTCTTCCCAGCCAAAATCACCAGGCCAAATCTTTATTACGCCTTGAATCGTTACAGGTAACTTATCTAGTATAGCTGCTTCTTTGTGATTAATAGATATTGAATGAGTAGAGCTACTATTAGTCTCAAACATAGCTACTCTGATTTTGCAGTATGGTTTAGCAGTTTTTCCAGTTTCCAATAGCCGTGAACTCCTTCCATGACAATGGCTTCGGCTTTGACGATCGCAGACTCGTCTAGAAACTTAAACGCTATATGTAGAACTTCATGAATGATTTTAGCTAAGCGCCCTTTAGATTTAAGATGTGGCGACAGTTTGATACGTCGCTTCGTGAAATCTACAAACGCCCAGTTATTTTTTCCTGGCGGCTCTATTGCTATACGCCACATTTTTTTGTCTAGCTTTATTTTTACTGATTTTGCTCGCTTTTTCTTTTTTGGCTGGCGAGATGCTTTCGGTTTCATTAGCGGCACCTACCATAAAGTAGACAGGTTTATGACACACTCTTCCAGCCGAATCTGTACTACGGCGCAAACTGCATTTCATTTTACCGTGTCGCATGAGGGGTTCAATGACGCGCTTGTATATCCACTTGTCACTGCGGTTAAACGCTCGTTGCAGCTCTACGGCCGTAAGGCCTTTTGGTTGAGCTTGGTTTAGTTTATCCAGCTCAGCTACAACATCCTCAACCGAAATAGTGGGTATTGAATTATTTACTTCGCTGGGGTTTGCTTGTCCTACGACCTCTATATCCCGCAGCGTTGGTTTTTGCAGTTTTAACAACTTGTGTTACCTCTTCTGGCCCGTCTAGAACTTCAATTTCTGACCTCTCAATAGGTCTCACGAAATGTCTTGTATACAAAACACCGCTGTGGTGTAGGCGGATTAAACTACCGCCTATTTGCGGTGACGACGTACGTGCTCCGGCGATTTTATACGCGAACGGAGTCTTTAATTGCCAAGCAGGAGTAACGTATATAAACGACTCACCTTTGGCTGTAGGAACTTTGACTTCGCAATGGCGATGTCGATGAGACCGAACTGCTGCTGTAGGGATTGGTACTCCCCATCTACCACACTCATTGATTAATTCGTTTAGCTCTTTTCCGACTGCTGACGATTCGTAGGCGTTTGATGAAACAGTACTGATGTGGTGTAAGAAATTGATATAGTGCCCGCCCAGCTGTAGCCAAAGATCGTATCGTGCATGCTGCCCAATACTATTTGGCTTAGCGCCTAAACGCTTAGCTAGACGTTCCTCTTCAATACCACTTTTGCCTACGTGGGCTTCAGTGCCTCGTATATGGAAATACCCACTAGATCGATCTACGATCGGGGCAAGTAATTCATAGGCTATGTTAGCTTGATCTTCTAAATTTTGAGTGATTTGAGTTGTAGAGTCGTGATGCTTGCCGTCAATAACATCGCCGTTATGTACTAATATAAATGGCTCATCGCCTATTTCTGACGGCAACCAGGTATTCCAAAAGTAATCCCATATATCATATAACTTAGCTTGAAATTTAGAAGGGGTGTACACACCACCTTCATCGAGCCTGACGCCGGTTGGCGGACAAATTGATAACTGGCATCCACAATGTGTGTCTGAGATAGTGACTACATTTGTTACGTTCATTTAAAGCTACCTTATTTATCCCGACCATTCTAGCTACGTGCAGCATAAAAGCAAAACTAGTAATACGCTACGACTCGTTAGATTGTATGGCATTGTACACGCGACGCAATTCAGCGCTGTATTCGCTAGCCGGATACTTAGCTAGGTAGCGCGCTAGCAACAACAACACGCGTCTACGTTCTACGTCAACTCCGGCGTTAAATGAGTTTGCATGAAAACCTACAATGTTATATTCGTTTACAAGTGTATTGATTTTGTCGAGCTCTGACATATTTGGTTTGGTTGGCATATTAATCTGCTGTTAAAACTGCTAAGAATACATATCCCGTTAGAAACACGACAATAATGACCCATAACGCAGGACACACACTATGTAATGTGGTACGACGTTGAGATTGACGCTACAAATCGATAAGAGCGTACATCATTATACATAGCAGATATATCTGTATAGACTGGTTTATTAAGACGCCTGAACAAAGCGCATTCTCGCTCAGCGCCGGGCGATTCATACTGCTCATAATTAAGCGGCGCATACGTTGACGCTAGGCGCAAACATCCGTCGCAACGCGGAATTATGGCTAAATCATAATCCATCCACGATTCATATGATCTGGGAAACGCGGCATGCTGTAGATGGCTCCACAGCGGAACAATAGGTACGACTATATTGTCATTCCGTAACTTATCGAAGAGCTCCATCTGAAATCTGACGTTAACTCCGCTGTCACCTTTTGTATACGGCGATGAAATGTACACGACCGGTCTGTCTATTTTTGTCATCTATATAACCTTTATATCCGCGTCACGTAGCGCGGTTTGAAGTTCAAAGTTGCTGCTGTACTTAGCCATGAAAAATTCCAGAGTAGCAAGCACAGATGAAACGTAGTCCGAGCTTTCACCTCTACGTTCTAGGGCAAGCTTTTCACGAACAAGTAGGGCTTTACTTACACTTAGCGCTTGAGTTAGCCCAAGGCTATTCTGTTTTTGCACAGTCACCATACGTCAGTTTCGTCTTTCTTAGTACGTCCTCGAACCAATTTCGTAATGATAGCAGTGCTGTCATGTACGGATATCGCCAGAACATATCAACATACAGCGCGCGACCCATGTCCCATACGCCGTGTATCATTATGGTTTCACGTATGTGCACACGTGCTGTTAGGGTCAAACTATCCGTAAAATTACTGCCAGCCATAATACAGTGTAATCCGAACCAAGCAACAGATTGCTCTGCTCTTACCTCTATCTCGTAAGATCTATTCGTAGACATGATAACCTGTATTAGCCAAAGCGATTGCGGCTTCGCGTTTAGTCATGCGATAATTCCATACTTTCCGACGTTAGCCTTAGCAAGTCATGTAACCATTGATACAATACTCGCGTACTCCTATACCGGTCATCCGACAAGCTATAATTGATTTTTTTATAGTCAAACATCGGTATCGCGATTGTTCGCGTAGGTTGGCTAATTCTGCTAACGCCTAAGTGCGCGGCACAGAATAGCACTACACGCACTTCCCGACCGTTATATGCTTTAATGCTGTTAGCTATTTGGCTACGCGTAAAATACTCCTCACTGGCCAAGTATGTCCTCTAGATTAGCATTCAGTGCCTGTAGCGCGCTACCAGGATTTATCTGTATGCCGCACCGCTCTAGTGTTTGCACCAAATGGCTTAACTGCACTTCAGTACCGTCATACATACATTTGGCTAGGTCTAGCAGTGCGTCAAATTCGTTAATCGACATTACCACACGCTGTGCGTTGGCTGGTGTAAGTGTAAGCGGTCTATTTTTAGCGTCAACAATAGTTTCCGTAGCCGCGTCGTAGCGTAGGGGTAAAACAAAATCGATATCCATTTTTCACCGTTGGGTTAGGCTTAGCTACAATTCAATTCTTAGAAACAGTTGCGTCATTTTACGGTACACGTAAGAATATGCCATACTTGCTTTGCGTGTGTAAGCCAAGCATGGGTAGCCGTAAGCAGAATAAAGCTGAACCATTATTTCTCGATAAACTGCTCTTGGACCAAAATGTGCCACACGCATATTTACGCTATCATATAAAAAACCATCTAACTGTATACAAAACTCTACATCGCGAGAATATGTGCTTAATTTGCGCGTCAAAATTAACCTTTATGTTTCGGTAAAACGGATGGTATAAGACCAGCCAGGCGCAAAACTTTTTTTAACGTACGGGTCACAAGTATATTTGGCTGCGTAGCGTAGGGTGGTCTACTAAGTAGCGACTCCTGTGAAAAGAATTTACGGTACGTATTATGGTGTAATTTATGTCGTATTATTACGTGCCACCACACGGGACGTACAAAGTCGTGCTTGTTTACGCGAAAAATTAGACGCGATAACTCAATGTCTATGATTGGTCTAAACGATATATCGCCGCTATGTTTACTGCGTTTGTGCATCAAGACTATACAACCCAGTCACCAGGCCACGCACGTAGCTCTTTTTTAGTTTTCGGCTGTAAATCTCTAATCATACCTTCCCATTCAAACAGGTACAGCCGAGTATATGTTAACCTACAACCTGTTTTGGTATTAACGGCTTCGTCAAAATAATCAAACGTACCGCAATCCCTAAACACGCGTACTTCAAAGTCACCAACTTTGTATTTTGCTGACATTACCTCGAAAGACAGGCGCTGAGGAAGGATATTACCTAATTTTACGTCTATAAGCGTGCGAATAAACTCAAGTAGAGTTCGCTGTATCTGTTTTGGTGACTGCTTCGAGACTCGCTTCATCGCTGGCCTGCGCTTCAATCGGAATGACGCATATCATAAAAGTTTTGCCAGCAGGCAACCCATCTACTATATCACTACCGATATTACCTATTGTGTTATTTACTGAACGTATGACTTTAAACTCTGGGTCTATGTAGTACTTATGCGGACCTTTAAGCGCAGCTTCCAACTCATCAATCATTGGTTGAAAAATTGAATTTGTCTGTTGCCCAGCGGCGTACTTTAGATAGCTAATAGCCGTCATTACAGTTTCAACGTTTATATGGCGTGCCACGGTTCGTTTTCTCCTTTAAAGTATGGGTGTTCAATATGGCCTGCGCCACTGATAAAACCACCAACTGCAACGCACATCCAGCCAGGAACAACGCATCGCGCAGTATGTCAGTATAGGCGTATACAAACGTAGCCGTGCTACAAGCAACGTGCTTTGTTACTGGATCTCGATATAGTTCGCCGTAATGATCTGCATACAAAGCCATTGCCGTATCGCCAGCATGCGTAAGCTGTATGTAGTGCGTGGGTTCTAATAGTAAACCAAACGGCACAAATAGAATAGGACAACTTGACGCAGATATCTCTGTACGGCATAAATTGTTAAAGTTAAAAATTACTACCGCGCCTTTCACTCTACCGCCAGTTTATCGATGCTATACGTCATTGCCGCGAGTATTTGCAGATTAAAACTACGAATATCGAACTTTATGAGTGCTAAATAGAACGCCTGATGAATGGTTGCTACACGCGTAATAGCATTAACACACACGCTATACGTTGAATAATGGCTAAGGTCATGCGAAAATACTATTTCATTAGATTGATTTTTTTTAAACCAAAGTTTTGGGTTAGCCATTTACAGCATTCTCTTTGATTTTCCTCATTGCAGCCTCAACACTGGACACACACTCAAGGTACGCGGCATGTAAATCTGGCTTTATTAGATCAGGCTTTAGTCTTTCTTCCATTACTTCTAGCCTATATCGTACGCTCTCTAACTCTGAAACAAAGCTATTATTAGCGTGACGAGCCATAGCAGCGTCTCTGTCGCGTCTATTGGCGTAAATTTCGATGCTAGATATTGAATAACGTTTGGAAAAAGACACGTATATATTAGACATATCAGGAGGTGGACTAAACATACTCGGTTTTATTGGACGCGCCTCTACAGTTTTATCGTTAAGATGAGTGTGTGTTACTATCGCGGTATATGGTACAACTGCGCCACTGGAGTATTTGTAAAACACGTAAATTGGCATGCCTATGACTATACGCACACCATCAACAGTCATAAGTTTGTTAGTAGTATTTTTACGAAGAAAAGACCGTCTAATAAGTCACCTGTAGTTTGCAAAAAAAAATGATTAGCTGATTAGCTAATCATTTTTGAGTTCATTGATACAGACCAAGACTACGCACGCTTGGCACTTGCAGTCAACCTTGCGCCAGTCGATAGCTCGACAGGATCACAGTTAACAGACGTTGCCCACTGAAGTTTGCACTCACTAAACGTAGTATTGGGCGTTGTCGTTGTTGGACGCGCCCAGCCATTACTGAAGTTAATACCTTCCTGATAAATACCACGTCCGGTCTTAACAGCTTCAACCCAACAACCGTCAAAGCGCGTCCTATACACCGCACCGCGAATAAGAATATCCGCCTGCGGAGCTGCAGTACCAAACTCAGCCAAAACTTTGGAAAGTACTGGCAGTATTTCTGGTGCACTTTGCGCAAGCGAAATATCAGTTACATCTACCTTGTTGTCGCAGTTTAGATCGCCTTGTAAAGTTACGCCGTTACCCTGGATCGTACAGTCGCGGAAAACGGTGTCTAGAAGCTCTGCATAGCGGCCTTCGGTCTGTAGAACTACACCGTAGCCTTTGTTGTTCTGCATGTTGCAAAAATCAAATAAGATTCCGTTATAAGTGCTATCGGCAGGTACGGTAATAGTCACACCGTTACCTTTGCTACCCCAGAACACACAGCCAAAGAACGGCGACCGCTCACCAGTACCGCGAATAATCAGACCGTCGCCATTAGGATTTGTAAACCACACGTTTTCTATTGCCGTGTGTTGTGCCAGCTTATCCAGAACAACGCCGCCTTCCAGCGTCATATCACGAATATAGCTACCATAGATATTAGCTGTCGTTGGATCATCTTTCATTGCGGGAAAATTGCCGGATGCGCGTACCACTGTTCTAGGACCAGACCCTTCAAACAAGCAATTATGCCGTCTGATTAATGGCGCGTTAACTACGAACGTGCCAACAGGCAACTTACAATAACCTGAATCTAACTGAGCTTGAATCTCTTGTGTTGTCATGCAGAACCCCCTTTGGCGAGATTATACGTAACAACACACAGACTAAGAAATATTAACCCGTCAGGTGATCTGTAACCTAAATCTTTCGTTAATACTAATTAGGCGGCTGTCCATGAGAGCTACCCAACGCGCAATTCTAGTGCTGTTAAAGTAAGTTATCGCCCTAGTCTGGTGGCTACCAAAATATCCTAGGCGGTCTATATACACCGCCTCAGATTCAAATTTGTGCTCGTGCCGGTATACCGTATAGCATAGATGAAATGTATAGTTAAATTCGCTTACTCGGATCGGGTAGACTATCACGGCAGTCGTCTTGTCCACATTTTGTAAATCATCCGCATGGTAACTAGCATCCACAACGCAAAAATAATGTAATACACCATAGATATGAGCTCCGTTAAATGTAGTGCGACCGGTGGGATTCGAACCCACAACGACTGGTTCCTAAGACCAGCGCCTCTGCCAGTTGGGCTACGGTCACATGCTTACTTGAACACTACGCGACGATAAAGGTCACACACAATACTGTATAGGCTATCAACGACTCTGCCTGATATTGTGATTACACTAAATCCTGTCACTACATATCCACAACCCTTCATAATCATAGCCGATGTAGTAACTGGCACAAATACGCATCTATAATATTTTTTTGTCGGATCTTGACTATTCGAGCTAAAACAAGCGCAGCGGTACGTTTTATCCGTTATGTAGAAATACACACAAAGAGACTTTGCGGGCTGCTGTAGTAACATCACATTTGTGATTGTTCTAGTATTATACGTGCAAAAACTGTACTATGAATTATACGCAACCTTATGTAGTTACGATAATTAGCGATCACACGTGCATGAATATCTTTGTTGTATCGTGTGGTAACAAAACACCAAATTAATCCAGGCAAAAAATATACAGAAATGGCTAGCCTCCAACCAAGTGGCAATATGTAAATCCTAGCGCAAACCACACCCACGCTAGAACCAATACAGCGATTCCGTCTCGCGGCTTAGACACGTGCCACTTATCTACCACATAAGCAAATGTAATAATAGCCATTACGATGACAAGGACACGCGTCACATCTGCCACGCTGAGTTTCCTCGCTATTAGCGGTAATCGCGGTTTGGTTTATGGGCAACGTGCTTTAGCTCTGTTATTTTTACGAAAGTTAACCGTGTTCCCTTCATCTTGGCTACAGTGTGAATTGTCCAGTCAGGTTCCCATAGACATACCAGCGTATTACCGCGCCACTCCCCTATGCGTTTAGTTGTAGCCGGTTTACGCTTTTTCGATTTCTGTGTTCTCATTTTGGCTTTCCGTACTTGATGTGTGCGCGCCGCAAAAACAACTGCCTGGCGTAGATCGGCATAACTCAACGGCATGAGCGTACGGGCTAGATAGGTCTTCCGTAGCACCAGGAAACGCTCGTAATATTTTTACCAACGAATGCAGAACGTGAGTTAACCGTTCATTGGCGGCTTCTGCTGCTTTACACAAATCATGCGCGCTAGGCTTATCCGCTCGCCTCACAACAACTTCGTATCTATCATTGTGCACGGGCGAAGAGAATGTTGTGATGGTATAGTTGTAATCACCATTTAGGGCGCGAAAGGATTCCACTAGACTAGACATGGTTTCACGAGCCACAGATAGAGCCACCTCGGTATCGGTTAAATCGATTACTTTCGGCTCGTACACGCGTAACCGCGCTATCTCAGCATCTTTTTGACGTATGACCTTGCACACTTCATGCTGGCAATCATCGTGATGTGTTCTGTTATTAAGGGCTGCATTTTCATCACGTAGTCGCTTAATCTCATTCAACAAATCACTAACATCGATAGCTGGCTCTTCCATATATCACGCTTTCGCATATTCAGTTGTAAGAACATTAAAAATAGCCTGTGCCCATACTTCTGGGTCTAGCAATAGCGCATCTTCAAAAGATAGGGTTTTATCTGTCAGAGTTTCCAGTTCACTGATAACGACATGACGCCATATAGGCATATCAGCGCAAAGCTTATCCCACAGTTTAGAGACAGCGTCAAGACTTTCAAAGTAATTTGGTATTTCCTGGAATCCGCGCGTAGGACCATAGCAACCAATCCACACGCCAAAATCGTTACACCTTATCTGCGAATAACCGGCGAACTCAGCCAATAGTCGCATCATGTGATCTCTCGTATCACTCAAAGGTTTCTCCTATGATAGTTTGTACTGTAGATACCAACTAATATGTGTTCCAGCCTAACGCCGTATGCGTTCATAATCGGCATAAGATCATACAGACTTACAACATTCTGGCGTACGTTGTTTATACAGTTAAGCCAAATGGTACAGCGTGAATCGCGATTCTGAGCGTTTAGACCATTAAAGACTAATATAGAACTATGTATGGACGCATTGTAAACCGATATAAATCGTATTTCTCGAGAACTAATCCACTGCGACATAATGGTCCACATATCCCAACAAAGAATTAAACAACGTTGTGCGCACATTAGATGACTTGGTCATTAATTCACGCCTGCGTTTAGAGTATTGAGACATGCCATGCTCTATGTGTAGCGCCTGGTATATAAGCATACGACGGTCAAGATACAGATTTGTTCCATAAAACGCCCACTCGATGTCAAAAATAATCTCCTTACACATCCGCATCGTAGCAGTGTTTTTTTAAAAGGCGCTATTGTTTAACCAAGATTTATACAGTCTCAGATTAAGCAGCCTAGTTACGCGCCAGATTTGCGCAGGTCCGCGAAACTGAGTAACGGTAAAGTACCCTTTAGCCACGCGACCAGTTAGCAATTTAAACGTTTGGCATGTTTGGGCGACATCTAACCTAGTTTTAGTATAGATAACTTTAACATTCGCCCTATCATTGTACCATTCCTTAAAGTCTACTTCATAAGATGCCCACTTATCTGTCAACTGCATTTCTGGCCGCTCTACTACAGATTCGATAAATGTGTTCTCCTGCAAGTGGCATAAACTGGTCACACACAAGAAAATTGTCGCTAAGAAGAGCGAATGCGCTGTCCCATTTAACGCCCTGGCGCATATGCGATTTAAGCCGTGTACCCATCTTACTGTAAAGATACCAAAACGTGAGTTTAGCGCAGGCCTAGCATACGGTATTTGAATACGATACAGTGTGTGCGTTAATGTGCCATTGATAGTTAACCAATCTTTTTTGCTAGAGTAATTAATTACTGCTATAAAACTAACAGAATTACTGGCGTATGCTCTGGAAAAAGCTTGCCGCACGATGTAGCACCATTGCGCACCTACCGTTTATGCGCCGTATACGTCTTTCTGCGAAATTACTAATGCGAGGGGTTGGAAAACATTTAGGTTTAACGTTTGGCACTCTAACATAATACAACGTGTGTGTTGACGCCATATTAATGGCTAGCCAGTTTTTTTCTTGCAAAACATTAATCGTTAAGGCTAGCAAAATAGCCTTACTGCCGAACGAACAAGGAGTGTTGCTCAACCAGCTTTGCCTCGCAAATGTGTGCAATTCTATTGGCTACATGTGTGGTTATTATGGCGCGTATACCAGGCCGCGAACACAGCGAATATTCTTACGCATTTGCTAATTATAGAAGCGTGAACACGCTCGCCACGAACAGCTATGCGTTGCGCTAATGTACGTCTACCTAGAAACAGAACATAGCGATGTTCTCTTAAATCTGTGCGCTGCATCGTTACATTATCAACATCACGAGCGTAGACTAATACCCACCAAACAGGCATACAAACGTTCATCGTTGGTCTCTTTTCAGCTACACCTAAAAATGCGAGCGTGGTAAGTAACCAGACGCGACATTCCAACATAAACCTGGCTATGTTTACGCCATGCGCGCAGTATTGCGTGTTGATAGTCTGCCTCGTGCTCAATCAGAGTAAATGCATACCCACAAAAGCCCGCAAAGAAATACGGTATGGTTACTAATATACGCCCCTGCCATTTACGAAAATCAAAGTTAATTTCTACTGAACGTTGTATGCTACCTCGGCTGCCCATCTAAACCATCGCCTTTCGGGTATTACCCGCCTCTCCTTGGCACATACGTAGTACCAAATCTGCATGTAACTGCATTAATGCCATGCCATCAAACACAAAAGCTGGATGACGCTCGAAAAAAGAATCAAAAGCGGTGAACATACATACGTGAAAACCACCAGGCGTTAATTCAAGCTGTTTTAAGTTGTAACCATTATCACACAGCACAGACCAGAATGAAACTTCTAGGGATGGTGTTAGCATGCGCCTGGCGTACTCATTGTGTGACAAATATTAGTCAACGCGACACGACAGTGCTTTTATACGGGATCAAAGAACTCTACCTGAGCAAATTTCAATTATAAGCTTAGCTACAGGCCGCATAGCTACACATACAGTGTGGTGTAAACCCGACACCTTTCGTGTAACAGCTAACCAATTAACTGAGCCAAAGGCTAAACAAACGTAGCATAGCAGCGCTGAAGACTTATTAAAGTACAAAGGTTGTATTAGACCTGACGCAATACAATGATGTAAAAAGCAAACCGATAGCGAACGGCGTCTCGCCGCGCGTTTAGGCATATAGACCTACTAAGCGGCTAATAGCTCACGCCATAGTCGCCGATGGTGAATTGTACTGCGGCTGACCCCAGCCGATTCCTGTTAGCGTAGACAATATCGGATGGCGCTGGGCAAATTGCTGCTCCATAGCTGGCATAAGCCTTTCTCGTATGGCTTTCATTGCAGCCGGGTTTTTAAGGAAGTTGTCAATTTGGTTTTGCATAAATGTAGGCGATGACATCGCGTTTCCGGCTCGCGCTGCGATCCAGTTACGCCCAATATCAGTATTAGTAGCCAGCCAGCTAGACAGTGCGCCGCCTAAAGCAGCAGAACCTGTCCACTTAGCTGCACCTCCAATATAAGGCAGAACACGTTTACCAAGAGCGCCCCAGTTAACTCCAGCATCTTTAACTTGGTACGCTTTAATTGGAGAAGGTGACGCATATTCGCTACGTTGCTTTTGCTCTTTATACTTTTTGATATCTTCTTTTTCAGCTGTGTTACCGGCCATATTCCAGCCTGCATAACCACCTAAAGCCGCTGACAATGTAGCCAGCGTGGCTAGCACGCCTGGAATCGTGTGCGTGAACGGGGTAGTCCAATTACCTAGTGGACTGGCGTCGGCTTGCTTTGCTTGCGCTATGGTATCTAATGATGGCTGTACTTCGCCGCGAATGTATTCGTCGGCTAGGTCATCAAGCATTGCAGCAAACTTGGTACCACGTTCAGACTTCAGGGCCGCGTCAAAAGACTTTTCAGCTGTATCCAGATCTTCATCATCTATCTTGCGCTTATGCGCTTTTACCAGTGCACCAGTTCCATACCAGCCACCTAGAGCAGGTAATAGTGCCGCAGCCAACATTGCCGGGTAGTACTTAGCCGGTAATGGATAGCTAGCTGTCGTATTCGTAGTGGATGGCACTGCGGGCGCGGACGCAGGGGCTTGTGCGGCTTTCACGCCTGTATTAAAAATGAACTCGCTAGGAGATACTTGTTCTGCTTTACGCTTAGCGTTGGTACGCTGCTGATTGAATTTAATTACTTCCGGTATAGCCAGTACAGATCTAAGCCCAGCGCCAAGCAACAAAGAGTTTAGCGCAGTGTACTTCATGTCTTTACGGGCCAGACTATCAAGAAACTCTTGTGCTTTATCTGGAGTTAGATTGCCGTCCATAGTTATTTTCTCGCATAAGTAGGTGGTACTTCAACCTGCGCTGCGTCATATTTTACAAAGTCTATCCACTCTATGTAAACCTTCCAGTTACCATTATGACATTTTCTGTCTATAAACACAATAGCTGACTTACCACTAGTGGCATTCGTGTATAGAGTAGAAACTAACTTTGTGTACTCATCAAGGTCTTTTTGGACAGCCAGATTAAACACAGCGGCGTGAAACACGCCACCTTTTTTTACGTTAGATTTTTCACCATTTCTATATAGCGGAGGACGCGCGCCTATAAATGGAGCGTCATTATCTCTGTTGAATACTTTTAGACCATTTTGATCTGGATGGTCCTGTCCAGACATTATACGAATGATCTCATCATAACTGATCTGTCTGCTCATCTGTTATACCGCTTCTTCTACGGATGTCAGCCGTCATTTGTCTATAGTAATCAGCTAAATCTCGTTTACGTAAATCGTCAACATTATCAGACGTTACGGATAAGCCTTTTCTAGTTAAGCTGCCTAATCCAGCCCCAGCTATAAATGGGATTCCTAGTAGCGTAGCTATAGCCGTTGGACCTAATTTTGACAAACCCAACCCGCTGGCAATAGCGGCTGTAGTCATTTCACCAGATGTTGGTAAGGCTGCTGTGCCAGCTAGATTAGTAGCAGCAGCTGGTAGCGCTACAGCAGGATTAGCTTGCTTAGTAATCAGTTCATCTAAACTATCTGGCGTGTACCCTAGCTCTGCCATCTTAGTCAAAAATCCAACTTTAAATGCTTGCTTGCTATCCACGTTAGCGCCTTTCATAAATCCTTTTAAAGCTGAATATATTGTAGCTGCGCCTAGGGCTGTGTTCTTGAACCAACTAGGCGCGCCTAGCGCGCTAGACACAGCGTAAGCTGCACCGACGGTAGGAATAGCGTTACCTATTACATCAGGCAACGCAGATAGTAACGAGCCCGGACTCGCGCCACCAGTAAGGCCGACACCTTGTTCATGCCCGGCCTGGGCTATCAGCTGCTTCATCTTAACCCGTTCCATCAGATTAGGATACGGATTACGCTCAATCTCATCCATCGCAGTTGACACAGAAAAGCTAGGTCGCCAAAGCTGGTCGTTATAGCCATCTGCTTTCTTTGTCAACACATCAGGTAAATGTACCGGCGTGGCTGCAGGTAATTGAAACTCTGGCTGCGGCAGAGAATGCAACATCTGTGAGCGCCAATCAGAAAAGTTACGTACAGCTGGCGTATTAAAGTAACCGCCATATAGCTTTTTGTGAACAGACGATTGCAGTAACCCTGGCAAACTTCCCAGCAGAATGCCAGCTAACGTCATAGTGGTACGCGATCTGGATGGGTCAAAGCCAAGACGCTCTAGAATAGGGCTACCTATAAATCTACCGCCCAGTCCGCCTAGCGCGCTACCGACACCCAATGTAACACCAGGCTGCTGAAACATACTATTAGCTTTCTTTTCAGCTAGTTCTATTGGGGTCTTGCTGCCGTCAGTAGAGCAGAAGGACAAATCAGTACACGAAAACTTAACGCCAGATAACTTATCGTTACCAGCGTATGCTTGTCCTCTATCTTTTTTTACGTAAGCAAGTGTCACGTGAGGTACAAACCTTTTGCGCGTATCCACAACGTCTGTTTTATCCCGTACAGCATCTCGCAATCTTGAAAGACCGTCGCCGGTTACTGATACAAAAACCACATCGCCATCGTCATTAGAAAAGTAGTCAGTACTACCTAACTCCACATCACAACCGTACTGGTCTTGTAACGCAGCCTGTACACTGGCTACGTCATTATCCTTTATGCCGTACTGTACAGTTACATGGGGTTGTTTCTCAAATTCAACCACATCATCCTTATTGATAATCTGTAAAGCTAAATTGACAACGCGTTCAGCTATATCGCTGGGTAGGTCTAACTGAACAGAGCAGTACTTATACGTATCAGACATAGTTACGCCTAGGCAAAAGGATTATGGCTAAACGTAGACGAATCAGTTAAGCGTGGCATTAACGACGCTCTTAGATAGGGATTTGTTAATGCTGTCTCTGGGCTAGCGCCAGGAGTACGCAAATATCTAGCCATATTAGGCGAGTATTGAGCTACAGTACCAGCTGCTTCTGCCATAGTTGGTGCTTTAGGAGCAAAGTGATCCAGAGCCGCAATGGCTGCACCTGTGCCTAGCGTAAACTTAGGAAAGCGATAAGCCCAATAAGCAGAACTTACTGGATCAAGGCCAAACCCAAAATTCGACAGCATCGCTGCGTTATCTGTAAATCTAGTTGAAGGCATAAATTTCGGTAGAAGCGTTTCTGTTTTATCGCCAAAGCTAAACAGCCGCTTAGCAAAATTGCCAACGTACGGCGATACTTTATTCCATAGAGGCTTAGCCGCTTGGCCAATGGCACCAATGCCTTCGCTTACAACATTAGCACGTTTAGCTATTAGCTCATTTAAAGTGTTCATTTACTGCCTCTAAGCTTAGTGATAAGCTCATTTAGTCTGCTGTGCCGCTGGCTAGCAAGCTTTTCCAACCGGCTTATTATAGCCGGTGCTAACAAAGAAATCATAGCAAAAGCCGCCTCTTTCTTCACGTGCTGCGGCAAATCTGTGTGCTTAGTTGTGGCAAAATCTTTTGCATCCTGCTTAGACATAGACGATGCGGCTCGCTGCACTTCCGGCGAAGGATCTTTAAGCTTACCTTTTTGGGCCGCGCGTACCATACCCATAAAGCGTTGTTGAGCTACTGATTTAGCTGGCATATATAGATCCTTAGAAAGTAGTTCTGCTATTATTATGGTCTAGAAACGAATTTTGTAGATGAGCCTTAGTACCGTAATAAATCGTTTCTGGTATGGCCTTTAGTGTGTCCCAGCCGAGGCTTAGTACACTGGGACCACCAATCGTATTATTTTTTAACTGCTCCAATCCGATACCGGCACCTAACTGAGCTCCAATGCCGCCAGGGACGGCAAAGCCAGCAGTATCTAAAAGCGATTGCGTAAACCGCTTATACCACGGCTGACTAGAGTACTGATCCAAGCTATCAAACTTGCGCATATTCAATTTTGATTGATTAGCAGCCTGAGTTTTGTTAATAAGGTTTTGAGAACCATAACTCAACTGTGATCCTAGTGACCCAACGCCAAACCCATCTGTACCAAAAAAAGCTACTTTAGGTATTGGTGGCGCTGCCGGTTTACGTCGGCCAAGTGCCCACGGAGTTATTTTGTTGTTCAACAAGACTTTAGCGATCTGCCCCACATCTGGCTTATCAGAGTGCAGAACAGACGTATCAGCCGCTTGTTTGATAAGGGTTAATAGTGTCATAGCCTGTAGTATAAATCTTCTGGCGTAGTTATCAAAATCTAGAATCTCAACACTGTCATCATGCGGTCGTATAAACGCCGATAGTATAGAGATAAACTTCTGCGATAACTGTACAGCTGGTCCGAAAAAGTAAATAGTGACATAAGCGACAACGAACGGGCAAAGTATATTTCTTTCGATTCATGTATACGGTTACTGTTGGTGTTGTAGTCAATACTTATGCGTATGTAGTTATCCGAATAGCGCTTATCGATTGTCATCGGCTAAAGAATTGCCTTTTTATCATGTAAACTACATGTTCTAAGCGATAATGAGCTCGTCGTGTAATTTGGCTAAATTGGATTGACTTAATGCGCATAAATCTTTGCGGGTAAAACCTTACACTTTGAGACCTACGATCTGTACGACGAGCTACGCGTTTATTTCGTTGATCAAAATTTATAGTTACGCTAATGCCATATCTACCGTTTACGAGTTTAATCATAATTAGAAGTCGCCACGATACCTGTAGAATAGGCGCTGCAAAATACGCACCATAGACCAATGAACGCGAATAGGCATACCTCCACGCGCGCCAATAAACTGTATACGTTTCCGAGATCGACGCATCTGTGGATAAAATTGTACTTCTTTAGATTTACGAGGCTTAGGTAGGCTATTACAATTCACAGTCGTATAAATATTGTAAGCGGAGCACGTTGTTTTAAGCATTTTTAACCAAAAAGATAAGAGTTGAGTTAAACGCAGTTTTTTGCAGCGTCACTAGTTGCCAAACAAGCGGTGCTGTATATCGAGTAATAATAAGACGTGTGGCTACAAACATATTAAAATCAGTGTTACTGTTTGTAGTGATTACATCTTTAGATCTAGACTCAGTATGTTCAGTCGTGATAGACTTCGTGTTACTGGCCTCCGGCCATTTGCTGCAGCACTTGCTCTTGTCCAATGCTGCGCGCTTGTGTTCTGAGATTTGACAATTTTTGTTTAACCACGGCGTGCAGCGTCTCGTCTTGTTGCTTAATAGCAGACAGCTGACGTCTACGCTCACCTTCAGGAATTACTGATAACTGCTGGGCGATCTGATCAGCTTGGCCCAACACATCAGCTGGTGTTACTCCACCGCCCTGAGCACTACCTGGAGCCCCCATACCACCACCAGCCCCACCACCTGGGGCCACTGGAGCACCGCCTGGTGGCATCATACCGCCCTGCATAACTTGATTAGTTTCTGCTAGACGTTTATCCATTTCCTGCTGCTGCTGTTGCTCGCGCTGCATCTTAGTTGTTTCATCGCGGAGCATGCGCTGCTCGTCAAACATACGACGAATCTCTTCGCGAACATCGATACCAAACGGACTCAATGCTGTGGTATCAGATATCTTTTGCGCTGCAGCAAGCTGTAATCTAACAACGCGCGCTTCCATATCGTCTGCGCGTGAAATAGGTGTCAGCCGAGCTCTAGCTGGCTCCCAGTTGAGTGACGCTGCAAGAATACCCATAAGCCAATTTAAAAATTTGTTAAGCGCAGCAATTAAATGCGGCCACGTAGATTCAAATAATCTTAGCGCAGCTGGAAGAGCTTGTAGTTGCAGCGATCCCTTATATAGATCCGCTGGAACACCGCACGAATTTAGCAACTCATCTAGCCCTAACGTTAGCAAATCACTGGGAGCGAGCTCTCTACCTTCACCGCTTAGGGCTTGATACTCTATTGGAAACGGCAAAACGTGAACGCTGAGCGGGTCAATACGGTGTTCACGAATCATAGTTTCAACAAAATTACCAAAGTCGCCTAAGTTGGCCTGTAGCAACGGATCAATCTTATCAGCGCCACGTGGACCACCTGGCGTTATAACGCGCCAAGGCACAATATAGTCTAATGCCAAAGCTTCATTATACCTCTTAAGTACTTGTACATAAAAGGCTTGTCTAAAGTTAGACATAGCTCGTGGAATACCCCAGCCTCTATTTTCAAACCCAGCTAAAGTATCCTCACGCATGTGATGTATCATGTCATCAAAAAACGCGAACAAAGTGTTATCATACGCGGCTCTTATGAGCTCATCTGGCATATTCTGAATGTAGAAAGGCGTACCTAATTGTACGTGTCTACGCATATCCCCAGTAGGACGCAGCAGGTATTCTGCTGTATGGGAAATAGGGTGAAACATTAACTGAATGTTGTGCGGGTTCCACCGAACAATCTTAAACTTGTCGTGCTCCATAGTAGAACGGTCGATTGATTCGAGCTCGCCGGTGGCTTTGCACTTTTGACATTTACCGTAGTATTTCAACTGCTTAAAAGTATAGATTACTTTATCAATAGGCTGCTCGAACCTACACGACTTACAGCTTAGATACCGACGAAACGGTATGTATGGGCTACTAAACGAGTTACCATAAAACAAAAAGTCAAGAGCGACTGAACGCAACAATGACGTAATGTCTAGACTATCGTTCAAAAACTCTTTGTACTTTTTCTTTACACCGTCAGGCACATCCAATATTTCAACTTCTGTTAGAAAGTATGAGCATACTCGCTCCATAGCCATACGATAAGTGCCGTTGCCAGACCACAGCATTTCGCACATGGTCAGCATAGAACTTATGTTGTTGGGAGCGTATAGCGAGCCCTGGTCAAAGAACGGGTTACCAAACCACTGCGTAGGCTGCGACCCGCCAATGCCTAGAGACGAATTTGGAGATTCTGACATATGTAACTCTTCTACGTGTAGCTATAAAAAGAGTAGTATACACTACCAGCGTACTAATTGTCAGCTGATAGCTTAGCGAATGATACCGTCTTTATACAAACAGTGGGGATTTCTACACTTACACCGCAGTGTTTTACTTTGTGTTCGGCATTACTGCCATCGCTTAAAAGAATAACTAGAGTGAAATCGCTGCCTATGGGCGGCTCAAAGTGTAAGTCATCGTCGCCAACTGTGGTGGAGAACACCAGCGTTATAAGATTGTCGTCGGCAATAACATCAGCCGGACGCGTTTTAAACTTACCAAAGTCACCAACCATAGTAACTTGCATAGGGCGGTCAGCATACTTTGGAAATGGCGTACCACTAGAAGTAGTTTCTTCTCTAACTACTACCGGCGGCAGCACTGGCTGCGTGGCTACTACTGAACGTTTAGTGGCTGCTGTCTTTTTTTTAGCGCTGTTTTGTGGCGAAGGCGATTCAGACTCGGCCGATATAGTCGTAGACTGACCGATGGTCTGTAGCGGAATAGTGATTATGCCATTTGCCGAATTCATATCTGGCCTACCACCTTCTGAATCTTTATACGAACTAGGTATTACGGTCATACCTTGTTCGTGGTCTCTGTAATACTGGTTATTACGCTCTACGCCTTCAGCGCCTAACAGTGAACTTAGATCTTTCGCCGCTTTCATATTTACCTCAATCGTGTAGCGCGCTACAGTCTATGATCCCTAAAAATTTGCCAACTGTTTAATCGTAGTTTTGCCCACTCGGGCTTGTGACAGTAACTAGTATAGTGTCAGCCTGATTTGCTTCAAATAGGAAGCGTACAGGAGATACCATACTAGTTACTATACTCTACCACGCTGAATACGTCCAGCTGGCTACATACTGAGCTGCCTGGGACTCGAACCCAGGACCAACGGATTAAAAGTCCGTTGCTCTACCAACTGAGCTAGCAGCTCGTACCACACTGCGCGTAAACCACAGAGCCATTACTGGCAGGGAAAAGCACGGTGTGGAAATAGGAGTGGGTGGAATCGAACCACCGACCTAGACTTTATAAGAATCTTGCTCTTACCACTGAGCTACACTCCCATTCATACCGCGCGTAGCGGGAAAAGGCCATTACTGGCCGCGACGTTGAATGCGCAGTATGAACATGGGCCTAGCAGGGCTCGAACCTGCGACAAAGGGATTATGAGTCCCCTGCTCTGACCAACTGAGCTATAGGCCCAAAAAACCCCGTAACTTGCCCTAAAGCCCTAATAAGGCTTGCGTTACAGCAAGCAGCCACTACTATTGGAACAGGCTTGTTTGAGGCCGGTACAGGTAACGGGGGCGTCAAGCAAGATCGCCAAGACTATAATAGTGACAATATTGTCACACCCAGCTTTCTTGCTTGTTTCCTACATAACACTTGACCTACTAGTAACTATACGACTAGCAGGCTTAAGTCTCAACTGCGCCAAAACGACTTACACAGACTCGCAAAAGAAGCTTTAATACGATGCCACCAGGATGCGGATTTTTGCTTTAGTCGTTTTGCTTCGTCATCAAAATCGCCTAGTGCTGCGCCGAGGCATATAATGTTATGCCCGGCTAGCGCAGCATTGTAAGAAGTGTAACGACGACTACCAGATGCAATCTCGGCACCAGCGAGGTTATTCTCGTTACGCACAAACGTCGCTGTAGACCAGAGTACCGGGTCTCCTTCTACAGTAGAATCAGTAGCTACACCTAGAAAAATTGTACTGACTATAACGTGCTCGAAAAAAACACAACCTACATCAAATCTTCCAGTAGCACCTTGTGCCATAGTTAGCTGGGATGACGGAACTTTTACCGGATTATTATCGTCATCTAGTATGTAATAATTCATACGCGCCTATTTGCAGCGGCCTGCTTTTCTTCTGCTAGACGTAACTTGATATCACCACTCAGTTTAAGAAGTGGGTAGATTACTTCTTCTTGTAACCGCCGCTTCTCGTCTTGTGTTAAGCCGTACAGAGACACCCCGGTTAGCTTAAAATATGCCTCTTGTAACAGCTGGTTGGCTAGTACCACTAATCACCGCTTAGCGCTGTGTAGTAACACAGCCAGCGTAAACGAACACGCGAAGATAATTAGCGTTATGGTTGTAATTGTAGAAACAACTTTCGGTTCGAAAAGGATGGTTGCCATATTAGGGCTACCTGGTGTCGAACCAGGGACTGCTGGTCCAAAGCCAGCCGCGTTACCGCTACGCCATAGCCCTGAAAAACCCTGACTCATTTAGGTCACCTATAAATGTGTAAAATAATTACACGTACAGGTTGAACTGCTGCCAGTATGCGTATGCATCCGCTACTGGCACAACGAGTGACGCCTATATAAGTCAGGTACATAGTAGCAGACTGCGTGTTAATAGCTGTCTACTTTTAGGTCGACAGCTACACCGTAGTGGCTGTGCCAGTACGTCTTAAGTCTGCTACCTCTATAAAGTTGCAAGCACTACGGTGCTGGATTTTTCAGCCGCACACCTAAGTGATTCCAACACGTGCCCGGAGGGACTTGAACCCCCAGTTAGGGGATTAGAAATCCCCTGTTTTGTCCAATTAAACTACGGGCACAATGCAAGCGGTCAAGAATCAATCATGGCAATACGATCAAACCGTACATAGGACTGGAATTCATTATTGCACAAATCTTGGTAACTAAGTCTATATCAGACTGTAGCACCACCCATGATTTATGAATTCGACCGCCGCAATTAACACACCTATCAAAAACGAGCTCCGCACACATCAGCTTTACTACACCTGGCGTATCGGCGGTTATGCTATATGTGCTGTCAGTAAACAGTAAGGAATTTACTATCGCCACGCAATGCATACGCGTAATCACAGTATACGGCAATTTGCGTAAAATGGCATTAACCTAGCTACAGTTTGCGGGCTAATGTACGGTATATATGATGCATACGATAGAGCAGATCTAGCCACATATCAGAGTGTAACTTTCCCCAGAAAGAGATGCGGTGGTTATAGAGTACGTTAAAGTAGTGGTTTGTATGTATAAGTATTGGATTTACCCAGTAATTAGGACGTTTGCGCTTTATTACACGGGTAGCTCTAGGAAAGATGGATGAGCGCCCATTGTACACGATAAACTTAACGGCTAGACTTTCCATGTAATAACAACGTTCCAGCCATATTGTGAGCCGTAATCACAACTCTCGCAACCGCGATAGCTTATGTTATCGACATCGTCGATATCTGCTACATCATCACCAAGTGCTTCTTTGATGACACCAGCAATAGACTTGTATTTGTCACGTACCGTAGGAACCTCGTACATTCTTGTGATTGTTAGCCTAGACTTATTTGGTTTATCGGTTGGTTTAAGATTTAACTTCATGCCAACCAAGTCTGGATCTGACCCAAAATCTACATGCGGCTTAAGCAAATTATATAACTCAGTGCTAGTATAAGTACGAACTGCCATGCCCGGACTCCATATAGTGATAAACCACGAATGGGTGAGAAGGGAGTCGAACCCTCACTGAAGGGTTTTTAAAACCCCTGCCTCTGCCGTTGGGCTACCCACCCACTACAAGAAATGATTAGCGGAGGCTGGACTCGAACCAACGACCTCCAGGTTATGAGCCTGGCGAGCTACCGACTGCTCTACCCCGCCACTAAGACAAAGTCGTGACACTAGGATTCGAACCTAGAACTTCTACGATGTAGACGTTTTGTTTCATTAAACTACATCACGGTTTAGCCTTCTGTAGGAATCGAACCTACATCAGCTGATTACAAATCAGCCGTTTTGCCGTTAAACTAAGAAGGCGTCGCATCCAGTGGGTTACGTAGACCGCCTACGTTGAGGGCCACTGGATGGAGTGAGGAGTTTATCAATGCAGCAATTTGGAGTCAAACTGCTACACGGCGGACGTTGGCTCTGTGTTTTGTTGTGTTGTCTGGTCGGATTGCTCGACAGTTGGTTCAGCGGTGGAGCTGGCCTGTGGGCGCTCCGTGTTCATGAACGCAACAAACTCGTCGTTGTAGTCGTCGATCAGCGAGTCAAAGACAGCCCAGAATTTTGGTTCTTCTCTAGCCACGTGCTTAATATCTTGTAGTATTAAACTTAACGAGTAATCTTCTTCGACTGCGTATGCTCTTGCCAGGCAAAATAAATCAATAAACATTCGTATGCGGGTCTCCGGTCGTACGGTGAGCGGCATACTATGAATCATAGTCTTCAATTCCAGTAGCTTTAACGTAACTGCGTCTTCAACCAGCGGCGGGTTGTCATCGTCTAGTTCCGATTTGTTACAAAGACAGAAATTGTCTGTTTTGTTACTCACGGCAAAACGATTTTCAATATCAATCATCTTAAAAGCAATGTAAACAGACAGTAACATACTGGCAACGGCGATAATAGCAAAATATATGTCCACCAACTCTCCTTTGGCCAATAGCTAAAAATTTTGCGTGTGACAGAACAAATGTAGCCCGCCCCCACACACGGGGCGGGCTACGCTCAACACAGACAACAAAGTCAAGTTTGGCTGGTGAATAAACTTGAATAGTTCAAGCTATTACACAGTCAAACTTAAAAAGACGTGCTCGCGCCGTGGGTCGACCAATTAGTTGGCTTCGTCAAAGAAATTGAAAGTTTTCATGGCTAACCTCCTTTCTACTTGAAAAAGGTGACAAAGCGACAGGTGGCACGCTTCAAGCGGTTCGTACCAAATGAACAAAGTAGCTACGCGTAACCGTCAAACATAGACATTCACCTCCTATTCTTACGCTGCGGCGAAATACCGCCTACAGCTTGCTGCGTTTGCTTACAGGCTGCTTATGCCTGTAGCGCGCTACCGACAGGCCGGCAACAATACCGACAAATCCGCCAGCAACACACCCAAAAAATGCAAACAAAGCCCACCAGCCGATGCTGACCGCTACAGGTAGTGTCATCACCGGCCCTTCGCGGCGGCTGCGATGATGCCGAACAAGACCAGCAGAAAAATAAGCAGCGTGGACAGAAAACACGCGTCTGGCCACTCAAGAAGTGCCAACATGATTTGCTCTCGCATATGAGACGTGTTTGACGCCGAACTCAAACCCAAGAGCTAGCAATTTGGCAGCGCAAAAAGCCAACTCTTGGGTTTTACAATCTGCAATAACTACGCGCCCGAAAAAGGTAACCGACGTGTCGACTACCTCGAACGGCGCTACGTTACTACAGTTATTTGTTGCCGTCAACGCGGTCACGCAGCTCCGACACTTCATCGCCGAAGATGGTGTCGGTGCCGATATCGCTCGAAGTGCGCAGCTGGCCAGCGATCTGCGCGGCAACGTCATCGCCGATGATGGGGCGGTGCTCGCCAGCACTGCGGCTGCTGGCAACTTCGGTCCGATCTTGATTGTCATTCCGCCTGTTGTGACGATTGCTGCGGTTCGCAGGGTTGGTGTCGGCCCGCAACGTGTAGTCAAGCGAGCCGATGGCCAGCTTCGCGGAAAGCTGATCGTCAGGGCGAATGTAGACCGGAGTGTTGACCTTGACATAGATGTTGCTGACGTCGTACACGCCGGAAGACCACCGAACCGGATACAGCGGGCTGCCGATGTGATCGACAACGTGTTGCGTGATCACGTGCTGCAGAAGCTTCTCGCTGTCTTCGGGATACTGCTGCAGAAGCTTGGCGAATGCCGCTTGTGACAACCGCGTCGCGCACGCATCGCTGAATGGCTTGCTGAGAACGCCGACAGGAATGGTTCCTTGCGTTTGCCCGGTGACAATTTGCCAGGCATCCCAGCGCACCACTTCCATGTTGAGCGGCTCAGACGCGGCCGCGCTGAAGTAGATCGGCAGATCACCAAACGGAGTTTCGATCGGCTGGATCTCAGAGTCTTTGCCGAGAAGCAACATCGCCGAATCGTAATTGTTGTACGCGTGGCGCGCACGCGTACGATCGGTGATTTGATTGCTCCGCGCCGCCTCGTAATCCTGCACGATGAACTTGTAATCCCACCACTTGTTCCCGCGCAGCGCGAAAACGCCAGACGTGCCGACATCGAAGCGCAGGTAGCAGAACCGGTTCACGGTGATGCTGTTGCCACGGACGCGGTCGCTCCCGGTGCTCTGTCGAGCGGACGGGGTAACGACGTCGATGAACATGGAAAACAGCTTCGAATCAGTGAGTCGGGCGATCCCGTTCACGGCACGCGCCGACAGCGCCACGAAACCAACGCGATTGATGAATTTGTCCGGAGCAACTGACGTCATGACAATCTCCTAGTGGCTATTAGCCACAATTACTGTTCCGTCGGCGGCGGTCAGCTTCACTTGCACTGTGCGAGTGATTTTAGGCTGTAGCCGTTGGCCTTGGAACATCAGCAAACAGTCTGCGGAAATAATTGAAGTGTACTCTAAATAAGTACTAGCCATAGCGTCTACGTCATCAAATTCTAATACCTGTATATCGTTGTGGTTAACTACTACTAAGTAGCCATGAAACAACGGTAATACAGAACTTGAGCTGGATTCTTGCGGCAATGCGTCGCCCAAACCAGATGAAGCTAATTGCTCATCCGGTTTGGGCGAACCGTCGGACTCCACCATTTTACTTCCTTGGAGGCTTGGCAGGCATGGAGAATGTTCGTTTATTAGAATCACTCTTCACAGCCTGGTTTGGTTCTGGTTGCGGAACGCTCGGCGGCGTATCATTTGTGCTAGCAAGTAACTGGGCTACTTGTAGTCTAGCGCTTATGTCCACGGCGTAAGCGTCGTCAAGTGTCATTACAGCTACAGCGAGAATCTCAGTGACCTGAACATACGTATCGCCGTTTTGCTGTATGACTAGAGAACTGGAAGTTATTACAGGACTGGTGCCTGGAGCAACAGTCATTTTATTTTCGTCGGCCCACTTGTTGAACTCTTCGTCAACTGGTGGCTGCTCAGAGACAAGTTCCCACTCAGAGCCAGCGGCCCTGTAAACAGTTACCGAACTTAACTTTATCAGTTTAATAGGCTTATTGGCTGCGCTAGAAAGCACGATCGATTCTCCCCCGGCTGGTAAGAATTTTCTGCGCACAATCAACAATGTGTGACGGCGCAGTGTCCCAGACCAGCTTAGCGGGTAGGCCGGGAACTATGTTTAGCTTGCCCTTATTGCCAACGGGCAAAAATACCTGCACACGCGCCGGTAGCGCGCTAGAGGTGAGAATGAGATCCTCACCTATGTCCTCAACGTCGATGATCCTCGAATGGGTAAACCAAACAAGGTTTTTATTGGCGCTATAAAAACCTAGAGTACTGACATACCCTGCAAAGGCATCCCAGGCCTCTAGGTTTATAGCTTCCACATAGCGTCCCCAATTGTACACGCCGCTGATCACCGTTTTGCGGTAATCAATTATGACGCGATCCTGTATGCCTGCTTCCAGTTCAAACTGATCTGGAATGCTGTAGGCAATACCGGCGTGTACGTACAGGGGAGCTAAAGAAAACATCGCATATTGTCCAACTACTTCTCGTACTGACGCTGGTCGAATTGTTTTGATTTCACGACGTTGTGCACGTCGAGTATCGTGGATTTCACGCGACCAAGTGTCATCAGAGTTTCGTATAAACACGATGTTAGTTCCTGACTAATATCAAGTACATCTTATAGTAACACAATTGTGTCTGAAATTAAGCAGGAATAACCTGCCCAAATTTTAACACGGCAACGATAATGTCTGTCTCAGACAATGGCTTATTAGATCGTATAAGCCCGGTTAACTTAGCGTAATTAACGAATGTGTCAATTGTAGCCTGGGCGTTGCTACCCAGAATCAACGCAAACGGATCTTTCATACACGCTTGTATGCAGTCAAATGAATCGCAATACGGTACAACGCCTGGCGAAACAGTTACTTTATCTACTAGTAGTGAGTTAACTAAAAGACTCCAGGCGCGGGCCCACTGTTTAGCGTAGAACACAACAGAATCACGGCTGCAGTTAGTAACAAACTCATACGCGTCTTTGGCGTCTAGAGTCTGTACTTTATCTCCGTTAGCCAGATCTGAAATATGCACACCTGTAACGTTAGCCAGAAGCGGTGTAGTACCCGCCTCTTCATGAATCTGTTCGGTTCTACGCTCAGTCCAGTCGTTAATAGCCTTATCTGTCTTATAGTTACTGGGCGGTGAGCCTATAGCAACAATATCTTTATAGAAAGGACGTGGCTCGGATTCTACTGCCAGAATAAACTTGTGCATTTTTACAAACCTTTAAGTCACCGCGTTGAAATCAGGAATGTACGTTCGTTTTCCATAGTGAGCAATGAGTAACGCGGCAGCTTTGTCCGCGTCACTCTTTCTAGATAAATTCCCGCTCTGTGTCGGGTGCTGTCTGATTGCTTGGGCTCTATACAATTCTAGTCTTTCATTTCTATCTTTGGGACACTGCTGTAGCATTACGGACTGCCATCGCTTTGAGGACACCAGCAGGTATGGTAAATTGTTACACGCTAAAACCTGCTGAATGGCCCAAAACGATCCGCCGAAAGTAAATGCGCTTGATACGCCGTCTCTCGGCATGGCGGATACATTTTCTAAGAATACAAACTTGTTACCGGGTAAGTCACTAATTTTTTTGAAAAGTGATGCCATTTCTGGAAACACGAACGTTGTCTTGTGGCCCGAACTAGTTTTCTTTTCTTTAATCGTAGGGAACTTTTCAAGTAGTAGTACGTTTAAGTCATTGTCTAAAACGGCAACTGCCCCATTCACACCTGGGTCTATGCCTATCCATATGTCAATTCCCACAAATTCTATTCCTTATGTTTTGGTATACAATATGCGTCATGTAACAATCGTTAGCTGCGTCGTGTGCTGTAATGATGCGGTCTGTACTATCACTACACGCGTCTTTGTACGCCGCAGCTAAATTCCAAAAAACACCTTTAGCCCGTATCTCACGAACACGTAACGACCACTCGTAAATGGACTCATATTCATATGGTGTGGCTTTGATTTTGATTGCTTTAACAAACGCACCAGTATCAAACCAACGAGATACGTCAAACGTAAATTTATCAGCATACTTGAGAAAAGCAACTTCTAAAAATGGTAAATCAAACTGTATGGCGTTATGCCCTAGCATAATAGACGTTTTATCTAATGCCAGCGTGTGCCTAATCAAACTGATTATAGAATTCAGCGCAGCTTGTCTAGGCTGCCCCAAGGCGCGCACGTCGGCAGATTTAACATAATCAGTTTCACCATTAGCTATTTTATTCCTAACGTACGATGAATTGTCATACGCGTCTAATATATCATCGTCTGTTTGTATGAAGATGGAATTATTAAACGCCACCTCTCCATTGATACAAGACAAGAATCCTACCTGCAGAATCTCGTCTTCTGAGGGGCTAACGCCTGTTGTCTCTATGTCAAGCACCGTATACGTATTTGGCAAACAGTCCATGCCGTGACGGTACAGGTGTTCTTTAAACTTTGAGTCAAAACCGGCGTCATCGAGCTCTCTATCTAAAATTAGCGTAGGACTACTCATGACCTTTTAGTATCCTAACAAACTTGTCACAGTCTATGTCTAGCGCGGATGTCGCCGCTGGTGATATAACAAGACTAGACCAACAGTCTAAATACGACCGTACAAACAAATCAACAAACGCCGCACAAAACTCAAGCTGTAATTGGCTGTTCGTGTTTGTGAACATATCGACAGCCGTTGAGTTTGGAACTCTATTTGCTATATCAAAACAAAGCGGCTCTAGGCTAGCCGCTAGTGTGGCCAATTGACTCAACTTATCTGGCGTAGATAAGAAGTTGTTGCTAGATAACATTTGCTTTTGCAGCCGGTCGATTACAGTACCAACTATTTTTGGTACAAACACCGATATGTCTCTAGCTGGGTGAACGCGAGTCGTCGTAGCCTCGAAAGGGAAAAGCTCTTCAGTGTTAGCTGCAGTATGTTCTATTGATGCCGACGCTTTAACGTGATGCAACTGCCGCAGTAGCCTACGTATTGTGGGAAGATTAGGATCTTCGGAATGCTTATTAAGGCTAAGCGTGTAAGTTTCAGCAAACTTGTGTAATAGTGTTATCGTAATAGCCATATCGACAACGTCAGCCGCCGATGTTCTATTATTGCAGTATAAGTCCCAAACATCGTAAGGCGGGTTCTTAGATCCAGCCGTTTTTATGAACTCAGCGTAGAATTTTACTACGCGCTTTATCTGCTCGTACAGATCGTCGCCACTTTGTTCGCAAATCTGTACAAGAAAATTGATAGGTTTATTAGCATCTTTATATATCATATCACCAAGGGCGTGAAACGTTGACGACAGAGCGTTTGGAAAAATTACGGTTAAGTCACGCTCAACCATCCACCATCGTTTGTCGCCGTCAGGTTGTCGTATTCGCAGCATTTGTAGTCCCTATGCACGGATGCCGTCTTCTACACGCCACGCAAAAGCCACCATCGTGTGGTGTTTGCTTATCGCAAACTTTACACGATCTTACAGTAAGTGAAACGAGCCTACAAGCGCGAGATATGGGTGTCTTTACCGGACAGTCATTCTCGCCTAGTGGGCATTTGTTACACGGAAATTTAAAACCTTTAGGGCACGGGTCATAACGTAAGCGTATTAACGTTTGATTACGGTTCTTAAACTGTCCAATAGCAAATCTATCTATGTCCACAGCTTTAGCGTCAGTCTTAGACTTTACTAAAACAGCTAGTAGCCGCATACCGTACAAGTCATTTGGCGCTGTGTACTTATACTTGGAGCTAGGCTGTAGTATGCCAATATCTTTGGCCATAACAAACAGAAATTTGCTAGAAAACCACTTCTCAAAAACTACTGGGCAAGCCTCACCGGCTATGACCTTGAATGTAACAATGAAGCCGAGTTTAGGCTCTTTGTGGCGAGACCAGCCAACTTTAACATGGACTATCTGTAGCGGCGCAAGTATTGGCTTAACCAAACCTTGCCACGGCGGTATAACTTCATTTAACCGAAAATTGTCTAAGTTTGCAGCTATGCGCCAACACACAAACTCAAACAATTTCTGATTTATAGGCTCTGTAAATAGAGACGATATTGACGATAGCATAACCGGCAAAGACGGTCTAACTGTAAGCAAGTCTAAAAAGTCATTTGCCAACTCTATTTGTCGTTTAACATCGTTACGTAAATCTTCATTATCCCATTTATGCAGTAATCCAAAAACACCGCTATCGGTGCCGTGTAGCAAACGATTGGCTACCCTGGTAACTGTTGCAACATCGAATCGTTTATTTAGCATAAAAAGTACGACGGGCTAGTTACCCGTCGTACTCCTATTAAAAGTCGTAATGTCTAGCAAGACGACTGTCCACAACTGTAGCACTTTTTACAACCCTCTGCTATCACTAGCGTGCCGCGACAATTAGGCGACGGACACGGCGTAGATAGCATGTCTACGGCGTTGATCTTTCTTGAAAGATCTTTAACTACACTAGTAGGCGCTGTACTACTCGGCGACGAACAATTGTTGCCGTCACTAGCGGATAGACCTAATCCACTCCACGGCATACACGTAATAAGTCCATCTGAATTGCGACAATCTATTGTCGCCGCGTAGTAGGCTAGTAAGCCAGCAGCTATTTCATTAGGAAGACTAGTAGTAAGCCCATTAACGTTATGCTTCTCGCCTAAAGACTTACCACCGCTCAACTGATCAATTATCACTTCTAGTCCTGCGCCAGTCTGAAGCAACTTGCTACACAAACGAGCAACGGCGTCTAGCATGGCGTTCAACGGATCGCCACTGCGCCCAATCTCAAAGAATACCTGGCACTCTCGCCAAGTACCGTCTGGCAAGCTTTCAAACGAAACGTTGATATGCATAGTACCGTAAGTACACTTATGCTTGTAGTACAAACCAGGCATAAGCGTCGGCATGGTAGATAGCTTTTTATTAGTAATAGGTGGTACCTCTTCTTTATCCTTTGCCGCTTGCTTGAGCGCCATAGGCTGCCCGGCCCTACAATTATCGCGGTACACCGTCACGCCTTTGCACCGCAAATTGTAAGCAGTGATATAAGCGGTACGTACATCATCAAGTGACGCCGACTCGGGTAGATTGATCGTCTTAGAAATAGCACTAGTCACATGCTCCTGGAAAGCAGCCTGCATCTTAATATGATCTTCAGGAGATATATCTCTAGCTGACCGCAGAATGTTCTTGATGTTGTCAGGAATGTCAGGACAGCCCTGTACCGTACCATTCGTAGCTACGTACTCATACACTTCTGGCTTATCAAAACCATATAGCTTAGCGAGCGCTTTAAAGTTCTTGTTAACTTCAACCAGTTTCTTATCACCAAGAACATAACGATAGAACGCAAAACTAAACAACGGCTCAATACCACCAGAACAATCAGCGATAATGCTGATAGTACCAGTAGGAGCAACCGTCGTGACGCACGCGTTACGAATAGGCGCACCGTTAAGGCGTTTTGGCCAAACACTCTTATCGTAGTTAGGGAACGCTCCACGCTCCTTCGCTAGATTGATACTGGCGTTAACAGCTCGGTTGTTGATAAACGACATCAAGTTACGACCGAACTCAATACCTTCTGGCGAGTCATAACGAATGCCTAGCTGCACCAGCATGTCAGCAAAGCCCATAATACCCAAACCGATTCGTCGATTAGCGTCGTTAGCGGCGACAATTTCCTTTACAGGGTGATTGTTTACGGTAACAACATTATCTAGGAATCTAACAACCATATCGACGTCGTCACCAAGTGCGACCATGTCAACGTCGTCAAACGATCCCTGTTCGGTGATTCTATCGGTAATTGGCTTAACGTACTTAGCAAGGTTTATTGATGCTAGGTTGCAACTTTCCCACGGGCCAAGTGGCTGCTCCCCGCAAGGATTTGTGGCCTGAATCGGCATAACATCTGGTAGCGCCTCAGTCTCTCGTACGCGAGAAATAAAGAACAAACCAGGCTCACCAGTCTGCCACGCATTCTTAAGAATGATATCAAATATATCACCAACGCTTAAGCAATCGCTGATATCTGTAGTTGTGTCAGGCACTAAGTCGCTAAGCTGATAGCAAGTATCAAGCGTGCGTGGATGCACCTTACCGGAGATACCATCCGCTACCGCAGTCTTACATTTATCAACAATAGCACGAGGAATATACCAATTCTTATCCTTCCAGCTAACAACGTGTAGAGCAGCAGGATTTTCTTTCAACTGCTCCATAAAGCTATCTGGAACTTTGACTGAGATATTGTAATTCTCAAATTGCTTGAGGTCTTGCTTAGCAAATAGGAACTTAACTATATCTGGGTGGTGGACCGACATGACAGCCATGTTGGCTCCACGTCTAAAGCTTCCTTGCTGAATAGCACTGGTTGCCTCGCTGAACACACGCCAAAAAGACAATGGACCACTGGACTTTCCACCAGAGCTAGCCACGTATTGTCCGCATGGGCGTAGCTCGTCAAATGCGTAACCTGTGTTATGTACAATAGCCGGTAGGCCGCCACAGACAACAACATAACGAGAAAACTCACTAACAGTCAGATCATACAAATCTGTGGCTACATCAGACGTCACCTCTTTGACAGATATAGCGTTAGCCAAATGCGATATAGCACTATCGTCAAGATTATCAGCAATGCTACTAAGATTACGCCGTGAAGTAGACTTAGTCTGCGAATATACTAATGACTGTACATCAGGACCGCTACCCAAAGTTCCTCGGGTATCGCTACGCGTACTATCAAATTTTCCACTAGCCAAAATCTTATCGCGTACCCAGTCAGGCGTCTGGACCACACGGCTATCTGGAGACGCTAACCAATTTACTAGTCTATCTTTACGAAATTTCCTGTTTAACAAAGCTGGCAGCCAGGGTACATCGTGTGCCGCAAACGTAACTTCATAGCAATTACGTGTACCACGTTTACCCGGCAAACGCTCGCGCAGACGTGTAGGACAGCCAAGAACACCAAGAACACCTTGTACACGCTCACACAGCTCGCGATGGACGGACGAAATAGAAACTCTCGGTCTGCTAGCTTCAACATGTCCATCACTGTCTATTAGACCAGCGATGTAACTAGCCGCCTCATGTAACGAGGCTGGATTAAAACCAGGTATATCATTCTTAGCGCCAACACCAATCCACTGTTTAGCTTCGGCTATTAGACTTTTATCTAATACCGTTAATTCATACACAGTTGCACCCGAAGCGTGAACAGAATATGGCTTACCACACAAATTAAACACGTAATCTTTAACAACATTTAACGTTGCTTCGTCGCCAGAAAAAATGCGCAGCCTGTCTGGACGACCATTCTTACCCTCTGATACTAGACCATCGCCTACAATCACACCTGCAAGATACGCACGCTGGTCTAATTCTATCTGATTCGTGTACGGGGTGGGCCGGACAAGCGCCGTACCAGCTCCTGTGTCTTCAGCCGGTACAAATGACGGCCCGTCTTTACCTACAACAAAACACGGATGCTCTTTACTGGCTGTTAGTGTGCCATATGAGGTAGCAATATTGCGCGTCTTTTTATCAACAAATCGCCAAACACGCGTAACTGGTCTAAAGCAAATTTTACCGAAATTATCGGCGGTTAGAACTTCTATATCCTTAACGTCTACGAAAACGCCATCTACGTCCGGACGCGGCAAAATAGCACAAAGATCTGCAATGCGGGTAAGACCCTTACCACGCACAAATACTTGAGCATCACCGGCCACACATCCACCGCCTGCGCGTTGGACTAGCCCTGTCGCCTTAACAGAATCAAAGATGTTGTCTATAGAATCGCCAACAGGCAACACATAACACGCGCTAAGCAGATTGTTATTTCTACCAGCGTTCATGAGAGTAGGCGAGTTGGGCATAAATCTGCCCTCAAGCATACCATTAAGGAACCGCTGGTACCACAGCTCCTCATCAGCGTCATTCTGTTCGGCTGACGCTACGTAGCGCGCTACGCGCGAGAAAAGCCCAAACGGCTCTTCTGTTAAAACGCCATCTTTTCTATTAAGATACCTGTCTTTAAGAACAACCAACGCATTTTCTGTCAGCATAGGGACAGCAGGATCTACCACTACCTCAGTAGCAACTTGAGACATTTTTTACTCCAACTGGCTAATTATGAATAAGTTTGTTGCGTTAAATCGCGTTTATTGATTACAGCAAAAACAGATACCGCAAACGAGTAAGTACAGTCATCGACTTGTGCCTCTGTAATAGTAGACACTGGCGAGGAAATTACGGCGTGGCTGTCAAGGGCCAGAAAATCATTAATCTGACTCGATATAGGTCTACTAACCAAAAAATTGGCAGTTTCGTTTAGCAACGAGCCTTTTACAGGCCGTGAAATGCGTTTTTCCGAAAACCGTACTACACGAATGCCACAAAGTTTCTGCTGTGTCATACAACTTTCCTCGTTATTAGCGGTGCGGCATTATAGCAAAAACGACTCAAGCTACAAAGCCACGAGATAGGTATCGTCGGCGATTGTGAACGGTCCACTTAATCCATACGTCACAAAATTGAAAAGAAAGCCACACAACTTGCACTCTATGTACTTATTCGCGTGCGCGGTACTAACAATTAATTTAGAGTTTTTACAAAACGGGCAACCGTTCGTAATAACGTCATCGACTATAACGTATTTGTTTATGTCTGGTAGGTATATGCATAGAGACAGGTCTTTAAGCATAGCTGCTTCTTTTCTAATGGACATATCGCTGTCTCGCATATCTGGAACATAAAGCGTACGTTAAAATATTGTTCGGTAACGTGAAAGTGAATAACAAAAAATCAGCGGGATACATATCCTTGGCGGTTACCAACACTACAGAAAAACCACAGGTAGAACATTCAAAATCAACGAATTCCCTAACGCGTATGAGGTCACAGTTAATGTCTAGTGTCCATGACTTACTCTTTTTAAGCGATATACTACCGCGGCATAGCCAACATTCCGTAGCTAGACACAGATCTTCGATTTTGATAGCTAGCTGGATAGAGGCTTCATCTATGGTTAGTATGTTGTTTACAACACGACACGTTGCCACTACGGATTGACCTACTCAGCTGAGCAACCGAGAAGATATGGTAAAGTGGTATCGTATATTGATACGATTGCAATATCACGATGACCGTAACTGTAACCGTAACTATTGTAGTACATTATAAATACATCAAAATTACACACCGTACAAACAGACTGCCTAGTGGCAGAATATACGAATATCTCCGTACGCCCACCACATAACGCACATGTCGGGTATTCGTCGTTAATATACGCACGCTTAAATTTATACACACTATCCGAGTACGTAAAGTAGAATGAATCTTCATCAACCACAAGTCGCCATGTTTTTGAATCAGCAAACCAACCAGGCTCAGAAATATATTTAGCTACTAGTTGCTTCGCTTCAGGTGACACGTGCTATAGACTCGTAGGCTAGGAGGTATGGTAAAGTGGTATCGTATAGATCGACGAATAAAATGGCGCTATAGGTAAAGCCACTACAGACAGTACTTCTTTCGCGCCTATGTGCTTTAATTACGCTGAAATCACATATATCACAAAGATAGTGAACGCTATTAGGGTACTCTAATGTCGTAACTAGCCCGCCGCAAAGTAGACAGTTTTGACCCTGCAAGCGGCTAAATTTGTACGTATTACCTAAATACTTAAACCAAAACGATTCCTCGTCAGTATTAAGACAATATGTACTTCCATCTCCAAAAATAGGATTAGAGGCATATCTAACTACCAGGCGTGAGCTAGTCGACACGTGTGACATTCTTACACGCTAATAAATACGGTAAAGTTCCTGCAGCAAGCCACATTATCTCCATACACCGTATATCTCCTGGGCTCCTGCCGCTCCAGCCAAAATAACAACATTGACACTCCTCATAGTAATAATCAGCTGCTATGTGGCCCATCATTGTTTCTAGCCGCGCGTCGCCTCTACATACCGGGCAAGTGGGCCAACCAGAAAATTTGAATTTATATCGATATTCGCCATATATAAACGAAAACTCATTGTAGTCTTTATCTAGACGGCTAAGTAAAGAAGTATTCGTAGAGTCATTGTTTACCGAATAAACTGCAATAGTCTCGCTATCCGGTAACATTCGCTGTAGGCTCGTAGGCTAGGAGGTATGGTAAAGTGGTATCGTATATCTGTACACCAGTAACTTCAAAAACTGGATTAGCATAAGTACCGGCTAGCATCGAAATCCGGACTACGTACTCAAAGTTACAACAGCTGCATGCTACTACAGCATACAGGGTCGTAGGGTTAAAGCGTAGCTTAGTACCACATAACTGACATTTTTCAAATTCTTTAATACGGAACGTATATGCATTTCCTAAGTATTTAAACCAGAATACTTCATGGTTGTCCGTTACTAAACCAGTTGCACCGTTAAATAGTACAAAAGCACTTGTATAGCTAGCTACTAGTTGCAATGTCCGCAGGCTCGTGCGCTAGAAGATATGGTAAAGTTGATGTCCGTATACACGCTGTTTTTATCTGGTATGGCTGTGACCTAGTCGGTGTCGTAAACGCGGTATAGCCTGAAAAGCTAAAACCACAACACGTACAAAAATTATGGTCTACATATTGAAGGTCGCTAACACCTGTGTGATCGAGTACACCATTACACACCGGACAGCAGTCAGTAGGCGGTTTAAACTTATAGCCGTATACCATGTAGTAGAACCAAAAACAGCCGTTATCCGCAATAAAAAGTTTCCCCCAGCCCGGATACGGCAAACACTTATCAGTATGCGGGATATCGCGCAGGGTAGCATACTGCGCAACAATAGCAGAAGAAGATAAGCAGTCGTTCACGGTGTGCTCTCAAGACCAAGAAGATACGGAAGAGCTTCAGGAGCTAGTATCAACGTCAATAAATAGGTTTCCTTTATAGCCCAGTAAGCAGTTTTACATACTGTACACCTCACAGAAAACTCACCTGTGAATATTGGACTAATTTGGCTTAATGTATCACCTTTACATATAGGACAGTGATTACGTGGTAAAAAATTCTTGTTAATAGTGTATTTACGCTGAGCGTACATAAACGATATAGTATCGTCGGTTTGTGCTAAAATTTTAGATTCAAGACTACTAGTAAAAGCCGCATACCTAACTAGTTCGTCGTAGCGTTGCATTTTTGATTAGCGCACTATAGTGTCATCACATACAGTCTAAACGCGAGCTCGTTATGTAACTTGACTGTAAACTTAGGTACATTATTTAGATTATACCCTAATACCGCTATGCCACACGTTGAGCACGCCGCCTCGAAGGTATCAAGAGTATCAAGAACAAAATAGCTTACTGGTGTACCGCACATCGCGCATCGGTGATAAAATAACTCTGAACACACATCAAATTTTTTCAATATCTTTTTACCAAAGCGTATAGTCACATGGGCTATGTGCGGATCATTTTTGTCTACGTGTATATTTGCTACAAGATCAGCTGTTAGTAACTTTTTTATCATATAGACTACTGTTTACCGGCAAACCCGAGCAAGTACGTGAGGCTGTCAATTGTCAGCTTCTCCAGAGAGAACACACCATCTACTATAGTAGCGTAATAGTATAGATGACATTGATTACACGTACCAAAAACAATCGGCGCAGGCTTATCCGCAAACGGGCCAAGCGTAATTCTAGCCACACCTACGACGAACGCCGCGCCTTCTGTATCGCCGACTCCGACTTTGTACATATCTTTTAGCGGTAGAGTAGCTGAGATATACCGGTCTGACTGACAAATAGGACAACGCCCAGTAAACTCGGTGAACGCTGAAATAGGTAGTTTACCTACTTCTACACCGTCAGCCAGCAGAGTTACGGAGCATGCCTCTAAGTCTACGGCATACGCTATCGTCATTATTCGTACACTCTTCGTTTGCGTTTTTTGCTGCTATAAATATATACGTTAAATCTTCTATCATACACTTTTCTACACTTATAAACTGCGTTGCATTAATCTTACCTGTTAGTAATAAGCCACAATTCCTACATGAAAAAGTAACATGATGCCCATTATGACGACGAAATGCTTTTTTCTCCCACACGCAATCCAAGCTAGTGCATACAAAGCACTTAGGAGAAGCGCGGTGGCGGTAACGCTGCGGTGTCCAGCTTTCTGGCGGTAACGGCAGTTCAACAAAGTATACCTGGTCGTATACTAAAAATGACCTTGTTCCAACAAGCGCCCACGAAAGAGTCGTCATATTATACCTTATAGTATGTCGGCACCCAGAAACCGTCAACTTCTTTAAAGTCCCCCATCAGTGACGGCAACCTGCCTGAAATAAGTTTTAACATACACCCAACAATACATGCGATTTCCTCTTCAGCGTGTGGCGATGAACGCATAGTTATAACGTGCCGAATGGCTCGAATATTGAATGACCACATTCCGCCAGTGCATATTCCCATAGGAAGAATCCGGCGAAGCATGGACGTTACAGTCTTTTTATACTTGAAATCCTTATCAGGTTCGTCAAGACCCCACAGTTTAACTAGCTCAGTATATGTTTCTTCAGTCTTAGCAAGTAACTTACTGCACTCATCTAGGGTAGCCTTTTTCTTCTTGGCCTCTTCCTCAGTGTCATTAGGGTTTTCACGGAGTGACGGCGGCACCCAAAAAGGAATTTCAGTAAATCGAACATAGCGTAACGACTGCTCACTGATAGCGACACCGGCTCTATGCCGATTCAGTTCTGCTGTAGCTACACGAGTAAGATTTTCAATACCAAAGTTAAACATAGCATGCTCAAAAACAGAGCCGTGTCCTTGCTTCAGAACATTACCTAGGTGGTCAGCAAGACTTTCTCTTACCTTAGTAACGTTTGGATTCGCGCCGGGTTTAAAGCTGTTGTAACACCGTTTAGCGGCAAGCGACACCAGCATTTCACCCTGGTTAGGCATAGTATCAATGTCAGGCGGCAACTTATAGTCACTGCAACCGTTAATGCCGCGAATCCAATCTTCGGCAGCCGTAGTATCGATAGTTGGAAATCCGATCAAACTAACTTTGATTTCTTTAAACTGCATGACGTTGGTCTTCCTACGCGTAGCGCGCTACACGCGATACACTTTGTAAGTTTCTTGTATTCCGCCAACCCTGTTAATGATATTAGCCATAAACGGGTGTACAGACTTGTTTTCTTGTGCTAATTGCAAATGACGTAAAAAAATCGCTGGTGATCTTGGCTGTTCTTTACTTACGAAATGCTTATTGCGTAAGTCATCGGTATGACTATTGTGACTAGTCAACTTTGCGGCGTAGCTATCAATACTACCACCGGCTAATTGCGCACGAACTATTATATCCGTGTCCTCATACCCCCAAGCAGTATCAAAGGACTCGTCATAATGCCCAATGCGTTCAAACAACCACTTACTAATAGCTAACGTACCAGTTGAGCCGCCAGCGTCTCTACCGTGTAGTAAGAAATCGTTTACAACAATACCGCCTCGCGGCATATTGGCCAATTTTGTAGCGACAACGGTACACCACGATTTGTCCAACCATACGTCACAGTCGACGAACGCTATATCGCGCCCTGTAGCTAGTCTTCCGCCGATATTACGAAATCGACTAGCTCGGTAACACATATCGTTAACGAGCTCAACAATCGTGACGTCTTTACCTGTAGCGTGCAGTATCTTAGATTGGGCTACATCGTTGTGGCCAATAACAAAAATATACTCAATGTTAGGATACGATTGATCGAAGAAATATGGTAAAGCAAGTTTAAGAAATTCCCAGCGATCATAGCAAACAGATACTATACTAAGTTTCCTTAGTTGGTTTAGATTTAGCTTGTTTTGCAGCTTGTCGCCTACCACGCTCTTCTTCTCGTTTTATGAAGTAATCGTACGCCGCGTCCTCATCTTTACTTGTGTATACGCCACCTTTAATCAAAAACTCAGAAAACACTACAGCAAAACGCACGGCAGTATAGTCACGCCACGAAGATTCAAGTATCTCAGCGTACAGCTTATTGTAGCGGTCCGCCACTGCCGGATCTGTGCCATTTTGCGCGAGCAGTATAGCATGCTTAGCTGCTGTAGCTTTTGCTTTATATGCCTTACCTATTAGCAACTTAATTATGTTATACAAGTACTCTACGGGTGCGTCTCGAATATCTATAAACTTACCGTCTGCAGTTCGCCATTTGTATGCGTTGATAACTACAGCACGACCACTATGGCCGATACTGTTAAACATTTGATGGCGGTGTAGCCAAGTTTTGGGCGTACCACACGTAGGACAAATCCGGCCTGGTCCACCTTCGTACACACCGGCTTTTTTGCACAAAGGGCACGGACGTACACTATCTGACTTCATACGTATAAGCATTTTCGTCTGCACGCGGTAACCCGCCTTTTCCTGTTTCGCCTGGCAGTTCAAACCCAGATGTGACTATGCACGAGTTCGAAAACTTCTTATGTGCAGTATAAGATTGAGTAATATCATGTGTTGGATACGGCTCAAGCCTGGACTCATCCGAATGTGTTAAAAATGATAACCTCGAAGAATCGTAGTACTTAACAACTTCTCCGCAATCATCAGCTGCTAACCGTAATCTAGTAGTATAGTCTTCAAACTCATAGCCCCATCCAACAGGAGTTTCCATCATCAATTCGTTAAACCCGTTTACGCGGGTATGCAACCATCGCTTTACGACTACTAGCTTACCGGCTTCAGCGTTATGCGGTACGTTGTGTAAAAACACGTCATTAATATAAGCAGCCCACGAGAAGTTGTGGAGGTTTAAATCAGACAAAAAGTTATCGGCTGGCAAAATATCAGCTGTTGTAAAAACAATGATCTCGCTGGTGGTGGCGCGAGCTCCGATATTAAACGCATTAGCTATATTCCAATTAGGTGTATTAATGAATACGTTACGCGTTGTTTTGTCATTAAAAATGATAGAATCAGTCGAATAACTGGCCACAACGATCTCTAACTTGCCGTCGTATGTGCAACGTTGCCAGGCTGTAAGTGCTTCTCTGAGGTGATCAGATCTAGAATAGAACGGAATAACAACTGAAATGCTAGGTTTATTTTTAGGAGAACTGCTAATATCTAGGGGTACTTTACGTACCGACGCCGAAATCTGGCTCGTCGTCCTCATCATCGGGGGTCTTAAAGGGCTCATCAGTTTCTTGCTTCCCAGCTTCGGCCTCAGCCTCGGCAGCGTTAACTTGACGCGCAAACTCTTCAAAAAAGAGATTCACCAAAGTAGTGCTTTGGCTTAAACTAAACGCCGGTAAAGACGCAGCCTCATCGTCTGTGATAAACCCTTCGTCGGCTTCATCAAGTGGAAACTCGTGTTCCATTTTCCTGTTCCTTGTTGTGTTTCTTGATTTTGTCACGGATACGATTGCATATTAGTTGCGTTAACAAACAGTGAACAGACTCAACACAATACGAGGATACTGGATCAGTATCACCTATGGCTTGAACGCGCATAGCTGTATGTGCAAACTTAGCTATTGGTGTACCAGGATATGACGTTGATACTATAACAGATATACCGGAGGCATGAGCTACACTAGCGGCCTCTATGATATCGTCAGAAGAAGGATCATAGGCAAAAGCCCAAAAACAATCACCGACTGACGCTTGTCTAGATATATCCATTGCTGGTATTCCATGTTTCTTAATTCGCCTGTTGGCTGGATTAAAAAAGTCTGTACCTACCAGTGAAGCACGCAGCCAGCTCTGCTTAATTTTATTGTTAGGCTCGTATTTAGTTAATAGCCTAGCTGCTTCTGCTGCCATCAAATATCCTGAATCCGATCCGTATAGCCATAATGTTCTATTAGCTGTGTAAGTTTTAAACAATAGTGCACATGTGGTGTCAACTGCTTTAATTAGCATATCGTCGTTTAATTGCTGAAAAACAGTTTCACACGTTACACGTGCCGCTCTGAGATCAATAAGATTAGCTGCCACAAAAGCCTCAAATATGAAAGGTACGTTTATTTACAACTACATTAGCTTTATCACCCAGCACAGCGAGCGCTACAATAGTTGGCAACCATGAAATATCGCCAAATGCGTGCTGTAGATAGTCTTTTGCTTGTTTGATAGTACAAGCGTTAGCCATTAAGTCAAATTGTATTTTCGATAAGCTAAATCTTGTTACCGATATAAATGTCAGTATTCTGGTTAGACTAATCTCACAATGCTCATTGAGGACTTCTGCGCCATAAATGTTATCGTCATTTTTAGCAGATGACTCTGTCGCATCGTTCACCAAGAGCATCGCTTTGTCTTGCAGCAATTTATTCAGTTGCTGTAACAGTAGCACAAAATCTAAAACGGGACCGTCTTCTGGGTAGTCTACAATAGTATTATAAGCGCCAAACGCGGGCTGTAGCGCAACAGTGGCAATAGAGGCGCTTACTACTGGTCTATCCATTACTCACCGGCAAAAGTTTCACAAAAGATTGCTCCTGCAACAATCTGTTCAAAATAACAGTACGCACGTCCTCCACAGATTCTAACGGACTGTACGGTACACCAATCACAGTTTTACCGCACATCTTGTACTGAGAGCCAGTAGCTAAATAGGCTACTGCGTTGTAGTCTTTTGCTCTAGCCTGGTATTCTTCAAACCCGTTAGCTTCGTATTTATCTTTTACGTTATCTTTACCAGCTGCTGCCAACGCGCGCGAATAAGCTACTTTATGATCCAGCATTAAAATCATAGTTATGTCAGGAGGCTCTAAGCGCACAGCTGTCATCATTGAATACAACTGTCCAGCTAAATTATACTGCCCTGATGTTAACGTAGCGTCAGGCCAATTATTAAGCTTCGCTAGCGCCTGCCAGCCGTACACATAAAAGCCAACAGCAAACCTGTCTAACACAATTATGGCACCAGGATTATCAGTTTGTATTTTCTTAATCGCAGAAGCGCACTCTAGCTTAGCGGCAAGAAATAGCATCAATCTAGTAGCGGGATTTTCAAATTCAGAATAGCGGCCTAAACGTCTAAGTTCTTGCGCCGCCGTATGATTATCGTCAACGCCGGGATCGCGAAAGCTATAAACGCTATTAGGGTTACCAGTCTTTTCTTTAAGCCAGTCTACCAGAAGTTTAGCTTGCGTACTTTTGCCGGTTCCGTGTGGTCCTTCTAAGCAGATTACCATACATCTTGCTCCATTAAATAGAACGGACTAAGCATATCAGACGAAGGAATCAAACTAGCTATCTTACTAACAATATTAGCATGCCTGGCCTGTAACGATTGTGCGCTGGTGGCCGTATTAAAAAGTTGCGGATTTGTAAGCATATTATAGACGTATATTAAGTCATGCACAGTTAGTTTAAGCACCCTAGTTTTAGCGAGCTCGTCTACGGTGACTGGTTTAAGTCGTTCAGACAAAAAGGCGGCTTCTTTCTTTTTACGCAACAACTCGTCAGGACGTATTCTGTAGTATGAGGACGATTTTGGAAGTCCCAGGCTATTGAGTATTGTTGCCATCTCTGAGTAAGTAGCGCACTCTACATCAAAACTACCGTAGGCTACGCCCCTGAGCTCTCTTGCCCGCTTATCACCATTAATTCCACATTTAGCTTTTAGCTCGTCTACACTATGCCAGTTACCGTCTTTCAAAATATTAAACGCGTCGAACGGTGAGGCTGTTTTACGCATGGCTTAGCTCAGCTACAAACTTAGTCATGGCAGCGTGAAGAATATCACGTTTGACGTACCACATAGGTGTCAAAAATTGACATGGGGTATTATGAGGATTCCAGTGTTTGGTGTACCTATCACGGATATTGTCACTTCCGCCACCCCATACTATATGTGGCGTTTTAGTATACGCCGCTAGATGCATAGGTCCAGATGACGACCCTATAACAAAACTAGCACAGTTATAAATGGCGATAAGATCATCTAGAGTAGTAGAGTTAGTGAGATTAATACCACACTCGTTATGAAATTTATCGTTTACATTACCTACAAAAATCAGCTTTTTACCATTATGATCACACCACTCAGACACAGCGTCAATCGACAACTGAGAAGTATTCTTTTGCGGGCTTCTATGTAGCATACGCAAGTGCATAACGACAGCGTCGCCTGCTATCTCGCTCCATTTGTCGCGATGCGCGGTGTCCGGCTTTAGCGTAATCGCCGCTTTTTCATTATTACGAAAACCAAACATACGATACGCGGCACGCGGCAATTTAATAGTAGTAACTGTATGCCCTAACAGTTGTAAGCGTAATACTGCTTTGTCAGCGGCAGCATACAGTTCTCGAAAGTAATCGTGAGCTTCTGGTTTATGTGTGAGAAAAGCGTTACACTCGGTAAACGCTTCAAACTTAGTAACACTAGTTATTTCAGGATTAAATATCCGGTATAAACCTTCTCTAGATACGCGTGTACCTGCGTGTACTGCGTCAAATTCATGTGAAATAAACTCATGGTATACGCGCGGAAGCCAATTACCTAGCTCCCAGCCGAGTTCACCACAATATGGGTATGCATATAGAATTTTCATTGGCTTTTCAGTCCAAACTGCTCGGTAATATCCGAGCCAATAGTCTCACGAGTTCCACCGACCGATGTCACTTTTGATATGTTAGACCCGTTGTTGACTACGTATATAACAGCGCGAAATGGTAGCGGAAAAGTAACTTTACCTGCTTGCCTAATCCGCTCAAACACACTCGCGTGCCCCGCAAACAACCAGTGCGTTTTACGATCAAACGCATTTACGTTTCCATGCGTATTAAACAACTCACGGTCTTGTACTGTTATTCTATTGATATTACAAGAGCCACATGTCTTATGAAACGCGTCAAGTAGTCTTAGCTCATTAGTACCTAAAACGTGGCTATAGCCTTTAGTTACGGTATAACCGCCACAATCAGGCTGGTTACTAGTCATAACGTAACTAGCTAAATTGCGGTTTACCATGTCGTCAGCGTCTACTAACATAACGTATTCACATTCCGGATCTTTGAGTGCTTCTGTTAGGCACACTTTAATCTTTGAATACTTATCGTTAACTTTGCGACGTGTTATATCTGGCAAAGCAGGAAGTATTTTACCTGACAACTCGTTGTACTCATCCAGTTCTATCGTTTTAGGTGTTGAAAACGTTACGCGATGATGTTTCAATCTGCTGTTCGCTAACAACTCAGTATCGGCTATTGGAAGATCGTCATGAGAAGCCACGTTGACCTGAACACCGTCGTACGACTGGCGCAGCAAAGACTGTAGACATAACGTAAACGTAGTCTCTACCGAGTTTAATTTACCGCTCCAATTATCTTGTACCATGACACGAGGCATGAGAGGAACCAGAAAGTGGAATTTAGCCATTAGGCACCTGTCTAAGGCAGTTCAAGATGTTATCTACTGCTCGATCTATAGATAGATGATTGGTGTAATGATTTCTCGGACTAAGTTTATTGTAATTACGCAGCGCCCAATCTAAGTCGTCGCTAAATGTGGTTTCATCAAAAACTCTACCGACATTCTTAGGGCAGTATAAGTCAAAGTTTAGCCTGGTAGAATTACTTACCAGAATAGGACAACCACACGCTAACGCTTCCGGCACGACACGCGGGCATGAATCTTGTCCGCGCGTATGTATTACAGCAACTTTAGCTTGCGCGTACAACAGTGGTAATTCTTTGCGCGGTACCCAGCCCGTAAACGTACCAGTAGGACAAGTCTTTGCCCATTTACTGCGACTAATGCCTACGTGAATAAACGGCACGCCTTTCAGGGCGTCTAGCACAAACGTATGACCTTTATAGGCGTGCTTACTGTAATTAGCCACAAAGATAACGTCATACCGTTTTTCAGCTGGCATCGGCATAAACACATTATCAGCAGCTGGCTTAACAAACAACGACGCGCAGTAGCCATTATTCTGCGCGGCCATTAGCTGTTTAAGAGTATCTACGAAAACCAGATCCCAAGGACCACCGGCTGGCGGTACAGCGCGGGCACCGGCACCATAGTAAATCTTTACTGCAGACTTGTGTCTGGCAGCTTCAACAGTCATAAAGTCGAAACCGCCGCGCGCAAACACTACGTCTGGTGTGAATAAACACTTAGTTTTAGCGTATCTATCCACCCAGCGCTCTTTGAACGCGTCCGAATAGTCTACAACTCGGTTGCCTTTTTCGTACCACAGCTCGCCATACCCGTTTGTTTTAGTAACAAGTCTATTAGCGAGCTGTAACCACATATCGTCATTTTCAGACAATGTATTAAACGTTATCTGACTCGCTGGGCGGTCAGACGGCACTTGTCCTCGTAGAAATAGGAGACGCATTCTTATACTATCCTGCAGGTTTACCGTCAGAGTAAACCCAATGAGTAAACTTGTCCTTAGAAAATCCAATATCTCTAGGCTTTAATAAACCACGTTCGGCGCGCCAATCTGCGCCATTGTCCTTAACTATGCCTTTTTTGTTAGGATAAATAACGGCCAATAAGTGTGTACCGTATGTGTTTATCAGATGTCGGCAAAGTTGCTTCTCGGGATCACCGTCGCCGTGAAACGATTTTACCATAGCGTATATTAAATCGCTGCGTAAAACGCTAGGAGTCATACACACAGCAGGCTGATTAGCGGAATTTACTTTAGGCAATCTGCATTGCCACACAGGTCCGCTTTTATGCTTTGCTGCTTCGAGCGCAGTAATCATGTCGTCTAAGTTCACCTTACGTAACATCAGCCAGTCGTCTTCTAGATGAAACGTATATTTGTAATCCGCTACCTGCGACCACAACCACTTTACCGCTAATGGGAATGATGGTGAATTAGTCAGGTTAGCTTTAACTTTACCAAAGAACTGCTCAGCCACGGCTACAACATCTTCATAGGTGTAATTTGTAGATACGGCAACGTTATCTATATTGAGAAACAAAGTAAACTGCTTAAAGTCTACGCCTAGATTTTCCTGAAACGAGCTATACGTCTCGCGCAGGATATCCGGTCGTATTACGGTAGGAGTAGTAAAACACAGCGTAGTATTCACGGCTTACTTCCGAATACGACTCCAGAACTGTCACACCATTTAGTAAATGATGTTTTCAGCCCGCCCAGCTCGTTAGGTTTAAATATCGAACGAGTTTTTCGCCACGCTCTACCTATATCAACAACCATATTGGTTTTTTTAGCGTAGGCAGTAATAGCGCACTTTCTCGTGCCAAACTGTGCCTCTACTAATTTCTTTACCTGCGACTCAAACGCCACAGCAGTATCTAACTTAGACGACACTAAATTGCACAAGGCGCGAGAGTATATACCTGGCGACGTACATATCACCCTGTCGTTCATTGGCTTTTCACGCGGCAATCTAACTTGTAGCAGCGGCGGACTAGTTATAGTGTAATCAGCAAAGATCTTTAACATCTCGCTTATATTAAATGGCGCTTTAGCTTCCCAATCATCTTCTAGCCAAAATACATACGGCTCGTTACTTCGAGTCATAAGATGTAAAGCTGAAGAAGGATAACCCAAATTTGTAGTATGGATGCAACTACGCACATTTTTGAAATACTTTTTGGCGCAGTTAATAACGTCATCAGCAGTACAATCTGGGTTTAGCGGCGCATTATCAATACAGATATTTGCGTCAAATTCGCTAAGACCGGGCGTACAGTGTTTACTAAAACTAGACAGTGTTTTGTCTAGTACACTAGCCCGCAATACAGCCGGGATACAGAACACTAAATCGTTAGCCATGATAGCCTCAAGTTTCGATTAAGCTGACAGTATAGAATCAATAGATTTTTCTATAGAAAACTGATTAACGGCATCTGATCGACAAGCAGTGTGGTTAGCTTCACGGCGTAAGGTTTCAGCCAAAGCTACTACATTTTTGCTGTTTGCCCTGACGGATATGTTAGGTGAACCGTAGCAATCTGACCACGGCGCAGACTCATGATAAACAACGGGCAACCCGCACATAGCCATCTCAAGATAACTTTGTGGAAATCCTTCGTCTTCGTACGTGGTGAACACGGCCCCTACTTTACATTGCGCGAACAACGCCGGTAAACAATCAGTAGCCACATACGGAATAGTAAGACAGGAATGTTGGCTGATTTTTATGTCTATGACCTCTTTGCTACCACCTATCCACAAAAACGATCTAGGTTCAGCCAGGTTGTCCGCTAACTCATTGATAAACCAACCCTGGTTCTTACCAGCTTTAGGTTTTCCTATGACGCAGTAGTCATACTTACGTTCAGCCGTAAGCAACGGCCACTTGTCCGGATCTTTACCTTTTATCCAAGTACGCATAGATTTGTGGTATATACGTTGTTCACAATCTACAAGACTGACGTCACAGTGCGGATTATACAAGTCATGTGCGCCGCACGAGTAGTGGATTTTTCTATTGCGTATGCGCTTTAACAAATCGGCTTTAGCGTCAGTCCACTTTTTAAGTGACCAAACAACGGCGTTTGGCCACGTGTTACAGTAATCGACAATAGCGTCCGTATCCGAAGTTGCCAACTCATACGATGCCATATCTCCGTCAATTTCAAACGGAAATATCAGTGCTCCAGCTAGACGAGCGTAGTCACGATAGCCGAACGTTATGTTCTTGGAGAATATCCGATTGTATTTCGGGCTGATCTCTTTGTGCGGATTGCCACATATGATTATCAATCGCGGATTCGCTGGGAGACTCATCTGCTACCTCACGCGCGGACTCGGCACAATTGCATGGTTTATCTTTAATACAGAACAAAGTATGTCGTTTCTTAAACTCGGTATCTTGAACTTTACGAGACGTGTAGCCGGAGCAGTAACTGGTGATATCCGCATAACACGATAGTAGCTCAGGACGCTTGTCATTGATATCGTCAACAACCAGTGTACTACCATGTGCCAAAACGTGCTTTACAGTAGCTAGCCCGGCAGGAGCAACACGTGACTTCCACCTATCGGGACCATCTACAATAACTAAATCATACACGTCTTCGGCTGACGGCGTCCACGCGTACCATCCAGTAGCCGAGTCAACGTCGACAACGACAAAGTCAATAGCCGGTAAATCTTTTGGCCACAGTGCTAAAAGCTTGTCATGCCACTCCCCAGGCATATTCAACGATTTTACTTTACAGCCAGTAGCTTTGGCGTATACTCCTAACAGCACAGATGACAGCCCAGAACCTAATTCAAGCACAGTTTTTGGTTTTGTAGCTACAAGAACATCAATCAGCTCGCGTAACGCCTGAACCGACATCACATGCGATCCAAATACTTCGCGAAATGCTTTGACGTTAGTATCTAGTGCTGCGTTTAATCGTTTAGCTAAACCACGTATCATTTATTTTCCTTAATCGCTGTAAGTTTACTAACAAACTGAGTCATTTGACTAGCTCTAGACCCAAACTTGTCACTAAGTAACTTAAGCATATTGCTGTTTAACTCTTTACGCAACTTGTCGTCTGATAAAAGACGATTGACGTATTCTACAGCTTTATCTAAATTTCTGCTAGGATACACCAGCGCCGTCTGCTCGTGTATTGCGTAGTCTTGCATACCGCTACGGGGATGGTCAGTACACACCAAAGCACATCCAGCTAGCGATGCTTCAATAGGTGGGTTGTGTAACCCCTCTAGCTCGGTCGGTGCAAACCATACCTTAAGCCCGTTATACCATTTATTTAAAGCACTAGGGTTTGGACTCTTTATATCCTTATTCAAAAACAGCATTTTCTCATCGAGGCGCGACGCTATGTCAAGCGCATCTTTTGAACGCTTAGTTTTGTGTTTATTGTGCATTAGTGAGCCGACGCCAGCTCTACCAGTATCTTGGTTTACAAAAAACAAATCTGTATCTAGTCCGGGGTACTGCAAATGCGCCGAAATTCCATTATCGCGCATATAAGTCTGTAGCCACACAGAGTTAACAAAAATATTTGGAATAGCTGTAAATGACTTAATCAGATTTGATTCTTGTGTTTTCCATAGCTCCAGCCCACGTACGTAGTAACACTGTAGCGCGCTACGGTAAGCTGCCACAGTTTTCCAACTGTTATAGCCTGTCGCTATTGTCACATCGCACTTTGGGTGGTCTTTACCCGCTACAAGTTGCACAGCATGTTTGTGCCACGTATATCGGCTTTTACCGGAGTGGAAAAACGCGTAATGCCCAAGTGAGTTAAGTGTCTCAGCACACCTTATAAGCGTTCTAGACCCGCCGTTATTAGCTAGCCCAACAGCGTACACATTAAAGCAAATGTTCACGCGCAACTCTACAGTGGTGGGTAAACCGTTGTTGATATGCCGTTATATCTATTTGCAAGCTCTATCGCTAAACGGCTCACTGCATCCGCATCAAACTCCAAGAGAGTTACAACAGAATTGTCCCCAGGCTGTACCATACTTTTTAGCATAGTATCATGCTCGATGTCTTGCACAGACTGTTCAGGATGCGTGTTAACAGCATAAAGTTTACGTATATCTATATCAATCGTATACGGTACATAGTCACCGCCAGTATACAATTTAGCCGTTGATGGAAAAATAGCATAGCGGCGCTCTCGGAGCATTGTCGTAATTTTAACAGTAGGCCACTCACTGGAGAACTTTAAGCTTGTAAACGGGGTTTTTTCATCTTTAAACATTTTCTCTGCGCGCGTAAGATTTTTGGCCGCAGGGTGAATTTTGATACACATATTATAGTTGTCGTATAGATTAGTCAGTGCTAGCCAAAAATAGTCAGGCTCGCCTAGTTTACAATCATCTTTAGACCTAGTGCTAATGTATGTAAGCGACGTCCAGCGAGAGTGCGCCAGCGCACGTACATAAGATATATGCTTAGCGGTAGTTTTAGAGTAAGTGTTAGTAGTTATAGAAACACCATTAAAATTGTTCCACCTGGCTATTTCATACCAGCCATACGAATATAGACTGGCTCCATCAGATACTAAGTTCTTTGATTTAGCAGAATCTCTTTGGAAAAAAGCTTCGACTACACTTTTATTCGTAATCACTCAAACCCCGTAAATTTCTTTGGCCTGTTGCCACGTGGCTGATCCGCAGCCGTACCTCCAATAATGGCCATAGCTATATCATTATCAAAGTTTGAAAAAACATCTTGTCTAAGTTTACTAAACAAGTCCGCAACGGCTGGCATGTTACTTGAGTGGAAACCGTAATACGAGCCAGCGTATGTAGTCATCGTTATGTCTAAACCATCTATATTACAAGATCTACCATGTGATTTAATAAGATTTGCTATAGCGTCAGCTATGAGCGCTAACTGTATGGTTTCGCCCGTTTTGGGTGGGCTTTCTTTAGTTATACGTACAGTGTTTAAAACAGCTTTCTTGTAGTCTCTTACTGCTTCAACTACTTGAGTATACGACAATTGCATCTGATAGCTTCCAACACGAAATAACATCTTTAACTGCACATTCGATTGCTACTATCATATTGTTTGTGTACAAGAATGTAAACGTAGCGTACGCCACAGGCCGCACAAAGAATTCACCCTGTACACTAATGTGCGTACGTGATCGACGTTTTGATACGCGCAATAAAGCGCCAGCGGCCATATCCAGCAAGACTTGCTTTGTCGCTTTGTTGCATTTAAACACTTCAGACGAAAATTTATCAAACACTACGATTGATAGAGTGTTCCGTCGAAAATTTTCCATCTGGGTATCTCTTGTACAGCTTTTTGAGATTTTCTGCGACAATATCGGCAAGAGTACCGGCACCAGTAATGCTGGCGATTGTAACTATTTTAGAAATAATTGCGTGCGCAGAAACATTAACTTCAGATTTAACTTCATCAGTTATTGGATGCCCGTGAAAAGCTGTTCTTTTCGCGTGCCGTATAAATGGATTAGAGATAATTAGCAGCGTATGAAATTCTTGAATGGCGTCATCGTCATACAGCCAACTTGAGGCACTAGTTGTTATTCGCGCAGGATCAAACGTAGTCAACCCATACTGATACATGCCAACGCAGCAGTACCACAACAGGTCACCTAGCTCCTCACGTATATGAGCGATCTTAGTATCTTTATCAAGCCCAGCTTGTAGGCCTGCATCTGTAAAAAATATCTCAGCCAGCTCACCGAGCTCGTCTGCTACGCCTAGTCCGCAATTTGCAATCTTATCATTGATGGCTAGATTTTCGTTCATCAGACCAATCGCTTTAGCCTGATATTCTTGCAGTACTGTCATTACCAAAAACTCCTATTGTTAACCTGGTCGAGCGCGAGAAGGTAGACGGTCTATGATACTGTCTAGCCGTCTACGTAGCGCTTCAAACTCTTCTGTTGCAGCTGATTGCTCTTTCAATGTATTAACAATCGTAGGATAGCTATGTACGAATGCCACGATTTCTTTGGTTATATCCAGCAAATTATCGTACTTGGTTGTTAACGTAAGCATCGCAGTAGTGATGGTACGACACTCGACGGTTAACGCCGCGTTTATTTCTTTGATCGATTTAAGATCCGCACTCAACGTGCGTATTGTCTCTATGAGAATTTTAGTTGAATCGTCATTGTTTTCTTTTTTCTTTATTATGCCAAAGTCCATTAGACCTTTTGCAAATATGAACAAACATACTGCAATATAGGCTACGTCCTGTGGTGACCAATCAATAGCGGCTAACAGACTACTGGACAATAGTACCCCCGACATGTATCCCAGCATAATACCACCGCCATTTGCTAACGGACAATCATGTTATGACAATTACAACTTTGATATCACATGTAAAGTTACGATAATCGTAAACAAAAACAGTGTCGTATCAAGGCTGCTACATCGCTTCGCGCGTTCGATTATATCACGCATAAAGCACACTGTGCAATTTTACGCAACCACTAGAGTTGGATGTCAAGATCGTTAAAAAGTGCCTTGCCGTCATCGTCAGTCTCCTTATTTGGTAGACCGGCATTTATATTAGCCTTTACGGCAGGCGGCGTATAAGGAATGTTTAACTTATTAAAAACACGTTTCTTATCATCTTCATTATCTAGAGCCGACACAATAAGCCAATGTGTTCCGCATAAATTAACGCCCAAGTATCTTACAGCGTCGCCTTGTTTTGTACATTTAGGCCAACCGCACATATCGGACTGGTCAGACATATACCTCCATTAATACTCAATAATTCGGCTACCAGCCGGATTAGAAGTTTGTAGGTTGATTGGGACAAACGCAGCGCTAAGCACAGACGTGTAATAGATGTTTGCCGAGGATGGCGTCATAGTTACACCGTCTAAAGTTATATTGTTACCGCCGTCGATATCAACTGCGCGTGGGTTCGGATTACCTATCGTGTTTGTGTACTCAATAGTCAGATTCTTCAACCAAGTAAACCCAGGATACCGCACAGTACCGGACTGGTTACGCTTTGAAAGTTTTACGCCAATAGTGGGTTTTGTTGTGTTAGGCCGCACAACGGTGTCTTCCACCACAGAATTACCGATATATCCGTAAATGAAAATCTCGGAATCGGTTACGCCATCTTGGCAATTGTACGTCACGGTACAGTTACTTATTGCGTTGTTAATACTATTACCTACGGCACTTGACGACGCATCTAAGTAAATACCATGTTGCATATTTTGAGACGCTGTGAACTTATTAGCTAGAAATCCGTGTAAGTCGTAACCTACGACGTGTAATCCGTCTCCAGCACAACCTGTAGCAGAACACGAATACAGACTAATCCGCTCACCGGCATAAGTTGCGCCATTAAAGAAAAACCCATGCTCTGGAGCGTTATATACGTCTACATTAGATATAGCCGAAGCTGGTCCAGCTTTATCTATGCGTATCCCGCCACCATACAGCTTAAAATTAGATACATAACAGTCATATAGCGATACGCCTGACTCGCCAAACAGGATGGCGTAACTACCAGTGCCAGTGTAGTTTATTGTAGTGCCTTCCGGATGTCCGCGTAGCAAATTGTTAAAGGATACCGTAATAGGCTTATCTAGTGTAACTATGCCTGGTTGCAGATTAACAGGGCGATTAGCGTCTAGCTCTGTCTGTATCTGATCGGCCGATGTGTACTGCGTATACGCACTAACGGTAGTAACCTGCGTTAGTTGTTCGCGATCGCCGCGTCGCGTGTCTGGTCGGATAATAGCAGCGCCGTCCAGCGATACTATGTCGCGTTCAGCTACAGGATTAGGTGCTTTTGGTCCAGCATTTGGATCAAATCCTAGTAGATCTGCAACAGTTTTAGTACCCATCCGTAACCCCTAGACATTAACAATTTTATTGTCGGCCAGTAAATTTGTATTCAAATTAGTTGGCTTATAGTCATTTTGTGGCGATCCGTGCCAGCTAACAAGGGCAGACGTATTGCCTGCTATAAACAACGACTGAATAATAGACCTATACGCGTTCGTAAACTTAGCGGCATATGTTGTCTGCGCGGTAACTGTATTGGCGTATACAAATACGGCCTGGCCTATCACAACGTTTCGCGGCTGTAGATTCGTAGAAGATATTGTTGTGTCACTAAAATCCATAGCTGTGATAGGAACGGCGGTACGATACGACTCGAAGTGCGTTGTTGTGATTAGTGCGTCATGGAATCCGCCCACAACCTTTAATTCAGCTGGATAGTCAGAATTTGAACCGTTACTCTGTAATGTTGAGTGGTCTATTTTGAAGTTTGTAACTATGCCGGTAGCTGCGACTGATCTGATAAATAGACCGTATCCAGCATTATTTTCACTGGCTAAATGGGTAAACGTTAACCCATCTAGTGTGTGCGACGCTTCAACCAATACACCGTGTAACGGATTACCGTACGTGCCAAACGACCTAATCGTGACTGGACCGTCAAACGCCCCATCGGCGTCAGTGACGTATAACGCGGCTTGCGCGGCGTCTGTTACATAGACACTCGACACAGCGCAATCTGTGCCGCCATTGACAATCTTTAATCCGGCATCGTCTATATTTATGTCTTCTATTAGACCTGCGTTACATGGGATACCAGCTTCACCCAGCACAACTGCGTAATTGCCAGCTCCAGTGTAGCGCAAAAGTGTGCCAAAATTATTACCAACGAGCCGCTGTCCGGCTCTAACTACAATGGGCGTAGATACGTTTATTGTTCCTGTAGGCAGCAAAGCGTAACCACTAGAATCCAGTGCTGCCTGAATCAGCGCCGCATTAGTCAAACCTGACGAATAATCTTCTTGTACCACTACAAGTGTCGGTAATCTACCACCACGGCGCATATCTGGAGCTGGACCAGTGCCACCAGGATTACTTACTGGCTGAATAAGACCTGCCCTAGGGGTAAGGTTAGGAGCCAGATACGGTAACACAGTAAGGCCACCGAGCTCCTGCATCGCTGTTCTGGTTCCCACATATAGCTCCAGCTAACATTAAACCCGAGTATCAAAATGCAGTATAGCCCGTTTTTTACTACAACGCCAAAACTTTACAGCTGACGAACTAAGCCATAACGGCGTAAGAGACCGGCTCGTCTAAGTTTTCGTGATTTTTGATAGCGCAACGCTGTAAGAGATTTAGTATAAGTAGCTATGAGATCTTCTAAATTTTTGATCTTATCATCAAGATCGTCAGTAGTGCCGACTATATCACGAGGGCACCACGTGCCTAAACGCTTTAAAATACTAGACTTAACGACAGCACACCGACTCAACGAGTTTTCCTTTTCTGTTTGCGTTTTCCAAAGCTAGACCTGAGCCGCAGTCTAAAGGCGTTAATACGCTTTAAGCTCAGAACACTGGCCCGACTAACGCCTTCTATAACGCGGAACAGATTAATGTATTTCTCGCAAAAACTAGACTCGTAAAAAGTATCATTAAGCCTTGAAAATGGGTAGTCTATTGGCGACGAATCCTCAAATAAACCAGCAATTTCATCCAGCATAAGCGAAGACTTCGCACAAACCTCATCACCTACAGACTCAAATCTAATAGCGAAGCTTTTTTTACTACGGTATATACGCCGATCATTACAGTCGTAATCACGTGCGTCAAGATGAAATATTACTGCTGGATTGCTTTGCCCGACTGTTAACCATTCCCAGGCCAACTTATCATGACGACTACTACTCAACGAGTTTTCCTTTTCTGTTTACGTTTTCCAAATAACCGTCTAACCTCCAACCTTATTAAATTAGCAACTTCTAACATATAAGCATGGCGCAAACCAACTTGACCTATATGTGCACACAGACGTCCAAAGTTATCAAAAAATAACGAATCATAATCGGCATGTCTTGCCGAGTAGTGTAGTCGTAACACACCACGTACCCAATATCCAATTCCAGTTATGTACGATAACTGTTCAGAATTAGTACATTCTATTTCGTCACCTGTGGGCGTAAATATAACAGCAAAACTTTTTTTCTTTCTATAGAATTTTTGCCATTCTTCCTTAGCGTTTAAGACATCGTGAGGTGAAAAACCGGCAGAGGTTAAACGCAGCACGACTGTGCGGGTGGTATCTACAATTAACCGCCAATATAGCTGGTATAGTTCGCTATTCAATTACTCACTCCTCGAATAGTATTGTGTAAAGCTGTGACCGTAACTTGTTAACCCGATGTAAAGCCTCCAAATTTGCGATACTGGCAGCGCTTATACACATGGCAAGCGCATGAAAATTGCTCCAGAAAATTTTAGCGTACATAGCAAGTCGCGCCGACTCGTATGTATCGTTAAATATAGTTGATATGGCTATGTTGGTTTGCATCTCCATATCGCGAGAAAACAGTGACGTTATTTCATCACCATTTGACGAAAAAGTAATACTCCAGCTTTGCGGCCGAGTAGAAAACCGTCGCGCGTATATCGGATGGTTTGACGAGTCGGCAACGAGTTGCTGGGCGACTGATGACTTAGGAGCGCGTAGCATGCACACTACAGTTGCAATATCCGTATTGTATATATTCCAAACAAATTTAGTGTTCATATACCACGAATAGCGCATATATACGCAACTCTGACAGCATGGCCTACAAGATAACCGCGCCTAGCAATTGCGGTAATTATAGTTCTATCCCAACTGTAGGCCGTAGAGATTAAAGACAAATTAATCTGCATGTCGTATGACCTTGGGCTTGCCACATTAAAAAACAGAGAGTTCTCAATTTTAATATAAGGCACGCCCAGGTAAGATAATATATTTAGCATCATTGACGCTTTTTACTAAACGCGTCTTTACAAAAGTCTAGTACAGAATCAGTGATAACCGTAACACGGATAGAGACCGTCAAACGTGTAAGATCAAAAAACAACCGATCAAGATGAGCACGTGTGTCTAACAGCCTTTCAAAACAGTAATCTAAGGCGTAGCTATGACGCCTAGCTAGCGCTGTAGAGCTATTGTCCTCAAACTCGCCGGGCATAAATCTAAAGAAGTCAGACTGGCGATTACGTAAAGATAATGCTTCCCAAATCTTAATTGTTGCTTCAGTCGGCTTTTGCACGGTGTAGGCTAGCCCTGGCTCGTGGGGTTTACATAGGCTGTGAAAACATAGATCTAACTAAACAACACGAAAATTCATTCTAACGCTCCTTGCAGCACGCTTTAGTATAGTCACTATACTGTCGACGTATACGCCAAGTGGAGCAGCGTATTGCGCAGTATTCCACTTGCTAGCAGAATAAGTATCAAACTCGACAAAACAAATCTCCAGGGCTACATCGTAAGACAATGCTTGCATATTACCCTTATTACCATGAAAAAATGTAGCAGTACCGATATAAATAGAGGTACGATCACTCTGTATCGAGGCTTGAGCTATAGATAACATGCCTACTTTAGACAACATCACGACCATGCCTTTGCGCAACAACTACTGTGTATCTCGCTACAGACTGTCGAAGTGTAGTTACCCACGACGTGCGAATGAGTAGATTGGTTAAAAAGCTCAGTAAAACCAGTAGGTACGCTAGTTTCAACCACGTCACACACGTAAAAATTCAAACCAAAGCTACGCTTTCGGTATATAGCCGGTTGAGTACCGTCATGTCCAGATAGCACAAATGTAAAATTTGTCGAACAGCGTGGGTCGCGGTTTAATATACTTTCCCAAATCTTAATTGTTGCTTCAGTTGGCTTTTGCACGGCGCAGTTTTGATCTCGCTCTCAAGGTTTTGTATGCGCGATAAAAATATGGCTCAAAGCTTAATTGGTCGCACGGTATCCACACTTCGCTACACTCGTTAGCTATTGAAATGTTTTTATGCCAGCTGACATGGCGACACTTTGCTATCTTGTAATTGGCGTGCTCTAGCACTTCTAAAACAACGACACGGCGTACACCGCCCTCAGCCCACATGAGCTCAGATGCGATATACGCCGTGTCGCCTGGTTTGACATCAGCGACGACAACAGCCTGTTTAAATTTTCTGGCTTGACGCGCCATAGTCAAAGTACATTAACAAGCTCGTCTGACACTAGTACCCACGTTTGCGGCGGGTCATCAAACGTCTCTATATTTACAGAAAAATTGCCAGACTCTTTACCAGCCTGCGCAGCTAAGATGCTGACAATTTTTACAAGTTTACCATGCGTGCTGTGACCTTTTTTGTTAACGTAAACTAGACTGCCTTCTTTCAGTCTACTACTGTTCTTGTTGTAGTTTGACATCTTGAAGCAACCCGTCGTCACTAGAACAAAGATCATCAAACAATTTAAAATCGGCATCATTATCTGTTTGCATAGCCTCTACTGTAACCGTAGGCGCAGGAAACTCTGATACAGTTAAGTATTTAGACGATGCGCCTGCGTACTTAGTGGCGTACACTTTATCAAAGTATAGTCCAAAGTCTCGGGCGGTTCCGTGTACGTTGAATCTGGCGTTCGCTATCTTAAGAATGCAACCTATGATGCGTACAGTTCCGTCCCCGTCAAGCAATCTTACCGACAAGACACCAGTTAAATAATCGATCAGAAATTGAAACCTGGAGTCTGACGGCGCAATCTTATTAAAATCACCTTTACCTAACGCTACAGGAACACCTGTCGGGTCGGCAAAGAAAAACGCTACACCGTTACTGGTGATAAAATGTAAACGATATACACCTTTGTTAATACGGTCGTTATCGGTGTCCACAAATACATTTACTTGTGGATATTTTAAGAGTTTATGTTCAGGTATCAGCATCGACAATACCTGCTACTAAATCGTTATCCGCTCGCGTACATTCGCTGTCCTCGACTTCAACGGTAAACAGACCACTGGCGATTTTGCCAATAGGTTTACCGGATTTGTCTACAAACTGGATGATAACTGAGGCTGCACTAATAGTTCGCTCTATGTCACTGGTACTACCAGACATAACAAACATACGCATGCAGCCTTCAATAATAAGAGATACTTCAAATTCACGCATGGTTACTCGGCTTCAACGACCGCCTTAACCTGGTCGATACGAGCATCAATTGCCGCTTTAAGCTCTTCAAGTTTAGTCAGCACATCCGTACTAATAGTAATGGTATTCTGCTTAACCTCAGCGTTATCAATGCTGTTAACCTTGTCGCCGATACCGTCCAGCCAGCAAATTTGCTCTACGGCTTTATCTGCCGTACGTATGAACTTGGCTAACGCAGCCGTAAGCTTAGCTGGCTTACGCGATTTTTTAGCCGTTCGCCCGGTGAGCTCGTCAAGCTGGTCTGGAAACTTATCGTTAGTAAGGTTGCCCTCTTTTAGTGCTTCAATAGCTTTGTTTTGCTTATCTTCGTCCTTAATGGACATAATAAGATTCATCATTCTTATTGACGGCGGGTTGTCAGACTTAGCTAGCGTTTCAATCTCTTCAACCGTCATCTTACTGGCTAGCCGCATAGACAGTTTAATAGACTGCTTTTTACAGTTAAAATTAGCGGCAATATCGTCTAACGATCGCTGCCCGTAAACGTTAGGCTTAGTCAAAATAGTATTAGCTGCATTACCGCGTAGATACATTAACTTGATATTAGATCCCTGAACCTGATTTTCTTTCTGCTTGAGCTCTTTGACGCGGTTAATAAACGCCGTGTTCTGATCCGACGTAATAGCCACAGCCGCTTGCTTAGCAGACTTTTCTTTCTTCTTAGCCATGCTTATTCTTCCTCTTTTATCTTAAACACTTTGCAAACCTGTGCGTCCGATATGCCTGACGCAACTTTAGCTACCTTTTCCCAGTCCAAGTTGACCATCTTACCTGCGATCATATTCAATTGAATACGACGAAGATGGTCATCCGTGGCGCGTGCTACACGTGTAAATGCGTTTTGAACAACAAACGCCGACAATTCGGACGTGTTAAGCGCGCTGCGCTCAGCGGCAGTCGCTACCGCCATTAGCCGAATATCTTTATTAGCCAACATGCCTCTAAAGAAAGATGCGGTAGCAATACACAGCCGCTCTAACGCATACTCGCTATCAGTAGTAAAAATAGTAGTCTTTAGCGCAAGCAGTTTTTCAATCGCAATATCGACTAAAGGAATCTGCTCGTGAACAAAATCTTTCAACTTACTACGCAAGCTATCAATATTCGACACTGCGTTGTGTGTAACGTGCCAGCTAGAATCAAAGACGGAAACGCCTCGATTCCTAACACGAAAAACAAACGGCATAACACCAGCGCGGCGGTTGCCTACTTCCCCCGAGAAAAAGTACAGACCGCCGCCGTACTCACTCTCTTGCTCTACACGGCAGATGTCAGGCAACAACATCGCACCAGTAAGCAGATCGCCGTCAAAATACAAATCCGAAACATTACCGGTTGGACATAACTCAAATAATTGCTCCATGAGCCACAGATGACTAATGTCATCTCTGAAAGCCGAGTTAAGAACAGCTCTAGCGGCCCAATTGTTAGGCCACACGCCAGACACATCTGGCTTAAGCATACGCAGCTTAATTTGTTTATGCTGTCGGTCTTTGGTAACAAACTTCTTATTAAACTCGGCGCACAAGTGCTCCAAAAGAAGTTTAGCTGTTTCTAGCCCACGCTCGGCGTTTGGATTTCCAAGCGTACGAAGAAAAGTACCAGACAGTGACTTAATATGAGTGTTTGTGACGATAAACCGAGACAGCGTGTTAAAGAAGGCTGGCGACATTTTCATCGTACGGTCGCCAAGCTTTAACTGTATCTGACGCTCGTCAATAACAAACTGCAAATCACTAACAAATCGTACTTCATCGTGTATGAGCGATGAGAACCGCTTAACGTTGAGAACTACGTCGGAGCACGGCAATGTGTTTGCGGCAACGTGTCCTGTCAGAGTATCGAGCCCGTCTACAGTCTGAACGCGTAACTTAGCGCGATCAAACTGAGACAATTTAGGTATTTTCTTAGCACGCTCGATGAGTGTGCCTGTTTCTTTTATTGGCGCTGGAGCGACAGTCAAAGTAGTCATGTTTCACCATGTGTATAGCTATATAGCCGGAGTCCACGAGAATCGTAAGATGTTTACAAAATCTTTAAATGGCTGCATTATGAGTTGTGTATGTTTAGTGTTCCAGGTCAGCATAGTGCCTTCTACTGGATACTCGGCTGATGGCGTATGCTGCAACGCATTAGTGTAATTATGTAGACATAACTGTACAGTCGCCCAAGGCGCTGTAAAACATACGCATACTTTAGTATTGGCACCATGCCTATCTATCGTTTCTTCCCACACCGTACGCCAAAACTTAGTGCTTTTATATCCGTCAATCCTATGAGTTAAGAACCAGTTAAAGTTAGTTATTTCCGCTACAGCATTTTGGTCTTTAACAGCTCTAAATATTACCGGAGAAGAAATACGCTCAGAAAGCCACTCTGGCGTAAAACCAGTAACTTTACTAGCGCCTTCTTCAGCCTCGCGCCGCAGAGCTGCTATCTGTAGCGCGCTAGCGCCAAGATACTTCAACAAAGCGTTGCACACCCGAACTTCAAACTTTTCTTGTTTGGCCGAGTTCAAATTTTCGAAAAACGCATCAACCTGTTCCGATACAGTCGTCAGTCCGCCACGCACAGTTTTTCCTTGTGAAAGATGTCAGGCGAGAATTTAGTACAGCGTGCAATGTGTAGATGATCTTGTAGGTCGCTCATCAGTTTACTATCCTGGCGTAACGCAATGCCAAAATCTTCACCTGATACCTTATCAACGCCTAGTTGCCTACAGCTAAACGTAGGATTTTTTACAGTTGGGCCTTGTACTACATTACAAATATCTTTAAGCCCGGTGTCTAGCTCGTAGCCAGCTAAAAATTGCGCCGTAGCTAGATCCCATTCCCACTTCGGTACTTGCTTTTGTTTTCCAGTCGCTGGATCGATTATCCAAGTCCAGCCAAATCGTACATCGCACTGTAATTTATCAACGCCAATAGCGTTTTTGTGGCATTTAATGCGAACTAGGTTATAGCCATAATCCGCGTCGCCACGTTCACGCTTGATAACTGAAAATCTTAGATCAATAGTACCCTGATAGTCTGGAGCTTTACCGCCTGGCGTATTACTCTGTGGTTGTCCCATAGAGAATCCAGTTGCAACGCCGCCATCTTTTTCATGTCGTACAACAAGTACAATCCACGGCAAATTTTTAAATGTCTCAACTTGCAACCATCGACTGATAGCATTGGCTATCTGCATACCTTGGGCTAAGTTAGTTTCACCCTTAGTTTCATACTTCTCATTGATGTCGGCGGTGGCTCGCCCAGTTAGCGAATCAATAATAATACAAGCTGGTATTAACGGTATACCAGTACCTAACTTATCGCCTTCTTGTAACTTAAACGTTTTACGATAAAGACTAACGTCGCCGCTTAGCGAAGTAGCCCACTCGTCAATATTACTGGGCCTGCGGTACTGCCATTGACGGTCTGTCACATCGCCAATGATGCCAGCAGACAGCTCAGGGTTATACTTATGCTCAGCATCAAACAAGCGCGCGTATCCGCCATTTGCAATTACCCACTTAGCGAGCTCAAAGCAAAAGCTGGACTTGTGCGAAGCTGGTTTACCAGCGAGCATAGTCAAAATGCTCATAGGAAAAATATCGTTTTGCAAAACATACTGTAATGCTAGCGACGGTATCGGTATCCCAAACTTAAAAACCTGGTCTGCTGATCCGACAAGCACATCGTCACTTCCCATTACAGCACGAGCTTGTTTTAGCTCAGCTGCAAAAAAAGCATCTAATGCGTCAGATCCGTCTGTCAACGATTTTGCTGGTTTTTTAGCCACAAAAGCCTCAAAAAGCCAGAGGTGCAAAAGCACCCCTGGCTGTAGTTATACTGTACGGTTTATTTAACCTGGTTTATTCGGCATATTGGCCATCATAGCCGTCAACGCCGACAAATCAATAGGAGCCGGGTTAACACCGGGGATATGCGACTGTGACTGCACTGGTGGCGTTGTAGCCGTTGGACCAGAAGCAGTTTGCGGTACCCGCAACGGCTCAGCGACTGTCTGGCTATCAAAAACCATACCGCCGGGCACTGCAGCCGGTTTTGGCTGCTCAGCGGCTGTCTGGCTATCAAAAACCATACCGCCAGGCACTGCAGCCGGTTTTGGCTGCTCAGCTGGCGTAGTCGCAAAATTAAACTGTATTGGAGCATTATCTGCTGCAGCGTGTTTAAACGAACCGCCACGTTGCATTGTCATTAACTTTTGTTTCAGACGATCAGGAAGAATGTTAGGAGTATCGCGGAATGACCACGCAAGTAGATCGTCTGGTAACCCAACCGACAACGCGTTAATCATAGCCGTTTCGTCGGAGTGTACGCGCAGAGCTTTGTCCCACGGCAATTGCCAGGTTTTTCTGACAATGTCAACTGGAATTTTCTGAACGTCACTGACCGTGATTGCCACGTTAAACGCATCGTCGTCGTCAAATTTACTGCTTGTTTTATTGGCACTGAAATTAAGGTTACCAGCGTTTGGCTGCTTAAACTCTCCAAAAGCTGTACCTGGCTTATGGAATTGTAGCATCCTACCAGTGTCCAATCCTATCACGCCATTATTCTTGAAAATCTTATCCCACTCTTGAGTATTAAGCGAAACAGCACTTTCGTACTCTTCCATCACAAGCTGCTGAAGCGCGGATACGGCACGCGATTTCATGCCGATAATACACATCAACTGCGGCTTCTGACGACTAACGTACTTAGACGGACCTTGCGCGGTCATCTTACCTGTTATAGCACCGCGTATAAACGCCATAAGTTTAGCTTTAGTTTTGGACTTTGGTCCAAAGACCGCATCTCTAGCTTCTTTAACCCAGCCATACCACCGCGCATCTGGAGCATTGCCAGTCTCAGTAAGACTATACAGCGTGTTGCGGATTGTCTCCCACACACGCAGACCGCGCTTCTCACTATCGTCGAGCGTATCGTCGCCTTTGATATGAATCAAAGTTGACAACTTTGGCTTGCCGTCGGCACCGCCGATGTAATCAACAGCGCGATACTTATGGCATACCCAACTGCCAACATCAGACGGCTCTCGCCCTGTACGAATAGGCAACTCATTAAGCCCGTCAGCTGTTAGTTCTGGGTAAATACGCAATTCAGTACCGGATTGAGTCACATTGTGGTACGATAGGCCAGCTGCTTTAGCTGCTTCAGAAAGGAAAAGAACGCCAGCAAGTCCAGTATTACCAGTGTCTGTAGAAAAACTCATAATGTCCTCATGTTTTGTGTGTTGTAAATAAGCCCTAAATTAATTTAGCGGGCGATTAAACTATAGCAAACACACGATAGTTAGTCAAACTCAAGGCGATACAAAACCGTATCAAAATCGAGATTCTTATTGCTACAATAGGCTTTAAGCTCATTGGCAAACGTAGTGTATGCTTCTTTAACGTCATGAAACCAAGATTGAATCTCGTCAAGCTTTAAAAATGGCTTAATCGCTAAACCTGAAATATCAATAGTGTCAGTATCAGCTTCGGCCTGTTCGCGCAAATCAAATGACTTATTCAAAGGACGAAGAACATCCACATCTCGGATATTGTAAGTAATGTTAGCGGCAGAATCGAACCCAAACGTGGCATTGTTAGCATGTAGATTAGTCTCGCTCAAACTTAGCTTTAGATCGAAAACGACATTAGCCGGAATAGAAATGACTTCATCAAGACTAAATGTGTTAGTGTCACGAAGATTGGTATACGATCTCCAATTTGTAATTTCATCAACCGCATTAGCGTAATCGGTATCAGTCGGTTTTGACTGAGCTGTTAGCGGACAAGCGGCATTAGAGCACGAGTCACCACGTATAGCAGCAAGGACTTCGTTAACGATTGCTTTACGTGAGGCGGCATCGAGAGTAATGCCTAAAGGCTTATTGTCTTGTCTTGACATGTTCGTTGTAGCTCCGGATGGCAGTTTCAAGTTGATCGACGTACGTGAACAACAATTCCTGGTTGCGAGTTAACTTATTACGAATAGGCTGCGGTAAAGCTGCCCACTCGTCGTACGTTATTGGGTCTAACTTAGGGCGATCCTGTACTTGAATTTTAGGATAATTAGCTACGCCAGGACATCCGGCGATATTAATCGCGATGAGTATTCCAGCGGCGGATACCAAGAGGATCTTTACTAGTCTCAGACTCATCCAGCTCGACTGGCTTAATTGACTGTACAGCATCAGTAATATCCTTTTCAATTTTTAACGCAGCTTGCTCGCGCTGTAATTTTTCTTGGTCATCCTTGATTTTTTGCTCAGCCGACTGAAGGCGTATTAGCCCAAAAATTCTACCGATAAACTCAAGAACTAGTGTGAGCCAGCGCACTGTACGTCACTTCTTATCGATATAGGTTGCCTGAATGCAGTCAGCCAACTCGCGGAAATTGAGACTGTACACGTCGTTTAACTCTCCAATACTCTTAAACAAACCTTTACCTTTTGTGTTAACTTTAATCTTGGTCTTATGCTCTTTGACGAGCCGCTTATTAATGACATTAACGGTCTCATACGGTACGTAAATGTATGGGTCTGAAGAATTAAACCCGTAGTGCTTGCGTGCTTCCTCGGGAAGCGTACTGGCTTGCGGAGAAAAATCAATCCCGGCAATGACGCACGCTACGCCAAGTGGGTCAAACCGATTCTTGTGCTTAAGCGTACCGGTTGTAGTCTGCTTATACTTATCAGACCGAAGCGCTTTAATCCACGAACGAATACGAGTAATCTTTTGTTGCTTAGAAATTCTTGCCACAGTTACACATCACTTTTTTGGTTTAGGCCACCAGCGCTCGTTTACGCCGAGCGCTTTTAATTGGTCAGCTGTAGGTTTTTCATCCCATCTAATACACAAACTCTTATCGGTTTCTAATCCAAAGCCATCAGGCATAAAAAGTTCTGGATTTACGTTGGCGTAAAGTCCATCACATATTTTTCTATCTGGTAAAGCAACTTTAGCGTTAGTAGTCATGCAACAATCTATGACGCCATCTGGTAACAACATAGCGTCGACATGCTGCGGAGCAACCTCTAACATCATAGCGTCATGAATACCCAACAACAGCCGGTATGGTAAATCAATTCCAGCCGCTTTTAACTGACGCCTAGTCATATAGAAATTGTACGTTGCCTTATTAAGACATTCGGCTACAAAAGACTGAATAGGAAAGTTACTGGCTTCACGCTCATTGGCAACTTGTAGCATCCTATCATCAGTCTTAGGAAATCTACGCAATCGCCCAAGTGCGTTTGCAACATAGCCGAGATTAGTAGCCGCCCATTTGCACTTATCTAAAAAGTATGCAACTAGATAAAACTCAGACAAAAATCCATTAATCATTATCTGCGCGTCAGATTCGGCAAGGAGTACCCCTTCTTGCTTTACCTCGCGGGAAATAGCAGCTGCGCCACGTCCGTATGGAATTCCAAAATTTACAGTTTTAGCTGCCACGCGCTTGTCTTCGGCTGTCGCTTCTACGAAGCCTTTGGGAGGACCATGTAAGAATCCTGAATATGGCATTTTGAAACCTGCGATAGCGCGCTCAGCATGTAGATCTCTGCTCCACTTAGTGCGTGTGACTTTTATAGGTGTAGTAGTGGTGAATTGCTGCCACTTACTTCGATGATCGACGTATTCACCTATACTAACGCCAGCGGGAATAATATCATCATCTTTTACAGTAAACCCGCGACAGTAGTCTGGGTGTAGCCACCCTACAATTTTATTGTTTGTAACATCGACTAACGTCTGGTATATCGGCTTCTCGGTTAGGGTATTCCAAAATTTAGTGTCACCTGACACGACGGCCAAAGTCAACAACTCAGCCTGCTTATAGTCAGCCTGAATCATTACCATACCTGGCGTAGCCGTAAACACAGAGCGAATGCCGGGTGGTTTATTGTCTGCCGGAAAAAGACTCTGTAATTCACTTTCTCTACGTTTAGGTATATTTTGTAAATTAGGTTTTGACGAAGACCAACGACCAGTCTCAGTCATCTGATAGATTGACGTACGTATTCTATTATCTGGGTCTATATACGACAGTAACCCAGATTCTTCAATTTCACCAGTTGATTCGTCTACAGACGGAGTAGACGTAAACATTTTTATTACCTGGTCTACAAACTTAATCTTACGTAGCTTGTTAGCAAAAGGTGTTTGCTCTGCAAGAATACCAAGCGTTTCTTTATCTGTGCTGGGTGAGTGCGTAGCCTCCTCGTTTGCCGCTACTACTCTTGCCCAATCTTTTGCTGGTTTATCTGTAGTCTTAATCGGTATAAGTCCGCAGCATACAGCGCCCTGCGGTCTAAGCCTGATTGTATTTCCATACTGGTCGCGCTTGCCATTGAGCTCTTCACCATACAAAAACTCTTTAACGTGCTGCACACTTCTAAAGTTAAACTCAGGCCATGCAATTTCACGCTTAAAGTCGTCAAAGAGCTCGTCGCGCTTACTGGTATACATTTGGGCAAGCTTTAGCAATCTATCTCTATCGACATAGATGCCGTTAGCTTCCATTTCTTTAATACCAATACAGGCAAGCATATCGTTTTCAATACGCTCGCGTAGCGCGCTACCGAACGTTTGATTTGCGTCTAGTTCTTTATTTAGGCATTCGTCAATCCTAAACGTAGCGTCTACGTCAGTCATAGCGTATGGGTATAGCTCAAACTCTGGTATAAGGCCGTAGCCAGATACTGCTTCATCAGATAGTGACTTAAGCTTATCAAACCATGAATTAACACCGTTATCGTATCTAGGGATATCGGTGTATTTTAGAGTGAGCGTAGATAGATCCTGCTTTTGCGACTCGTACAGCATATGATGCTTGATCATAGTGTCGAAGCCGTTAATGTATTGTTCGGTTAAATCAAATCCTAAATTGGCTAGTGCGTGCCAGTCGGCTCTAAAGTTGTGTCCACCTACAGATACGTTAGGACGCTCTAGTAGTCGCTTGAGCTCGGCTATAACTTGCTCAAATTCAGAGCTGGCAAAGTGCGGAATAAGTACGTTCAGCACTTCTACTGCGTTAGTATCCAAACTTGCAGAATACGTTACGAATTTATGCTTGCCAACAGGCACTCTGTAGCCAATGTTATCTATGACGTCGGTATGAAAGGCTACTAGGTCTGAATTACGTAACTTTTTAATTGAACTCTCTACTATAGCGTCTCTGGTTACGCGAGCGTGTTTGTGAACAGGGATAAGAACCGCGTGACCAGAACAATCCGAAATTTGAATAGTTAGTAGTTTAAAGTCGGCATATGCGTTTTTGCCGTGCCACTCACAGTCAATAACGAACTTTTGTTTGCCGCTTTGAATACTATTGGTTACATATTCACGCACCTGCTCAACAGTACGTAGCTCTGAATAATCTAACTTAGCCTTCGCGCTAAGGGTATTGGTTACAAACTTGTAGCCGCGCAACAGATCTTGTGCTAGCGCGCTACGCAAATCTGGGTCACGCAATACAGCATTTGGGCTAAACGTACCTAAAACGTTAAATGAAATCTGCTCATCGCCTACGGTTATGGTGTGTGGCTGTAACATTCCTCGACACGAGTTAACAGACGCCGACTTGCCGCAAAAATACTTTATCGGCTCAGACCCCAGCGCTATAACAAGTTTAGGGCGGATAATGGCCAATTCAGCCCACAGTAGCCAGCTAGCTTCTTTGATGAATATCTGCTTTAGCGTACCAGGAACTGAATGCTTTACTAAACCTGTTACATAAGCGGTGTCAAGAAAATAAGGTATTCCAGCTTCTGCCAGAGCAGAACGCATTACGTGACCTACTTCTCCGGACAAGTAATACTCTAGCATCTGGCTAGTAATCTCTGGTGTTTTGCAGACTACAACTACGTCTGCGCAACCTGGGGTCGGTCCACGCTTAAACGTAAACGTCGGAACTGTAAATAGCACAGTAGATGGATCGATGTTAGGAAAATTGATATGACCTGGAATGAAGTAAGCCGGTAAATCATTACCAGGCCCAGCACCATTTTCAATAGGTATATTATGTGGCACAGACAACAGGTTGTGCAACGTATCCGCCGCCGATTGGCCTGTAGCTGCGTTGCATAACAGAATAAACTTAATAATGGAAGACTGTAATGGCGGACCATAAACTTGGCCGTCATCACCTATTAATTCTTGTATAAAATCAGGTGTCATTTTATCACTTTTGCTATAGCGGCCTGTAGCTCTTCAGTAGTGTGGTCCCCAGGGTCTTTATCTGTCAAGCCAGCATCAGTGACCGACAAAAACGTGTCTGGCATAAACGGATCTTTATTTGTAAGAGCATTTACAATTTTTTTAGCGTCATTACTAGCGTCAGGGTCGAGCATCACGATAATATGCTTACCTGCGCACGTAAGCTTTAGTAGTCGCACCTGCTCAGTTGATATGGATTTACCGAACATGCACACGCCGCAGGCGCCAATTTTAGCTACGTCCATTACACCTTCAGATATTACTATTACGTTACAGTCTACAGTATTGTGTAGATTGTAAAGCACACGGCTCTTTTGAAACCCGCGCATTGTCCAATACTTCGGTTTGTCTGTTGCGCTAAGGAGTGGTACTGCTCGTGTTTGACAGCCAACTAGATGTAGCCCATCGTCAAATTTATGATATACCGGAATTACAATTCGTTTGGATACCATGTATTCGGACGAATTTATGCAATACAACCAACCAAACTGCCTGTCTATGAATTCTATGTCGAACCCGCGCGTCATTAAATATTCTATAGCTGGATGATCAGCATTAAGTTCAGTCAGTTTTACATAGTGACCTTCTGGTAACGTAACTTTGTTTATCGGTATAGTTGTATTTACTTCTTCAACATTACTCAATCGTACTTGCTTACCAAACGGCGGTGCGACCCTATCGAGTACATCTGCGCCAAGCGGTTCATTACATCTATAGCAAATAGCTGTGTGTCTAATTTGAGTACTTGACACCGGGTCATAAGTACCTAGCAAGTACGATATCCATAGTTTAAATTCAGTATCATGGCAATATGGGCAATTAACTCTATAGTATTCGCCACCGTGTACATTTATTCGCGTGCCTTTACCGTATTTAACACGAGAGATAGTAGCACGAGTACCGTTACCTGTTACTTTAACCTGATTAAAATACGACTTTAGAGCCATATACAGAGTAGGGTTTAGTACTTCCATAACTACTCCACTACCGGTCCAATAGCGCCGTCACGTGCACTACGACCGTAGTCATTGTCTTCTTGTCGCATAAACGCACCAGTTGTTTCATTTTCCGTAAAACCTTCTGCTACGTCAACGCGGCATTTCCATCCGGCTACGTGCACGTGAATAGCTCGCGGCTGTGTCGTACGGCTACATGACAGATTCAACCACGCAATATTATCTTCTGCGTTTCGTACGCCTAGCGCAGTTACGTCATGAAAATACTGAGGTAGCAACTTACATTCTGCTGCATCCATATGCGTAGGCTGCCGCAACGGATCTTTATTACCCTTAGCGTCCATCTGGTGAGCCATGATACCGGCAACATCGCACGCAGCTATAGTCTCAACAAAAGACTTAGACGCGTCGAGAATAAAATGTCGCATCTGCGTCTTGTCAGCGCCTTGCGCTGCCATATGGCTTGTTACCATAGGATACAAGTGATCGACTATTACTAACTTACCTAGTCTACCGGCTTCATGTAACGACATAAGACATTGCTGTAATTCAGCCGGACCACCATGTCCTTGACCGCGCGTACCAGACATATCCACAAAATTGATTCTTTGATTAACATACGTTGCTGCTACTTGTAAGTCTTTTTGTATCACAGCAGGCATATCAGAAAATTTCTTACCGTTTAAATCGTCCAACTTATACTTATTCATAAACGATACGTACATCTTTGGAATTTGCTGAGCAGCTGGCTCTTCGTACGATACAAACGTTGCCCTGTTTTCCGGCGACATCTTGATAAAATCAGTTATTATGCTATGGGCTAGTGACGTTTTTCCGCCTTTCATTGGGCCAAGTAAACATATAGATTCTTTAAACCGTATACCGCCCATTAACTTATCGACAGGGCGATTCCCGGTCATAGTTCTAGCGCGTTCAGCAAACAGGTCTAAGCCCAGCGACGACAGGTCTTCAACCATTACCGAAGACACAATAGTGCGTTTAGCAACTTTAGATATGTCATCAAGTAACTGCGTATAGTTTCCGCCGCTAAATGCAACGCTGTTTAATTTAGGCGTAAGTTGTCGCTCTATTAAAAATTCGCGAAGCCAATCAGCTACAAAATTGTAGCCAATAGATTCTTTTGGGTACGAGTAGATAGTAGCTAACGCCGTAGCTAGAACTTCAACGGTTACGCCGCTTTGTGGAAACTCTTCATTGATTATTTTACCTACTTCAGCGCCAAATACTTCTACTGGAACTATTTGGCTATGTTTAGCAAAAAGTGTTCTGGATACACGCCAGAACACTAACGGCAACGTTTCATTCGTAGCATCAAAGAGGTAGTCTTCAAGCTTGCCCGCTGCTGCCCGAATAGTTGCCGGGTCACGGACAAGATGAATGACCAGCACCCTCATCTGCTCTGCTGTTAGCATGCTGGGAGACTCCAGATAAAACGCCAGGAAAAACAGTATTTAGTGGTTTTACGTAGCCAGGATTAGTAGCAAGTTCTACTTTGGCACGTTCAAAAAATTTATTAGCTACGTCTGACAATCCAGCCCGCATAGCCGCGCAGTAGCGAAACAGCGGAGATAACGAATTACCGGTGTCCAGCAATACTTCAGCCGGGTCTCGGCCAATCGCCAAAAGTCCGGCCAAATGCGCAGCCTGTGAATGAATGTCAAAAATGTAGTCTACAGCTAGATTTTTTACATATGTTTGCGTCCTATGTACTGCAACCGGCCCTAGTAACATGTACGGGTACGGGTTGCGAACTTGAGTCAATAGAGCCCTTACATGTAAATCGTAAGGAAGACCATTAGCTACACACAAGTCCGCCGCACTACGCCAAACGTGCTCGTGGTTTTTACTAGGGCGATAATGAGCGTAAGATCCACCGCGTGCCTGCATAGTCGTCGTATACAGGCGCTTGATTTTTAAAGCTAGGTCTTCCAGCTCAAGTGGTGATAACGCCTTGCGGTGTTCTGTATTCAATATTCCACCCTTTAGCCGAATAGCTTCTAATTCTATCTTTGGATCTGCGTGCAAATCTATCGTCAAACTTATCGATGAAATCAACTAATAGGCCATATTTACCTCGCGCTAAACGGCCTGGGATTTGAGTACTAGGAATCTCAGACGCCATAGCGTCGCAGCGAATTAGCACATCTAAATGTTTAAAGTCAACGCCCTGAGACCAAACGCCCGTGGCTATAGCCGTACGCAGCGCTCCGCGTTCAAAATTCTTACGATGCGTTTCTCGGCTTTTCTGATCGCATAGTACACGATCACCGGCCGGTAGTAAGCCTATATTCTTAAAATACGTTATTTGTTCATCGTCAACAGGGCCATGCACTATTTGCCACGTAGGTAGCAGCATTTTTAGTCTAAGCAGATGCTCTACCTTCGATGTAATGATAAGTACCTGCTTACCTTCAAGTTCATATTTTAGTGCTAATTTAGCTGCAAGACGGTTTCTAGGCTCGTTCGCCCAAATTCCAAATCGCTCTCGCAGCGTATCATCGTCGTACGGTATAGGGTCACCAGTTACAGTATACAAATGTACGTCGATAGAGGCAACGTTGCCTTCCGCCTGTGCCTGTGCGTACGTAATATCACAGATAGTAGGACCGAACATCGCTTCAGTTGCTAAATTAGACCCATCTGAACGTCCGGCTGGACTAGCAGAAAACCCAAACCGTCTGGCGTTTCGAACAGCCTGAATTTTTACGGATCTACCAGGCGACGCGGCTTCGTGTACTTCGTCGTAAATAAACAACGCACATTTTTCTGGCGAAGTGCTATGGAGAGAATCTACCGTGCATACAGTCACGCGGCGCGATTCACCTTTACCGCCGCAACGTAAGCCTACCTGATGTGACGGTACAACACTTTTAACGCGCTCATATATCGACTTAACGACGTCTGTTCTATAACTTGTGATAGTAATAGGAATCGTAGGGTAGACCGCAGCAACTTGGCATATCAAAAAAGTTTTACCCCACGCAGTAGGACAACTTATGACGCCCATATCGTGGGATAATATTGCCTGCAACGCCTGCAACTGATCAGGGCGGTTAGCTAGCGCTGCGTGGTCAAGTAATTCCAGTTTAGGCGCTGGAAATACCAAATTACGTAAATCTTGAAAATCAAACTTGACGTTTATCTTGGTCAGAAGATCAACAAACCGTTTAGTAAGTCCTGCCGGAAACAGAATTACCTTTTGACCGTCATTTAAAGTGTTGAGCTGAGATAGCTTATGAGTTTCTACGACATACTTTTTACCGCCATTAACTTGTTTTGTTTTCCAGTCGGCCCTAACGCGCTTACTATAGCGTAGCAGCGCGTCTACAGTAGGATAGATGGTAGAAGCGCAGAGGCCATTTTGGCCCCGCGCTTCTACCAAAAATCCTGAACGGCGTAGCAAAATATTATTCATATGTACCACGATTAGAACATTACGACACGGCGGCGTTGTAAGCCGTTTTGGCTACTGCGCGTTCTGCAGCAAAAAATCGAGTTTCGTTCATCGGAGCAATACTGTTACCCGAGTACATATAGTCCATCCATGACAAATAGATAAAGTTCAAAAGATGGATACCGTACTTAAACATTGCCGCAACAACAGCATCGTACGGAGCTACACCCTCAGCTTGTAACTTTTGGGCATGCCGTAACGCGTAACGCGCAAAATAGAAACTAGGGTCTATAGCAGATGCAAACGACAAACCTTTCAGCGAATCGTGCCACATTTTCAAAATCGCCATCCACAATCCACGCTCAGGCGATTCTAGCATGACAGCTGAGTCTGCGTCTACGTCATTGTTGGTTAACTCATCAGCAACAACGATACAAGCTTTACAAAATTTTGTTGTCGTGCGTGGACTACTTTTATCAAGGTACCACATAGGGTCAACAAAATTTTGAATTATGCTAGCTACCGTTAGAGGATTTATACCGTGAATCCAAGACACACGTTTCCACAGTCCGTGGTTAGACGTGGCGACAATTGCGTTAGTTATCTCTTTCTGCATACCGTTTTGCGCGGCCGCTAATATACTAGGAGTTAACGGTCGCCCATTTGACGTAGCAGACGCTATAAAAGCCTTATACTTATCAGAGCACGCTTTAGCGGTAAGAAGTACACGCGCATTCAGCACGTCAGTCTCAGACGCTTCTTTAAACCCGCCTAAATTTGTGGCAACCGGCTCAAACCAGGCTGCACGGATTGCATTATTGGCTTCTTCAAACGTAGTCGGAGGACTGTCTGTTGGAAAGACTACATAAACTCCAGTATCAAAATCATTTGTTTCGTAGAGCGCGTGCCAAATATCAATCAGTAAATTCGCGTTATTCGCTGTAGGAATAATGACATGCATTTTCTCTAACGTATGGATCTTACTGTACGAAGTCTTAAAAGTATCTATATGTGTTTTGCCGGTGTTGTCGACAAAATGATGCGTGATTTCTGGCATTAAACCTTTGCCTCTTTGCCGCCATTTAACACAATGGTTTGATCAAAAGCTGTGCGTAACTGGGGCAAATGCGTAATAATGAATATTTGCATCCCTGAATTCATAGCGTAACTTTGAATATACGTTAAAACGTCCAATAAATGTTGCTTGTTATCCTCATCCAGTGCGTCAGTTGGTTCATCAAGCGCCATCATACCAAAATTACTAGCAAACGTCTCGTTGATTGCCAGTAACAGACTTAGAGAGAATCGCACTTTCTCGCCGCCAGACAGTGAAATCGCGTCTCTAACTGTGCTGTCGTCAAACGTGCATTTGAACGAGTAGCCATCTTCATTAAGGCTAGCTGTAGCTGTAAACCTAGACTGCATCAGAGTTAAAAAGTACCTAAGCTTTGAATCAATCAAGTCTAACTTAGCCGTAGCCAGAACTTTAGGTAACGCGTCTCTGTGAAACACGTCACGCGCATCTGTAAATAGCTGACGCGCAAATTTACATTTAGCCGCACGCTTACTCAGCTCGTTAACGCGCGCGAGTTGAGCCGTCAACGTGGTTAGACGTAGCTGTAGCGCGCTATGCTGCTCTTCCAATCGAGCAAGTGCTATACGCGCCGCTGAGTTTTTTTGCAATAAATCTTGACAATTAGAAATGTACTGAGCGGATAATCTCCCAATATCGCCTAGCTTATTTATATCAATTTGGCACGTTTCATATTCTGCAGCCACAGCAATAGCGTGCGATTTCGCGGTATTAAGCTTTGTACTGAGCGCGTTTAGACGTATACGCTCAGAATTACACTGGCTTTTAATAGTAACGTAGGCGTCAGTTATACCTTTGTAAACGGCAACGTCTACATTAGCAAACTCGCTTAATTTAGCAGAAGCTGCGCTGAATTCGGCAGCCTGCTCTGAGTAAAACTGCGCTCGCTGCTTAAACATTGCAGCTTTGGCGTTGTACTCAGCAACTGCAATATTGTACTCCGTAACCGCTACATTATACTGTCGCTGTTTTGATAGCAGCGCGTCAAATTTAGGCTGCAAATCAGCAATTGCGGCTTTATGGTTTGTCACGTGCGTAGCTACGTCTGGAACTTCCTGGTCGCACGTAGGGCATTTGACAACACTACCAAGCGTATACTTACTGTAGGCTGCCAGCGCAGTTGTATGCCCTCTAAGTTCGGTATCCAACTGCGTAAGCAATGCTGCGTCTTCTGGTGTCCACGTCAACGTAACCGGGCTAGGCACTTTTGTGCTGTGAGCCGTGTACTCAGTCTGAAAAGCTACAACTTGCTTTTTAAGCTCTTCAATCCGTGTATTGATTTTTGCGTACTCAGCGGCACCATTTAACTTAGTTTCAGCGTCAGCTGCCGCAGCGGCGTAAGACGTCACCTGGTTTGATATTTCATCAATTGCCTTAACTGTGACTGCAACTTCAGCTTCGGCCTGAGTAACCGCAGTATTCGCTGCGGCTAATTTAGTACTGAGCTCAATGTTGCGTTCGCGTAATACTGTGTTTTTGTTAAATAAGTCAATGTCAGCCAACAACGCGTCGCGGTCAATAGTCGCTACTTCAGCCTGCTGCGCTCGTATAGCTGTTACTAAGTCTGTTAACTGTAAGTTACACGCGGTAATGTCTTTAGATAACTGTTCAGCGCTGTCCGTTAGCTGTACGGTAGGTATTGTTGTTACATGGTTACCAAGTAGTGTCCAAATAGATTCGTATTTATCTAGCCCTAATAGCCCATGCATTAATTTAGTTCGCGAAGCTGGGTCGCTGTGAATGATATCGTTAATTTTGCCTTGTTCTATAAACGCGTAACCGCCAAGTGTCGATGGTACTGTACCTAGTATTTCAGATAAACGTTTGTCTACATCGTTAACGCCTGTTATTTTTTCGAGCTCTTTTCCGCTAGCTGTAATCGTCAACGTCGCGGATTGACGAGCGCGTGTATATGTATCATCTTTTTTTACGGCAGTCAAGGTACGCGTTATGGATAACTCTAACCCATCATGAGCTACCTCTAAATGGATAGAGCCGCTAGAGGCTTTACCGTCTGGAGTATCCCTGACGTAATCAACCAGGTTGGCAAAACGTCTAAAATGCCCCGTTATGCCAGAATAAATAGACTCCAATAACGTAGATTTGCCAGAACCGTTATGCCCAACAAACCCAATTATGTTACCGGTTAACTCAAATTTAGCGTCCGTAAACGTACCGATGTTCTTTAAGCGTATAGACAATACTCGCATGGTTAACCTAGGCTACTTGCGTCTGGGATGTCATTAACATTTCTAAACGACAGCAAATAATCATTTGGCTGGCGAGCACCGGCCAGATTACTAACAAATTCGTGTAAATTAGGCGATACAGTCTTATCGACAAACGTATCAATGACGTCTTGCGTGTTTATACCCACAGCTGCTCTAGGTAAATCACCGCTGGACGCTCTATCGTGCATAGGCATCATATGGAGATGCACCCTGTTTTTAGCTATTAGAGGGCTTATAGCGCGTTTAACCTCTGCTGGTACTTCAGGTACCGAGGTACTGAACTTAAGGGCTATAAAAGGCGCGCATAAAGAATCTGGCACCTTTACGCCGTAAGTATCAAACGTGCCACTTATCGACTTTAAACCATCTATTAGTTTAGCAATACGATCTGGCAACTGATCGCAGAATGTTAGCAAAGAATCGCGAGTTGTCACAGCAAAACCTATAAACGGACGTGTTACAAGTTTACGCCGAGACACAGACAACGTGCCTTTAGATTTTTCTACTGTAATAAACGATTTAAGAGTTGGCTCACTGATACTACGCATCGACGAACTACCGGTGTAAAACCAGTTAACGTCGCCTGTGACGCCTGAATCTGGGTTACCATGATAATCACCAGCCAAAAGTAACTTAGACTGTTTAACCCAGGCAGGATCAAATGTCCAAGCACCTTCTAGCCCCATTGCTTGTGGAAACAACTGGTGAACGCAGACAATGTCACAGATAGGCGCGCGCGACATAGTAGCTTCAGCTTGATCTCTAGGTAGGTTATCAAAACCCCATAAAGATACGCCGTCAGCTGCCGTATACGGAGCGACGGAGTCACCGCTCAAATGGGTAACGCTAGCGCTGCAGTGCTTGGCCAAATCTAGCCACTGAAAATCACCGTATTGGCGGTCATGCTGGCCAACTATGTATACGACGTGTAAGCCACGCAGCTTTTGTAAAACCCAGCCTACGGTTTCAGCAGGTGGATGCTGTTTATCAAAATTATCACCAAGTAATACTAGAGGTGTAGTTACGGGCTGAGACCTACAAAAAGCCGTAAGCTGCTCAAGCGCGAACTCAGAGTCGCCTCGCATGCTTGGGTATGAGCTGTAGATCGTTTCAGACGCGTGTAAATCACCAGCAAAAACTAGCATAGCGCGCTACGCCTAAAAATCATCGTCATGGAAAGTGTAGTTATCTTCATCAGTTTCATCAGCCCATTCAGTTGAATTGTCAAAATCGTCATCCTCAAAATCGTCCTCATCGTCCTCAAAATCGTCATCATCGTCATCATCGTCATCAAAATCTGCATCGTCATCAAAATCTTCGATGTCGTCACGGGGGTCTGGTTTGTTTGGATGCATTGGATGCTCGCGAGGATCGTACTCGCCTCTGTTTAAAGGTGTGGCGTCAAATGGTGAAATATCATTATCAAATTCACTGCTATGTGGGATGTCAGAATTAAGCATAAAACGAAACGCTCCTGGGGCGCTCCCTTGGAAAGTGCATCGCACGTTTTTGGTTTACGCACTGCATATTACTGAATTTGGATTTAATAGCTAGTACTAAGTTCAAAGTTTGATGTTAGACCAAAGTACTATGTGAAACGCTGTTTTATAAAATGGCGTTTCAAAATCCAAAATCTAGTAAGTCAACTTATCTAAATATAAACGTGGCGACAACACCCCCCGTGGGGGTTGTCGCCGTTATTTCGTTATAACTCCCTATGTTTAAAAGATTGTTATTTAAGGGAGTTATAACTGTAACTGGAGTTATAACAAACTTTACTTATTAGAATTTGCTACGGTAGTTAACCGAAGCATCGGTAGTACCTGTAATAGAACGTTTACATATCTAAGTGGCGATTCGTAAAAAGACTTAGACAAACCAAATTTACTTAATACCTGGTCACCAGGTAATGAAAATCTAGTAGCTTGAAAGTCACTACGTCTATGACTGAGCTTTATTCCTGCCGCGATAAACTCATGTATGATTTGAAAATTTTCAACGTACACACGGCAGCCAACTAAACATCTGTCGCTTTGGCTACGATACGCTGCTGTAAACTTTTTCTTAGTAGCTAGTAGTACTTTTTTGACTTGCGCTTTATCGTCATCGAACGTATCGACGTTTACGATATTAGTTTTGTAAACAGCTAGCTCTACGCGAATTGCCGTATCTATCCACGCTAAGTTTTTAGCGATGGCTACGATTCTTCTGTACTCGCAATTAGGACAAACTCGCAAGTCACAAGACCGGCGTTTATTCCATCTAGGAGTTGCGACTCCTGCAATACGACAAAGTTTAGCTCTAGTATATGTTTTCTTATTTAGCCCTTCATGCTGCCAGAGATCTACGGCTGGCTGCCACATCTCATTATTAACTGTCACAACTTTAGCTGCTAGATCTAGATTACGAGCATGTAGTTCTTCATTGTTAGTGCGATCTGCAAAATTTACTAAGTCATAAGTGTTTGGCGACCCTTCAGTTAAACTTCCAAACGTCATTTTATGCGCAATTAAGTTGTGTTCATTTTGCCAGACCGCAGCTACGTTATTTGGATCTATAAGTAGTGGTTTTTGTTTTATTGAATTGATACTCGCCGTCATGACTTACTGAATAACGTTAAGTGATATTCTCTTAGGCAGCGAGGCCAAGTAGTCGGTCAAAGTGGTATTATAGCTACGGTCTGCTCTTACTAGCCTAGCCCAGTCAGACACTTCGGCGTTAAGGTCTACATGTCGAGCCAGCGCATGGTCGCTTGTTGTGCTACCGCAGCATGTTGGATATAGTTTATTTACATCACGTAGCCAAATTCTATCACTTTCGACGGCCCATATGTACAATTCCTCTTTTATCACGCGGTCAAAGCCTACGCTAAACTTCCAATCTAGTGGTTGATCCCAGTTTAACATATTACACGCGTCAGCCACAGTTGTCGGAGGCGTAAATCCTGTTATGTTAAACCAGTCGTCTATAGTCACGGCTATATTCCACCGATTAGTTCGCATCGCAGGTCTAAGTATCACAAGCAGCGGATTACTTTGCTGCTGCTCGTCGGTCATTTTACTAATGGTGCTTACCTCGAAGCGCCGTACGTTTTTGTATCTGCGCAGTCCAATTGTCTTGCAGTCGTAATTTTTGGTATTTATACCCGTAACTTTTTTAATCTGTTTATCGTCTAGTGTTACATTATAACTGCCTAAAATAAACAGCAGTACCGGATCGATCTCTGGTACACGTATATGTTCATCTTTGATCGGCCCTGCACAATAGTCGGGTGTCTGCCGACAACTTGTTACTTTTGTGACTTTATCGCAAAACATACAGTTGCTGCACAGCATTTTCTTTAGTCGTTTTGTATTGGTAGCGTTGCTGGCGTTTACTTTTTTATTAGCTAGATTTTGAGCTATTGCGTCGTCGTCCATACTCAAGTTTATGAACGCTTTAGGCTCAAACGGCGCTACGTTAATAGCGTGTTTATTGTCTACAAAATTATCACCAAAGAATGCTTTGTAGTTAGGCTGCTTTTGCATCCGTAGGTCTGTAGCATCTGGCATCCCGGTGCACGCTACTGTTGCATCATTGCGCCGATTTATTTCGGTAATTCCAAACTTACAATTACCCGCAATATTATCGAACATACCAGGACAAGCCGAGCACCAATGATCTGTTGCATTACTTTTGCTATCTATAACCAGCGCAATTTGCCGCGTGATATTTTTTATGCCATATCCCCAATATTGCTCACGAAGTCGTAGCAAAAATTTTGTCATAAACAGCGGCGCGGCTACTAATAGATATCTAGGCTTTGAATCGTTCCATTTTTCAAACCGTAACGTTATTACTATAGCGTTTTCCAGTAGGCTAAACGGATACTGAAATAAGCTGTCGTTATACGCTATAGCGCCAGCAAAGCTATATGCGTTTAAGTCAATGCCGGTGTAATTTTCCTCGCCGCGATTGTTTACATACCCTGTTACAGGACATCTTGATTCGACTACTGCCTTTGTAACTGGCAGCGTCGTCCAACGTGGAGAATTTGCATTCATCGTTTTCTTTTATACCGTTTTACGAACACAGATTTTACGTGTGTTCTAGGTCTGCTTCTGTAATGTTGATTTACAGGTTGTCTAAACCAGCTGTCCAACAATTCAAATAACCAATTAAGCATACGAAACCTACATTATTAGTCTTCTACATCGACTACCGCTACGTCTCCCCAGCTAGCTACACGTGCTTTAAAATCGTTGGCGTTCATGCCAGTTGATGTTAACAGCCATAGAACAGGAAAACTTGGTGGATTAGCCGGAGCCGTACCGTAACCGTCGGTAAAATACACCATCATACTAGGCCAAGGCCGCATGTTCTCTGCGGCTTCAAACGCAGGAATAAAGCTAGTACCCCCGCGCCCAAAGAAATTATTCAGCTTAGAGAAGGCTTTAAACTCTACTGGATCGTGTGCCACGCTGGCGTCAACTTGCATAATCATGACAGTAGCGCCATTATTTGTCATGTACTTAGCTTCAGCTTCCACGCAGCGCAATTCTTTTGCGCCCATGCTGCCAGACGTGTCTACTACCAGTAGTACTGTAGTTTGATTTTTTCTTACAAGGTCGCCCTTATAGAAGTTATATTTTTCTCCACCTGGAACTTTGATAGGTGGACGGCGTGCAGGACGCGTGGGATTTTTTTCGCGCCTACGCGACTTAGCTTTAGCGAATGCCCCACGTAATATTCTAGTCCATTTAACTTTAGGCGGGCGATTTAACGACTCAATGAACTCACTCGCCTCGCTCGGCATGTTGCCTTGCGTCTTGAGCGATTGCCCCATGTTGTTGAGTTTTTCTTCAACTTGCTGTACGAGTTGTTTAGTTTGCTGGTCTAACTTATCGGCAGTGTTATCATTTAACCCCGCAACTTCATCCATCCGCGCAATGCCGCGATTGTCTTGGACTTCTTGCACGTCAGGATTAGGTTTAGGATTAGGCTTTGGGTGGTTGCCGTCTTGCTCGCCAGCTTCCTCCAGCATTTTGCAGTAAACGTCAGTCGTTTTACCGCGAGGAAATCCAAACAATTCTGGTACCGGCAAGACTATGCCGTTATCTAGTAACTCGGTAACTACCAAGCTCTGACTGATAACTATTTGACCGGCGAGCGCCGCTATCTCTTTACCGTAGCGCGCTACAAGTTTTTGCATTCTACCGCTGCAATGCCCCAGCGGAATCTTAAACATGAAGAATTTGATAATCTCAGCCTGGCAAGCCTTATTTAACTTTAGAAACACTTTAAAGTTCAGCAAAACTTCAAATCTGCCGTCGGTCAATGGCCGCATAACACCAAAGACTTTTGGCTCTTCTCCGTTTTGCTTTGTTAATTTCCTAAATGTTACAAACTGCGCAAACGTAGCCATACCAACCTGCTTGTGTTGGATTAGCCACAGTCTGGCACCGTTCAATTGTACTACTTCGTCTGAACCAACTACTAGCGGCTCAGACTCGTACGTACTATCGTTGTTAGCTTTTAGATACAATTCTAGTTGTTCGTAACTGTCCATGTGGTGTGTTTACTTCGTGGGTCGGCCGACTCCGGCGGCAGCATTCATTACACGCGTAACGATTGGCTTGACGTCACTCTTCATGGCTTCAGAGAAGATCAAATCTTTACTGCGGTTATTCTTAAAGGCAGACGAACAGATCATGAAAACAAGATCGTCCATACCGCTCATCTTTTCAATGACACTAAGGAGATTACGCACAGCCTTAGCGTCAAACGTATTGTTAGAGTCGCCCATGAACTGCGCGATATCGTGGCCGGTGGCGGCAATCAAACTGGCACGATTGCCATTGCGCATCCACTGCTCAACAATACGTACGTGATCCTTGTGATGCGCTTCGTCTGCTGCTGCAATATTCTTTGCAAGGATCGGATACTCGGCTGGGTTGTCGCCGATTCGCAAAAACGTACCGAATGCAGCTGCGGTTTCGGTAGGGAGCTCCAGGCTGAGGAAATTGACAAACTGATCAATTGTCAGATTCCGCAACGCCTCCCAGCGAGCAACGTACTGTCCCAGCTGCTCCCACTTACGGGCAGAGACCGCACCCATGAGGCCGGTATTCATCAGCAAAAACTTAGTAAGAGTATCAGGAATTTTATTGGTGCTTTGCAGGTGATAGATGATCTCTTCTGACGTCGGCGAATAATACACCACAGTGAATCGATCGCGAACGCGAAGATCCAGCTGCATGTTCAGATGGTAGTCAACTTCGTCGGGGTTGGTAGCGGCGACCCAGTACCAGCCAGCTTTCACAAGGTGACCGTAGTACCCAGTCTTGTAGCCAGCCGTCAGAAGGGACGCAATACGGTTCTGATCCATGTGGCTGCCGGTGCCAGCCTCGTCGATGAACGCAATGCCGCGTCCATTCTTAGGCGGACTGATTGGCAAATGCTTTGGCAGTGTGAACTGATGGTGGCCTGTGTCGTCGTACACAAAGCCGTCTTTGTCAGTCTTCAGCGCGCCGGTACTATCAAGATCGTTGGCTTCGCCCATCATGACACGACGGAAATCCATGTTGTTACGGTTAGCAAAATCGGCAACGAGTTGCGATTTGCCGCCGCCTTTGGGGCCGACAATCAGCAAACCCCAAGACGTCGTACAGTTATCGTCCCACGGATCGTTGAAGTTGCTGCCTTTGACTTTTGGCATACAGTGCAGTTCAAGCACTGCCGTCAGCTCGTTGGCAGACAACGGCCGCTGTGCGGCCAAAGCTTCAGAATCAAGAACAGCAGATCCAGCGGCGCTCTTTTGGGCTTTCTTACTCATGTACGCTCATGTTCCTTGACTGGTGCCCAGACAATGAAACATGGCGTACGCACGCCACGTTTCATTTATCCGGGTCTAATTCTTCTACTACAAGGCCGTCTCTAGACGGCGTACGACTGTACGGCTTGGTTATATCGTTAAGTAGATTTGCGCATCTCACACTAGCCAGCCAAAATATCAGCACATTGAACGGATTAACGATATATCCGTAACTGTGTGCGGCTAGATTAAAAAGCGCGCAGATTGTGATGACAAAGGCGGCGGTATGACTAAAACAAAAACCACAATTAATCCACTCTGAGAACATTGCGCCCTGGGCTTCTATTTTAGCGCGTATGCCGCTAAATATACTTCCATGACGAAACGTTTCAGCTAGTTGGCAAGTGGCTAAGCTACTCAGAACAAATAACCAAACATCCACGACTATCTCCTACCTATACAGTACCAAAAATTTACAGCCGCATCGGCCAAAAGAAGGCCAGCGTACAACTTATAGTTTAAAACAAACAAAGCCAGATTTACAACAGCCATACCTATCAGAAGGAAATGTAATCTTACAAGAAACAAGTGGTTGTCCTTTATTCACCTATAAAATTAGATTCTACGCCTTTTTGACTCGGAGACGGGTTGGTCCAATTTTCTTGGACCATTTCACCAGCTGGTGTGTCTGCGATAGGCTCTGAGTGGAGTTTATGTGTACCGCTTTGATAAGTGTCTGCGGATTTCTTAATGTGCCGTAATGTTTTATGTCGCTTTAAAAACCTGTCTGGTGACATTACTATACTCCTATATTATACGTAATCGTAGCTTATTTAGTATACTCCTATGCTTCTACTTTAGCGAGTTTTATGTGATTAAGGGCAAAAACAAACAGGAACCGCAATCCACAGACTTTAATGTTGCCGAACTAAAGTCTATCGCAGACGGATTCCAGGCTTACCTGACTGATAAACGTCAGAACGATAATACCGCTAATACGAAAACAGACCAGGATATAGCGCAACTAGATGCTGATATAATACAACGTGAACTTAATCTAGACGTAGTTGACGTGATGGACAACTACGCTAAGTTGTTTTCTCAAACGTCCAAAGATTCAGTAGTTAGCGCCCTACCTATCCTTCTGCGGTTACGCGGTAAGCCGTACTCACTTAGCGACCATTATCCGATGGAACCGCTATTTAAAACACAACAACCAGTTCAATTTTTGTTGAAAAGCGGCCGTCAGGTATCAAAGTCTACGTGTCTGAGCGCAGCTGGAGTTATCCAAAGCAGCGCAAATCCGTTTTTTAACTCGTTATTTGTTACGCCCTTATTTGAACAATGCCGTCGGTTCTCATCTAACTACGTACGCCCGTTTATTACAGATAGCCCAATCTACGAGCATCTAGTTGACTACAACTGCGAACAAAACGTGTTACAGCGTACGTTTAAAAACCGAGCAACAATGTTCTTTCAATACTGCTTGAAAGACGCAGATAGAGTGCGCGGTATTGCAGCGGATTGTGTAACGTTAGATGAAGTTCAAGATATTGACTGGGATTTAGTGCCTATTGTGCTTGAAACTATGTCTGCTTCAAAGTGGTCATTGTTTCGCGCAGCTGGCACGCCGAAAACCCTAGACAACACAATTGAACGACTATGGGAAAAATCGTCTCAAGGAGAGTGGGTTACACGGTGTACCGCCTGTAACCATTTTAATATTGCATGTGTTAGTCAAGATCTTTTGAAAATGATCGGCAAGGAGACCATTGTCTGCGCTAAATGTGCACGGCCGATAAACCCAAGGCCAGCCGCGCATCCTTCTCCAGAACTACGTGGAACTGGATTCTGGCTGCACACTTACCCAGACAAAGCAACTGAATTCCCAGGTTATCATACGCCTCAAGTAATTTTTCCTATGCACTTTGCAAATGCATACAAGTGGAAATTACTTCGAGAAAAGATGGATACGACAAAAACGCCTCATAACGTTTTTGTAAACGAAGTACTCGGCGAATCGTCCGACGTTGGCGCTAAGCTGATATCACAAACAGATCTTGTTGAGGCGTCTAAAATATACGGTAAGGCTAATAAGTATGCCGAAATGTTAATAGCAAAAAACGCATATGTTGATGTCGCTATAGGTGTAGACTGGGGCGGATCAACTGCACCATACGGTAGAGATAGGGCTACTCGTTTAACTAATTCTGACTCGCAGTCGTACACTGCTATAGCTGTCGTAGGTCTACGTGCCACAGGTAAAGTCGACGTGCTGTACGTCACTCGACTTGACCTGAACAACGATCACCACGAAGAAGCCAGCGCCTGTATCAGAGCCTGGACAGACGTTGACGCTAATAAAAGTAAAACGTTGTTCTGTCACGATTATGGTGGAGCAGGCAGCATCCGTGAAACTTTAATGGTGCAGTACGGGCTGCCTGTTAAGAACATAATGGGTTGTTGTTATGTTAGCGCGCCGCAATCAAAAATGCTTGAATCTAGAGCGGAAGGCGGACGCGTATACTGGTCACTAGACAAGGCGAGATCTCTGACGCTGTTATGCCATGCAATCAAAGCTGGCTTTGTCGGATTACCGGAGTGGGAATCATCCAAGCGGTTTACTACTGATTTTTTGGCTCTGATTGAAGACTATATTGAGCGTCCTGGCGCAGCTAACATTTTACGAGTTATACGCAAGCCTGGAGCTCCAGACGATATCGCGCACGCGATCAACTTTGCTACAGTTGGCTTGTGGCATCGTCACGGCTATCCAAACTTTAAAAACATAAGAGCAGCTGAATTAGCGCTAGACAAAATTAGCGCTTCAGCTGCTCTGGTGGAAGAGGACGCGTTGTACTTAGACTCAATAGCCGATTAGTTGCCAGTAGCTTTTAGCACGGCTTGTGCTTCTTTAACTTTAGCTCGTTCGTTTGCGTCAGCAAAGTCCTGTACTATTACAGTAAATGGATTTTGCTGCTCCCAGACAAACCGCATAGTCACACGAAATAGCTCTTGCGTTCTTTCGTGCTGCGTACGCGACAAGAAAGTGATCTTGTCTATTTTTGTAGCGAGCGTCGGAATAACGCCATTATTCTCGTCCGTTACGCTTGCCATCTGAGCCTTGGCTTTGTTGATTTTAACCATAATAGCGTCGCGCTCGTCTGGCGTAGTAGCAATTTGGTATTGCCGCTCCAGTCCTGGTATTTGCGCGAACGCCTCTACAGCGCTATCAAGTTTCGCTGCGCCAAGATTAACAGCGTCTTGTATAGCCATTGTTTCTAGATCTTTAACAATATCTCGATCATTAGCGAGGGCTTTGTTACCTGAGTCAGCAGCAATTTTCAGGTGCTGCGAGCAGCCGGTTAACATAAGCAACGTGATGGCAACTGATATAAGCCGCATTGGCACTCCTTAAGCGTGCATAGACCCAATAATTAAACCTTTAACAAATTCGATAAACTTATCCATAACAACAGAATCGGCTTCCATTTTAGTAATGGCATCCAGATCTTCGGCCGAGATACCACTTGTGTGAAGCGGGTGGTCTTCTCCGACAGCCCACTTACGCGGGCCATCTGTTGGCGCGTTGTTAGGGAGGGCTTTACCAGCCGCATACTCGCGGACAACACTGGCGAGATGCGCAAGTGCCGTTTGGCTGGTCTTAACAAACTCAAAAAAATCAGGCTTCAAATTTGCGCTCACTGTTATTTCTCCAGTTGTGTAACCGTCCTATTCCAAAACTTACCGCTAATAACCCAAACACTGTTACTTTCGCCCGTCTCGCCTTCAAGTATACCCTCGTTAGCGAGATTACTTGTAATAGCCAAAGTATCTATCTCTGGCGCATTAAGTCTTTTACACGTTGTGAGTAACTTGCGCTTAGAGACGTATACTCGACTATCGTCTTCTGTAAGAATTATCGTATGCGTAGTCGTTATTGTATCCAGGTTATTACTTCGTTTACTTGCTAAATACCCCGCTTTTAGCATCTGATAAAGCATCACGACAAACCGTTTACCAGGTGACATAACGGAGTAGTCTGTGATTATACTGTTAACATAGTCAAATAGCTTAGTGCAATCTCTGCCAACTGTATCGGTAATCCACGTATGTACAGCGCCGATAACTGAGCTCACACTGTCTGTTGCAGTTAAATTGATTTTGGTCTGTTTCTGATACCAGGCCAAAAAGTTTAACACTATATCTACAACAGAAGTTTGTCGCTGTAGAGCTCCAGTATCAGATTTTGTGTTTATTAAAATCCACTCTCCGCTATTTGTTGCAACGCCTATTTGTGCTGGCTGAATTGGCATAATTACATTCTTACTTACACCTGCCAGCACCCACGCGGATGAATTTACGGTGTTTTCGGTCACGTAGACTGGAAGATCATGGCTAAATTGTTCTACTTCAAACTTGTTTACGTCATCAAGTATGTCACTTGTTTTTTTACAAATAAGCTCAAAGTCACTGTAGATTCTTGCAGCTACACGTTCTGCTAGCGGTCCCAGCACGCCTATTCCTTTTTTAGTACATCCTCGAATAGGCGCTAGAATATTATCAATGAGAGCTATTAGTACCGCCCATACAGTTCCGTTTGCTTCTGAAAAATCCAGCCAATCATTAATATCAAACTCAGGATTACGACTGACGTTGACGCACGGCATTTTCTTGTTACTAATTAAGCTAGTTTTAGTCGCCAAGATCTCGCCATTCCTAATGCTGCAGTTAGGCATGACAAACTCTAATTGGTCCTTGCTCCACCCTACTTTACTGATACCTGGGTATGTCTTACTGACCGACGAAAATCTGAATATGATGTCCCATAGGCGACTTTCGTAAAATCTGGACACAAACGGCGTACCACCGCCAGCCTTTTCAATGACTTTGATTATTGTGTCCACTGCAGAATGTTTTAGCTGGTACGATGTAGCTGAAAACGGGTACCGTTTACCTTTGTAAATGGCTGTACCGCTGTACACAGTCGTATCTACGTCTTCGTCTATTGCACCGCTGTCAATGTGTACTACAACATCAGATATTCGCTCTTCATTAGTCCCCTTTTTAAAGGACCAATAGCACTCTTCATTACTGACGCGCTGGATAACTGTTGAGCCGAACATGTGACACGTTACAGCGTCGTTTACTTTGTTTAGTCTGTCATGCATCAATTGCTTAATGTTTGTGTCGGCAGCTCTGTCTAATATTCTAGCCAAACTTTCAGGCTGTAAATTCAGCGTACTCATTATTCCGTTTAGCTCTTCATTAGACGCTTTAAACAAGAAATCTAGCGCTACAGCGTACGGGTCTTTAGCCCCATAACTGAACTGAGCAATACGCTGCTTAGACGGCATCTGTACGTCAATGATTGCTTTGAATTTTTGAAATGTAGCCGGGTGTTCTATAGACCCATCCACGTACGCGATATCAAACACAGGTTTTTCTATAGTAGCAATACTAGTCTTACACCTAGCATTTAGCGCTTGTTTTAATAGGCCTGGTGTTACCTTATAACTCCAAAACACAATCTCTTGTATGCCAAGTTGCTCCCAGACGCTACAATCAGTGTTATCGTTCCATACCACTACAGGAGCCGCATCACGTGTTTCAAAGAAATTCTTATGGTGTAGCCACAGCGCTAAAAACGGGCTACTAACCGCCAGTACTTTTTTAGGTTCTGGCTTTAAAGCGTCAATAAACATTATGCCGGTACTACTAGAGCTACTTGTTTCTGGTCTCCATGTTTGAAATTGGTTTTTCCATCCCATAAGAAACAGCGAATCTATTTTTCCAGGGCGTTTACACCAAGGTAGAGCAATACATGTGCTAAACGCGTCTTGTCGCAGCCCTGGAGCTATATTGTTGTTTAATTTAGTTTGTATGGCTTTTCTAGTTGTAAAATGTAGCCATTGGCTTTCTTTAGCGTTTACGTCACTGGCGCTTTCTGCTATTTTTATGTTTATACCGGTATGCTGTGATAGCATAGCGTGGCTGTCGCGATCCCGTATCCAGTCAGCATTAGATTCAGCTGCCCACGCTCTAAAGTTGGCATTTGGCATGCTGTACCAGTACGTATACGAGCTCAGCGCGTCCGCTGTCGTGTATTCTTTTGGAATAAATATCTCAGGATTTGAGCACAGCATGTCAAAAACTGCGCGTAAATCCTTAAACTTGTCAGTGGCGGCAAGTAACTCAATAGTATCAAACCCACGTTTACAGTTATAGCAGTACCAGTATAGCCCGCCGTCTGGATGGTCCATTACGCGCATAGTCCATGTAGCGTTATTTGCTTTACAATCTTTGATTCCGCATAATGGACAGGGTACTATTCCAGGTATTGATCTTACAGGAACTGATTGGCCAAACAGGATGCGTACTATTGGTCCGTAAGATATAAACGAGTTGATGGATGGTCCACGCATGATGATTGATCACATTGCAGACAAAAACTTACGCGTACTCAACCTCATATCTCAATTGGTTGAGTTGCCGACCTTTGTCAAGTCAGCAAGTATCAATAACATTGACAACCTACCTAGCGATTCGTTCGCAGACAGTGTGTCAAGATTATTCCCGTGCCACACGCGACAGGATACTTGGCTATCATACGCGTATTTCATCAAACAAGCCAACTCCGCTAGCAAAGACTATTTTACCAAAGTTAGTTCCAAGTTTGATGAATTTATACGTCTATGGAATCTGAGCAGCGACTGTGCCACAATAAAGCAAGAATTACAAAAGCAAGCTAATGGCTTGGATTCTTTGTCCGACGCCGATTTTGCTATAGTCCAAACTTACAATGGCCAGCTATACCGCGCGCTCCCAATCACAGACGAAACAACTGTCGCAAAAGCCGCCGAGCATCTAACTATATACAGAGATAAGTACCCTGTAGCCTGGCGTAAAGAGGCAGCGGCTAGAATCTTGGATAAAGCAACCAAATTAAAAGTAACTATTGACAACCCGTACATTACAAAAGCAGCTGGTGTAAATAAGCTGGCTTCAGCCGTAGACGTTGCCGCGCATATTATGCAAAGAGTTCTTCTTGCCAAGAAATATGAATTAAGCGATAGCCAAACTGCTATTGTTAAATACGCTAAGAATATTGCCGACTCTGGTACGTTTAATCCGACAGAAGTCGAACAAGTTGTGCATCTATTTGATAAAGGCTATTCGCTAACCAAAGAATACAACAGAGGTATACCAGCACCGGAAGAAATATGCTATACGGCTACACCCAAGTCCGCGAGTGACGCTACAATCAGATTGACGAATGGCGCAATATACGGTAAAGATAGTTTAGCTAAAGCGGGTTTAGCTCCATTTCGCGTCTTAGGAGACGATTTTGTCGCTGCCGTTACTGGACCTGAGATGCAGTTGGATATGACAAAACTAGCTAGTATCGCCACAACGCTACCGCTACCAGATGCCAAACTTCTTTGTAGCGCGCTAGCAGTTGCAGGTATAGGTAAACTCAAATGATAGTCGATGTGTTTGAAGAGAACGGATCAGTTGTCGTATGCGACGACACTAAAGGCCGAACTTCAATGCTATGGCAAGACGCGCTAGAGCGTTGTAAAGCCGTTATACAAACTGAAGAAGCAATGTATAGCCGCTACCATACACGTAAGTACGAATCGCCTGCCCGTAAATGGATTCCACATATCATTCGCGCAGCTGTTGCCGCCAGAAAATACCATGAGCCTGACTGGGTAGCACCAGCTTGTGTTCTAGACATACCGATAACGCCAAAACCTAGTCGTATAAGAGTACCAGGGCTCATCCTAGCTGATAGCTAAAGTAAAACGCGCGAAATAACAAAGAAAAAGCGGCGGGCACTACACCCGCCGCAACTTTTTAGTGACATACTGCTTTGAGGCATACGAATAGCAGCCAGATCCCAAGCAACATTCCGAACACCTTGGAATGGAAACTCAATTTGCACCTTCGCTAGTCAGCGTCGGCATACCAGTGAAACCGCGCAACCAGCCGTATTGCCACAGCTTGATATCATTCAGAATATCGCCGGGCAGAACTTTAAACGTCACAGGGCTGGTACCTGGTAAAACAGCGGCAGGATCATTGCTGAGCCCGCGCTTGTTGGAAAACGCAACTTGAGTCGTCTGGCTGCCACTACCTGCCACCGTCACCGATTTTTGCAATTTGCTGGCAAGGAGTTCGCCGGGAATACGTGAAATGTAAGCCATGAGTAGTGCGTTCTGCGCTGCCTTACGGAAAATTGCTGGCGCGGCTGACTCTTCAAGTCCAGCGTACGTTGTGGCGAGATCGAAACTCGCGGCTACTGGTACGTAGAAACGCGTGCTAAAAATAGTGTTACCGTTCTCGTCGATAACATTCCAGTACCCATCAGCACCAACAACGATGTTGGCCACGCGGTCGGGGCTCATACCACATCGCCGGGCAATGCAAGCGGCGACAAGAAACACTGGAAGCGTAAGCATAAGCGTAGTAAGCGTATAAAGATACGCAACGACGATACCAGTGTACGACAGTGCGCGCAGCGAGCGATTGAACATTTGTGTTCCTTGGGTTGGCGGTTTTTGTTACAGGCGGAAGTGGTCACACAGACAGTGCAAGCTTAGCGGAGGGAGTAAGTTTGAAAAACTTAACGTTACCTTTTGTCTTAGTGACAGTTATCAGTTTTGCTGCGCGCAATCTACGTAGTATGCGATTTCTGTACGACCGGTCGATGCGCTTTCCAGTTTTGCCGATATACAATCGGCCAATCTGATCTCCGAAAGCTTCGTCGACGCTGTTGATACTCAGCAAGATAGCCCTGGCATTTGATGAAATATGTAACGGTTTATGGTTTTTGGGTTCAGTCTTTGCGATAGTTGTCGTAGCGAGCCAACTACGCATTGGTGAGTTCGTTTGGAGCATTTGTCGCCTTTCACGTACGGTGAGAGTTTGTCACGGTCGAGGGTCTTTGTTACAAGCGAAAGTGGTCACACAGATCGCGCAAGCTTAGCGGAGCGAGCCAGACAGATACTAGTATCTTTTTTAATTTGTTAGTTGTAACACTGTGGTAATTTTCTACATTTAATCGTATGTGGTTATCCAGCGAAGAAAATGGGTACTGCCTAGAGCGATCTGAGGCTACTCCAATACAACGTAAAGACATTGCTGTCAGTTTAACAAATGAAATGGATGTTTTCATTGCGTTACTATATGGACCACATCTCATTAACGCTCCAATAAGCTCTTCTGATTCTACCCAGCGCTTTTTACATATCATTCATGCTCCAGGGTGTACTACTGATACGAGACAATCGCTCGGAATAACCGCTTCTCCACTAACTTGAATTACATCATCCAGGCGATCAAACACGCATTGCCAATATCCCATTAAGATATCTGATAACCTGGAAAATGGAATTTGTTTGAAAAACTGCCGACTAGGATAAAGAAACCACGGATCGCCAGGGCAGTCATTTCCTAGTCTACGCTCGTAATCTCCAACGTAGATATTAAACATTACAGCGCGTGCACTGATTACTACGGCTAAACCAATATGGCGCGATTCTGTTTGCCACATTTTAATCAGTAAAGCTCAAACGACAGCTATTAACAAAGTTCGTATAACCGGGGTATACTTTGTCATATAACTCTTGCGCTATGACGGACAATTGACCGAATATCGGTTGTTTATATAGCCACAGGCGATTTGCGATGCCAGCACTTTTTATTTTGCTTTCTGGGATAATATGAGGCAAATATGTAGTAATACCGCTATTAATTTGGGGTGTTGTGTATATCTCTTGCGACCTACGCACGCCAGGTTCTCCACAGACTAATGTCTATATTGCGCAATTTGCCGTATATCGCCACAGTAAATTGACTATGTAATTCCGCTAATAAATTTGAAAGATCTTCCATCCAGTTTACGTAAAAAACCCACGCAGGATTTTCCTTTGAATTATGGCGCAATTCATCTTCTGTAAAAATAAAGTTTTTAAAGCCAGGCATAAATGCTGGACTAGTGTATAGCTCTTGCGATTTACGAATACCGGGTTTTCCTCAGCCCAGTATCTATACTAGCCAATTCGGCGTATAGCACCGTAGTAACCTGACTATGGAATTCCGTTAATAAATTTGAAAGATCTTCCATAACATCTCTGTAATAAGCCCACGCAACATTTGCAGGTGCCTTACTACCGCACAATTCATCTTCTGTAAAAATAAAGTTTTTTAAGCCAGGTATAAATGCTGGACTAGTGTAGATTTCCTGGGATAAAGCCATTACTTATTGCAACACCTTTCTAGCCCACCAGCTTATACCGATAAGCATTTTCCGCATAACTATATTTCCGTATACCCGTTTCGTAAATCCAGTAAATTCTGGAAAAAACTCAAATATGTAGTAACACCACGCCACAGCGTCCTTCTGGCTGCTGTGGTAAGATTCAACAACATTCACAATGTAATTTGGTATAGTCACAAGCTTGCTGCGTTTATCTAATCGTAAGCGTGACATGGTAGCGTATACTTCTAGAGCTACAAAGCGGCGATGCTGTAATGGTGTCGACAAAGTAGGTTCACCAGTCTGCGGCCTAACGCCTCAATTGCTCTACTATTTTTTTGAAAACTATCTGTTAAACAATGTACACGTGCGGTAAATAACATGCGCAAATACGGGCGCTTGAGTACAATGTATGTAGTTACTATTACTCTGTTGCCGCAGGTTGATTCTACTATATTCGCATTCATACCTTTAGCAGGATCTGCTCTTATCACTAATACATTACTTATCACTATTTCTTTTGACCTGGGTCTAGCCATACCCATTAATTTTTTGTTAGCTCGTCAATATGGGATTGCCGCAAAGCCCAGTCTATTGTGTCACTAAGTGTAGCTGTTGTATTAGGGTGTCTCCAGTTTGTAGACACGTAACTCATGAGTTCAAGAACACCTACAAATCTTAGTTGTAGCGCCTCTGGAACTTTATTCCATTGCGTCTGGCTGTCGCTTTCCATGTCGACCTTTCTGTGAATAGCACTTCTCCGCTACTCGACGTACTGTAAAATTTACTACTCTATCTATTCCTACGGCAATTCCATCCACGCCTGGACGTTTCCATTTAGTAAGATTGTAAAGCCTGATGATTAGACTTACATCTATTAGTACGCAGGTAGTAAAACCACCCTTAAATACAGATACGCCCGGCTTGCAATCACCATCGGCGTTGTAGAAATCAAAGTTTACATTTTTAGCTACGTCTTGCGTGTGAATCGCGGCGGTACGAGTCCTAGTCATTTACGGTTGCTCACTGCGTGTATACCAATTATCCGTACGGTATTTGTACGATATATTGCACACTGTACGATGAATTATTTCGTACACAACGCTTGCGTCATTGCCTGCCCAGACGTGCTTGCCTCGCGTAAACCGACCGAGTTTTATTAGTAACGTTATGCGTATCGCTGCGCTGATAGCCGTACAATTATGCTCCAACTTTGGCGAAATTACATGATTAATAATTGAAGTAAAACTGGCGTTAACTACTTCAAAATATACAAATCTAGATTTGTCAGCTACGCTACTCACGACACCAAAGACGCTTGTAATCTTCTCGTGCGACATCGGCTTGCGCGAAGATTTCTTCTTCGCGGTCTTCCATTACGGCGCTAGAAATGTTAGTCGCGTCAGACCGGTTTATCTTGCGGATTATACACGTATACACCGCCAATGCTGTGTGTTCGCTGTGTACTGTGGCACTAGGTAGGTTAGTTACTTCGGGATCATGGTAGCCTATAGCACGTTTACAATGGTAACTAAATACAAACATTACGGCTAGTGAGAACTTACAATCTCTTTGTACCATTGCATCCTTACGCTGGTTGCCGATAGGAGCATATTACGATACACTGCGCTGGCGTCAATTGCCTCACTAAACTTGTACGTATTTGGCGCTTTGATTGTGAGCCTAATAATAGGACCAAATATACCATGCATTACAACGTCACTTCTACTGCTGAGGGGAACACGATGGTATACAGATTTGTGGCTTTTTTTAGCCCGTAGCAGAAAAAACTCTATCTCAATACAGTTAAATTTACGTGTCATTTGTGATAAACATCCGCGTTACGGAAAACTTACAGTCGTTTTGCAGCATGCGTTGTTAGAGATTCTCCTTATCTAGCCCGCGTACTAGCTTTGCTCTTATACGTCGCATCATGTCTTTCGTTTCTACATCTGGCCGAAATGAAAAAAGAATATACTTAGACGCTGCTACTATACGCACATCTACAAGAACCTTTAGTAACATAATGTGCAGTATAGTAACGCGGGCCTGTAAATACGTAGGTGACCATATATAAAACTCTATTGGCTTAGACTTAACCATTTCCTACAATCAGCAAAGTATAGTCTATAAAACCAATCAACAGCGTTATTAAAAACTCTATGCCGCAATCGGCGTTGGAGTAGAATAGCTTCGTCATTTGTAAACCACGTGTGTGCTACGTATATCCATATCTGGCTGCCCACTTCTTGTTCATGCATTACCCTAGTAGTACCGTTATTACTTACTACAAATTTGACACTTGAAGACCCCTGGTTGTTTTCACGCCACTTTGGCCTTTCTACGCCCCACAAAGATCTTTTTGAGTTTGGTCGCACGGATTAGCACCATGTTTGCTCGGCTAAAAACTAAACTCATTACGTGGCTGACAATATTAGACGCGGTACTATTGTGACTAATCACAAATGCGTATAGATGCGTTAACGGCGCAACACCTAAAACTAGCGCTTTTCTATCTTTGAATTTAATCATGCCCACCGTGGCTTCGCTAGTCATGCAGTTGGATACGATAAAATTTAATTCTAGCGCCCGGACTTTTCTAGAAGCTATAGCTTTAATCCTCTACGTAATTTGCTGTATATTTTACCGGCTATCATGAAAATCGGGTTTGTTTTTCTGTACTCCGTCTCAAAGTCTGTGCCATAGTCAACAATTAATATATTAGTTAAGACAATCAACTCACTTTTGTATCTTGTGGAGACGTTAATAGCTTTATTCCAAGAACCAGCGCTGGATTCAAACCAGATAGGCAACGCTACAGTACCGACTTTTTCCACGCTCTAGCTACCTGTTGTAATAGATTTTGCAGTCTGTGTTCAACATTAAATAGAATTACTGCGTCTTTAACAGGCACACTATCGTCTGCTAGTAGCACAGGACAAACATGAACGCAGATATCATAGTTTAGACGATTCCATTTATAGAGCACATTCCACCCACCGTTAAATGAGCTGTAAATATCTACACTGAGCGCTAGCGGCTCACGCATGTGGACTTTCTGCTTCGGTAGTTTCAGTGATTATTAGGTGGGGTAGTAATAGCTTTTGCGTAATGAATGCTACGTCTCTTACACAGCGTCCAATAAAGAATACAATAGCTATACAGTCGGTTGTATACCCAGACCCAGTGTAATTTATGCCCCAGGCGAGTGCTGAATCCTCGTTAATGTCTTGATTGACAAGTATGTCGTTGCGCCGCTTCATATGTTTAACTTGTTGTATAACTTTTGGGTTAGCGTAACCAAACCCGTGACTTACAAAAATCACGTCAAATGATCGTTTTGCTTCAGCCATACAGCTATTTTCGTTAAGGCAGCAACGCTCATATGATATTTTGTAAACTTGACCTGTATGCGGCCACTACCGGACTATCGTCCCTGTTAACATTTGTGACATCGTACAGTAATACAAGTGCACCACTGGATATAACATTAACGTGGACCATAGTCACTAAAAACTCGTCCTTTGATTTTTGTATATTAACTGCCCGGCGGTACTCTGGATAGCTTGTTGTCATAAATCTAACGCTTGCTGCTGCCTGCTTTGGCACGGCTCTCCTTATTACCAAGCTTTGCACATTGTCAGGTATATATTAGTTGTTTTACTGCCTAAACAGGCACTTAACATTTCGGCGTTTTTATGCTCAAAAGTATTGTCACAGTATATAAAGAAACGTAATCCATGCGCTATACGTGCTATTTCTTTTAAATAGTACTCATCTATATCATCATCACTTGGCATTGGATAAAAGACACTGGTACCTATGGGTACGTGTTGCTTTATCCTAAACACAATATCGTGTGACTTGCTGGCTAACATGACTAATGTCACCTTACCATAGTACGTAACGCTATCCACTGCGCAGCTATAACGCGTCCAGTCTCCGAGTGCGCTAATTCAATTCTACGTGTGGTTATTGACGGTAATTTTCCAAGCAGCGATGTTCTGGGTACAATATACACAAAAATAGCTATTTCACTGTGCCATATTTCGGCAAGATTACGTAGTGTGATATAAGATAAACATGCATTACATATTGAAAAGCGTACTGCTCGGCTCGTGTCTAGCGCCATATTACGCTTTCGGTTTGGCGGCATGCTTGCATCGTTTGTCTGTCCAAAATGTCATACGCAATACTTCGTGCGAACATACGATTTGCGTGGCTGGACATAGTGCTTACGATAAATGTTATTACACTGTAATCCGGAGCGCCTAACTTGTGCAATATCTTACTGCCGCCACGGTTACGGCATATCCTGATAGTAATTTCATAACTATCACCCATGAGTAAACCCGCAACGACGCAACACTGAGTCGAACACTGCACGGATACAAATGTATGCTGGGTTTGGTTTGCTTAGTCTAAAAATAGTACTTCTATGAACAATCATACGACAGTGTATTGTATGTCTACTTTTAATTTCAAATTTTGTAATTCCGCAATTATCGCGCGAGGAATCCCAGAACTCATATTCAAACTCAATTTCATGTGAAAATCCTGTTCCGTACGGCATATAACAAGACAATGCATGGCTAAGGCGGTCAAGGGGTTTACGTGCTGTTCTAGCCATTGTATTGTGCTGTGGTATCATAACCACTTTATTATGCGCAAATAATGGTTGTGCTAGCAAGCTTTGGCGCAATACGTACGCTCTACATCCTATTACGTTATGGAATCTGTCATTGTAGTACCCTATGCCCGCGTTATGGTCATACCCGTCTACCAGTCGAATGTTAACTTCGAGGCTTTCAGCTTCCACTATGCGAGCGCCTATGTAACGGGTTTAATCATCTGTTTCGCGTCCTATCCTACTTCTGACAGCTGTGCCGTCTTCAAGTACACCCCAGACAGCCCGGTTTGGATTGTACGGTTCTCCATACCCGTCACCGAAGCTATCTTTGAACGGACCTTCTTTGAACTTACGCGCTCTGGCTAAATCATTAAATTCAGATATGGGTATGAATTTATGGGTTGTTTGAATTGAATCCACGCGGTCTCCAGTGTGTTGGCTCGTAATAAACGTACATTCCGTCGCGTAAAAACCACAGTCGTCCTTGTTTACGCAACTCAACAACTTTATATGGGTCTGAGTTATCGGGATCGGTTGTTGTTTCAATGAATATGTCGTTTGGCGCGGTAGCGATATCGCGCCAGCCATTTGACCAAGAACTATTAGCCATGTTCGCTGCTCGTGGTATTAGCCTCTTCTGCTTTTGAAAGTAGCCAAGTTTCATAAGAACACCACAGACATAGCTTATCGCCGCTTAAACAGCTGGCGCAGTGTATCTGTCCGCAATTAGCGCATGGTGCTCTATCTTCTACGTTTACGGCATAGCATAATGGGCATTCAAAGTAATTATCGTCGTCAAACTTTTCTGATACTGACATTTAGAACTCTTTGCTAATTGGTATGATTATTACCAGCAAACATGCTGCCTACTACCAGAGCCAAATAAGCCGCGCCAACACCAAAAACCAAGAAATCCGTCAGAACCGCAAGCCACTTTGATGGCTCACACTTTTCCGTAGGAGTCAAATCACTATAGGCGCTAGGCATCGAACTACGGTCATTCATGGCTTTCTCCTTTTGTAAGATGTAACTAACAACTGAGGTTGGAGGATTCGAACCGCCTGCTAGGTATAATCTACTGCCAGTACCCAGTAGACATAAGCTAGCTACGTTAAAAATTACGTAGTGTGTCCCACCACACTTAACCCCAACCACACAGTTCGTGTAACGCGCTACGTTGGCGGACGCCAATTCCAGACCGGGTTTCCAGCTGCTGCTTGTTTAAGATAAGTGCCATCGACTTTGTCATGTCGTACATATTTAGCTAGAAATTCAACCTTGCCTTGGCTCTCTACGCGCCATACGCATCCTTCTACTGGATCTATTGCACCGTGTGCCTCTGCAGATAACTTACTGACTGCCACCTCTATAGACATAGGTGGCCCAACACTTATGAGTTGTGGTAAAACAAAGCGATCGCCAATGCGAGTCGCAAACTCACTGTACGTTAGCCTGGTGTCGCCACGCATTATGTCGAATGGGACAAACGGTAGGTGTGGGAGGTTGTATCTAGTGCCGTGGGCCAATGCCAACCACTCACCTACAACACGCTCGCCGTCTTCAAGAAAATCAAATAATGAGGTGTTGGCGTAGGCCCATTGTGCAAACAACTTTAAATGCTCAAATTGGTGGGCAATAGCTGGAACGCCAGCGCGACTAAGTGGCACAAGCGCGCCATCTATCTTAGCCACAGCCGTGCACGCCCCGTCTAGCTTTTGCTGCACTATTACTATATCGTTTACGTTGCGCGCTTTACTTAATAGTATCGCGGTTTGGCCCTTGTTTATGTGATGGTCTCCAGGTCCAAGCCGACTTCCTGGAAGATGTGGTATAGAGCCGTAGGCTTTTCTGCCTAGCGGTTTAGTCAGACTGGTGTTTGTGGTTATGTCCATTGCCGCTACCAAAAGGGGCCACGTAATGTCTACATAGCCCCGCCAAATAGAAAATCAACTCGTCACCTTGTTCAGGTGGATTTTCCAGTCCGCCATCACCTTGTCGAAGTCCCTATTGCCGTAGATTAGGTTGTCACCGGCGTGGCAAATCACACCATTTCTGACGGATGTGTTTGATCTTGAAATAGCTGTGACGTAGGGTAGAAGAACGAACGCATCGCCGAGATCTAGAACTTTGTCGAAGCCGTGGTAAACTTCATGCGGGGCTTCACGCTTGGTTTTTGCTTTGGCCTTAGCCACGATTGCTCCTTTTGCGTGTGGTTGGTTGCACTAGCCGATCGGCCTTATGTCGCACACTGCCTGCTTGCGCGTTATGTCCGATAGCATGTCAGAGTACCCGGCCGCGCGCACCAGTGGTACTTCGCAAACAATAATATGTTTACCGTCACGTATGTCGGTAGCGACAATAGTACCTCCCCGACTCATCAAATCGTTATTCACTATACCGACAAAATCAAACGGCATCGTTACTTCGATTTTTACAAGCTGTTCGCGGCTTTTTTGCTCGTTAGCTTCTGAATATTCGCGCGTATTCCACTTAGTGTCGGCTTCAGCTTGCGTATCACCACGTGCAGTAAGGCTTACAGGACAATCCTTATTAGAGCATTTAGTAGCAAAGTGGGTTTCCCGATACAATTTACGTTCGTAACGTTCTCCAGGCCTACCGCAAAACGGGCATGGAAGAAGCGGTACAGCACTCACAATGCTTCTCCTTGAGACTTGGTTTCACGCCATGTATTATTGTGTATACTAAAATAGTTAAAAGCGTTACTAGAAACATCCCCATAATCAACGTTATTGCCGGTAAGAATAAATCTGGTTTATGTTCCGATAGCCACACGCAGCCATATGCTGCCCCATATATCAGCAAAACTATTACTATACCGATCCCAGCCGCAATGAAAATATCGAACATTCACTCTTCCTTTATGCCTAACGCAGCTCGCTCGGCTTTTGTCAGCTTGGCAAGAGCTCGTTTGCGCGTAGCATTTTTAGCTTTTGCCTGTTGTTCATCTTTTAAACGCTTAGCGTCAGCTTGTTGGTGTTTTTCCCACCACTCAGCAAGCTTACGGCTTTCTGCGCTTCTACCGTTGTAAATGTATTTGTCGAGCTCTTTTTCAGTAAGTTTGCTAATCATGTAACATAACTTAGCGGCGGCGTCATTATGTTTAGCTACAGTACTGTAATATGATGTTCCAGCTGAAATCCATTCTGGTATGTCTCTATTAAGCATAACCAGCAAATCACGTAATCGTTCAAACGTATTGCGAGCTGCGCGCTCGGCATCAGTTGCTTCCATGCCAATACTGTTGCAACCCACTCATTTTTCCTTTTTTGGGGTACGCCATTTAGGGACGGCTTTTTTGAATTGTTGAATTAGCCATTTACGTCTGGCTCTAGCAGCAGTTCGCACTGTTGCTAGCAGAGCTAGAGCATCTTCATCTAAATGTTCTTTGCGTGAGCGCGCTAAATGGCCTGCGCATCCCAACGCATCCTCTAGTGCGTCAAAGGTTCGCGTTACGCACGGCCCGTCGCCAGGGCTGATAGCGCTATGAGTTATCCCGATTGGGCATTTAGTACAATCTCCAACACGGCCGTCTGTTAGTGCCGCGCGGCACAGCTGACACCCTCCGGTTGTGCCGTAAAAACACCATGCGTTAAGGCGTTCTCTAGGGTTGGCAATTAACAGATCGTATGCCACGATTGTTTTGTCCATCGCCTTCAACATCTTTTGTGTAGGTTTATATTTTTTCATTTGTCAGTTATCTCTACGTACATGGCGTATATAGTCAATAAACTTATTATCAGTACAAGTACACTAGCGATAATACACCCCGCGTTACCGTTCATTTGGCCTCCGGATGAGTTTTAACTGCTTTGTCTGCGGCATAGTCATATTTACCGATAACTGCGTCAGCACAAAATTTCCAGTGTCCGGCAACAGCATCACTGTATGACGAGTAGCGTTCACAAGCTAAGTCAATCATTTTTGCGCCATTGGCAAACACCATTGTTTCAAACAATATCGGCGCGCCTTCTTCTAAAAAATTGTGGTCTAATCCTAAAAAGACAGTAGACACCCGAACTTTTGGATAATCAGTTCTTAGAAGCCGCCAGTGAGACGTATCTTTTGGCGGAAAATCACATTGTACTACAGTGTTATCTTTATTAAGATCGTACCAGGCGTACCATCTTTTTGCCATTGATAGTTATCCTTTATTAACTAGCGTTGGGATCAAGTCGATAGGCGACAACGCGGTAGCCGTTCTTGTTCCAAAGCTCGCCCATGCCTTCGCTGTCGCTTTGCTTGACCGGCTGCCCATCGTCGTTGTAAGCGACGTACAAGGTCATTGGCTGTAGCGGCCGTTGCTCCGCGCTTATCACCTGCTCAACTCTAGCTTTAATTGGTTCATTCATGTTTACACTCTTCTTGCTTTGAGCATGGCCTTTGTTGTTGCCTTTTTCGCGTCGTCCAGACTTGTACTTCAGTGCGGCATTCATGTCGCTAAGTGTATCATTAGCCAAAAACGCTATCTTTAGGTCTGCTTTCTCGGCAATCCGTTCGAGAGATGCCCTCGCAATAGGATGAACCGACCGCCACTCCCGCCACTTCGTCGGCGTTTTTGGAGGTGTCTTGGTTGCGGTCTTGCGCTTGGTCATTTCCTGCCCCAGTTCTCGGAGATACCGTATGTGACTATCAGACCAATCACCACGACGCACCCAAATACGCACCAACAAATTGCTTGGATTCCACCTTCGCTCACTCTCGCACCCCCAGTTGGCGTTCGGCGGCTTTGTAGCCCTTTGTGAAGTCGTCCTCTCCAAACTTAGACGCATCGCTACCCAGAAACCACTTGTGAATTTCCTCATCGCTCGCAGGCTGCATCGGCGGGGTGATGGTGACGATGGCATAGGTGAAGGCGGGATTCCTTTGTACGCCTTCGATGGTTTGTCGGTCGCCATAAGAATTCGGCCACCACCTACCATCTTCCCAATACCACAGTTGGCACGGTGGCAGCGGCGGCAGTTGCGATTGGATTACTTGGGCAGTTGCGTTGGCGTTGGTTGTCATTCGGTCTCTCCGTTCCAGAGTTTTGCGGTTTTCTTGGCGGTCTGCTCGTCAAGC